ACTACACCAACTACTACACCACTTTTACACCAAATTGCCGGTAAGTTGTGGAGAGTTGCGTAGGGTGACGTACGGGAGCAGGAAAAAGGAAGCCGCATGAGTAGGCTTATAAAGGAAAATAAAGCCCTGTGTGAGCTTTCCTTGACCTGTCCCCACGATGAAGCCGATTGAACAGTGAACTACAAGAAAATCAACATAGAAACGAAATATTTTACTTCTGATTTTCTTGCAAAAGCTGTGTCATCCCCGTTTTGACATCAATTTGACAGCAAAATCCTGAAGAATCACGTCCCGTTATGAAGCGTGACGGATTTCAGACAAAACGCACAAGGCTTGAACAAAGCTGTAAGAGCACTTCTTGGAATCATCCGAGAGGTGCTCTTTTTGTTTGCTCCTGCGGCCGACTTCTGTCAGACAGTCACAAAAAACGGAGGATAAGATTATGAAAACCAACTATAACCCCATCAAACCCATGAAAGAAGTTCCTGACCAGCTTCGCAAACTGCGCCGCCAGTTCCTGCGCTACCAGCAGGCAGAAATCGTGTACAGCTTATCCCACAAGAAGCTGCTGGAGCTTGCCAGCGATGCCGGGGCAATCTACCGCTTCGACAGCACGGTGCTTATCAACCGGGAGATTTTTGATGCCTATTTGGAACGCTTCCATGAACCTGCTAGAAAAATTACCGTGGAGGAGGTCGAGGACGAGTGAGCGGCAGTGTGTGGATGTTCTCCGACCAGATCGACGATGAAGATATGGATTTTATGTGGCATGAGTTCGTGACTTACAGCATGGCAAGCGATTATTATGGGCTGGGACTGAAACCTGTGACCCGGATGGCACATGAATGTGGGGCTATCTATAAAATTGGTCGGAAAATTCTGATTCGGAGAAGCATTTTTGAAGAATATCTGCGTCAGCAGAGAAGGATTTGAGGTGGGTGCAATGAATAAGCAGAACTATAAAGAAGCCTCCACGATTGGACGTTGGGGCAGAATGCATGGGCGCTATCTGGAAGACAACCATCCCGTGCGATATACCGTTCTTCTATTGTCTGGCAAATTGAATGGCTATTTAGTTGAATTTGACCAGCAGGCAAAGAAACAGTTGGAGCTGATCGTTCAGCAGATGGCAGAGCGTGAGGATGTCACAGAAGAATTGAAAGCTAGCGACCAGATGGAATGGGTGCAGAGGATGAACAGCATCCAAAATCGTGCAGAGGAAGCCATTAAGGAAGATTTGATTTTTGTGTAATGTCTAAAGGGGAAGATGCCGAACTATATGGTATCTTTCCCTTTTTATGTTTATAAGTTATGACTACCAATGATACGGAAGCATGAATTTCAAAATATTTTGAATGCAAAATGGAATATATTCGCATTCTCATTGACGCTCTATTGTAAAAGCATTATAATTGTTACATAAAATTCATGTAATGGTCTTCCTATATTATCAACTAGATGCTCAATATCTATTGTATCTGTAAATGTAATTTGTGCAGAATTATCATTATAGATAGTTCTAGCAAAACCTAATCTATATTGTTCATTATTGAAATCAATCATTTGTCCATTTATTGAGGCATTTGGACTTTCATTAAAATCATTTAACCCATATATATAATCTTCAAATGGTGTTGTTTCGGAATTACTATCAGGTTGAGCTTTAACTATTTCATCTGTTAAGTTTTGTCTTTTATTTTTTAAATTGGGTAATTTCCTAAAAACTCTTATATAATAATCACTCTCAACACCGTTTACAACTCTCCTAAAACGGTATTCACCCTTTTCTTTTATTCTGTTATTGATGTCTGCTGTTGTTATAACACCACCTGCATCACTCCATTTACCACTATTTGTGTCAATTGTCAAACCTAAAACTTCTGTTAATATAATAGTATCTGTCGTATAAAAATAAAACAATGCATTATTATCATTATTAGATGACATATTACCTACATTAGTAACTTTAATTGTTCTTGATAAAGGTGTACCATTTATGTACAAATTTATAAAATCACCTCTTTGTAACCCATGTTTAGCATACGATCTGAATATAATTGCATTACTACCTGAACCATTCAGTGATTTTACAACCGACATCAATTTTAAGCCGTTTGTTTTTCCATCTTCACTTGTTACAATATTGTGACAATAATCATTCTTATAAGGATATGTTAATATGACTTTCCAATTATATTCTAGACGTTTTCTAAATGTATTGATTTTAGGTTCAAACGAGAACAAACTTCTATCTGGATACATATCAACGAATTCGCAATTTTCATAATTGTTTAATACTCTACTTATATCCAAATCATCCCATATTAATACTTTGCCGTCTGTCAAAGGCTTAGGTTTATTTGTTTTCTCTTTTGCTGATGTTGTTGAATTATTAACAAATCCAAACCACCCGTTCTCTTCTGATAGATTGTTATTTATACTATCTTCAAAAGAAGATATATCATCATAAAGATATAGATGTTTATTTAAGTCATTCTGAGGATTGGTGCTTATATTTACTCTTTTCCTGTATTTAACAACAGTACCGTCAGAATAACGCATAAAATCTCCTATTGTATTAAATGCTAATTTAACCAGTCTATTATCTGTTTGAGTTAACGTATCATCACATAATATATCTTGTATGCCATTATTCACCATACTACTTATGGTATTATTTCCTAAAAGATTTACCATTTTAAATGATAAATTTCTTAAGATATGATTAGTAAATATATCATAACCAGGATGATAAACATAACCTATTTTATCTCTTGAATATTCTGTATTCATTAACATTTGTCTTCTGTTTGGCTCTGTAACCCCTAAACACCCATCAGTATGGTGTGCTTTTGAATTTTCCTCATCTGTGATAACTTCTAGGCAATTACTATTATTTACATCATTAATATTACTTCCTTCGTTTCGTATGATTTCAGTCAAAGTGTTGAATAACACATTAGTACAATACGGATTAATTGTGATTATTAATCTATATTTTTCACAGCTATTTCTTTCTTCTTCAAAAACCTGATAAGCATCCACTTCCCCTACCACACTTGGATAAGGGAGTAATTTGGATGTCTGTTGCAAATCAACACCGATAATATTATTCGTATTAATACTGTTAATTGAATCCGTATCGCCTAATCTTATTTTGTATTTACTATCCATTTTTACACTTTGTTTAATAATAAATAAGAAATTCATTATTATTCAACGACTTCTTGTATATCAATATTGTTAATTATAAAACAATTATGTCTTAACCCAGTATAATCAGTCGCAATGACTTGTGTTCTCTCAACAAGTATATGTGATAACAATGGATTATTTGCCATTGATACTAAAGCATCATATATATTTTTGCTTATTTCTGTATATGCTATGCTATCATCACCCTTTTGACTTGTAACATTAAATGTTATATTATTACCTTCTGATGCAGTACATGTAACTTCTGCACTGAAATCATAATTTTTGAAATAATACAAATTATCCATATTATTTATTTTTATTCCAAAACGATATGTAGTTACTGGTGTAGATGTATCAACTGTTACATCGACTTCAACATCGCCAGTTACGGTTTCAGTTGTTTCCTCTCCACCTTCTTCTGTTGGAGGAGTTGTTATTTCACTTGTAGAAGTTCCACTTCCTGTACCTTCACCAGTACCTGCCGTATTTACTGTGTATTTCATTAAGATAATCTGTACATCTACTCTTGTAAAATCATATACTGGTGAAATACAACGGCAATTATTTTCAGTTATTGCAATTATATAGACAGGATTATTTGGAACTGGTGTAAAACTACCAGTAGTCCCATAACCATCACTATTAATTAAAGAATTCGGATCTTCCTCACTTGGTATCTGAGAATGACAATTAGTATATCTTATATTTTCAATTAATTCTTTAGAAACTTCATAACGCATATAATCATAATCAGTATATGTTCCTGCATTAAATTGATAATTTCCTGCATTTTCATATATTTTATTCAATATAAACGGATGTTGATTATGATTTACAATATATATTAATTCATTACCATCACCATTTGATACTGATACCTTTAATACCGAATTGTTAGTATTTTTACAATCGTTTATAGATGTGTTATTTAATACAATTCTCATATTACCATATATAGTTTCCTCTATCTGACATTCATTATCATCTTCAAGAGTTAATTTTGTCTGAATATTAGGAACGCTTATATATTGAGTATCGTCTTTTGCTTCTTCTGATACCCCATCATAATTTGGGTATTCGGGTGGATCTAAATGCTCTCCAATGACAACTCTTTTTGTTGGAATTGCATCTTCATTAGGTGTTCCGTTTCCATTAAGAGTATAAGTCTCAATAACTATATTTTTATTATTATAGAGTTGTTTTACAAATTCAGCATATTCATCAGTTGATGTAGAAGCACCATTGTAGATAATACCTGTAATGAAACCATTCATATTTATTGATTGCCCGACCTTATCTGCTTCATCTGGTTTATAATAAGGTATGTCATTTATATATGACCATGACATCATATTAAATCTAAACGATTTATCAATAATATGAAACCCAAAGTAATTTACAACACTACCTTCTAATCTCCATTCATTATTACCGTTTTCTCCAACTCCATCAGGCGCAACATTTGACGGTTTTGTTTTCCCTTTGCCGTTAATTATAGCAACAAAATATGGATGTTTATATTCACCATCACCAGAACAACCTATTCTTTGATTTGCCGTTACGTCTTTGGCATAACATATATCTCCTTCAATTATTCTGTCTGAAGCAAAATCAATATTATCTATATTAGTAATAGTAGGGATACCAATATCATTTATTGTTGAATCATCAGTTATATTGCTACCGCAAGAAGAAATAACATTCATATTATCATCATTCTCACTTGTCATTTCCTCTTTATAAACAATTTTTGTTGAAACTGGATAATCATCCGTCTGCGCTTGTATAGTAATACTCTTCTTATCAATAGGACAATTGATATAGAATGTTTCTTTCATTGCCGATATAAATGCATCTTTTGCTGCTTGAAGTGCTTCTTCTGCACTATTATAGCCATCAAACCCATTTTCTTCATAAAATACTAAAGTATATTTTTCATTTGCATCCCAATTATAATTACTTTCATCACTAATATGCAGCCAAGCGTCACTGATATTCCCATTGTAAGTAACGCTATAATTAGAAGTGTCACCGTTTATAGTCCAACCAGTATCACTAAATTTATCTTTAATAACATCGTAGTCGATAACCGAACCAATAAACATTTTAAATGGTATAGGTTCATTAACCGTTACATCTTGATATATGGTGTTATTGCTATCAGTAAAAATACCACCTTCATTACATAATTGTGTTACAGTTACCCTATAATCAATATCCCCCCTCGGTACGCCAAACGCAAAATATTGGTTTCCTCCATTATAAGTCATTCCATTATACTTAATACTATTTTGCCAATTTCCACATGTATATACTTCATTATATTCAGTGTTACCATCTGTTATTATACTTCCATTTTCATCAAAAGATATATGGTTTTCATAAGCAAAACTTTCATCTACCGAAACAATATCAATCCTAAATGCATATTTCTTATACATTGGCTCATTATTGTAATACAAATCATATACACCTATTATACCTCCAATTTCCCTATACGGTATATTTGGATTATCTGGTGTAGGTTCTTGAAATGGCGCGGTTTTATCAAGTATATCCGTATTTCCACTTTCGTCACTTTGTGTATTAAGATTTACATCGGTCATTCTATATGTTGCGATAGTACAATCATCACCTATTTCATCAGATAATACATTATTTGGCTCGTTAAAATCTTCGACATATGTTGAAAAACTTAAATATTTACTATTCATTGATATTGTGCTTTCTGTGACATTCCCTTCTGCATCAGTTATTGTAATGTTATATGTAGTATTCTTGAGTACTATAGTATGGTCGTCTATACGTTCGTAACCTATAAAATTTTCATCATTTTCACGTTCATCAATGTACATACCGTTATAGATACATATTTTCTCACTACTTATATCATTTATCTGATAATTTAAACTGGTATCATAAGGGCTATATAATTCTAATGTATAAGGAGTTGATATACCAGTTAAATCTAATTTAATATAACCATCCCAATCTTCTTTTTCATCAGTACACCAAGAATTTGCCATAATCTCATTATCTATCATCAGTTCTTCTCCTGTTGTATTCTCACAATTACTGAAGAATTGACTGTTAAATTTTTCAATAGCAGTTTTGCCTGATTTTAAGCCAAAATAAAAGTAAAATGAATTTTCATAACGTGGTAATCTTCCATTATTGTCATAATAGAAAGGAACATCACCCATTCTAAATATATAATAATCACGACTAAAACTTTCCAAGTTGTAATTGTAACGATAAGTTTTATCACAACCACTACTTTGTCTTTGTCTCATTGATTCATACAAAGAACCGTCAAAATTTTCAGGATATAAATATCTCAAATCGTATTCATACAGACCATTCTTATTATTAAGTCTTGTTCTCAGATTATTGCTATTTAATGTAGCAAACATACTTCTTTCATCAAGGTTATACAACTCATCATAAGATATAAACCCATCTGGTATTAACAAACTTTCTGAATAGTCATTATTGTCACCACTTTCTATTTTTGCTAAATCCTCTATGTATTTTGTTTCATCAAGCGATACTCCAAACTCGCATATTCTCATCAAGTTAATACAAGATTTAGGCATTAATTCAATGGCTGAACATCCAATACCATAGAATAATCCTCCATCTGGTCTATCACATTCATCTGTTTTATTAACATTACCCCATTCTCTACCAGTCATTTCTGTATGAGAACTATAATCAACTACATATGAACCATTTTCATCTATTGAAGTGCTTACTTCATTATCTGTAAATAAGATGGCTTCTGGAAGTTTATATGTAGTCCCCTCCAAATTCTTAAAGAATTGAGGGATACCATTCATATCACAATCATTTAAACTACCTAATAAAACAATATCCGTAGCAAATAGTAAAACTACGTCACCTTGATTATTATTCAATGAAGGTAAATATTGCAATGCCTTATAATAATACACTGTTTGTCCATACATATTTTCACGAGTAAGAACTACTCCATAATCGACGTTTTGTGATTGTTTTGATTCATGACAATCATCTCCACATCCAGGATTAGAACCTACTTTCATTGGCGTTATATTAGCTGTTGTACTATTAAAACTTGCATATTTTGCATCATTCATTCTTTCTCTGTTCAATGCACAGAATTGCCATATATTAAGGTTTCCAAACTGTCTATCGGCACTGCACCATTCATCCTTTGCCTTACGACTAAATAACCCAAATAAAAATGATTTCTTAGGTGTTATTTTTCTATACCATAATGGCGCATATAATGTGCCATTTACCCAGTCATTTTCAAAATTAAAGTTTACGCAATCATTCTCTTGTGCAAGGCTTGTTTCGATACATGTCATAAGTGTACTTTCTGCAATAGAGCCAAGACTAGAACATTCTGCCATTGTCTGCTCTTCTACAGGTAAATTCATATTTTCTTTGTTATGTTCTTCTGTACTTAAATCACATACACATCCTGTACATCCAGGATAATAAGTTTTCTTATTAACCCCATCATCGCAAAATTCTGAGCTTAATTTAATACATTTGGGGATTGCCTTTTTCAAGAAGCCAAATGGACATACCTTGAATTTCCATATACCTATACAAAGTTCTGACAACCAGCAAGGTATTAAGCCTATGATACTAAAAATAGTATTGATGAAACCAATAATGTATATAATAACCTTAGTTATCACACATATCAAACGGTATGTAAATGACAATTTAATACTTACATTAGTATATGGGAACGGATTGTTATCGCCATAATAATTAATAGCTTTTACACCTGTATGCTTTCTATTTGTTTCCTTACTGTTTTTCTGTAATCTTGGAATATAACTTTTAACTGTATATACTTTATTCCAAAATAAATCTTTATATGATTCCTCTCTCGTTAAACTGCCAAACTCATAATCCACTTCCTTTGTTTTATAAAACATAGGGAAATCCTGCTCATTATTCCTTGGATTATTTGGAACTAAAAATCTGCATCTTTTTCTTGCTTCTGCATCATTAGGTGTTTCATCAAGACTAATCCTAAACCTAACTCTTGTTCTTGTAGGAATACCTCTATTCGGGTCATCTGTAGGAATAATGTTCCCATATTCGTCTGTTCTTACATAATCCAAATTCATAGGTATTTGATAACACCATATCCCATCCCCATCTATAAGCCTATTGCCTTTGATTTGAAATTCCTCGACCTTACCGTCAAGTGTTTTTCTAATCATTTCAATAGAACCTTCTCCTGCCACTATATTTTCCATGCGACCACAACCTTCCGTTGCTGCACAGCTTTTTCCTATAGCATTAGCACCAGTGTCTGTTATAATAGAACCCATAAAAATGCAAGTAGGTTCAAACTTATATTCTAATTGGATGTCGCATCTTGTAATTGCAATTGTTTCTTCTGTATTTGAAGTATCACCCCAATAAGGATATACATATACACCCTTATTTTGTGAAAATATTTGTGATAACGAATCAAGATTTTGAGATTGTCTAAATTTATTAGGACTTTCAAAAAGCTCTGCATTATAACCCTTATATATCATATCACGGGGTCTTTGACTTAGAACCCCAATATCCGACAAATCCACATCTACATGTAATTGTTGATCTCCTGTCGGAATACCAAACAACATATAATCACCTGCTTCATTTGTAACAGTTGTATATTTCCAATATTTATCAAATATCTCTATAATATCATTGTTATCCAATACAAGTCTCTTATTAGGAAAAGTACCTACATTCTGATAACAAGCACTTATTTGCTCATCTGGTAATAAATTGTATCTTACACCATTTGCATCAGCATCTCTTATTGAAATAAATGGGTATATTCCCTTTGCTACAATACTTTCAGCATCATCTACTTCAATAAAGATTGAAACTTTTGCATTGGGTATTCCAAATGCGTCATTTGCTAAAACACGTCCTACAACAATGCCGTATGACGATTCATAAAAATTATATGTATTGGTTTGATTTAATTTTAAACTTAACACCTCTAACATATCATAAGTCTGCTGTAGTTTGACATTTAATACATTAGGTGCATCTGAACCAATGCCAGTATGTATTCTATAAGTGCTAATATTATTTTGCATCTTTCTTTTTGAAAATTTTCTTTGGATTTCTTATTCTAACAGACGGCTCTTTTCCTAAAATTATACACGCAATGATGTAAATTATGAGAGGAATTATAACAACTATAAATACACAGATTGTAATAATTCCAAAAATGAATTGGCTTATCCATCCTGCAACAGAATTAACAATTCCTTGATTTAATTCGTTTTCTTCTTGTTCCAATTCTTCCTTGTTATCAGATATGCCCTTTAACTGGTTATATCTTTTCTTGCAATTACATCCCATATTTATAAATTTTATATGAATAATTTATTATAAATAAAATGACTATCTCTTTCCTTATAAAGATAGTCATTCCCATATATTTTATCAATATTTTCTTTTATCTTTGCTTTACTCTCACCTTGATATCATTGTCATTCAAAATTTCAAACATTAAATTAGCTTCGCTGAACAGTACCATATCACTTGCTTTCAAATCAATCTGTCTGTCAAAATTCTCGCCTGCTTCTGCATAATCATAGCAACAGTCAGAAACATCAATCAATTGCTGTGTAATTGCATCATCCGAATAACCATCTCCTACAGGGTTATATACTCTCAGTTCAATTACGTTGTTTACACCATCTAATTTCCCGATTTCTTTTTGTAAGTCGCCCAAAAATATATCTTCCCCCATTTGATGCCTTCTTATATCCATATAGTCTGTTACTGTTTCAATTACACGTTTAACAACCTCGCTCTTGTCGTATGCCTTATCGACAAATATATCTATTTCAAATTTGATATTAATGATTTTTCCTGATTTTATCTCAATGAAGTCATTAATCATCTTATAATTTGTAAGATATTCCTTAATATTGTCAGCAACTGGTTCTGCAAGCTCTCTCATAAGATTTCCATTATAATCCAATCCAAGCGTATAAATGGCAATCTTGTTATTTTCTTCAATAATACCAATCCTGAATGGGCAACCATATCTTGCGGGAATTTGGAGTATCTTTGAATAATAATCTCTTAATGTAACACATCTGTTCTGACTTGCATTATTATACTTAATCAAGTATCTCAACTCATCAGCCGTAGGTTCGTCTTTGCCTCCATAAGACGGTGTGGTATTTGTTACAGAAATCGAATTCTGCACATCTTTCATTTTCTTGGCATTATCTGGGTCTGATGAATTACCACAAATGGTATAATTGATATATACAATATTTGTTAATGTATCTCTTGCAATGTTGCTTTCTTCGCCACCACCTACACGATACATGATGTATATTGTATTTCCACTTTCAGGAAGAACACCCATATAGTCATTGGCTTGCATCCTTGACATCATATATTGAGTAAATTTCTCAATACCTTCATCTTCGTTTGGAATTGTTCCATATTGATTTCTGATACCTGCTCCGAAAATTACCTTTAATTGCCAATTATCGGTATATTCAGTAATGAATTTGTTTTTCAATCTCTTCCATTTACCTTTCGTAACACGTCTATACGTTACCTCATTACCTTCTTCATCTGTATAATTACAATCTTCCCATACTGGATTATAATAGTAATATGTACTTCCATTTCCAGCGTTTACTTCTACTTTTTCTTCCTCGTAACCAAACCTATATTGGTCGATAAGGGCATCCACTTCAAAAAACCTTTGTATTGGTTTACCTGTCATATCAACATATTCTTCATCATCTACAAAAAATTCATTCGTTGATGGGTCTGTATTCAAGTTTGTACCCTCTTTAACGATAATTGATTCAACTCCCATAATATTTTGGTCTTGAATAAGTATTTCCATAAACGGCTCTATGTCACTTGAATCCAAGACTTTCTTGTATATCTTGCTTTGACCTGCCTGAACAACTGCCAATTTTGAATAATTGTATGATATAATATTGCCATTTGCATCCCTTACTGGTGTTATTATTCTATTTGAAACACCGTTTTCGTCAAATTGTTCCCTAAAATCAACATCCTCAGTAAGTTCAAATGTAACCATACCAGTTGAAAATAGCGTTCCTCTTTTTATAACTGGTGCGTAACTTTCATCCGCAAGTCTTAAATCACCTGTACTTGCATCTCCTTGTTGATTTAATGGAAGATTACATGAAATTTCGACTTCACATAAAGCACCCTTTTTCCCTGGTACTTTTAAACCATTACTTCTTGCAAGTTGTAACAATGAACTTGCCTGTTGTGCTGAATTAATGTCTGTTTCTTGAAATATCCTATCGAGATGATAGCTTAAATCATCACTTGAAGCTGCCAATAATTCAATAAACCATTGTCCTATCGCTGCATCGCTGAAATCCTTGACTATGTTAGGGTAATATTTCCTTGTAAGTTTCATAAACTCATCACGGAACTCTGAATAATTCCTGCTCGAATATGGTATTTTTGTTTCACTCATTGCCTTATGATTAAAAAGAATTAAAGTTTTGTTATAAGTTGATAAGTATTGTTGAATGTACTATCCTTTACGCTATATTTGATGTCTGCTACAAGCCCTCTACCATCATTCACCTCATAAATCTCTATATCATCAAGACTTGCATTAGGGACAAATTTTGAAACAGCTTCCTTTATATCACTTTTCACCTCTCCCCACGTCTGTGTGTCATTCGGATTGAAAATAAATTGTATAAGGTTTGTTCCAAACTCAGGGTCTCTTATCTTCTGCCCTTTTGGAGTGAAAATAAGGTGCATTATGGCACTTTTTATAGCGTCAGGTGGAGTTGTGTCCAAATCGAGAAAAGTCTTCTCTATAGACTTTATATTAAACGGAAATTTTATCCCATAATGTGTAATTACCATACTTATCTCAATATTTTTATATAAAAATAAATATAGCAAAATCTGTTTATTAACTCAAGGAGTAATCCAACTTAAACTGTGCAATACATTCAATATCTTTAGTAGGAACTTTTACAACAATGTCCTTTCTCCCCCATCTTTGATAGGGAACATAACGCTCTTTCGGACATTTATACACAAGTTCCTTTCCTGCAATATTCCATAGAATATTTCCATATAAATCACAAGGTTTGACAAATAACACTTGTTTTCTCGTCATAAAAGCAATATAGTCCATTTCCCCAAATATCCATCCTTTATAACCAGTAACGCCTTGTATCTCTATCCAATGAATTGAATCATCAACTTCCTTGTCCTTTCTATTGTTTTTCTTAATACCTTTGACATCAATGCCTAATCTTCCTTTTTTTGGTGAATTCCACCATATATCAATATGTTTCAATTTATCTTCATTGGTTGTTGATTTCTCACAAGTTCCACCACATAATTCCTCTATAAGTTGTCCTACGAAATCTTCTGATTTCTTTCCATTTGTCAGGTAATCTTGTATTATGTCATATAGTCTTTTGTTTTCCATTAAAAACGATAATATATTTTTGCAAATATACTATTTTCCAGTAATATAACAAAAAAGTAGCCTGATTAATTCAAGCTACTTTTAACAAATTTACCATCTTTATTTTCCCATATTGTTTGATTGGAAGAACCTCGAAAGTTTAATGTTAAATCTCTTTTATTTTCTTCATATCTTCCGTCAACAATATAATCACATAAATTGATTATCTCTTTTTGTTCGTCATTTAATTCTGATAAATAATAACCAGTCCATAACCATATATCTTTATCAAGGAATTTATTTCTCACCTCTTTTAACAAAGACAGCAATCCTTCTCCTTGTTGTAAAGGTTCTCCGCCTAATATACTTAATCCTTTAACATGCTCATTTGATAATGCTTCAAACAATTCTTTCTTAGCATCATCTGAAAATATTTTTCCACTATGAAAATTCCACAACTCTTTATTTTGGCAATTATGACAATGAAAGTTGCAGCCACAGAAATAGATAACGGTTCGTATTCCCAAACCGTTAGCTATATCCATTTTTTGTATTTTTGCGTAATTCATCTTTGTACTACTTAAATATGTTTAACACGATGCTTAAATTCTGACATTTTTCCTTTGTTTATATCCATACTTGCGTTTAGATAACCACAAACACGCCTACAAGCAGACAATTTATTTTTATCTCTGTTTCCACATTGGGGACAATACCAATTACTTTCCTCGTCTATCTGAAGTTCTCCCTCGTATCCACAAGCTGCACAATAGTCTCCACCAGTTGTGTTTACTTCTGCATATTGAATTGTATTATACATGTGTGTAATAATTTCAGACAGTGCTTCAAGATTATGATTCATATCAGGAATTTCAACATAGGATACTGCACCACCTTTACTCATTTTTTGATATTGGCTTTCAAAAGATAGTTTATCAAACGCATTACATTCTTCACATACATTGATATGATAGCTATTTGTAAACCAATCTTTATCTGTTATACCACAAATTTCACCAAACCTATTTCTTGTTTTTTGTGCAAACTTATATGTGAGGCTTTCAGATGGTGTTCCGTAAAGACTTGCACCATTGAGTCCTGGTATATTTCTCCATTCAATAGTTTTCTCTTCAAGATGTTTCATTACTCTTTCTTGAAATTTTGAACCTATTTCACTTGTATTACTTTCTCCTGTCATTACTTTACACATTTCGTAACAGCCAATATAGCCTAATGATATAGAAGAATAACCGTCATCAAGATACTTGTCAATGATATCATTTTCACCAAGTCTTGCAACACTTCCATAACGCCAGTGTATAGGTGAAACATTTGCACTTGCACCTCTTAATAAATGGTCTTTTATTAACATTGCTTCCTTGCAAAGTTCAAGACGTTCATCAAGAATGTTCCAAAACTTTTCTTCATCACCATCACTTGATAATGCAACATCAACAAGATTAATCGTTACAACGCCTCTATTAAACCTTCCATACCATTTGTATTTGCCATTTTCATCTTTCCACGGTGAAAGGAATGACCTACATCCCATACATGGAAAAACCTCATTATCAAACTGTTGCCTCATTATTTTAGCCGAAATATAATCTGGATTCATACGTTTTGCAGAACATTTAACAGCTAAATCAGTCAAATATCTATATTCACTATCTTTTGGCACATTGTTTTCATCGAGTACATAGAGTAATTTAGGAAAACTAGGCGTAACATAAACACCATATTCATTTTTCATGCCTAAATATCTTAAATTCAGCATCTCTTCAATTATCATTGCTGTTTCTTTAACATATTCAGGTTCTTCGTTAAGATACATAAAAATACTTACGAAAGGTGTCTGCCCATTATTACTGCTAAATGTGTTTTCCTGAAACTGTATAGTTTGAACACCATCTTTTATTTCCTGTTTAAGGAGTTTCATTGCTTGTTCTTTTATTTGCTCATCTGTTGCATTAATACCTATTTCAGCAAAATTATTTTTTAAGTGTTCTATATACTTGTTATAAGAAACTCTGACAAAAGGTGCTAAATGAGATACTGAAAACGTTTGCCCGCCATATTGACCATTTGCAACTTGTAGACTAATTTGAGTAGCAACAGTGCAAGCCGTTTTGAATGATTTAGGTGTTTCTATCATTTTGCCGTTAATTACAGTCCCATTTTCGAACATATCTTTTAAATTTATTAACTGACAATTGAACATTGGCTGTATCATATAATCCATGTCATGAATATGAATTATACCTTCATTATGAGCGTTTAATATATGTGTAGGAAGTAATTTTCTTGCAGCATAGCTTCTTGATTCTGCACCAGCAATCAAATCTCTTTGCGTGGAACTCATTCTTGCATCTTTGTTAGCGTTTTCTGAAATAGCTTTTTCATTAGAACCATCAATGATGCCAATAATATCCTTATCTATAATGCCGTCTTGCTTTTGAAAATGTTTTGTTGTTTTATATCTTTCATAAGCATTAGCTGTTAAATCTTGCCCATAATCAAACAATTTCTTAAGGACAAATTTATCAACATCTTTAGAATATACTACATCTTTTTTACCAAATCTTTCTTCTGCTTCTTCTGCTATTATATTTGCAATTCTGGGGTAATATACTCCACTGCCAGTTTTCATTGCTTTTGAAACTGACTTTCTTATCTTGGAACTATCGAATGTTCCCTCTCTTCCATCACTACTTATATACTTTGTCATAACTTCAAAAATTTTATATTAGGTATTAAATATATAGTCTCCAAAAGACGAAAGTTTAGCACCTAAATTTTAAGATTTCTTATAAGTCGCTGACCATCATAGCGAAAATTTTTTAAAATTTATTTTACTATAAATTTCTGAGTTCTCGCTATTTAGATAGCATATTTTTAGCCTCTGCTCTTGCCTTTGCAGCGGCAATCTCCATATCTCTTTCCATGTCATTTGCATTTTCAATAGCTGATGTGTCTGCATCAATGTTGCTCATATCAAATTTACAAGTACCATTATTAAATGCAACGTTATAGAATTGGTTTCTGGTTATCTTACCACTTCTTAGCTTAGCTAAGAATATGTTCATTCTACCTTGCGTTTTTTGGTCATCTGTTTGTGCAAATGTAATAACGACATGGGCTGCTTGTGTCTTCTTAATAGAACCACCACCTTGCGCCAAGCCTACCTTATCCAAACCAATACTTTCCCTGTTACCTTGAACTGGTATCCAAATGGCGATATTATATTTATTGGTCATCTTTTCCAATTTTCTGATGGTAATTCCTTCCTTTTCCCAAGTATCAGCCTTTGAATATTGTATTTTTTCTGGTGCAAGGCATTCAAAATAGTCTATAATAACCATATCAGGTCTAAATCCAACAGCTATCTCCCTTTTAATCAAAGCTTCTATATCAGATGCTGTAGTTGTCATTGATTCCATTCTGATTGCCTTGATATTCTCATACATTAACTGTCGTTTTTCTTGGTCTTCATCCATTTTTTCAAGTGCCAATTCCTTGATTTGGGGATCTGAAAGGTACATTGCATCAAAATCAGTAAAGAAACCATAATATTTTCGTCTAATATCCACCTCAGTATCTTCAAAAAAGATATGCAAGACCTTCCATCCTTTATAATTGTTTTCTTTACACTTAGTAATTGCGGCATTTGCGGCAAAACCTGTTGTAGCAGAAGTCTTGCCCGTACCCATCGGAGAGATTATAATTCCAAGCTGCCCTTTTCCAATGCCACCGTAAAGGGCATCATCAAGCTTGTCTGCACCAGTAGGAATAGTAATACGATAATCCTCGCTCAAATCACTTTCAAGGTTCTCGAACAATCTAAACCCCAAGTCTTTCTTCTCGTTTGTTTCGATTGCTTTCTGTATCTTATCCACAATCTCATTATATCTGTTGAAATCGCCCATGCGGATAATATCCTCGGTTTCCTTCAATGCCTTGATAAGATTCTGTTGTTTAAAGAACTTGAAACAAGTGTCCTCAATCAAATCAATAGACTCCATTTTAATATCATAAATCTCTTTAAGCATTGAAATCATAATATTACGAGATATTTCATCTGAAACCCTCGATCTTATGATAAGTTTTAAATCACTATATGATGGTACAATTTCAACTTCAGCATATCTGTCTTTCATAAACCCTACAATTCTTCGCAAATTCTCATTTGTGAATTTATTTTGGTCTAATACAGAATACAATTCACCAAAATATTGTTTATCTTCAATAAGACACTTTACAAATAATTTTTGATATTCTTCGCCTAAAAATCCTAGGTCATTCTTATTTACATTTGCAATATTATTATTTGCCATTATTTATTTATATTTTTTAAAAATTGGTTAAAATAAATATGGTTCATTTTTAGAACTGACAGTAATAAAATGACAGCCTAATTTAATTATTGCAAAAGCAATACATAGATTAGACTGTCACTGAAACATTATACAAAACTTACAAATATTTGTCAATTCTCTCTATCTGTCGCTGAGAAGGATACATTGTGTTGAAGTATTCCTTTGTCTTGCTTTCAGTTGCCTTTCTCCAATCGTTCACTGCTTCCTCATTATACAATGAAAAACGGTATTTCTTATCACCATACTTTTCTTTCTTTGTATAAACTCCGTACTTTTCAGTGTATGTCGAGCTTGTTACATCACAAATTTTACGGATAATAGTATAGATGAGGTCTGTCTTGTCAATTGTCATGGCTCTTACAACTGCAACATTGAAATGAAGCGACATAGGGTCTTTATCCTTATAAAGGTGGTTGGAATTTGTTAAATCCACGCTATTCCTTACATACTTGGGATAATCTCCACCATCCCAAATTTCCTCATAAACTGGTTTGTTATCCATAAGGAATGCGAATTTGAATGTGTATTCATAGGGTTTAGGTCTTTCAGTGTCTACATAATAATCAATAGCATTTTCTGGATATTCGAGATAAGTAGCTGTTGATGTTTTCTCGATAATTTCCTCACAAGTTTTGCCAAACCCTGTAAGTTTAAGAGGTGTATTTCGTGTAAACCATTGGTAAACACGACTCTTAGATTCCAAATCTTGCCTAATGATGCCTACTATCTCATTAATTGTCTCTCTCAATTCATAACTTTCCAATGAATCATTGTTAAAACCATTAATTCTAAAATATCTTTGACAAATAATATTTTCATTCAGAGATAATATAAACTGAAATCTCTCCTTATATGATTCATTATTAAGTGCGACTTCTTTTTTTTGAACTTCCTGTTCCATTATTCTATAAATTTAATGCGTTAAACATAATATAACATCCACTTCAAACTTTGTTTCTCTCATCTTTTTTGCAAATATACTACTTTATGAGCAAACTGACAAATATTTCTCACGAATTTTTCTTCTCTTTTTCTATTACATTCTGGAAAGTAGAGAAAAATGTACTAAACCTACCTTCATCTTTAAGGTCATCAATACCATTATCACAAATAATACGGTATAAATTACTCATACTTCTTCCTTCTGAATCTAATGGTGCATACATTTGGCATTCAATTCTTTCAATAGCTTCGTTAGTCATTAGAGGATGGCTTAAATCAATAATTTTTTTGTTTACCTCGTAAATATTTACACCTGCCGAACTATCCGTTACTTTTTTAATGATATTTTCAGCCCAAACAAGCGGTTTTTTCTTATTCTTAACTCTTTCTTCATTGATTTTTCTTGCCTTGTCAATAACCTCTTCGAGTGTAACTTTTCTTTCTTTGAATTCCTTGAAATTATTAAATAAAGTTCTCTCTCCAAGAAGTTTTATTCCTTTAATGTTGTCAGAATCATCCCCACAAAGCATTTTTTTAAGCACAACATTACGATAATCATAACCCATCTCTTCCAAATGGTTTTTTGTTGTGATAAATTTCTTTAACTGTTGTATATATACAATGACATCCTCGCTTATTAGTTGGGTTAAATCCCTGTCATTAGACATAATGACAATTTTTTCATTTGGTTTCTTATGTAAAACGTAATAAGCGATGAAATCGTCCGCTTCTACCTCATCGTCAATACATTGTCTAATAAACAATTCTTCAAGACATTCCATGATTATCTCTCTTTGTCTGAAAAATATCTCTCTATCTTTCTTCTTTTCATCTAATTTATTGTCTTTATTAAAAAGAGTACGTTGCATAAATTTAATACGCCTATTAACCTCTTTCATGTAATCAGATAGATTTTCTTCTTCAAAATTCTTGTCACGATTTGCCTTATATTCAGCCAATTCATTGAAACGGAATTGTCCTGCTCTATCACCATCCCAAAAGACATAAACATACCTAAAATTTCCCTTTGCGAGTATAATACGAAGTTGTAGAAGGAACTGGAATATTCCTCCTACTTGTTCTCCTTTGCTTGATAATCTTTTATCCCCACTGTGTGATAGCTCTAATACATTTGAGCCATCCACAAGTAGTGTTTTAAAAGGTTTTTCATCAATCTCAGGATTATTCTGCTTGATTTTCTTGGGGATTGGTTGTGGCATTGTCTGTTCCTGATTCTGAATTATAGGTTGTGTCTTTAAGAAAAAGAAATATATTTCCTCCTTTCGATACCAATACATCCTTTGTTTCGTCAAACGTATTGATATCCTTATCCGTTACGGTAGAATTAAATTCTTCCATACTCTTGAATACTCTTACTCTCTGTATATTGTCAGATTTCGTAATGTTTCTTCTATCTCTCATCAAATTGAACATTTCAAAAGGCATCTTTGTCATTTTGCCTTCGTTCAATTCATACTCTGCTTCATTTACTAATAATACTTTCATGATACTTTTATTATAAATTAAACAATTTTACATTAATTTGTAGTCAAGGTGGGAGTCGAACCCACACAAGTATTTCTACTTCCAGATCCTAAGTCTGGTGCGTCTCAACCAATTGCGCCACTTGACCATTGATAATATCATTATATACGCAAATATACTACTTTTTTATGATATTATCAAATTTTGACTGGATATATTTTAGCAAATTTTCTTTCTTGCTGAAATATATCTCATCTTCTTCCATATAAGAATTTTCATTATACTATTCTGTTAATGTTCCTTCTTCTATGAATTGTATATCTTCAGCTTTTGCACCTTCAAATTTCTCACTACCAAATACCTCTTTCATCTTTTCAAAAATTCTTGGAACTTCTTCTTTTTTATACTTATCCAAATCCTCTTCCGCTATAATACCATTATGAACACAACACATAGTCCCACTATAAACGATATTAAATGGTGTAGGTAGTTGATTTTTAACAACACTTAATTTAGTTAAAGTACCATACTGATATTCTTGTCCTTTCAATACCGCTTTTAATTTCTTAGTTGCAGCCTTAGAAACACCACCACAATGAAGACCTAAACGTGCTGCATAAAACATTGCTTTTCCTCCGCTGTTTTCAACAGACACTGCACCCCCCATTGAGTTCATCACATCCTGCCAAATTTTATTGATTACAATAAATGTATTTGTGTATGGAGAACCAATCTCTTTAGAAGCTGATATTCTTCCAAAAATAGGTTTGAATGCTGTTGATATACTACCAGCATCAAATTGGTTATTCCCCGATTTTGACATATAAGATTTATAGGACTGAATCGAACCCACTGAGTCCCAAATAAATAACAACGGCATAGGTATCTCTCCATTGTCTTGCTTATCAAGAAAAGTATTAATAATATATGCTATATCTTCTATTACTGCTACTTTGCGTTTTTTACTTTTTCTTGTAGATGTAGAGTAATCCATGTCTCCGCAAAACTCACACATTTTTGTGTTCGTGAAAAGAAAATAATCACCTTCCCAATCCACTATTTCTCGTTTGACTGTTATTTCACCAGTTTCTTCATCTGTATATTCTACATCATCATATACAGGTTCAATTGCCATACCGCAATCTTTTGCATATTGAAAATCAAAATTTCCTTCTGTTTCAAATATTACAGGCAAAATACCTTGTTTCATAGCATTTGCAATTGCAAGGTTTTTTAATGTACTTTTACCAGTATCTGACCATCCTCTAATAAATGTAACACCTCTTCCCATTGGAATACCAGGTAAATTAATTGCTTCCTGATATGCTTTAGGCATCATTATCCATTCAAGTTCTTTATCGGCTGTTTTAGACGATACTTCGCCTAATAATTCATTTTTAAAATTTTGTACACTGAATTTTTTTATTCCTGCACCTTTTTTTACTGCTTGTTTAGTCATAATTTTTAAAAATAATTTTTACATTAAACATTAAAATTTTGCATCTCTATATATTTGAATGAATAGGCTAACTAATAGCCTATTCTTGTATTTCTATCAGAATGGTAAATCATCATCCTGGGTATTGTATTGCTGTTGGGCTGCTGCAACCTCTTCTGCATAAGCATCTGAATATACAGGCTGAGGCTCAATACTTGCTTGAGGTGTTGCTATTACATCATTCTGTGCATTTACTACCTTTTCGCCACTATATGCTGAATTATCAACTTTCTCAACCCACTTTTGCAATGTAGTGTCATATACTGGTATCTTACCTTCTGCAACAAGTTCAAGATATTCATAACTCTTCAAGGCATAGACATCTCTCCAATTTTTACTATCACTAATCCACTTGTTAGCCAAATCCACATCTCTTGATAAAGGTGTTTGGAAACCTGAATCAATAATATCAATGCTTGTTTTCTTTGTAGAGGGAACGTAATTCAACTTGATGGTAATATCACGGCCATTATTCAAGTCGAAAATAGAATAATTAGGTTGCCCTGCCATTTCAGCCTCTTCTTTACGCTGTTTATATATTTTCATTAGCTTATCATAGATACCTTGTCCGTCTGTACGGGCGTTAAATCGCCAAAACTTAACACCCTCATCTTCTTTTCCTCTCTCAATTACACGAACAATGTATGCTACTTTGCTTTGATAAGAGTAAGCCGATTTAATCAAGGTTTTCTTCTCGCCTTCATTTGTAACTGTATTTGCTTCCTTAAAAAGTTCTTTTGACCTATTACAAAAAGGGCATCCTCTACCATCATGTTCTGGTATATTCAAATCATTCAAGCAAACAAAAGTCTTAAAACCACTCTTTGATATTCCTTTATCAACCATAAGTGAATGAATATTAATAGCAAAGAATATATCGCCATTCGTTGCGCTAACAGGTAAAATTCTTACCTTAATTTCCTTTTCGGTTTCACCTTCCTTTAATCTTGTATTAAGATAGTTTTTTACATCGAACTCAAATTTTTTTACAGTCTGTTGTTGTGTCTGTTCTTTAGTCTTTCTTTCTCTTTCTTCAATTGCATGACTGTCTGTGTTGATAATATAACCTGACATTTTTCATAATATATAATCTTTTATTATTCGTTAGTTTACACTTTTCATTTTTGCAAATATACTACTTTTTCTGGTTGTTACCAAATCTTTTTCATATAAAAATATATGGGAAATTTTTTATATTTTAAAATTCCCCATATTATAAATATCTCTTAACTTATCAGAATAAGTCAAAATAGTCTGTTAGTTGTTTTGGAATATCGAATGTCTTATATGTACTTCTATCATCCGAAGCAGCATTGTCAATGTCTTTCTGTTTTAAGACATATTCCTTATCTTCTTTATTTGGGTCTACACCGTTATCGTAAATGACATTATAATTTCCGTCCTGAGATTTGTTGTTCCAATAATCTTTTGGTTTCACTGAATACGGAAATGATGACTGTGAGCGGAGATTTAATTTCTCTGTCTCTGTCGGATTTCTCTTTTCAAATTCAGCTTTCAAATCTTCAATCTTACTATTGTTGGCTTCGATTGCTGGAATTAACTTATCAATCACTGTGGCTATCTTAATAAGTCTGTCATCAACTCCATCTATCTTGTATTCAGTTTCCTTTTGAGAATTTGTTAAATCGTCAACATCAATAACCTCATCTCCGTCCTGCATGGGCGTTGTTTCAATGCCTCCATTGCCCTGTTGTTGTGGCATGTCTTCCATAGTTTCGTCATCAGACACTTCTGTTTCAACTGGAACATCTTCCTCTGCACCTTGTTGCATTGAAGTGTTCCCATTGTTATTTATGGCATCCTGTTGCGGTTGTGTTACATCTTGAGGTTCTTGTTGATTTTGACTATTAGCATCATCCTCTCCGTCTTCTGAAATGGTAGGTGAAGTTATGAAAGTATATTCTACAATCTGTTGGAAACGTTTTGCCATATCTTCCAACTTGTATTCTTTCAATATATCTTTCTCCTTTTCCATTCCTTTGAATTAATCATTTAAAAGCATTTTATTATCTTCCGTGAGGATAATTCTGTCATTCTCAGTTCTCTCAATAAGACCTTCATTCTTCTTAATTACTTTTGGTTTTCTCTTTGGAACTTTATTGGTCTTGATGTCATTAAGTAATTCCTCAACCTGAGCTAAATTTTCTTTATTTGTTGCCATTTCTTGTGTATCTTTAACTTCTTTATTTTCTTCATTAACAGTTTCTTCTACCACTTCTTCCGTAGAAGGCTTGATCTCTTCCGCTACTTGAATTTTACAACGTTGTTCAACGTATTTTCTACGTTTGACATATTTAATTCTTTGCGGTTTTCTTATAAAACGATGAATCATAAATCAATATAGTTTTTCTTCTATATAAATAGTCATCAACTCTTAAAATAACTGTAAAACACTGGTATATAATGCTTGTTTGTAAAAGATAATTCCCTTAATTTCCTATTTAAGAATGAAATTCCATTAAAAATTATCATACTGTCGTTGTTTTTCAGCTTGTTTAATACCTTTGCCTTCTTAATCCCCACATACTCACATAAATCAAGTGACAACCCTATTACTGTGTGTTTATTTTCATTATATATGTATAGGAATTTGTTTCTTTCGTTGTAAACGACTTTCTTTGACTGGTTGGATAAATACCATATAAAACGTTTTGCTTCGCTTAGAGGACAATTAATTAAATCAAAATAGAAATATTTTATGTTTTCATATATTTTTTCAATTGAAATGTTGTAGAATTTATCAATATCCTCATCGTATTCGTATTTTCTCTCGGTTTTTCCAAAAGTCCAATACAAATTCTGCTCTGGATACCATTTTTTTAATATATTATAGTCCTTTACCCATTTTTGGGCATTTTGATACCCAATAATAAGTGTCGGCAATTGAGGTATTGTCTCAACGAGAGTATTGCATCTCTTGAAAGTCTTGTCGAGATTAACCCTTGAATTATCTGTTATAACTACATTTCCTATATAATCCATTATGTATCTTCAATTTATTGGAAAGATAAACGTAATATTTCTGCTTCTGCAAAAATACTACATTTATCCTAAATTTCAAAACAAAATTCATGCAAACATCAATTATTTGCTTTTTATGTATTCAGCGGCTAAACTATAAGCCTCGTTTAATTCATCGTCCGTCAGTTTTATTCCACCTTCATTCACTGCAATTTGTTTCGCTATTGCAATACATACATCTTTATCTGCTACAATAGAAGTCAATCTATATGTACTTGGGTTAACATTTGCCGTCCTTGCAACAGTTTTCACATAATTATCAGTATCATTCTCGTGCGATGGTGCCCAGACGCCGATTAATTTGGCAATTGTGTTATGTCCTCTAATGATTTGTGTATTCATATTCACAAACAATGCCCTTAATCCGTATGTCATTGTCTTGAATACTGCAAATCTCGGAGACCATTCAGCACCGCCATAGTCAACTCCTTCCCATTGATCACTGTTTCTCTTTATATTAGGATAACCAATCCATTGCAGATTACCAGGATTTTTCCTTCTCTTGGTTGCATTGTCCTCTGCATTTACATATCCACTCTCACTTGAAGTTGCAGTTCTTATTTGTCCGAAATGGTCTGCGAGTTCTTGGTCTGAGAACAAACGGTAATAAGTAAATATATTCCTGAACTGCGTTGTGTTATTCAATGACATATAATATTTCTTTGCTATTGCCTTATATCCAGGAGGGACATTTGAGCTGTAATAGGGAACATTCTTCTTGACTGTTGCAAAGCTTCTACCATCATTATTACCTGATAAGAATATTGCGGGTGGGCCTACTGATATTGAATTTCCTCTATATGACAAGTGTAAACAGGTGTAATCATTTTTATACCTTCCATCCATCCATTTGCTTGACCCAGTTCCTTCGAATATCAATTGCCCTATTTCGTCTTTATGATTGGTTGCAAGAATATCCATGACTTTGAACATTTTATCTGCATCTTTTATTCTTGTTCCACGTTTTCCGTTCTTTATAGGAACAATCTGTAAATCTATCGCATTCGGGGCTATTCCACCTCTTGCGTAATTATGTTCACTTCTTGAACCGCTATTGCGAACAGCACTACTGATACAGATACTCCAAGTTTCTGTTGGTTTATTTTCTGGGAGTTCTTTAATTTCAGCTACAAGTGTATTAAATAAATCTTTCAGTTTTTGATACAAATTGACACCATTCATTTGCAATCTTGCACCATTGCCGCTACATATACAATCATTAATAACATCTTCTACGACTGTTGGTTTCTTGTAACTGTCGGGGAGCGTAGTATCTGATATGTTTGAGCTGTATGGATTTGAACCACTTTCACTTCTATTCATTGGGTCTATGCTGTCTTTCACTGGGCATCCAAAGTAGTAATCAGCACAATATGGCTGTATGTATTTGGACATTTTCTGACCTCTAAACTTTGTTATCATATTTCCTGGTGTCATTGTATGTTCCACATGGAATATCATATAAGCACCATGCCACATTGGTATGTTAAGCAATTGAAAATACATCAAAGGTTGTATCTGTGCATTTCCCATCATTTCTACCTCACAAGCATAAGAATAATTCTTATAGATGTTAAATATATCCTGTCCATAAAACATTACCCTATGTTCATGGGAAGAACCTAATTCTGCGACATTTGACAACACATTTGCCGAAATGCTTGTAATTGCAGGACTATCCATATTCAAAGTTATATTCTTGAATAATTGTTGATTTTGTCTTGCAAACGACACTCCAAAAGACGGAACGTTATAACCATATCTTGTTTCTATATCAGAAGTATCCTCGTTTGCTCCTTTTGCCTTAAACGGTGATGGTATATCATCTGGTGAATTTATGTCGAAACCATCCGCTTTATACCCGTTTTCATCTGAAGCTGTCTGTGCATCACCACCAGTCCATATTATAACAAAGTGGTTTTCATCCCTCATCTCGTTCATTTGATTATAAGGAATTGGTTTAAAAGCGTTTTCAAGTACCTTTACGTCATCCTCTATTTTCTCATTTCCAAATGTAATAAAATCAGCCAATGAAACAAACAAACAGTTATGTTCTTTCGCAATATCTCCTATCACGGAAAACAATGAAGCATTCAGGTCTGACAGTCTTTCCTTGAATATATCAAGCAATACATCACAGTTAATTATGAACTTGTTGTACATGTTTCTGTAAAACTTGTCCATAAACACAAAATTCTTCTTAAAGAAATTATCGACTGAATAATAATCCGCTGACTTGATTTGAACAATCCATTTATCATATAGATTTTTTAGATAATAATATATATCAATTGCAATGTCTTTCTTGAAGTTTATCTTATCACTATCTGTTTCATTCAATGGATTTGTTGAACTCTTATTGTCTGACATTGCTTTCAATTGATTAGCAAATGCAGTTACATACGAGTTAAAGGTGTCTCTTCTTACATACACTTCTCTTTGCGCATTGGCTGAGTTCTTTACAAGTCTATATCCAAGTGAATCAATGACAATATCCTTATCATAATACAATGATTTTAATGTTTCCTGTATCGGGTTGTCATCCCTAAGCATCAATGAGATTCCGTTAATTGTATCATCATATATATTCACATAAGCATAATTTCCATACAAATTCCCCAATCTATTTCTATAATAACTCATCATATTGCTTATAGAATATTTGTCATCATACATTCTTTTTCTGAAAAACTTAACAAAAGTATTGACAAACGTATTAGCTGTAAATGGTCTTGTATATGCTGTACTTGTATCACTTAAATCTCTAACAAGACCTTCAGATAACTCGCATCTTGACAACACATCCCTGAAATCACCAGTTGCGTAATCCTCAAACATCTTAATAAGCCTGTTCTCAACGAAGTAATCTAATTCCCAATTTTCTCCGTTATTATAACTGAACAATGTAGATACTGGCACATTGTATTTTCTTCCATTGAAACCACTATCCATTACGTTGAATCTGTATTCAGTTCCATCTTTACTAAATAGGGTATAAGCAGTTGTAGGCTGCGTGAAACTAATTGTTCCGTCTGAATAGATAATCGGGTCGTCACCGTTATGTTTTGACACATATCTGTTTCTCCATAATAACGCTCCTAAAAATAAAAGATAGCCATGAGGAACTGCCTCTATGTTTCCATTCCTTTTGTCCTTATTTAAGAAATTAGCCTTGTAGTTTTCATAATTGTATTTGAAACTATGTAAGAATAATAAAGCCTTTACTTTTACACATCTATCATTGTATGTATTATCATCCTCACCCTCTTTCCTATTGTTTTGCATATAATAAAATGCATGACCAAACAAACTATATGGATTGGTAACATTGTTGTAATACAATTTTATTTGATGTATCCTTAAATCATCCCTTGAAAGATTCTCAACTGTCTGTGTCTGTTTTCCGTCATTTCCTTGTGTTATTTTGGTACGCTTGTATTCCCCGTTCTCACTATATGTGATACTGTTTGTCTTATCACTATTAATCCAACTTGTATCTCTTAAATTTAGAGGATCTGCTCCACCGTCTTTTTCTTTTGGAAATAAATTCTTACTATCAAATCCATATGAAGTAGTATTTACTGTAAATACCTGTGTACTATTCGCAAAATAATTACAATATTTATCATCACTAACAGACCAACATTTATTCAATATAGGCGTAAAGTCATCCTTTGATGAATATTCCACCATATCAACGCTGCCTTTTTTTAATTCTTCGTATCTGTTTATTACATCATTAACAAATGTCCTACTTGTTGATATGTTGAATAAATCATCATTATAATAATTTTCCTTAACACTTATTTCTTCACCAACCAACAAATCATTCGTAATTGCTCTGTGAATAAAATTATTCGCCTTATACATATTTGATTCATTACCAAACTGAGGTATAAAATAGGCATTGCTGTTTCCATTATTCCTATAAACAAATTGTTTACTGTAATTGTCAAATTCATCCAATTTTGCAGGAATTAGTGAAATGCTGTTGCTATCATAATATCTTGAGAATACATATCTATCCGAATACCTACTTGATTGTGTCAACATAGGACATCTCTGTTTGTCGTTGTATTCAGATTTTATCTCGATGTCTGTCTCAAATCTCTGTCTTGTTTTACCAGTGCTTTGATAAGTAACTCCAAAACAATCCGCTGAACTATCGCAGATTGTAATATTCTGTAATGCTGTGGCTGCATTTGTTGAGCCTAACACGTCAAATATTTCATTCTGTATGGCAGACGATGATCCTAATGCTTGATAATAGTTGTATGCATCCATTCTTCCTATCAATGAAATCATTTCGTTTGATAGGTTTCCTGTATAATTTTCATTAAATAGAATTCCAAATATCTGTGCTGCACGTATTCCCAAATATCCACCAAGAGAACTTACATCCAATTGTGTTGTATTTGCAAAAGGATTATTTGCACTATTCAAGTCAGCAGGCAATATTGGGAATAATTTAATACTTGTCTTATTGTCATTCTCTGATTTTTCCTCATCCATAATTCTTGAAACTGCTTTCCAAATGCTCAGCACAACCTTTTCTTCCAAGAAATTATGACTGAAATCACCTACCCATCCCAATACATAGTTGTCAGTATCCTCATTACCACTTTCTTGTGCAGGTGTTCCCTTTGTATATATTGCAGGGAACGGTGGAACTTTATCTGCATTGATAACATCTGTATCTGTTATGTTTATTCCAAGATTACCAGGACTTCTTGCATTGTCTGAATTATATATATCCATCTTGCATTGATACATGATGTGTATGAATGTTTCAAGATGTGCCATAATCATTTTGAAAATATTTCCGATTGTAGGCTTGAATGGCAATGCTTCAATTCTTGCTTCCATCATCTGTTTATTAATTTTATCCTGCAACAGATTATATTCCTCGTTTAATGAAGCTACTCTGTTTGCCACCAAATTACTTAAATCTCCTAAATCAAAAAAACATCCATATTGTTTTATATTCTGACTATATGGCTTTGTTGTTATCATATTTGCAATACTTTTAGCCATATCATTAGTCAAATCTGTTATTCCTTTACTTGTCTTGAATTTAATATTAGTTTTTATATCCTGCTCTGCCTTACTTTGGCATCCAACAATCTTTACATCTTCAATTACATTGCTATTTGTACTTCCGTCTGTCGTAATGTCGAAAATTCTAATCAGTGTAAGCGTGTCAATGCTTCTCATGGCTGAATTTCTACCATTCGGAAACTCATTTGTTGAAATCGAATGTTCTGAATACTTTTGGTTATAATCATTCAGCTTGGTTATCAATTGTTCGTGCGCCCTATATATGTTTTGTGTAACATTTCTTGACGGATTTGTATCAGCATTGTTTGCTTGCGCATACATCAAGAATAATTGCGTATGTTTCTTGTTGTTTCCTTCATCTTGAGTGGATAAAATGTAACAACCGCCTGAATCTTCCTGTAATGCCCTTACAAAATTATCATATAACGTGTTTATTTCATTCAAAGCACTTCTTTCTCCTGATAAATCTCTTAATTTCTTGTCATCTTCCTCATTTACGGCTGTTTCTTCGCTTCTTTCAATAGTATGGCTTTCAATTGTATTCATTAGTTCGTGAATTTTCACCATTGGTTTCCCGTCCAACTGCCAAGATGGAGTGTTTACGTGAGAATCCCAATATTTTCTTCCCTCATAAGAGCAGAAAGGTGCTGCAACTAAATTAACAAAAGGAATATCTGTAAGTAAAGCGTAATTATATCCTATAAATGTGGCTGTGAACTCAAAATTTCCGTTTTGGGAGTTAAAACTCCCTCTAAAATTGGAACAAGTAAGCTGATAAGTAACTGCTTTTCCATAAAATCCCTTAACTTGCAACTTGAATTTTGGGTATGGTTGTGTAAAAAAGCAACCGAATACATTATCTGCTGATATTTTTCCCTCTTCATGTATTGCGGCTTCTTTTCCAAACAAAGATGCACCTCTCACATCAACAAATTTAATCGTAATTGTAGGTGTATAGAAACTTTCAAAGACAATATTGACACTTTCAACGCCAATACCTTCAACAATTTTCTTTCCTTTTACGTCTTCATAGACAATATCTGTATAATATGTTGAAAGATATGAATTTCCATCCTTATCCTTAACACCTCCTTCCATAAACGACTGCCATTTTGAATCACCTCTGTTCCATGCACCCCAAGAAATGCTTATTGCATTCTGATTGCTTGCTGAATTACTGCCTATCGTTTCATTTTTATTAAAACGACTCACAATTTCTGCAATAAGGTTAAAACCTATGCAATAATCTTCATAATTCGGAGTTAAAGGAACACCGTTTACACTTCCATATATATCATTTGGTTCTACATACGCTATTCTGTTAGCTACTTTCTTTGCTTTTGTTTCCTCAGCCATCTTTCTTTACTTATTTTTTAATAAAAATGTGGCAATGAATATTATCTACCAATTTATAAAGATAATTATTCAAAACCACATTTTCAACGATTGATTTTCTATATATCATTCTGGTACATATTCAATCTTGATTTTCTTTTTATTCCCATAACTCACTTCAATGATATTTCCTTTTGTATCGTATTTGTAGATAATATCATACACTTTTCTGCCTTTACTTAATTTTGTTGCCAAATATGCTTCACGAATACCTACCCACTCAGTAAAATAAAGAATGTTGGTTAATGAACTTCCATTATTTGACATATGCATCTTCTTGATTTCAAAAAGACCATTCAGGGATATATTTACGTCATTTCTTATATTAGAATACTCAAACGTCCTTATATAACCATAATTCATTTCTTCCAAGTTGTCTTTACTTTCTATAAATTCATCCTCAGTATATAGAGGGGCATATTTTTCTCTTTGCTCATTACTTAAATTTCTATATTTCCATATCAAATTCCATATATTTTCTTTATACTCAATAATATCAACGTCTATACCTGGATCGTAACACCATTTCTCATCCTCAATCCAAGAGGAATATTTTTGTATTTCACATATTGTGTCATTTATGTATATAAAATCATTAGTATGCTTAAATATTTTCTCCATAGGAGCATATTGATATACATCAAAATGTACTAATTTTGAGTCATCATTAAATTGATATTTATATTCATACTCGTTATATGGTTTGCCGTTTAGATATGATTTTTGATTTATTGTATTATATTCTTTAATGAGAATATACTTATAAACATTATTATCACTATTAAAATTCTTTTCTATATAGGTAAAAATTAATTTTTTCAAATGATTTTTCTCATATATAAACTCTGCCTCATAGTTTGTAGTGCCACTAACAGTTAACTTGCTTACCATCTTTAAGCCATCAGAATTTAACCTCTGAGAGTAAAGATTTACCGATAATAAACACAAAATAAAAAATAATACGTTCTTCATAACCATCATATCTTTTTGTTTAACAGTGCAAAAATAAGTATTATTCTTTATAATTCCAAATTTTTATAGTTAAAAGAAGTTAAGTATTTTCGTTTTTGTATTTTTGAATACCTTCTTCATATCTTGTCTTGGCTGTACTAAGTGGATATGGTATCCTTAACGGAACTCCGTCAGGTATTGAGAATTCAATTGAACCATATTGAGGATTTGCTTGCATAATAAGCCATCCATAATTAGGGTCTCCGTAATATTTGTATGACAATGTATCCATTCTCATAGTTGATTTATTGAAAGTAATGTTTATATCTGTCGCAGATACATCAATTTCAATAAAAGGAACTATACTTATATTGCCATCACTTCTAAAACTTTCATATCTATCATAATAATCATTCATCTTTATATTGTTCTATCATTTATGTTTTTATTATATGTTTGTGTAATATAAAATTCACTCGAATCTTCTTTTATATCATTACCTAATGCCCCCTGTTCTTTACTATATTCTTTTCCTATATTGTATTCCATTCTGTCTGACCTGTTATCGAACAGAGAATTGTTGCTATAGAAATTGAACGTCATGGCATTTTGTAATCTTCTTACTGGGCCTGTCATATCACCACCGCCAATAAATTTGAAACTTATTGTAACATTTGCCAATAACGGAATAACACCAGCTCCACCTTCTGTATTTAAATCCCACATTAATGGTTCGTAATTTATTGAAATATTATCAATAACAATCATTTGATTGTAAAAATCACCCAATCTTAAAACACAAAAAGGAGGTCTTCCAAATGCTAAATTAGAAGCTGTGTTGTTTGGTGTCATTGAATTTGTAGTATCAGAAGCACCTATTGTGTTTCCTTGTCTTGTACATTGCTGTAAAAATGTCAATCTTGCAGAAAATCCTTCTGGTGTCATTGAGTGAAAGGCGGGGTCAAAATATTGTATCTTATCCATCAATCTATCGAATATGATAGGGTCTGTTTGTTTCAATGCCTTGAAAAAATAATATTCTTGGTCGTATCTAACAGTATTATTTTCCTGCGACCTTTCTTGTGATTCACTCGTCTGTGTTTCATTTATACCTACAAGATTATTGTTACTATCAACATCTACCATAACAAGTTCTCCGTAATGGGAGCTATTTTTATCTGTCACTTCTATCCATTTATTACCGTTGCTGTCTTCATAATAAGTCTTACCATTGGTGGATGTTTTTGTTTCATAACCTATATATTTTTGATTACTATTAGATACAGTATTACCTTCTTCATCAACTGTAGTTTGTGTAGTTTCTGATTGTTTTATAGTTGAGCTTTTTTTAAGAACAAGAGACATTCTTGCAGACCTCCATTGTTTAGAATCTTCTTTTGATACATCTTGTGTCTTTACATATATTGAAGGATCTGGACTAATAACTTTTTTTGTACCAGATAAACTATTTTCTCTTTGACTATTAAACCAATCAACTACTGTTTCAATACGCTGTATTGCAAGCAAATTATTTCTGTTATCATTTACACTTCCGCTTGCATTATTGCCATGCGAATTGGAATAACCAATACCATTTATATTGGTAATCTCATAATTATCTACAATATTTTCTAAGGTTTCTACTCTTTCTCGTGAAACACCCTTATTGCTTATTAAATATTCTTTTATTTGTTCATTCTTTGAAATCGCTGCGGCAACTTCTGCTAATGAAAATAAATAATCATTATCTTGTTCATTGAATATACGTTTTACTTCTTCAGCGTCATTATTTAATCCAAAACTATTACTATCTTTGTAATTTGCAGGTACAAGCAATGTTTGGTCATAGGTATTTTTATCTACATTACCTCTACTCGGTATCTCATACTCTCCATCAATTCTATAATACCATTTTTTTGTAGTGCTTGCAGGGTATGTTTTTGTATTTTTGCTCAACGCAGTTCTCCAAGCCATTCTTGTACCAATAATAGCTCCAGTCCTGTCATCATCTTCATCTGTAACAGTTACACCTCTTTGCATTTCATAACCATTGCCATCAAAATCTCGCATGGCTTCATATTCATACTTTAATGAATAATCTTGATATAAGTCTTCATTTTTTTTCTGTGCATTTGAGCCACATAAAAGGTATGCTATTGCTTCAACTGTTTCTCCTACTCTATCATATACACCAGAATAATTATTAGGGTAGAAAACATAGAATGTTATCTCTTTAATATCCTCTGGTATTTCAGGTTCAACTGGTGGTGGATCTAATTTTACAGGGTCTGCTTTCGTGTAAGTATTAGTAAATTCGGGTTCTGTATACTCATCAGTCAAAGGTGTGGGTTTTACAGCATTTTTTATTGTTCCATCATCACATCCTGCAAAGAAACGTAACAAGTCACTATCAGATACACTATCTTCTTTTCCATTCCCCTGTCCACCGTGCCATGAAACATAGTCAATTATTGACGGATGGTCGACTACCATAAGGAAACTTAAATTTCCACTTCTCATAGTATTCGTATAAGTATAGACATCTTCACCCCTGCCTATGAATGTATGGTTAGTCCAATTTGCTTGCGTTGTTTCATTGAATTGAATTCCATAAGGAGGAAACCACATTATTCTTCCACCCATAGGCCCACGTTGTTCCCAAGATAAAGCTTTTTCAAAACTATACGGGTCGTAACCTTTCCAAGCAAGATTTTCTATTGAGAACATACATTGCTTTGCATGTATCTTCTTATCTGGTTCAGAATTGAATTTAGGGGCTATGTTTACAAAACCATTGCTGTTCAATACAGAATAATCCCATCTTGAATTATCTTTTTTCCAATAAGCGTTTGCTCCTTTACTAAACGATGTCCAATCATTAAAATCTCTTCTACTTTCAACAGATGCATTTTCATTATCACCTCTTTCACCACTAATCGTGATAAATGGACGTATTAATCTACTAAGCCTATTATATTGATAATGATGAGTCCATACACGACAATAAGGGTTATTATACCCATTGACATTATAAAAACCTGTACCAGCGTCAGATTCAGCTTCTTTAAGAAGAAGATTCCTACCGTGTGACATTCCATATTGAGATTTAGCGTCAGTATCATCTGTTACGCCACCCTCTCCATTACTTGTACAGAAACCAGATATAATGGTGTTTATCTTATTTGCATTAAACAGATTTTTAGTCTTTGAAAGAATACTATCTCTATTCCTTATCTGCCATACATGATTGGAATATGTTCCTGTAAGTGCATTAAGCTCATCTGGGAATAGGTTTTGTGTTCGAGTATATAATTCATTACCGTTGCCATAATCATTGAAAGAAGACGGATTTACATCAGTTTTACGTACATTGTCATCATATCTATACTGCATATAGTTCTTAACGTAGTCCACATCACTTGTGTAGGATGGATGAACTGAGTTTGTATCCAACATCCTTGAATTTCCATAAGGCATAGCATTATTACCAAGCAAATTCATTGTTGTATCCTTTTCAAGAATATTCAACCTCATCAGACGTTCCATGTACCTACGGTTTTTGAGATTATTATCACATAATCCCTCTATTGATATATCCAACATTGTTTCAAGCAAGTCGTCTGTCTTGTTTCTAAACTTAGTTGCAAGATTATCAATTGTTGTCTGCATCGTATTATATATGCTCGTCAATACACTTCTATTGTCATTTGTACTAGGCATTGTTTAATCTTCCTCAACTTTTATGAAATAAATTATATCACCTTTCTCCATAAGTATCTACAACATTACTTTTTCGCTTATATATAAAATTATCTCTCCGTTTATATGAATATAACTAAAATCAAAGTGTCATTTCAAATATTTTTTCACCAGATATTAATGTTAACAACTAGTTGTAGACATTAATATTGTTTTATAATAATATTGTTAACAATAATATAGAATTATTATATTTTATTTTTTAATTTTTTATATATTAACGTTAACAATATTATTGTCTACATTATCGTATTATTGTTTACTTTAATATTGTTAACAATAATAGACTATATATTTATACAATATTATAGATTATATTATTATATTATACTAGTATACAATAATAATGTATATAATATTATTCTATACTAGTATAGAGTATTAATGTTTAACAATAATAATGTTAACAACTAGTTGTATACAATAATATCTGGAAAATCAAAATATCAAAGTGCAAAACTGAACACTTGAAAATAAGGCGTTCTAAGAGGTTTTCTTATTCAAAGCGATAACTTGTACCCTTTTGAAGAAATAATCGCTCAGAACGCACGAAAACAGTCAAATTTCGTATTCTACTTCCTTAGATAGTCATATTGTGTAACACTCCTACCTCCATTGATGGATTTTCCGACTTCATCAGAAATCATTTGAGATAATTGCCGTATCAGCATCGGATTCTTATTTAATAATTCCATAAGGTCAATACTTTGCCCATTTGCTTCAAGCCTTACACTACCAGATAATTTAACTTCTACGGGCTTTATTGTAATTTCAGTAGGCATTGCATTTACACCCATTTGGCTTGCAAGCTCATTTGCTGATACCGTCATAGGATTTCCCTTGCCAAAAGCCATTGCATCATCTGAAGAAACAAACTGCGATTTTCCTATCGGTTCTGACGGAACAACACCATCATTGATAGATTTAACAGTTTTTGCTGATACCGTCATAGGATTTCCCTTGCCAAAAGCCATTGCATCTTGTATTTGCTTACTTTTATCCATAATATCATTACCTAAGAAATCACTAGGCTGCCAACTCCATTCAAATCTTGGATTGTCTGGTAAATGTCTATTCTCAGCATGTGTTTTTTCATAAGCAACCTCCCCTTCACGTGGTTTCCATTCATCTTGTCTTCGTTTTATTTCATTTAACGACTGATTTAATAATTGATTTACCTCAGATAATGTAGATGCAATATTTTGTCCTTCTTCAAGAATTTGAGATGATGCTTGTCCTATATTTTCATTCCCTTGAGCAAACATATCCAACATAGTTTGTTGTGCTTCTGTCGCAAATTGCATAGATTCGGACACATTACCAATATACTTCCCATAATTGGCATTAAATTCAGATATTGTATTATTTATTCTTTTTATTTCTTCGTCATACCATGTATCATAAGTTGCATTTTCAGTTTGACTTGTTGCATACTGTTTTGCACCAGTTAAACGTGTCATCATATCACGTATATCATAAACATATGAAACTAATTTTTCTTCATTATCTTGAGGCATAAGATGATTTAAATCTTCCTTAGATAATGTGGATACATCTTTTTCAGTACCATTAGCAAGTGTTACAACCCATCTGCCATTATTTAATTGAGCTTTATTTGTGATAAGGGATTTTTCAGTATCAGACCATTCTACATTCTTATTAAGATTTCCTTCAATCTTATTTCCTTTAATAGCTTGTCTGCGCTGATTCATTAAATCTTGAACACTTTGACCTGTTAATTTTGCAAATTGTTGTAACAACAATTGCTCATCCATATTAAAATCAACTTCACCAGTTTTTTGATTAAAACGACCCATACCCTTCATCATATTGTTTTGTCGTTTAACCAACGCTTCGGGATCGTTATATGTCTCCCATAACATTGCAAGAGGGTCTGCATATTGTGCAAAATTACCTCCTAGCACTTGCATACCAGCTGTTTTTGTAATAGCACCTTCTAAACCACCTTCTCTAAAATTTTCAATAACACTATCAAGAGAGTCCATATTAAATCTGACATTTTGCGCCCATTTTGCCATATTCATTAACCCTTTGACACCACCTTGAAATTGAAATTTTTCAGCTAATTTTAGATTTTTAGTTAAATCTTTTAAATATTTTCTTCCATTAAGCCCTATTTTGGAAACATTTTTATACATTTCATAAAACATCTCATTACTATCAGATACTGAATGATTAAATATTTCCATAGAACTTGTCAATTGAGAAGAAAGTCCGTCTTGTCCAGTTAATTTATCTAATGCAAAGGAAGTATCGAAATCATTTAAAGAAAAAGATATATTACGACCTGTATTGCTTTGATATGCACTTTGTAGTTTACTCATATCCTCTAACGTTTTGCCCCATTTAGAAACATCTATTTGTACTGAAAACATTGTTTTTTTAAATTCATTAAGCTGCTCACCATATAATCCTATACCAACACCCATGTCATTCGCAGCAGCTTCAGATTTAAGTAAACTATTTTCTATTTTTTGTGCATATTGAAGCCATGCTTTTTGCACATTACTTCCTGCTTCTATCCATACTTTTTCAACTTCTTGATTGGATTTCAATACTGCTTCTGTAACTTTTTTTTCGTTGTCAAAACGTTGGACATATAATTTATTCTCAGATTGAATCATAGTTGATACTGCGGCAGCACCACCTTGAGCAACACCAGAAACAACATCTGCTACAGCTCCTGGTATATTTCCTGTGTTAACACCAGTACCGAAAATACTAACTTCCACATTATTTAAAGCATGACCTGCCATTCGAGTGAATTCACTACCCACATTTACCAATGCTTGCTGCTGTTGGGCATACAAATTACTTATGTTGGCATTTTTTTGTTCTTGACGAAGTTGTTTGGCATTTTTATTTTCCAAATCAATGCGTTGTTTTTCTAAATCCATCATTTTTTTCTGCGTACCCAAATCAATCAAACTATTTGCGGCAGCATATGCGCCTTCATTAATACCATCTGATAAAGTTGTAATAGATGCATTAACAGCAGAGGTATATGCTTTAGCTTCAAGATTGGCAGATAACAATGCTTTTTGTGCCATTGCATCAATATCGGCCAATAACATATCAACACGTGCTGATATATTTTCAAATTCAACATCATATGCAACGCTTGCAAGTTTAGTAGCAGCATCAATAAGTAAATTACCAGATTTAGTTAAAGTATCAGCAGCTTTATTAATTTTAGAACTTGTCTGTTTTGCTGTTTTTTGTTGCTCAACATTTGAAGAAATATCATCAGATGCAAAAGATGTATTATATCTCTTATTAAATTTCGTAGTTGCTATGTTTTGATTTGTTTCAAGTGTCTGTTTCCGTCTTTGCATACTTGCTTCCATAGCTTGCAATCTTTGCTTTTCAGCACCAGTTGCACTATTTATCATATCTTGAAGAGCATCAATAGAGTCAGACAATGATTCCAATTCTTTTGTTGTCCTTGCCACAGCTTGCGCTTCTTCTGAACGAAACATATTATCTTTTCTCATCTGTTTAATTTATTTTTATAATAATAAATACAAAAACAGTAATTTTATAAAATAAAAATAGTAGAATTACTCCTACTATTTTCTGTTGTTTAATGCCCTTTTTTCAGCATCAACTTGTTTATTATGCGTTAAAATGTAAAATTTTCTATCTTGAATAGGCATATTGTAGATTTCAGACAAACTTAATCCCATGTGTTTATGACATAACCATATTTCCTTTTTTAAATCTTTTTCATAATTTTTATATATTAAGGAAAATAGTATCATCGAGTCCAAGAAAGGACGTGAAAGAGCCACCTCCATCGCTCTCAGGAATATTTATAGTTATATTAAAATCAACACCAGGTATATTATTCATTACATAACTTCTATAGGCATAAGCATCTTTAGCTCGCATATTATTGATGTAATTTTCAATGTATTTCCTATCGGTATTCCCATTTACAGACATTGTATAAGCAATCATCTGTTTTGTAATAACCTCTTCATATTGATTGACATCCCTATCTTTAATATTTTCGTTAATAATATCATTCAAATCAGATATGCAATCATTTGCATCACTTTTATCTGTTTCGTTTGATATATCTATATTTTTAAGATAATCTTTAATCGCTTCAATATGATTAATAATCTTTAATTTATTCAGTGAATCTCTATCATTATTCAGCCCCTCTCGTAATTTTTCTTCTTCTGAATAATTCATTATTTTAAATTTAATCTCAGTTCCATTTTCCGTTGTATAAGTAAACAACCCGTCCTTATCACCTTTCAAATTAAAAGGAAGATATTTTAATTGATTTAAATCAAAATCAATGTCATACTTCTTACCAGTATCAGGGTTTGTTGCTGTAATAGGGAAACGACTTCCATAACCAGTAGCTCTAAGCCAAAGAATAACGGCATCTCTATCGCCTTTGCATAATTCATTAGGTCTAACCCTCTTGTCAAGTATCTTTCTATCTAATATAACGTCAATAACTTTTCCATCCCGATACATATTAGGTGAAGCAATGAGATTTTCATCAGATGCGGTCAGATATGCAACAGCAAGTCTTCCAATTTTATGAGGGTAGCATTGTCCGTCAGACGGAAGAGGAATCACATCGTATTGTACATAATCAGGAATTGTACTGTAATCAAAATCATAGCCGTTTACAGGACTATTTTCTGGAATTTCCTCTTCGTCCACTTTCATTTGAGGAACAATTTCTTCCTTTTTTTCTTCTATCTTCTCAACGGCAGGTATTTCAATAATATCCTCTGTATTTTTTGTTCTACGTCTTGTTTGTTTTACTGTGGTTTCTGTTACATTTTCTTTCATTTCACTGTTATCAGATAATTCATTATCATTTCTTATGTAAGTTTGATTCATAAGTTTTGTCTCAAGTTCCAAATCCTGTTTAAACTCTTCATTTTTCTCACGTTTGATGTGTTTTCTATTCTTTTCTGTAAGACTGGATTTAACAGAAACAGTCGCTTGTGTATTTTGTTTATTCCTTAATCCTTCATCAGTCAATCCTTTCTTTTCAAGACGTTCTTGATATTTTCTTACATAATAAGGAGATACTTCCCTATATGAAGTATTACCCAAATCCTTCTCAGAAGCACCATAATACACTTTTGCTTGTTTTCTATTGTCATCCATAGCAGTTTCAATGTCATTTATCGTCTTGGTTTTCGCAATATCATCTAATTTATCCGTACTCATGATATTTTTCTTTGCTTCTTCGAGCATTTGGTTCTCAGCTTTCAATATAGCAAGTTCCCTTTTCCGTATTTCAGCCCTTTGTTCAGGTGTAAGTTCTTTTTTTGCCATTATATATCAAATATTTAGTCTTAATTATCCACAACAAAAATTATTTTATTTACTAAAACAGCGTATTCAGAAGCGGAATATCCCTCAACCATCTTACACTCCTTAAAAATAGCGGAAGATTTCGCATCAGAGAATGTCATTTTGAAATCCTTTTTAGGAAGATTAAAGATTTTTTCCTCTTCAGTAAGTCTTGGGCTATGATTTATATGATTACTTTCTTTCAGCCACATTTTCATTTCAGTTTCAAGATCTGGATTTGAGGTTAATTTTATCATTTTAAGAATAATAATAAATTGTTCACCAGTTCTATAAAATCTGATAAGTTCATCAATTGTTTCATCATTACCTTTAATATTTCTTACAAGACATTCACAACTATTATATTGATATTCTTGTTTTACATAGTTTCTTTTTATTTTCTGTTTGCTTCCAAACCAAAGACTTCCGCCAAATATATTCCTTTGTCTGTCATAATTGGAAGAAACTAGCATACTGACACCATCCTTATACCGATTATAATCTTCAGTCATAATCTGAATATACTTTCTATCTGTAAAATTAGGGTCATCATATCTAAAACCCTTTATAGGGTCTCCTATTGCATATGGTAAATAAAGAGTTGCTTTCATTATTTTTGAATAAAATTATTTATCAATAAAGATAACAAAAAATAATTCCAAAAACAATAGATAATTAATGAGGCTTTTTCTTATTTTCTAATATAAGTCTTTTCTTTGTGTTTATCTTTACATATTTTGATAATTCATCAATCACTTTTTGAGGATTATTCCTTATATCATCTTCCCAAAACCTCAACAATGTAACACAATTAAGTCCTGCCCATTGTGTTTTTAGTTTGTCAATGAATTTATTATGCTTTTGCATAGGACTTAAATCTTCATTTGTATATTTGTTTGGGTTTCCATGATAATAATCACCGTCTATCTCAATTAATAAATCAACCTGAAAAGATTGTCCGTCCTGTCTTACACATTCAATACCATCCTTTACTTCCATTATGTAATCTTTTTCGGTAACACAAGTAACAGCAAAATCATAAAAACGTTTTATTGCTTTAGCTTCATATTGATATATGTACACCAATCCAAGTTTATCAAGGAAATTCTTGGCAAAATCTCTTTCCAATTTGGAAGTTCCGTATTTTTGATTAGTTATATTCTTTCTTTTAATAAAAGGATTAGCTTTTCTTACAATTTTCTTTCTTTTCTTGATTTTTCCATCACCCTTAACTGGCTGTTTCATATTTTAACACAATATATTTGTCTATAACTATTAACATTCAGCATTTTTAGGTTGTTCTTCTTCCTGTATAATGTCTGCATGTTGCACATCATCAATACTGAAGTCATAAACATTATTATCACGCTTTCTGAAACAGTCAATCAATCTCTTGATAAGTCTTGCGTAATATGCAGCTTGCTCAATAGCTATTCTTGCGGCAACATCAGAAGCAAGTGTTGCCAATAATTTCATAAGCTCATTGAGAAGATATTGTATAAGTTGGTCTCTGACGGCACGAATGAGTGATGCGATGAGTTGCTTGAACATCGCCATGAAATCCTGTAAATTAAAGTTTGTTTCCCTTCCCAAAGTTTTAAGGTTAATCAATATGAGAAGATATACTTTGGGTGAAAGAACTGAAAGTGTAATCACACAAGCAAGATGATTCATCAAGTTTTCAATAAAGTTCATTCTTACACCGAAATTCACTTTTCCAGTTTGTTCATAAGAAGTATCGGATATTGTACCGCTTATCTCCGTAAGACTACCTTCGATGATAGATTGCATTTCTTGTTGCGTTGCACTTTGGCTAATACCGTTCAAACTGTCAAGAATTGTAGACGGGTCTATTTTAACCGTACTGTTTTCCTCGCCATTTATTGAAAACAACCCACTTTTGTTCATTTCAGCTTTTTGCAACATTGCATCATAATCGGCATTTGAAAAGGTAAAGAAACAATCGCTCACAACCAAATCATCACTTTCAACAATATCTTGAACCATTTTCAATGTTTCGTTCTTGATAAGTTGTCTTGCATAAGAAAGATTGAGATGAATATTCAATAAACCAGTTAATTGGTCTAATAATTGAGCTGCTACAACCTTTGAATCAAACAATTTCAATGAAGTAATATAATCATAATTAAACTCTATCAAAGTTTTACGATAATAATAGTTTTCTTCAATAGGTTTATACTTTTTAGGTTGTCCTAAAAATTCGTGATATTCATCCAATATGTTGTAATATTCAGTATTAAGATTAGTGATTTCTTCATTCTTTGTATTTATATTATTTTGAATATTATCTATCTCCATATTAAGGGTAAGATATTGTTGCATATACTCATCATACGTGATAGTCTGTACAAGTAAAGATGTTGATAAATCAGCTATCTCATTCTGTTTCTCAGTTAAATCACTTTGTAAATTTTCCAATTCTTCTTGCGCTTGGGCTATTTTATTCGTTTTAACATCCAACTGCTCTTGATATCCATCTTCATCCACGTAATCGGTATTTCCGATAAATACATGAATACTGTTATTGAAAGGTGTTTGGATAGACATACCGTTGCCCAAAGCATTTTTGATACCCATAGCCCTTTCATTGTACTCAAGGGTTATAATACCGTCTATCTTTTCGTCTTTTGTACCTAACGCAGGCCGTTCACCATTTTCTTCATCTACCCTTTCATTTTTCCACACCTCCCTTTTGGTTGCCCTATTTTTCATATACCATAGAACCGCATTGAAATCTTCTGAAAATCTTGTATCATCAGGTTTCGTCATTTCTTCACATCCAAAATAGAAATATTGCCCTATTTTAGGGTCAGTAGGGCAAGTTTGTAGTAAATCTGTTATGTCAAGCTGTCTTAAATCAAATACAATACCTTCTCTTAATAAATCGTCTGGTATATAAGGATTAATTGAACAAGAAATAAGATTTTTAACATTAGACATCAATATTCCTTTAACTGCGAGTTCTACTGCATCAAGTTCATAAACAATGAAATTCGACAAGATTCTTATTAACGTATCATATCCTGCCGTATTTTTGAAAGCATCCATTAAGAAAGTGAAAGGATTAGTTGAGGTATCCAACGAAAGTAATGTATTTGTTGAATTGAGGTTTGGAAACTTATCAATAATAGTCAATGCAGCATTAATTACAGCCAACGCATCATCTTTAACTTGCTTAATGTTTGCCATAGTTTTATTTTATCTTATATTCTTTTGGTTTATTATCATCATCCTCTTCTTGTGCCATTTTCTGAAGGTCACCCCATTTGAAATTATTGAATATATCACTATTTTCAGAAGCCTTTGTCAAATTTCCGTTATATTTCAATATTTCACTCAATAATTTAGCAATTTCCAACTTTCTCCCAATCGCCTTATCCTTACTTACAATAAAATCATTCATTGCCTTTGCATATTTTGCCTTTGCATCCATGATTTCATCGTTAAGCTGTACAGAATTGGCAACCTTGTTCATTTGTGTTTGTATTTCTTCAATATTTTTACAAGCCTCATTATAAAGTTCTTGCAATAATTCTTCTATTTTTTCAGGAGAATTCAGTTTAACCTTAAATCTTTTTGGAGTTATCATCTTTTATAAGCATTTATTAAGATAATTATTCTTTCAAAAGTTTTTCTTTAAGGCTATAATACATTTCCTTATATCTTCTGGATGCCTCACGTACTTCAGTTGTGCTTAATAACGTATACTCTTTAATAAAATACAATACAGAAGTCTTGTTGAATTTCGTACTACCCATACGTTTAAATAAATTATCCCAATGACTTAATAGTTCTAACAGAGCATATCCTACCTTTTCTTCATTCTTTGTGAGTTTCTTTTCAAGGACAACTTTTTTATTTAATATTCCGTCTATTTCATTCTTCATCCCGTCGATAAGTTCTTCATTTAAGTTCCAATTAAACAACTTTTTATCATCATCATTTCTTTGTGCAGGTTCTAAGAATACTTCATCATACGGATAAAATATATTTCTTTGTTTCATATATGTAGTACGTTTAAGAATAAGGTAATTTTTACATACAGTACCACAATACGAATATACTTTATAACCTTTTGTTACGTCAAAGTTATTGACTTTGGTTATAAGAAAAGAAAGTGTATCATAAAAAGTATCTGTAAAATCCTCCGAAGGAGTAAACAAATCATATCTTCTTATGATACTTTCAATCATTTTAGTAAAAGCAGGAAGCAATTTTTCATTAAAAAGTTTATTCCTTTCAGCTTGATCTGTACTTGTGATATATTTAACAAATGCAGCTTCTTCTTCCTCGTAAAAATATCCTTTTCTATTTTTACCAGGTTTTCTACCCCTTTTCTTAGGTTTATTTTCAACTGCTACCTGAGTTGTTGTTTCTATTGCGTTTAAAGTTTTTGAAGACATTAGGTACTACCATAATATTTTATCATTTATTTTACTTCCTCAACATTATCCACAATAATATCTTTCTTTCTGTCTTCCTTGTATGGATATTCCCTCATAGCCAATTCAAACCACTTCTGAATTTCAGTATCAGACAAGGTATTATTATATTCTTCAGTAAGGCTATTTTTACGTCCTACAACGTGAGTATATCCTTCTTTCGGTACAACATATACCTTCAAGTTATTATGTGTTGCACGAAGTAAAAATTCATAGTTGAAGGAAATTTTAATTGAAGGTTTAAGCATACCAATGCTAATGAAATCCTCCCTATTGAAAATTCCGCCAGTAAGATTGAACGTAGAACAGTTCTGTAAACAGTCGAAATCAATAAAACCAATATCATTAGAAAAAGATGAAGCCCACACAATTTCATTACCAAATTGCCATTTGGTTCTATCTTCACTATGTTGCGCATTGATAGGTAGGAATACACTTACATCTTCATTTGAAAAATAATAGTCATGTGCCATCTTAAACCAATTCTTAGAATATTCATCATCATATTCAAGAATAGAGAAATAATCAGTTGAACAATTCTGTACTCCACAATTAACCTGACTGCAAAAATCCGTTTCTCCTTTATTCACAACAACTGTAATATATTCATATGAATATTTTTCAGACAATTTCTTTAATTTATTGGTCAAATTATTTTCGATTGTTTCAGGGCATACAACCATAGTGATTAATTTTCCATCTGAATATATTTTTACATTTTCAGCAATACTTTCAATTGCCTTATTAACATATTCATCAAATGTATCATCAATTTGATGTACAGGCATTATAATAGTTATATCTCTCATTCCTCTTTTGTATTTTTGGCTATTATTTTTGTTTCTTCAAGTTCCTTAATACGTTCTTGCATAATCTCATCAAATACCTTATCAGTTGTTTCTTTCCAATCATCAAATTTATATTTTGAATTGGTAATTGCCATAGCATTTATAAGCTCACTTGGAATATCATCTCTCATCCATGAACCAATAACAGACGCAAGAATGGCGTGTACATCATTGATATTGTTAAACCAAATAGCGTTGTCATATAAAATTTCTCCGTCACTCATCCATTCCATAATGTCCTCTGGTACTTTTCCTATAACAATACTTCCGCATCGCATAGCTTCAATAGGAGAATATCCGAATTGGGTATCTCTGTCAACCCAAACGGTAATTGCGCCTTCTTTCAAAAGTTCCGCATATTCTTCTCTTGGGAAATTCCTAATATCCCTGAAAGAAATAAATTTATAGATAGGATATTTCCAATAGAAAGGCTTTATTATCTTATTTACGTCATTTTGGTCTTTTGCAATGATATTCACAATAAGTTTCTTGGGTTTAATATTTTCTCTAAAACAATCGTCAATATAAGGATTTAAAACCTTTGTTCTCAAATAGGGGAATACATTATGAATATGTTTGTTAAGTAAATCAGTTGCACAAATTGCATCAAATATGCCGTAATTAGACCATTGGACACCAAGAGGTATAAATTCGGTTACATAATTGTAGTTCTGAAGTAATACATATCTTTTACAAGGAATGTTATGTTTATATGTTTCAAACATAAGACTTGAGAATACTTCTGGAATAAATAAAAAGTCAGATGGCGCAACTTTCCATTCGTTCATTGAAATATTCAAATGAGGAAGTCCGTCATATTCTTTTCCTATCCATTCGCTTGCGCTATGGAAAATTCTCGCTTCATCAATAGCAAGTTCTTTTTTATTCAATTCTTCAAGCTCTTCTTGTGTATATTCATTAGGAAGCTGATATATCATCTGTACATTATATCCATTGTTAAACAAATATTTAGCCAATTGATATACATAAGACATACTTCCATTAGGGATTCCTTTTGAATCAATAACAAAGAAAAACAATGTGCAATCCTTACGCTTTATATTTTCGATTGCATTATTTATACGTTCTATTACAACTTTATTATCAGCCATTTATTCTAAATTCATTTCAGGATTATTTATTTCAAAGATAATGCCACTATGCAACAAAGTGTTGAAAGCTATTTTTTGACCTAGGAATAAATCATCATCATTCTCAACCTTAATAATAGCTCCTTCTGGTGAATAATAAGGACTCACTATTGTATTAAGTAAAATGCGTATGAAATCATAACGTACATTATTAAATGCAACATTATTATTTGATTTGGTTTCCGTAATTTCCTTACTTACAGCCCTAAAATCGCCAATACTCTTTTCCTTGATGTTTTCATTGTCATCATCCTCATCAAGAGAAGTGTCAGCAAAAACCTGCGTAATTACAGTATTGGTATCTTTCTCGTTGTTTGGATTATGAGAAATGAATTCCATAAACTTATCCATATCTATCGCATAATAACGTCCGTTAAATTCATATAGACTACTTATCATATTCAAAACTAATTAATTTGCTTATTGTTTCATTTTCATCTTGGAACAAATCCATTAAACTGTCAAAAGTATATTTACATTCCACATCCTCATTATAAGGAGTTTTTATTTTAATTGCAACTTTTCCTTCAGGAACGTTGGATAACAGTTTAGGATTTGCAGTAATCATTATATCACATCTATCCCATACCTTATAAGAATCAACAGGAAACAACATTTCCCTACATCTGCATCCTATTTTTGAAAGAAAAGCATAAGTAGCTTGGATAGTCAATCCTATTTCAAACGGACTGAATAGGAAAATTTCGGGAATGTCTTCTTCATCAAAGTCTCTCATAGTATTCTGTAGCCAGTCACTGAAACGATACGGAAGCATCTTGTCAATAGGTTCCGCACGGGCATAAAGTTCATAAGCATAATCATTATATCTAAAATTATTAAACTCTGCTCTATTTTCAAATTCAAAAACATCACACAAATCAAATGATTTTACATCTGAAACTTTAATATCACAATCAGGATCAATGGCTTTTTTATAGCATACTATAAATTGTGCCAAATTATCTCTTAAAGTATCGTTTATGTCAATAGCTATTTTTTTCATCTCCTATCTATCGTATTGTATTTCTATTTGTTTATTATCATTATCAACATATACAAGTCTTGGATAAGCATATTGAAGATTAGCTTTAAAACCGCAACTACATTCATGTTTTGCAATGGTTTGTCTTGTATAAGGATTACAATATAGTTTATGGCTACATCTTAGTTCCTTTCCGCATTTAGGACAATATGCATGGATTAAGTAGGCATTTATTTTTTCAGTTGAAAGAAGACCTTGTTCATCCATTTGTTTATCTGAAATTGTAGGATATTCCCTATGAAATTTATTAGCCATATCATTAGGGTCATTTCTCAATTCGTCCAATTTTTTGACATATTCATCCTTACTGAAATCAGAAGCAAATTGTTTTACCAGTTCATCATCGTTATTTGGAACTACTTCATGATTTTCATTTTGTTTATCAGCTTCAAGCTGCCTCATATATTCTTCTAAAATGCTTCCCATTTTTGTATTTATGATAAATTTATAATTTTGTATATATTTATAATAATATATGTTTATAATAAAATCAAGTCTTTTTATTTCCAAGTGATTTCTTTTTCGTTGCCATTTTCATCATAATATGAAAACCAAAATTCTTTAGGCTCAAGGACAACAAGCTTATCCAATACATCTTTTGTGTATTTCTCAGCAACACCATGTTTTACATAAGCAATAGTTGCATGGGGATGATAGTCTCTATATTCAGAATGTGTTGGAAATTTATCAGTAATCAATTTATTTGTGTTAAATAGAGGAATTGAACTTGCATCACATTTCAAAACCTCAAAATCAGGATTATCAAACATAGAAATGTTCGTAAGAAAGGTTTGATATTTATCCAATGGTTCGAGCATATCTTTAATGTCATCCAAATCAACGTTATTATCTAAACAGGGAACAAGTGTCACATGAGTATCTGTTTCAATGCCAAAACCACTTCTGCTACCATCTCCGTAATACAAATCATCCTCTGACAATTTTTCTTGTATTTCCTTAATAATATCAGGTGTATTAAACCTAATCATCAAGAAGGCATATTTAGATTCGTTTGCCATATATATTATAAAATTATATTTTTATTTGAGTTCTTCTATTTCAGATTGTTCTTTGAGATATTTTTTCAAACAATCACGACAAAGTAGTTTTCCGTATGTTTGTTCAGCAATCTGCATATCCATATATTCAGTAGTTTCAGAGTGAGGCGTTTTCTCATTGTTTTCTTCTTCATTAATATCTCTTCCTTGTGTCGGATTCAACTCATCAATAGAAGAGGGGTTATAATACACTTGTTTTCCACATCTTTCACAGACATACATTTCAGAAAAACTGTCAGTAAGGTCAAGTATACGTTCCTTTTTCTCCTTATTGGCATATCTTTCAGCCATTTCCTTATTATAGAATTGTTTAATCATGTCTTCGCCATTTACAACAATGTCGGCACTAAACCTTAAAATATAATCACCATCAAACTCCAATACCTTTTCAAACGAAAGGTTATTAAATTCAAACTGTATCATATCATTTAATTTATAAGCATGAAGCGTTGTAAATGCAACGGATTTAATATCCAAAATATCAGATTTGATACCTTTATCCCTAATATTTTCAACTTCCCTTACAAAACCTTTTGAGATGAATACCTTATCATCAGGATATATGCTTACATAAAAATCAAGTTTAACAGTTTTTCCTGGGTCTTTTTCAAACACGACAAGTTTTTTGGTAAATTCTTCTATCTTATAGCGAGGAAAGAAATCTCTTTTCACATCAAGCGTATAACTCTTCTTAGGTTCAACGTAGATTAAATGCTCATCTTTATAAAATGCATCTTTTAACCCATCATTAACACCTTCAATATTTCTTTCGTTAGGCTGAATGGTGATCACATTTAGATTTTCTGAATTTTCAAACTTTACAAATTTACTGTCATATTTTTCATCCATTTTCTTTGCCAACGTAGGCGAGAAATACTCATAATGTTTTGCCTCCCTATCCACTGTATATGTTCTATACCTAAGTTCTTTTACCTCCTGTGTCAGCTCACCTTTGAGCAATGCTTTTGACACCCTATGAGAAGCAACCTCTTGATTAACTGAAATCATATTATCATGACTTGAACCAAGTTGTGTGAATACTTCGTTTTCTGTATTTTTAAGACCGAACATTAATCCAGTCCATACATTATTTATTTTATCTTTAATTTTTCCCATTTTTATTTAAATTCAATTTCATTAATTTTACTTTCAACTTCTTTTCCAAGCTGTTGTTTTAAAATATACAATCTTGAACGTAGTCCGAATTTTTCTTCATTTCCACCATTTATTGTAATATCAACATCAGTGTCTTTTATTTTATCGTTAACAAGGTCATAATAAGCCTTCAATTCAATGATTGACAATTCATTTATTTTCATTAGAATAATCTTATATAAAAATATTATTAATTTAATATAATATAGGATATACAAAAAATCAAGGCGACACGCTCTTCACAGAGAATGTCGCCTTTAAAAGAATAAAATTAACGCACAAACTATTTATTCACACTTTCTTGTGTGTTTTTAGAAATAACAACACAATCCACAAATTCAGGACAAAAATGTTCAACATCTGTTACATTCGTATAACTCATTGCAGAACGAATATAGCTTTCCATATTTTCAACCCATGTGTTTAAATGTGTTGTAACGGGTAAATACTTAGTAATGCCTTCTGCCGTCTTTGTTTTCTTGCCGTTTATTGCAATCTGCCCTTGTTTTGAAGCCATACCATAAATTTCCTTACATTTAACACCATTAACCTTAATTGTTTTAGCACAGCTTTCATGTAATGACGCAAACAGACTTCCAATCATTACATAATCAGCCCCCAATGCTAATGCTTTGATTACATCAGAATAATTACGAATACCACCATCTGCAATGATATAAGGAAGTTTAGTGCCCATAGAATCCGATAATAGTTGCAAATTCTGTTTAATTTCAAATACGTCATTAATCAATGAAGCCATAGGATAATGGATAGATGTATTTGAAGAAGTAATACAGCATCCTCCACTACCAATTCCTACTCTAATGTAATCTACACCAGCATTATAAGCAACCTTATATGTTTCGGGATTTGCAATATTGCCAACCATAACAATGATATTATCTCCGTGAATTTCTTTAGCTTTCATAACATAATCATACATTAAATTCATATGCCCGTTGGCGATATCAATTAATGCCTTTGCAGGAGAATTAAACTTACCATATTCATTACAGAAACATTCATAGAATTCGTGAAGAGAATATGCAGACCATCCACCAGAACAAGAATTGCCGTATCTCACGGTTATGTCAATGTTTCTCGGAAGAATTGCATTTATCTTGTTACTCTCGAACAAATGATAATTAAATTCATCCACAACACTGCTCATGGGTGCGGTAAATATAGGTAATTTACCATTTTCTTTATAAACATTGCATTCATCTCTATGTTCGATATATGAAACCTTTGCAGGTTTTATCATAATATCATTGTATGAATAAAGTGTCTTATCTAATAGCATAATAACATTATTTTTTTAAGATTTCTACTTAACACCAGTGCTTCCAAAACCATCAAGATTACGAAATTCATTACTTTCTATCTCATCAACTTGTTGTAAAATTGTCAATTCTTTAACATACACAGGCATCAATACCGCTTGCGCAATCCTATCCCCTGACGTGATTACAATATCTTTCTTTGAAAGATTTACGGCAATAATACAAACCTCATTAACATAATTTGAATCTACCGTACCAGGAGTATTAAGCACTGACAAGCCTTGTTTCAATGCCATCCCGCTTCTTGGCCTTACTTGAATTTCACAATCTTCAGGGATATTGAAATATAAACCTGTATGAATAAGTTTTCTTTCAAGCGATTTTAATGTAATAGTGTATTTTCCTTCTTTTTTATCTAACTTTGCACCTTCGTCACTTTCAGTAATATAAGCTCGTAAATCAAAACCACTATCACCGTTATGTGCGTATTCTGGATTAGGATTATCAGATTTATTGACAAATTTTAAAATTTGAACGTCTGGCATATAATTGTCAGGTTTATCATATATGCCACCTCTCATAAACATAGGTATCTTTCCAAATGTCATATTAAATTAATATATTATTGATAATTAATTATTCATCACTGCAAAGATACAATTTTTTTATTAGAAAACAAAATAAAATGGGATGTATTCGCTAATACACCCCCTAATTAAATTATTGTTTAGCACAAATGTACTTGACTAACAACGTAAAATAGCAATTTTCATTCGTTAATTATAAATTATCAATATAAATACAAAAATTATGATTTTCTTTTCTTATTTTTTCCAATATATTTCATTTGGCACTCAAATATGTTATTGTCGCTATCAAGGAATAAGAATTTCTCTCCTAATTTCATTGCTTTCAATGAACTATTACTTCCGTAACTCAAATTTTCATTAACCATCCCTTTTTTCAATTCATTTATCTTCTTATCGACAACACTTTCAACAATGGTTTTTATCAACTCATAATCAACATTTACAGATGCAGGAGTAGTATTATTATTTCCTTGTACTTCATTCAACTCTTGCCTATCTTGTTTTTCGAGCTTTTCTTGGATTTCATAAGAACGATTAAAACTATTAGGTAATGTTTGTTTTAATTTTTCTGTAAAAGCATCCATCTTAGGGTCAACGACAGTCATATCCAACGGATTTGCTGCAATAGATTCGATAATTTGTCTTGGCAATTTGGAATGACTATAATCAATAGAGCCTCCATGTCCTCTTCTCTCTTTAATTCGTTTCATTTCCTCATGAGGGTCATATCCGCTGGTTTTTTCAACCTCTCCATATACAGCCTTGTCTATGTCATCCAAATTTCCGACAATAGGAGAATTAGATGAAACAGTTCTTGCTTGTTTATGTTGAACGGCTTTTATACCGTTTTCCATTATCTGTTTCTGTTCTTTTGACAGAGCTAATTTTTCTTCAAGTGTCATACTGTTTATATTAATTTATATGAGTTAATATATATTTAATGTTCGGTAAAATCAACAAATTATCTTTTCGGTATTTTACTTAAATCAATTTTCAAAGGATTATCCAATTGTTGTCTTAATCTATCCATTCCTCTTTCCGTATCAGTTCTGTACAAATCATTATTAGTATTTGTTTGATTATTTAGATTCTGATTACGCTTGGCCAACATATTTTGCAAATCCCTTATACTGATAGGTTCAGGCTGTTGATTGCTTTGAGTATTATTAGTTTTGTCAGAAGAAGTTGGTTCTGACTTTCGTCTAGGCCCAGATTGAGTTTTAACACTATTATTGGCGTTATATTGTCTAAAACCTTGTTTGGTCTTTATATCAGATAGCTTAATAGGATTATTCAACTGTTGTTTCAACCTTTCCATACGTTTCTCAGTATCAGTCTTGAACACATCATTGCTATTATTTCTTGCATTCTGCATCTGCTGATTATTCGTATTGGATTGCCCTTTCATTCTTGGAGAAGAATGATTAATAGGTTTTGTAATTTCATTGTTGTCATTGCCATTACCAAATTTAGCAATTTTATAAACAACACTCATAGTATTGTCACCATCAGGATTAAAATCACCCAAACCCTGATAATAATTGCTTGCAGGTTCGGTGAAAACTTGTTTCGTAGGTTTCCAATAAGATATTCTATCAAGTCTGAAAAATTTCCAACTTGGAACACGTGAAGTTGTGTCCCCATAAGGTTGAAAAGCACGTATAACAGGATTACCAGCTTTTGTTAAGCCATAGGCATATACTTCAATTATTCTTGCACCTGTAGCTATATCTTCACCTTTCGTATGATAATTTATAATAATACGGGTATGTGTGTCAATCGCATCATTAACTGAATTAATTGACACAGATTCACTTAATAATATCCTATTTACACCCTCTAACATCATAAAACATTTAATTTATTTAAACCATTATGGTACTTGGTATTGTCCTTCTAATACATTAGCACTGGTATCTACTAATTTAGCAGAATATTGATATGTAGGATTATACAAACTACGAGTCATAGCAGTATTTCTCGCTTCATTATCAGCATCATTACCTGCACCACTGTCAGGATCAGTATCAAAGTTACTATAATTGAATACACCTAACGTACCATTACAGTTAGGAAGCCAAAATGAATGTCCTCCATGTCCAGTACCCTTACCTTGCGCATCACCAGTTGCCAAAGCATCAGGATGTTTACCAGAATATTGATTATATTGGTTATAATCACTTCTTACAATTTCCTCATGACGTTCATCCATTGAACGTATTTCCAAACAACTTTGCATTATATAGTATTGTTATAAATCTTTTATTTTATAATAAATATCATTGAATTAAAAATATATTTCAAAAACAACATAAGCCTTTATTAAATAAAAGATAATAGAAAGTTATATCCGAAGATATAAACAAATTCGGATATAACACAACTTTAATTATTTAATAAACACTATTAGTAAGCCAAAATACAATATTGAGGACGTAAAGTTAATTCAATTGTTGCCAATCCATCATCCTCATAAGAAAGATCTCCAAAGTTGGAGCTTACAATTTGACAATTTTTGCATATCCACAAACTTACAGTAGTACCAGTTGGATCAAGCATTTGAAGTTGAACATCACGTTTATATGCGACAGCATAACCCATACGACCTGTTACAGATTCAGCATGTAAACGTACCCATTCCATTACAGCTTGCGAGGCAGAAGGGCCAATAGGGTCTCTTAATGTAACATTTATTTGCTCCCAATTATATTTACCTGCTACCCAGTTTGATGTATTTAAGAAAGGAATTTCGGTTTCTCCAATTGATATATTAGGACGGACAGTATTGCTAACCCACCATTCTTGTATACCTAAATCTGATGGAAAACGCATCAAAAATCTATTTTTTCTTAACGGTTCGTATTCAATAGGCGATTTTATCAATAAATCTTCCATTTTAAGTTTAATTAACTATTTATTTTTATAAATAAATATCATAATTATTAATTTTGCAGCAGAATTACAATATTAAATATATAAATAAATGGACAGAAAAGAAAAATTCCTCATTAAATTAAAAAAAACACACGGTGATAATATTGACACATCAAAAGTAGAATATGTAAATAGCCAAACAAAAGTATGTCTAATATGTCACAAAAAAGATAAGAATGGAATAGAACATGGAGAATTTTGGCAAGCTCCTGCTGATACTGTAAGAGGTAGAGGTTGTCCTAAATGTGCAAATGAAAAACGTGGGCCAAGACAAGAAGATAGAATGACTACAGAAAAATACATACAAAAAGAACGTGAAGTGCATGGTGATAAATATGATTTATCAAAAGCTATTTATAATGATGCAAAAACGAAAATGTGTTTTATTTGTCCAATTCACGGGGAATTCTGGCAAGGGCCATATCAACATTTAAGTGGACAAGGCTGCCCCAAATGTGCAGGTAGGTCATGGTCACAAGAAGACGCAATAAATGCATTTAGAGAAGAACAAGGTGATTTTTATATATATGATAAAGTCATTTTTAAAGGGATGAAGATACCTGTCACAATAACCTGTCCTATACATGGAGATTTTCAACAAACACCTGATAAACATCTGCAAGGTCATGGTTGCCCTATTTGCGGAAATATAAAAAAGAATTTTGATAGAAAAATAACATTTGATAAATTTATAGACAAAGCAAATATAATACATAATTTTAAATACAAATATATTAACAATACTGTAATAGAAAATATGCACAGTAAGATAACCGCTGTATGTCCTATTCATGGTGAATTTCAACAAATTATCGCAGACCACTTAAATGGTCATGGCTGTCCTAAATGTGGGTATAACTTATCAAAAGCAGAAGATGATATTATTTCTTTTATTAAAAATGAATTACATATTAATAATATTATTCAACGTAATAAAGACATAATTCCTCCTTTTGAAATTGATATATACCTTCCAGATTATAATATAGGTATTGAATATAACGGATTAATATGGCATTCTGAAAAATTTGGAAAAGATAAATATTATCATCTAAAGAAAACAGAAGAATGCCAAAAGAATGGAATTAAACTAATTCAAATATTTGAGGATGAATACAATGAGCATAAAGAAATTGTGTTTGAAAAGATACGCCACTTATTAGGAAAAGATAACAATAAGGAAAAAATATATGCAAGAAAATGTACTGTTAAAGAAATAAATAAAACCGAAAGTGAAACATTCTTGAATACAAATCACATACAAGGATTTGCGCCATCAACAATATATCTTGGATGTTATTACAATGATGTGTTAGTAGCTGTTATGACATTCAAGAAAGAAACTAAAATAAGTAATAAATGGGAATTAAATCGTTTTGCAACTGACATATCAAAGCATTGCATTGGCATTGGTGGAAAGATGTTTTCTTATTTTATCAAGAATTACAATCCTGACTATGTAAAGTCCTTTGCGGATAGAAGATGGACATTAAATAACGATAATAACCTTTATACAAAATTAAGGTTTAAGTTGGATGAAATACTTAATCCTGATTATTCATATGTCACATCAAAGGGAAAAAGAGAACATAAATTTAATTTTCGTAAAAAATTAATGATAAAACGATACACAGAATATAACCTTACAAATGATATGACGGAAGAACAAATGACAAAGATTATAGGTGTATATAAGATATGGGATTGTGGGAAATATAAATATGTATGGCAGAATAAAAGTAATGGAGATTAAATGTCTCCATTACCTGTTTGTTTATTATCTTTGCTTTCAAACGCCTTATCTACTATATTCCATACCTTTTTAAGTAGCTGATACTGTTCTGATGTAGGATTATCAGCAAGTTTAGCAATAGCTTGTAAAGCCAACTGACGTATCTTATTTATGGTATCAGTTACATCAATTTCATTTCTGCTCTCTTCTGGAACTGTTTCAACTTCTTTTTCTTCTTTATACCCGTCATTAAACTCTTCAGGTTTCTCAAAATCCTCTTCATTAACATCCGAGAAAATCATATTTTCAACAGTCAATTTAGGTTTACTAAGCAATTGTTTCATTTCGCTGATAAGTTGCTTGCTATCTATATTTTGTTTCTTTCTTTCCATATTCGACAAAGTAGATTTATATATTATAAATATATTCTAATATAATTAAATATAGTAATATTAACATTTAAAACTTTGTTATTTATATATAATAATGTATATTTGTACGGATTTTTTTCAATATAACAAACCTATAAGAAAAAAATGAAAGGTAAAAACCAATTTCCAAAAGTGAACACGAAATTATATTATAAAATAACATATATAGAATATATGATTGTGGCTCTATGTGTTTTGAAATGATTTTAAATTAAAAAAGAGGACTAAATTAATAGCCCTCTTTAATTTTAACATATTAAATTATTAAGCATCTTCCCAAACTGTACCTTGAGGTGTGATAACAAATTCAAGCTCAATGTATTCAAGAGTAGGCGTTGGTTTGATATAAATCTTAGCAGGAATTCTTAATTGTTCTCTTGCTTCAACACTGTCATCAATTTCCAGACGCCAATCTGTAATACCTCTATTACTCATTACATTATCCAAAATAGGAGTAATTGCACTTTCAAACGACTGTTTAGTAGTATTATCATTTGGGTCAAAGATTAAACCAATACAAGCGATAGAACAAAGTTTTCTAATTCTCAACAGCAGTCTACGTTTAGAGATTCTGTTCATTTGACTTTCTCTTACCTGCAAATTCTTATCGCCCCAAATTCTCATACCGTCTTGCGCAAATGTATTAACAAAGTTGATACGTCCGTTATAAAGAGTATCTTGGTCATTTAACTTCAACATTTTCTTAGGTTTAACACTATCTATCGACCCTCTATTCCAACCAGCCGCTGCGAACCACGGGAACGAAATGTTATCAGTATAAGCAAAGTTTCTTACAACATCTTTTGTTGGCGGCAGGAACACATATACGTTGTTATCACTATCAAAATATTTTACATTTGGATAGTATGTACAAGTATAGTTGCTATCAATATCAGCATCTTCCAAGTTGTAAACGGCATCATCAGGCGTATACATTTCACTCTCAGTATCACCTGCACCAAATGGCTTATCAGGTGTAGTTACTACATATACAGAGTCCGCACGTTCATTTTCAACCATATCAATCACTTCGCCGACAAGTGTAGGATTGTTTACATAGTCAATACCAGGAGTTGCCAATACGTTAATGTCAATTTCTTTCGGATTAGCGAACAATCTTGCGCCATACAGATAAGCATAGTAGTCGGAATTCAGACACTTATCAGCAACATCAAAGTTGTATTTCTCAGGCTCTTTCAAAACAGAGAAATAAGTACCTTCACCACTTATAGTGTTTAAGTTACCACGATATTTCTGGTATCTGAAATCATCCCCAATACTTCTTGAAGTACGGTAATAATCCCATCCATCCCATCCACCATAGAATGTTACAGTGAATTTTCTATATCTTTTATCTTCGTAGATGGTATTAATCATTGTATCTTCGTCACCAATTCTAGGCTCGATACCCATAGAAGTGGTAACATTCTTATTAACTGTAACCCAAGTATAACCAGAAATAGTATCTACTGTAACGGTTTGAGTATTCCCCTGTTCATCTGTTATCACTCCGTCCTCATTAGGTACACCATTCAATATACGTGCATCCAAGTGGAAGCAAGGGCTTAATCCTTCAGGCTCTCCATTGTAGGCTTCAACACCTTTATATTTCAATATATCCTCATCAATACCAGTAATATCAGAGATACCAAAATATTGTCTATTAATTCTTATATCATCATCGACAGTGGTATTATATTGGAAATAAGGTTGTACAGGTTCTTCTGTACAGTGGAAAGTCGAAGCATAGAATTGACTATTGGAATCAAGAGCAGCAATTCTACTTATACCCTTATAGTTTCTAATAGGATAACCTAAGAAGCCAGCAGGTATTGAAACCTTTGTCTTATCAGTTTCATTCACTTCTACTGTAATGTAGTTGGAAACAGCTTCATACTGTTCATCATAAGAACCAATCTTTAATGCAATATAATTGCTACTACCAGGAATTAAATTACATTGTGTATATCTTTCCAATACAGACTGAGAAGCATCAGTATCATAGAAACTTCTAACAATAACGTCAAAAGTACCATTTTCAGGGTCAATGTTCTGTATTGAAACCTTAACTTCAGTATTGGCATTGTCACCGTCAGAAATAGTATGGAATCTGAACAGTTTAGTTAATTCAACATGTTCAGCAGAACCCTTCATTTCAGATACAATCCACGGAGTAGAAGCACATCTATATTGTTCCTTGTAATTGTTCATATCAAGCGTGATAGGTTCAATGTCACTATCATCATCTTTCATTACATAATACAAACCATCTTCCAGCACTTCAACAGCGTCTTCAAATATCTCATTTTTAATAGCACTCTTACCGCTTAGATACTCTGTCTGATAATTTCCTGTCGTTTGGTCATCACCCTCTGCATTTTGGTATTCTCCATAGTAATATTCTCTCGTACCATCGGATGTGGTATAAGCTACTACGGTGTAAATATGCCCAGGTTTACCATTAGTAGAACTCCAACTTCTACCGTTATTTTTTGAAATGTGTACTGTAAGGGGAGTTGTATTATCTTTATCATTTACAGATTCCGTAGCTGAATATAAGAAACGTTTTCCTACATCTCTTCTTTGCAATGTTGATTCATCATCAGTAAGGATTGCATTAACAGAAGCATGTTTAGGTATAATCCTTGTAATAGGATAGAATTTTGTACAATTGTTGATTTCAGTAATCAATCCTCTTTCAATTAATTGCTGTAAAGCAACATCGTAAAGTTCCTCAACATAAATTTCAGCGTCACCTACTTCAGGATCTCCACCTATTACATTGTAAATATAATTTTTCTCATTCTTGTTTAGCGTTACTGAATATCTCTTTTCAACACCATCAAATCTCTTAACAACAATTGTAAATGTTCCATAATTCGTAACATCAACATTAAATGAGTTTTCAGAAGGAGTATAACCAGGATTACAATCCAAGCCTAAAGTCAACGTCTTACTTGGTTCAAGTTTAACATCTGTTGCATAATATTGGATTTTATCATATTCATACTCATCTTCACAAATACCTATCTCATGTTGTGCGGCACGTAAAAATGCGGCTTTCTTATGTTCACCTCTTGAACGCAATACAGCTACAACCATATTATCATAAGTTTTATCTTCAGAATCAGTAGCACCTGCCGTTATAATCCATGCAGGCCCAGCATTTACACCAGATAAACCAAGAACTCTTACTACCTGTAATTGGTTTGACTGTTGCAGATAGGACTTGGCGATATATGGTAATTCGTATTTCAGGTATTGACTTCCACGGAACTTTTCAGGATTAGTTCCACCGAAATATGTAGTAAACTGTCTCCAATTCTCAATTGCAAAAGGTTGAAATGCAGGCCCTTTAACAGTTTCACCTACCAATCCAAGAGTGGTGATACCAAGTGATTTGGAAGCGTAGGTAAGATCTGTTTCTTTGGTATATACACCAGGACTAACATGTACACCTCTCACACTATTGTTATTGTTATTTGCCATCTATAATCAGATTTTATCGTATTATTAGTTATTTATAAATATCATTAAAAATACCAAAGTGAGATATTTATAATATAGAATAGTTATCTAAAAACAAATATATCATTAAGGCTATCAATATCTTGGATTGTCAAGTTTATTTTATTGTTTTTCACCACTTTTTCAATATCAATATCATCTTCTACATCAATATTTATTTCACTATCAAATACAGAAGAATACAATATCTTTTGATTTTCGGTCATATTGTTAAAATCGACACTCTCTCCACAAATCATATTCAACCGTTGAAATACAAATTCTTCCATCTCTATTAATTGTTTATACAGTTTGTATAAAGCAAAAGCGACATTCGCAGGAAGATTGATTTGTTGTGCAATAATCTTATCAATAGTCTTACTTAGATTAAACCCATATGAAATAGAAATAGTTTTTTGCATATAATATATAAATGTAATAACTTTATTACTAATTAAGATATTACAAAATAATAGGTTATTCAACAATAATCTCTTCCGATTTCACAGGCTCATCATTTGCATTTTCGGGAGTATTTATTTTATCATAAACAGTTGACGGATCATAACCAATGAATTTCAAAGATGATTTTTGATTAACATCAAAATGTCTTATCCTTATCTTGATGTTATCTCCGTTTTTTACTTTAAATCCCTTGTCAATATAATAAGGTGTATCATTCACGAATAACCTTATTTTTCTTATATTTGTTTTTTCAATGGTTTCTATCACCATATCGGTGTCAATTGTAAATTCTACCTTATCATGGTATTCTTCAAAGTCTATAGATAGTTCCAAAGATTTATTTTCATAAACATCATCATATTCGATAATATCAATTTTTGGCTTTGATTTATTGGTATCACCGTCACCGAATAACATTATTCTTTTTGGTTTTTTCTCTACTTTGAAATCATCTTTATTAATAATGTATGCCATTACTTTTATGACAAATGACTGCATAAAGAATTTACGTTCATCAACAGAATAAGTTGATTCATCATTTACCGAATCAATTACCATAGGTATAAAATGGTCATTAGGACGAATATAACATTGCCTTGCACTGAATAGTTTGTTTATCTTCTGGTTGAATACATTCAGCATAGCAAATTTATCAGTAATAAAATTTATTCTATACATCAAATCAACAGCAAAAGGTTGTTTCATAGAATATATTTCATAGTGTTCAGTTCCGTTATCATCCATTACGTTTCTAATCCTTAACGTGTAATATCTATCCCCTGGAATATTCCATAACCCTCCTTGATTATCACCAGTTTCAGGATTATTATCTCTTGACACTGTTTTGAAATTCAATAATAGGTTTCCGTTTTCATCAGTATGTTGCCATGATTGACTATATTCATTAAATCTTTGGTTTGAATACCAAGTAAAGGTAGGAATTTTCTTCCCATCAAACTCAATATCTATCTTAGTATCCACAAACTCAAGTACAGCTTTGTCTATATCCTCATATTCCAAAGGTTTAGGAAAATAAGGCTCATTATGCATTATTTCTTTTGTATAGTTTTCACGTCTTTCTCTTCCAAATGCTTTTTCTCTATATTTGATAGGGGTTATATATTTTTTAGGCTGCATACTATAATGTTGTTAATTTTAATATATTATATTCCATCAAATTCATCTCTCGTTACTGGCGCACACTCAATTACGAGCCACGGAGATTTATAAGCACCGACAACCATATTGTTTGCATTATTTATCTTTCCGTCACTTATGACCGAAAAATAATACATGTCATTTGTGTCATTCAATACACCAATATAATCACCTCTTTTAATATCACATTTATATGTTTTTAAAGTATTTTTTAATATATATACAGTAAGATTTCCACTTAACATATATACACCGCTTGATGTTTTATCATCAAACGTCTTTGTTTGGGCATCTTTTATTTCATATAAACAAGGCAATTCCTTTGGAGGTTTAAATCTTATATTCCTTTTATTCGGTGTTTCGTGATATATGTCATTTGTATTTGTTTTTATTCTATCAACTTCATACAACACAATCGTCTGATTAGTATCTTCTTCCATATAGTCAGATAACAATTCAGTTTCTAATTCATAATCCTCTTCGGAATAGAACAAATTATTCCTATTTACTGGTGCATTTATTGGCATGATTAATAACTTTTTATATAAATAGTTTTGCTTTTACTATACAAAATAGTATATTTGCAAAAATAATATTTTATGTGAATGGGTGAGCAATTAAGCATTAGAAAGATTAAAAAAGCATACAATATATTAAAATTTTATAACGGAGATAATAATCAAATTCTTCTTTATCAGAATGAATATAAGAATGGAAGTTTTGTATTGAATGATTTTTCGTACAAATATATTACTTCCAATCAAGATTACACACCGTTACAGATAAATAAAACAATTCGCATATCCTCTGATTACGGCAATATATTAAAAGAAAAATACAATATAGATTTTATTCCAAACAAGGTAAAAATCACTAAGATAATAGGGGAAATGAATAACAGTTATCATTGTTATGTGCAATATAGACAAAGCATACCCCCTCAACTTATGTATGTGAATAAAAACTACATCATAGATAAACTATTTGATAATAAAACAGATTCTTATGAGAATATAGATTTTGATAAATACGATAAATTAACTGAAAAATATGGTAGAAAACTAAAACCTCACCAAAAAGAAGCTATAAAATTCCTTCTTACCAATAAAAAATGTATTTTAGCGGATTCAATGGGTCTTGGGAAAACACTAGATACAATTGTTGCGGCTTTGGAAGGTGGTTTTAAACATATACTTGTGATTACGACTGCATCTGTAAAAAGTACATGGAAAAAAGAAATATCCTATTACGAAGATGAAGATAATATTGCAATAATGAGCGGTTCTAAATGGGTAAATGCAAAGAAATTTACTATAACGAATTATGATATAGTACAAAATTTCTATCAAGTTCCGTATGAGGCAGTTGAAGAACTCGATGAAAATGGAGAAGTGATTGTGAAACTTAGAAAATCACAAAAAAAGGAAGTAATAAACGAAAATTTAATGAAAAGCCCTTTATTCCAAGAACATTTTGATTGTGTAATTATTGATGAAGCACAAAAATTATCAAATAAAACATCAATAAGATATAAGACAATTTATGATTTTCTTCATAGAGCTAAACCAGAAGCAGTTTTTTTAGTTACTGGAACTCCTTTGACAAACAAGCCTATTAATCTTTATAATATATTATGTCTGATAGATGCTGATATTACAAAAGATTATAATTATTATTGTATGAGATACTGCGATGGTCGTAAAATGAAACTAAGAACAGGAAAAGTAATCTTGCTTAATAATGGAGCAAGCCATTTGGATGAATTAAGAGAAAAAATTAAACATTTATATATAAGAAGGTTACAATCCGAAACAAATGGAATGGTTAATAAAACAGTATTAACAAAAGAATATGATTTAAATGAACAACAAAAAGAAATATATAATACATTATGGGATAATTACTTACAAGCCAAGAAAGAATCAGGTGTTGATGATGCAGAAAAATACAAAGATTTAGTGGAAGGCATAATTGTAAGGCAGTATTTGGCTAAAGAAATGATACCTAATACCATTGAATTGACTGATGACCAAATAAATTATGGTGAAAAAGTAATTATTGTATGTACATTCCAAGAAGAAATTGATATACTGAAAGAACATTACGGAAAAAAAGCTGTTATTTATAATGGTAAGATGACAGCCAAAGCAAAAGATAAAGCCGTTGATAGCTTTATGAATAATCCCAATACAACAGTATTTATTTGTAATTTAACCGCCGCAAGTGTGGGTATTACATTAACAGTATCTCATTACATTATATTTAATTCATACTCATGGGTAAGTGCTGACAATAAACAGATGGAGGATAGAATTTATCGTTTAACACAAGATAAGGATGTGACTTGTGTATATCAGATGTTTACAGATTCTATTTCAAAAGAAATGTATGATATTGTTAAAAATAAAGAACTGATAGCTGAAGAAGTTATCAAGACTGAAAAGGACAAATAATCATGGAAAAAAATATAATAAAGAACAACCGATTCGTAGCGATAGATTTTGAGACCCTTGAATTTTGGAGAGCATCTGTTATAAGCATAGGTATTGTTGTTATTGAAGACAACAAAATTGTTGATAGTTATTACACAAAGGTTTGCCCTCCTACGCAGATGGAATCATATCATTGTGTAAAAATACATGGGCTTCATTATAAAGATGTGAAAAATTATCCAAAATTTGATGAAATATGGGAAAAGATTGATAAAGAATACATAAAAGGTAGTCCTATCATTGCACATAATGTAGGATTTGAAAAAAGTTGCATCAATGAATGTGGAGATTTCTTTGGAACAAATACTGATTATGTATATTACGATACATTGAATATGTCTCGTAAATATATTAATAAACTTGAAAATTATAAACTTGATACAGTTTCAAAATTTGTGCATCATAAATTAAACCATCACCACAATGCATTGGAAGATGCAAAAGCTTGTGCTGCAATATTTATTTATTTAAATAAAAAACATACTACATTGGTAGAAGATTATGACAGAAACAGAAATAGAAGAAAAAAAACAAATTGATGATTTGGATTTTTTAGATATGTCCGAATATAAGGTAGTGTATATTATATACGTTGGAAAAGATGTAGATGATAAAAATATTTACCAATTCATATTATCCAACAACCCTGATGATGTATTTTCTGAAGGATGGGGTGAGAAACCCGCGTCCAATATTCCTAAATCAATACTAATGATTGATGAGGATATGTATGAATATGTGAAAGAGTTAAAAACGGATATGATATTAGATTTAGCACAAGATAATTCCTGTTTTTCAATGCAAGATGCAAGAGATAACATTGTTGCTCTTGCTTATGAGAATATTGACAATTATGAAGAATACCCAGAGGAAGGTAGAATAGTAATACATTTTGGTGAAAGCATAGATGAGGTCGAGAAAAATTTTGCCAAAAGAAATTTATTCTTGAAATTTGTATAATCATTATCCATATTTATAAAAGATAAATTGTAAAATAAAATTAATAAATTATTAAACAATGGATAATAAAGTAATCTTTAAAATTGGAGAAAGTATATATTCTCCTGTATTCTGTGATTATACAGATAAAGAAATCGTAGACAAAATTGTTGATAGATTAGGCACGTTTGCAAAAGATGTAACAGAAGAGCAATTCTATTTTACAAAAAAATTAGTAAGAGATGGTTGGCAAATTTGTGATTGTTATTATGGTGAGAAAGACAAAACTAACAAATATATCTCAAAACTTAAAGCAAGGTTGAATTGGTTTAAATTCACAGGAATTAATAGCGATTATAACAAATGCACTGAAAAGATAATGGATGAAGGAATCATATCCAATAATGTTTCTGATTATGTCTTATATGTGAATTATGGAAATACAACCATATTCTTATACGATAACACATTGGAGGAACCGACTATGATAGGCACATTCCACTGTTATGATGATATTATAAGAAGTCTTAAACATATTAAGAAAAGCATCCCAGCAAAAGCCAAGATGTCATTCAATGTAAGTAGATATGTGGACACATTTAATGATAAAGAAAATCCTATGTTGCAATCAGCTTTTGGAACAAAATATTATGAAATTGATTTTGATAGATTAAAACTTATTGCAATATAATAAACATAATAATAGCCGTTAGAAATTTAACAAACTAACGGCTATCTTATTTTAAAGTATTACTGAAATTATATAAATTATAACAGTAAACAAAGAACCTAATAGAGTGGCAATAAAGTCTTTCTTGTCAAATACAGTATCAAACCATTTTTCTTTTACAAACTCTAAGAACATTGTAATAAGAAATCCTACAATAAAACTAACCCATCCGAATAAAGCAAACAAGCAGGTTAAATATCCCCCAACCAAGAAATGAAGTATCTTGTCGCTTCCAAATTTGTTAATTATGTTATCTATTAATTTCATTATATTTTAATATTTTAATTCTAATTATTATATTACATACATACCAAGAGGAATACCTTTCTTCATTTCCAACATACTTTGTACCATTTCAGCTTGACGTTTCATTGTTTCATAAGGAGACATTCTTTGTAATCTTTGGTCAAGGTTTTGCATAATATTATCTTTTTCTCTTTGACCCATTGATATAAGTGTTTGATAATCAAGAGTTAATGGACTACTTATCATATTTATATTACCTGAGAATTTCCCTCTTACCAATCCTAATGTTTCAGCAGCATGTGCAATAAGTAATTGTCGTATGATAACTTTTGTTGGGGAATTAAATAAAGTATAATCCATTTTATCCAAAGGCACTTGGTCAGGAGTAAGCAATACATTAGGATTAGCCCTTCTACATTCATCAGCATTTGAAGGATTTACATCATAATATGTATACCAACAAACACAGTTATTAAGATTATACATATTTATTCCTGAACCACCAAAAGTTAATTTACTTCCTGGTGTACTCATCAAATGAATTAAATGTGTACCATCAGGTCCTGCTGTTACCTTATATGTTAAATCGCATCTAAAGAATTTATTTTTCTGTGCCATTGACGCACTAAGCAATGCAACATCATATAAGTTAAAAGCATAAGTTCCTAAACCTAAAGCGTAAGGAGAACCTGCACCACCAAAGGCAGCAGCAGAAGAAAATCCCATTTGGCCATAAACTCCCTCGCCAAAAGGTGTCCCAAAACCTGCATAAGAAGCAAATAAGGCGGCATCAGTTTCAGGAGGTGTAATCCATAATACTTTATTAATTTCACGTCCAGCAGGAACTACATATACTTGTTTTCCTTTTTCGATTTTAAAGAAATCCTTTTTTAGTTCCCACGGCCCAGAGTTTTGTAGACCTACCTGTTTGCTAAACCAATAACTGTAATCTTTTGATATATCTAACGTTCTTACTGATAAAGCATAAGCAATATCAGTATTTGTTACATCTTTTCCATATAATGATGCCCAATTACTTTCAATAACAAAATTCTGGACTTTTTCGGCATAATCGCCTACTGCAATTTCCAATAAATCGCATAAAGCATTATCAGTTAATTCAATTTTTCTTATTCCACCTGAAAGTTTTGAGCGTACAAGTTTGAATAAGTGTTTTATTTCGTCATCAATTATCATTTTAATATATGTTTATAATAAATATTGTTAATAGTATTTATAGATATAGATTAAAATTGTATATTTGCAAAAAATTAGAAAATGAAAAAATTAAGTCAAGAAGAATTTATAGAACGAGTTAGTAAATCACATAATTATAAATACATATATACTAATGTTGATTATAAAAATGGTGATACACCAGTATGCGTAATATGTCCTATTCATGGTGAATTTTGGATAAAACCTGAGTTGCATTTAAGAGGACACGGATGTCCTAAATGTGCTAAAAACGGTATTAAATATACAACAGAAACATTCATAGAAAAAGCAAAAGAAATTCATAAAGATAAATGTATTTATACAGAAGTTGATTATATTGATAGTAAAACACCTGTTACAATAATATGTCCTATACATGGAAAATTTCAACAAACACCTAAAAAACATTTGCAAGGACACGGTTGTCCCATTTGTGGCAAATTAAAGAAAATAGAATACGCTGAAACAAAAAGAGAAGAATATAAAAATAATTTTATTGTCAAAGCCGAACTATTATATAATTTTAAATATTATTATGGCGATATTAATTATTTAAATAATAATACTAAAATTAAACTAATTTGTCCAGAACATGGAGAATTTTATGTAACTCCTAGAAAACATTTACAAGGAACAGAATGCCCAATATGCACTAAAGAAAGAATAAGAAAACTATATGCCTATAGTTTGGAAGAATATATAGATGCAGTTAATAAAATACACAATTATAAATATGACTACCATTTAATTAAAGAATATATTAATATTATATGTCCTGTTCATGGAAAATTTACAACTATGGCTGATAGTCATTTAAGAGGACATGGTTGCCCACAATGTGCTAATGAAAACAATATATCCGAAAATAAGATTTATGAGTATTTAAAACATAATATTAGTAACGAAATAGAAAAACAAAAAACATTTAAATGGCTTAACGGAAAATCATTAGACATTTATATTCCATCAATGAATATTGCCATTGAATATCAAGGGAGACAGCATTTCGCTCCCGTATCTATATATGGAGGTGAAGAACATTTCTTGAAACAAAAACAACGAGATATTAATAAATACAACGAATGTAAAGAACATAATATCAAATTGTTTTATTTTACCAAAGAAAAGGAAATTCCTAATGAATATTTAGACATTATTTATACTAAGGAAGAAGAACTTTTGAAAGCAATTAATTCATATAATAATAAGACATAATTCAACAATATCAATGGCGTATAATTTCTTCATAAACAAAGGGGCAACATTACCAACACTTAGAATGGAAGCAATAAATGACGGCAGACATGATTTCTCTAAATTAAACATTGCCCTACAAGCAGCAGATGTATATTTCAATATGACAAATATTGAAAATGGTATTAGAAAAATTGCTAATCAAAAAGCAAATGTTATCATGAAAGAAGATGATGGTTGCGAGGATAAATATATCATTGAATATCAATGGAAAGAAAGAGATACAAAAACACCAGGACTTTATAAAGGAGAGTTTAGAATTGTATTCAATGACACAGTTGAAGTAGGTGGTAAAACATTGCCAATAGGTGAGTTGATAGTACCTATATCACAAGAACTACACATACATATTATAGAAGGAAATATTAAAAAATGAAAAATATAGCTTTCAGGTTTTGTTCTTACCCTATTTAATAGTATATTTGCATTGAAGTTTGATTGGCATGATGTATTGAAGAGTAATACTTAACTGCTAATTCAGTAAAATATGTTAATTAATAAATTATTTGTAATGAGTTCAAAACCTGAAGTAACAAAAGAGCAGGTACATGCTTTTTTGATGGGTAGTAACCCAATGGAACATATCATCAAAATCGAAGGAGATTATAATGATGATAAGATTTATGTTATTTACAGAGATGAGAATAACAAACTAAAGACTGACATAGATAATTTCTACCCTTTTGTATGGTGTAAACAAAGCACTGGACGTTTTCTCTATAATGGGGATAGAAAGAAACTGAAAGACGCTATGGCTAAATACAATTTAGGCTGTAAGGGTCTTAGAATACATGATACTGATGGAAATGTACATCCTCGTATGGAAAATGGATATCGTGTCATGTTCTATGCTAAAACACCTATGGCATTTTCCAAATTCCAAAAATTCTTTGAAGAAGGTGGAAGGCCTATATATCCAAAACCAAGTGACAAAAGTTACGGATTAAGGGATTATATCTGTGTTGCTCCTAATGAACAATATATGATTTCAACAGGAAAAAGAATGTTCAAAGGGTATGAAGATTATGATGACTTGCTACGTCTTGAATGGGACTTGGAAACAGAAGGACTTGACCCAAATATCAATGCCATTTCACAGATTGGTATAAGAACAAACAAGGGTTTTGAAAAAATCATTTCAATTCAAGACGAAGGTGAAGAAAAACTGGAAAATGAAATGAAAGGTTTATCAGAGTTTTTCCAAATTGTAAGAGAAATACAACCTGATGTAATGACAGGACATAACACAGAGAACTTCGACTGGAATTTTATTGATGTTCGTCTAAAAAAGCGTGGGTTATCCCTTTTCGATTATACACAACAGTTATTTTATGGAAAAGGTATATATAAAAAACAAAAAGAGGCTGTTTTGAAATTAGGAGGGGAAATGGAATATTATTATCCTACTGTAATGTGGGGACATAATCTTACAGATTCTTTATTTGCTGTAAGACGTGCGCAAGCTCTTGATAGTAATATGAAAAAAGCCGATTTGAAGTATGTTACTAAATATTCAAAACTGAATAAACCCAATCGTGTATATGTACCAGGAAAAGTTATTAATAAAACTTGGAGTGATACATCAAAAACTTATGCTTTTAATAATGAGAATGGTGAATGGTTTAAGATAACAGATGAAATTCTAAACAAAACTTTTATAAATTGTATTGGAGAAAAACTACAAAGATACAGTCTAAATAACGATGGCACATTACTTGATAATAAAGAAATTCGAGATTTTAAATATGTAACAGGACGATACATTGTTGAACGTTATCTTTTGGATGACCTTTATGAAACAGATAAGGTGGAGCTTCGTTATAATCAATCTAATTTTCTTGTGGGTAAGATGCTTCCTGTGTCATTTGAGAAAATGTGTACAATGGGAACTGCCGCTATATGGAAGTATATTATGCTTGCATGGAGTTACGAACATGATTTAGCAATTCCAGAATTAATTGATACAAAACCATTTACAGGTGGATTATCACGTTTATTAAAAGTAGGGTATGTAGATAGAATTGTAAAATTGGATTTCAATTCACTTTATCCATCTATTATTCTTTCATTTAATATTAAGACACCTGTAGATGTAATGGGTGTTATGAATGCTATTCTTGAATACATCTTAACTGAACGTGAATACTATAAAGGATTAAAGGCCGATTTTGGAGCAAAAGCAAAAAAGATAAAGAAACAAATAGAAGTAAATCCAAATCTTCCAAATATCAAGGAATTAAAAGAAGAGCAACAAAAATACGAAACAGAAGCTGCACGAAATGACAAGATGCAGTTGCCTTTAAAGATTACTGGTAATGCATTCTTTGGTTCATACGGTTCTGGAAGCGTTTTTCCTCATTCAGATTTGATTTGTGCAGAAGAAACAACTTGTACAGGACGTATGATGTTGCGACTTATGATTTCGCATTTCACGAGTATTGGATATGAACCTATTGTAGGTGATTCATTTACCGAAGATACTCCTTTATTTATCAAATATAATAATACAAATGACATTGATATAGTACCAATATCAAAATTGATAAATGAAAAGAAAATTAAAAAGGATAAATTAGATAGGGAGTATGATACCTCTAAAAAAGATTTTAAGGTATTATGTAGAAGCGGATGGAAAGAAGCCACATATATTTACAGACATAAAACAGATAAGGATATATATCGTATAAATGATAATGATTGTTCGGTTGATGTTACAGAAGACCATTCTGTTTTCAATGAAAAGCAAGAGAAAATAGCACCAAGCGAAATAAACAAGAATACCAAACTTGCATATTATAACGGTGGAAACATTATATCAAATAAATATACATTCGATAAACGTAAATTAAATATGTGTGCAGTTCTTGCAGCAGGAAATAGAGAACACGCTCTGATAACAAAAGAAGTGCTTAATAGTACGGTTTCTTGCAAAAAATATTTCTTGGATAGGTTTGAACATTATAGACAACCAAATAAAGAATATTCAAAGCAAATTATAGCTTCATTACAATATATTAAAATGTGTATAGAAAATGGGTAATACTTTGACAGAAGAAAAGAGGAAAAAACGTGAAAAGGCTTTCATTGAAAAAGCAATGGAAGTCCAACACGGTAAATATAGTTATGACCATTTTGTATTTGTCAATACACATACAAAGGGATGGATAACTTGTCCGATTCATGGTGATTTTTTACAAACTCCTAAAAATCATCTACAAGGACAAGGTTGCCCTATTTGTGGTAAAGAGTATGCACAACAATGGAGTAAGAACAATTATAGTCATTTTCTTAAAAGAGCAGAAGAAGAATTCGGTAAAAATTTTAGTTATCCAAATATTGAAAAAGAATATGAGAACAACCATAGTAAAATTACTATAAAATGTAATACTTGCGGACATATATTTACCAAGAGAGCAGGAGACCATCTTAATTCTCTTAATGGAGGCTGTAGTGTATGTTATAAAAAATCATTTGAAAAATATTATACATATGAAGAATTATTGGTATATAATAAATTAAATCTAAATATCAAGTCATTTGAAGGAAAGAAAGAATATAGGGATAAATGTACCGTTATCTGTCCTAAGCACGGAGAATATGAGATTATAATTAATAGTATATTAAAAGGCAAAGGGAAATGTGGTAAATGTGCGAGCAAGAAAGCCACAACAGCACTTGAATTTAGAAGAAAATTTATTGAAAAATATGGGGATATTCTAGAATGGAATGATAATGATTATATAAATATGAGTAAAGAAATTATCTTTACTTGTAAAAAATGTGGGCATAAATTTAAAAGATCACCAACAGCGATACTTAATTATAAGTACAAAGACATATGTCCAGAATGTTCAATTAGGAAAATTAGTGAAGAAAAAACAAAATCAACAGAACAATTTAAATTGGATGTTGAAAAAGTGTATGGTAAAGGCGTATTCGATATGACAGATACTGTATATATAAAATCAAGTGAATACGTGACATTAAAATGTAATGAATGTGGAAGATATTTTACAAAAGAAGCAAACTCTCTTTTACAAGGAAATGGTTGTCCTTACCATTATCTGAATAGTTCAAAATCAGAAGATGAGATTGCGGATTTTATAAAGGAAAGGGGATTTACTGTTACAAGAAACAATAGAACCATCTTGGAAAATAGACATGAACTTGATATTTACATTCCAGACAAACAGCTTGCTATAGAATTCGACGGAATATTTTGGCATAATGAAATAAATAAGCCTGTAAATTATCATCTGAATAAAACCGAAGAATGTAATAAAAAAGGAATAAAGCTAATTCATATATTTGAAGATGAATGGTTAGATAAACCTAATATATGGAAATCTATGTTAAATAATTTGTTAGGTTTAAATGAAAATCGTATTTTTGCACGTAAATGTGAAATAAAAGAAGTATCTATGGAAAATAGTAAAGCTTTTCTCGAAGAGAATCATTTACAAGGTTATTGTCATAGTCAAATTAGATATGGCTTATATTACAATGACGAACTTGTATCTTTGATGACATTTGGGAAAACAAGACATTTCATAGGTAATTCCTCTCATCAATTTGAACTTTTACGTTTTTGCAATAAATTGAATACTTCAGTTATTGGAGCAGCAAGTAGATTGTTCAAATACTTCATTAAAACTGTAAAACCTAATAATATTGTGTCTTATGCTGATAAACGTTGGAGCAATGGTAATCTATACGAAAAATTAAGATTTCATAAATATAACGAGTCTAAACCAAATTACTATTATGTAATTGGTAATAGACGAAAAAATAGATTTAATTTTAGAAAAAGTATATTAGTGAAAAAATATAATTGTCCACAAGATATGTCTGAACATGAATTTTGCAAGAGTAAAGGATGGTATAGAATATATGATTGTGGATGTTTATGTTATGAGTGGAATAGTAGCAACTAAAAAAAAAAGAAATAATATGAAAGTACAAAAATTAAATAAAACAGATAAATATGTTTACGATATTTCGCTTGATGGAACTGTTGTAAACGCATTAGGAATGAATATTCTCTCCAACACAGATGGTTTTAATTTCCAAATGCCCAAAACATTTCGTTATACAGATAATCATCCATACATAAGTGACGGAGGAGGACGTAATAGCGAAAAAGGTAAAACATATACCAAAGTAGATGCAGATGTTGCTGAGTTTGAAGATAAATATTTAAACCATGCCTTTAATGGAGGCATCAATAAAAACGGTCTTGGCATAGATGAATATTGTAATGCTACCATTAATTTTGCTCGTAAGAATTATGCAGACTTGCTTGATAATGGAAAGATTAAAATGGTTGGAAATACAATCAAATCCAAAAAAATGCCTATTTACATTGAAAAATTTTTGAATGAAGCCATAAGACTTTTATTAAATGGTAAAGGCGCAGAATTTCTTGAATATTACTATGATTATGTAGAGAAAATTTACAATCTACAAATTCCATTACAAGATATTGCAACTGTTGGTAAAATAAAAGTCAATCTTGATACCTATAAAGCTAATTGCAAGAAATTGACATCAGCAGGAACTAAGAAAGCAAGACAAGCATGGTATGAGCTTGCAATTAAAGACAAATTAAATGTCAATATGGGCGATGCAATATATTATATCAATGTGGGAAATAAAAAAGCCACATCAGACATACAAAGAGTGAGCAAATTATATTATATTGATAAAAATGGAAATAAATGCGAGGATTTCATTGATGAAAATGGTGAGGTTGTGTATGATAAAAAAGGAAACCCTAGTAATTTTACTAAGAAAATAAAAGCGGAGTATGATAAACTGAAAAAATCAATGGATAAATCGGTTATAAAGAACATAAATGATCCATCCAATACGTTTTATACTATACTTGAGTATGCCCAACAGAAATATCCTTTCTTAAAAATTCAGGAAGAAGATGAGATAATATTCAATTGTGTTAGACTTTCAAATGAAATTGTAGAGGACGAAGAGGAACATTTTTGCACTGCTGATTTTGAATATAATAGGGCAAAATACATCAATATGTTCAACAGTCGTATAAGGCCCTTGCTTGTATGTTTTGATAAAAAAATCAGAACAAAGATAAACGATAAAGGTAAAGAAATTGACAACATCTTAATTGATAACCCAAAAGATAGAAAAGCCTTTACTGAGGATGAAAGTAAACTTGTATCTGGTCAACCATATAACATAAAAGACCAAGACACTTATGAACAACTTATGACTATTGAGGATAAGGAAATCAAGTTTTGGTTATCAGTTAACAAAACACCACCTTTTGTAAAAGAATGTGGAATTGATTGGGATAAGACTGTTGAAAAATATCAAGAAAGACAGAAACAACTTGAAAGTGAAGGAGTTAAAGCTGAACTGGAAGAGTATAATAAAATAATTGATTCTTTAAAAGAAAGTGATGTAGAAAAATTCAACGAAACTGGTGAATTGCCTGATAAGTTAATGAAACTCATTGATATAAATATGGATACATATGACTTTGTTTCAAAGAAATGGGGAGTTATATTAGGAAGTATGTTTGATGTACTTGATAAAGATTTTAGTATAAACAGATTTGATGCGGAAGAATGATGAAAGACAAAATTATAAGTAATATAGGTAAAATTATAATACTATCAGCAATAGTTATTATTTCCCTTATTTGGATATTTATAGGCTTTAAGAGCGTACTTTTAACGATAGGTATATTAACTCTACTATCGTACATAAATACAGCTATTACAACACTTGGAAATGCCTTTATTGGACGTGATATAAATATGAGTTATGATATATTTTGGAAAATGTTATTCATATTCATAACATCGTTATGTTTTGGAATTTACTTTAATATATAAAAAAATAAGGAAGAGAAAATTAATCTCTTCTTTATTAGGTATGTGATGACACTCTAATTAGTATGTTCCACAATCAAATACAGCATCTGCCTTTATACCAATACCTTCCGCAGATACTTCAATCATAGGATCAGAAGGTTTAGCTACGGCTGTGATGGTTTTTTCAGTATCGTCTCCACTTACATTGATACCATGACCTGCAACCACTGAAATAGCTGCATCCTTAACATCATCAATAGCATCAGCATTCGCTTTAGCCTGAGTGTCAAGCTGACTAATAGCATCCATAACAGAAGTAGCGTCATTGACATACGTTGCACCGACAGGAGCAGTAAATGTGCCATCTGTGCCAAGACCAACAGAAGCCTCTACTTTATCAATAGCAGCTTGAACTCCCTGTTTAGCAGCATCAATAGCAGCTTGAACTCCACTCAGCTTAATACCATCAGCACCAACTGTCAAGAATGCTTCAGTTGAACCGTCAAGTTTTGCAGCAATAACTTTTCCACTAACAGAAATACCATCGCCTGCTGTATAAACATCAATCAAAGAGGTTACATTAAGGTTGATAACTTTGTCTCCTGCATCAGTATTGAATGTGAATACCAAGAATGTGCCACTTTGAGCTTCACCAACAGGCTGGTCAGCAGAAGCGGTTTTTAATTCAACATTTTGAAGCATACCATCTTTAACAAAATCAGCAGCAGGAACTGTTGCAATTTCAGTACCACCCTTACCAATTAATTTCAAGCCGTCAGTTTTACTCCAAGTCAAATTAAGGTTAGCAAGTAAACCATCCGCAGTCTGAGTTAAAACTTTATCAGCAGTATTAAGTTTTAAAGAGATAGTCTTTTGACCACCAGATTCTGCTGATACTGCAATAGCATCTTGACCTACATATTGTACGAGGGCAGCACTTGCAACACTCATAACACCAGTATCTCCATTAACAACGATAGTAGTGCCATCAACATTTGCTTTCAAGTCAATGCCACCGTCTGCACCATCACCGATAACAATAGTTTTGTTATTAGAAGTAATAGCACCACGTTTTACAGCAATTTTACCGTCTGTTTCTGATACTTCGGTAACAAAACTTTTTGCAACGGCAGTATCTGGAACATCAAGAGCTTGAATAGCGGCTGTAATTTGTGTATCAGCATAATCTTTTGCATCTTGTTCAGCTTTTGAGATTGAACCTTCACCACTTCCATTAATTTTTACCAATGCATCAGCAATTTCCTTAATAGTGTCATAAGCATCATCAATTGCTGAATCCTCACCTCCTTTAATGGCAGCAATGGCAGCATCAAGAGCGTCCTGTACCTCAGAAGGAATAGCATCAGCATCAAAGATTGTATAATCTTCAGCACCTTTAATACCAAATAAAACCTTTTCAGGTTCAATATCTGTTTCGCCGCCACCGTAGGTAGCGATTGCAGGTTCACCGACAGCAGCAGTAGCTAAATAAGCCTTCAAACCAGCTAAAGCTTTATTTTTGTCATCATAATTCAAATGTCTTTTTAGTTGTAATGTATAAGCCATTGTAGTATTATAATTAAATTAATTATCTTATTATTAATATAATTGGTAATCTATTTTTCAAGACCACCAATTATAATTATCATTAAATTTTAGGAATTACTTCCATATTCACCAAAATCAATCAAATTATTTATGATTTCTTCAATCGTTGCCAATCTTTCAGCCACACTAGGCTTGCCTTCTTCTGGTTCACCTATTTGTTCCTTGATTTGGTTAATAGCTTGATTGATAGTGTTAATATTATTATTAACAGTTGTCAAATCACCTTCCAATTTTGAAATTCTATCTTCATAGCCTTCAACTTGATTACTCAATTCGGTAAACTGATTAGAGAGATTAGTAACTTGACTTCCTAGTTCAGTAACTTGTGTTGTTAAGTTATTGATAGCACCCGTATTCTGTGCAATGTTTTGTGTATTCTGTTCGACCTTAGTCTGTAAATTAGCAACATTGCCTTGAAGGACTGTGATATCGTTCTTAGCCTGCGCCATATCAGACTTCAAAGTATCAACGTCAGAAACAAGTCCTGCAACTTTATCAGTTTCAGTTTTCAAATTTTCAATTGCTTTCTGAACAGTAACTTCATCACCACCCCATAAGGCTGTCAATTTACTTGCCTCATTGCTCACATAAAGTGTACCGTTGTTGTTCAATATACCATTATGAGGTTCTGTTGAAATGACTAACCTTGCACGTAAAACGTCAACATTGTCTGCACCAGCTGTTTTGGTCAATGTAATAGGATTATCAGTTCCGTTATCAATAGTCCATTCATTTACTACATCTCCAACTGGTATAGAAATTTGCTGTGTTTCACCACCATCTTTAGCAATAGTTAGAACAATGCTTTGTGTTACACTATCATAATGTCCCTCTTGAACTAGCGAATGTTCGGATAATGTAAATTTAGATTTTTCATTACCATTGACAATCAAGGCAATGCTATTCTCAGCCTTATTATAATTCAATGCCACAGAAGAATAAACACCATTACCATCAAGCTTGATAATATTATCTTCGGTTGTGTTGAGTTTTAAATCAGCTTTCAATGTTGTACCGCCGTCAGCTTTACTTGCAGTTAAAGCAATTGAATTTGTTTCAGAAGTGATAATATTTAGTCTCCTATCTTCTGCTTGCAATAAGCTAACATTAGTTTCAATCGCAGTTGCCCTATCTTCAAGTGCATCAATAGCGTCAGCATTTAACTTTTCAGCAATTTGCGCTCTGGATGTTTCATCTGCGACATCTGTTTTCGTTGCGTAACCACTTAAATCAACTGTGGTAAGATAACCTTTTTTATCAATTTCTTCTTTCGTATATACATCCGCAGAATTAGCTTTTTTCTCCAACCCTCTATCAGCATACTCCTTAGCTTGAGTTAAGGCATTATCAGCTTTTGTCGTAGCATCAGTGGCAGCGGTAGCAATTGCATTATCTTGAGCTTCCTGTGTTTTAGTGTCAATAGTTCCATTAAGAGTATCAATTGCGGCATCAATACCATTTATGCTTACACCGTCAGCACTTACTGTTAGATATTTTTCTGACAATGTTGCTTTTCTTACTGAGAATGTATTTGCGGACAAAGACATACCATCACCTGCTGCATAAGTGTCAACCAAATCAGAAATATCAACTTCAATAGGTTGCTCATGTTCATTTTCAGTCTTGAAAATGAATTGAAGTTTATGAGAAGCATTATCATAATTTACAGATTTCAAGAATTGGTCTTGTGGAATGTTAATATCACCTGCAACAACACCATCAACCAGCACTTGATAATGCAAATCATTTGCTTCATCTTTTACAACTTCTACACTTTCAATCTTTGTTGCAAGACTTGTTTCAAGCTCTTTATCTTTGGCTTTCAACTCTTCAATTGAGGTAGATAAATTTCCTTCATTTGTCTCAAGTTTTGCAATCTCACTATCCGTGTATGCTTTTGCATCAGTTAAAACTTTTTCATCCTTAGCAACATAATCAGCTACCAGTTTATCTTCAAGAGCATCATTTGCATTATGAATATCACTGGTTACTGTAGTGTAATTCTTAGCGATCTCACTATCAGTATAAGCCTTTGCATTAACCAATGCCTTATCAGCTTTAGATGTCGCATCAGAAGAAGCAGTATTAACAGCTTCAGTTTTTGCATTACTGATTTCAGCTTGCAATTCAAGTTTGGCTGTGCCAAGTTGTGTATCAGTATATGTTTTCGATTCTGCAATAGCACTACTAACCTGAGAAGCGACACTACTCGTTAAATCATTAATTCTTTCATGTAATGCGCTTTCAGCATTTTCTGCACGTTGCTGTTCGGCTTGAATACCTTGATTTAAAGTGTCATATGTGTATTTCAACATATATCTTACAGAATTTGGGGTATTCTCATCAGCATTTAACGAATCAATAGCTTTCTTGTTTTCTTCTACACTTGTTCTAAGTGTTTCAATAGCATTTGTATTAGCAGAAATTAAATTAGCATTTGCTAATTCAGCCGCCTTTGCTCTTTCACTTTCTTGTGTAATATTTTCTTGTAGCGTAGCTTCAACACCAGTTGCTCTTTGTGTTTCGGCCGTAATTGCATCAGACAATTTCTTATCTTCAGCAACTCTATTTTCTGTTTCAACTGCAATAGCATTATCAATTGTACTCTTGGGAGCAAGTAATTCACCATTTCCATTGATAGATAAAATATTGTCGTTAGAGGCTAATCGAAATGCGGTTGTAACGACTTTTTCTATACTTCTTGTGTTATCACTTACTTGGAATACAACAGGGCTTGATGTATTGTTTTCAAATGTATAAGTGGTAATTAATCCACTCATAGGAATTCTTACAGTATTCCCGTTGTTGAATTCAATTACAAGTTCCTGTGTAACACTATCATAATAAGCATTGTCAATAAAATCAACACCAGGAAGTTCAACCTCTTTTGTAACATTACCAGTTCTTACAATCAATTTATTAGATGCAATATCACAGGTAATTTCAATATCAACTTCCAAACCGCCATCTTTATGGATAATAGTTTTATTACTTCCAAGTCTCACACCACCAGAAATTCTGTAACCAACATTGGTTTCTTTTGTTGCAGTAATAACCATTGTATCGGTAGTATCACCTTCAATCGTTGTATTTTCCTCAACATCAGAAATATGTTTCTTTACAGTATCAAGTTCAGAGTTAACCTCATCCTTGAAATCGTTAAATGAAGTTTCTAATTGATTAATTCCGCTATATACAGTACCACTCTTATATTTGATATTGGTTGCACGTCCATCAACGAACAGTTTTTCGTCTTGTACGGATAGAATATTATTCGGGTCTTCTGAAATCTTCACGTTTGCCGAAATCGTATTCTTATCTTTATCAACTACAAGATTAACGTTATATCCGTTATTATCTGGTGTATATTGCGTATGCTCTCCAAGTTTGATGACTTTTCTGTTAGCATCATCCATAAATTTACCATCTTTCATTCCGCTCGTGACAAAAGACAGTTCGCATTTTTCTGGATCATATTCAAGATTAACAGTGGCGTAGATACCGTCAGGCTTCAAACCAAGAATATTGTTGTTGTCATCAAGGGTATCTGCATCACCGTATGTAGAAAATTTAACCGACGGTTTCAATTCCATACCCTTGTCAGTTGCAGTATAGCTTACAGCAATGGACTTAGACTCAACAGGGATAAGATTAGTTGATTTAAAGCTATCTTGTGCGAATTTTGAGATAACAGCAATAGCCTCTCCAAGGCTGCTTGTATCGCCAATCAACTCATCTTTAACGTCTGGTTCATAAGTAACTTGATTTTGTATTTTGTTTTCATCAAACGTAAGACCAGCAGCATTTATGACATCTTTTAAAGTTGCAATAGCCTTGTCAAGTCTCTCAGAATTTTCGGTTTCAGAATTTTCTATTTCATCAACCTTGTCACTTACAGCACCAACGTCTATTGTGGCAATTCTTCTGTCACCCACACCAAAAGCCAAGATAGCATTAGGTTCATCGCTATCACCGTAGAAATACAAGGTAGGTTCACCTACCAGACTGTCTGGTAGGAATTCCCTACGGATATATTTCATAGCAGTGTCTCTGTCAGCGAATATCTCCTTGTGAGAACAAAATTGCAATCTCCAATTTATATTGTTATTCATTATTAATATCTAATTTTTATGCGTTATATTATTAAATATCTCCGAAATTGAACGAGAACTGAATTTGAATATCATTTTCTCCACCTTTACTCTTTAAAGTAAGAATACCTTTTTCAGTATCAAAACTACTTCCTTCGCCAATAAGAAGTTGTTTGTCAAGAGTTTCGTCTGCATTTGTTCTTTCTTCAGTTTCCTTGTCAATCTTAGTATTAAGTTCAGTATATTTCGCTTCAACATCAGCTTTCACTTCATCGACAGTTGCAGATAAATCATCAACTCTTGAATTTACATTATCAATACCTTTTTGAAGGTTATTATCTGCTTGTATTCTGTTCTCAATTTCAGCGTCAAGACGTTTTGAAACCTCATCAACATTTCCAGTAACGCTGCCAATCAATGTTCTAATTTCTTCATCGGCAGCTTGTCTTTCAGATTTCTCAGTATCAATAGCTGTTTGCAAATCAGCTTCAGCTTCAGTTGCACGTTGAACTTCGTTATCTATATTGGTCTGCAAGACAGTTTCAGCCTCGGTAGCTCTTTGTGTTTCGGTTGTAATTGCATCAGACAGTTTCTTATCTTCATTAGTTCTATTCTCAATCTCAGCGGCAATTGCCCCATTAATCGTATTGATACTGGTTTCCAATACATTGTTAATCTGGTCAAATGCCTTCTTAGTTTCTTCACCGAAATCAGCCAACGTATCGTTGATTTTCTTGATTGTCTCGTCTGTAGAATCAAATCTGTTCTTTAAATCTTGAATATCAGCATCGGTAGAAGCGGCTTCATCATTTAATTTTTGTTCAAGCTCATTATCCTTGTTTGTTGAACGTTCAATTTCAGCGGACAGATTTTTATCAATTTCATTTTCCTTTGCAATAGCTCTGGTTGTTTCCTGATTGATTTGATCTTGGAGATTATCAAGAGTCTTGGTAACATCGTTAATAACATCGTTATAAATTGCGGTAGGAACGGCAATCAAATCACCTTTGACAAGACGATATTCTATATTGGAATTTCCATTAGGTGCATTAACGATTACAACACTTTCACCTTCTTGCAGTTCATTTTTCAACCATTTCTTACCATCCCACTCATTCAAGAAATACTTCTTTGTTAAAGTAATACCCATTCCGTTATTAGGAAGCACGGGATTATAGCACTTATTAGAAAATGCAATGTTTGTTGCCGTCCAAATAGCTTTTCCTTTTTTCTGAGAAGGCATTAATACTGTTGAATAAGGCATACCCAAGATATTTTCTCTTTCAAGGTAATTATCTCCATTATAATCCTTTATCAAACGTAACGAAAGATTATACTTGGTAGAAATAACATCTTGATAAACGGTTGATTTATTATATTCAAATCTCTTGGTAAAAGCATTGCTATATTGACTGTTGCTTGCAGTCCAGAACCACGCTCTTTCCAAGAAATAGCCGAATTGTCCTCCATCATCTGTATATCCAGCAGGAGTTACAGCAAAACCATATTTATCTATGCCTCTATTTGGATGAAGAAATGGTTTATGTTGACAAGTTCCATATTCGCCACAGTAGGTAGGAGCGCAAGGATTGCTTTTTCCACAAGTACAAACTGGGCAAGGAGTTGAAGTTTCTCCGTCGTAGTTTATACATGTAAATGTGTCACAAACGCTTTCCAGTTTCCAAAAATCTTTCGATTTAAGCAATTTTCCCGCAAATTTACCGAAATAACGGTTGCAGGTTGCAGAAGCATGGTCTTTATTCTCATCGCAAGGCTCAATTGCATTAAGCATATCATCCCAATCATCCTTTGTAGGAATACGCCACGGGGAATTGCAAGCATTCAAATCACAAGCGATTCGCTTTACTCCTTCATAATTGTACAAGAAACCATATTCACTGATATTTTCCAAAGTAAGATATCTATCGCCAGGCATTACTCTTTCACGGGAAGGCAGAGTTTCACATCTTGTGGTATCGACAACCTTTGTTACTGGTCTATACATACCAGTCTTGAACATCGGAGAAATACCAATAGGATTGGAAGGTTTTCCGTTTCCTTTCACAGTACCGTCAGTTGCAACGGCCTCACCAGTATTATAAGTGGTAGCAAACCCAGTAATCGTTTGGGTTACTCCATTTCTTTTAATATAAAGAACACCATTAGTCGTATCAAAATCAAAGCTGATATCTTTTGTAAAGTCTGCAAAAGCATTCAATGTCGAAATGGTTTCGCCGTTCAACAAAGTGATGACAAGCTCATTGCCATTGACATTTACTGATTTAACATCTCTTCCCTCAAGAGTGAAGAAATTGCTATCAACTTCATAACCGTCTAAGGCACAATTCTTTGTTATATCTCCTTCGTATGGAGATGTAAGTCTGAAATATGTTAAACCTTTGTTCATTTTTACGTTATATTTATTTAATTATAAATATCTACTGTTTTAGGGAAATCGCTTCAAAATCGTAATTTTCCCTTATCTCGTTAATGTCCAAAATACAATTATATATTTTGAAACTTTTTATGAATCCGATAAAAGTGCCAGCAAACTCCTTTTCCAAAGGAAGTACATATTCTGGTAATTTTCTGTAATTCATATAAATTACGTCACACAATCCTTGTGTACCACCTCCTATTGAAATATTAAAAGGAACTCCTATCTGTTTATCTTTCAAGTCATTCAACTCTTTTAACTCTAATATGGGAAGTTCTTTTGAAACAAGACATAATTTCCCATTGACATACAAAAATATTTTCATTGAAGATTTATTGATAGGACTAAGTTTTATATGAATTGTAGTCCATTCATTATTTGCAATAACAGGTTTGGAAAATTCATTTTCAATCTTATAATTTTTAGTTTCACTATCACAATTCCTTACCATGTATTTATAGCCAATACTTCCATCGTCTTTTATCTGGAATGATAAACCATTCTTGAATATATCATCCAAGACATCATATTTTTTATTTTTCTTATCAATAAGTTCATCAATTGTCTTGATAGTATAACCGTCCTTAGTATGATTGAACAATATGAAATAATTTTCTATATCGGGAATTTTTATATCAGTCAAAATAACTTTAGTATTTTCATCCCAATCTTTAATAGTAAAGCCGTCATCAGTGTGATTGAAAAATATGAATTTATTATCGGTCTTTATCTCGAATATATTAGGCTGATTGAACGAATATCCTTCAGAAGTATGAAATATCTCGTTCTCATTCAATTGTTTTTCTTTATTATAATATTCATCTTTGACATACATGTCACAAATATTGCAATTAGGAGTACTATATTCACTATCGACATATTCATCAGAAAAATACGTTCCACAACATACTTCTTTCTTTATTGTTTTTGAAATAGATGATTTTTCACTAACAATATCAGGGCTATGTAGTTTTTCGTTATTAACAAGGACATCATGGCTTTCATTAAACCATATTGAATTATCTTGATAAGTGTTCAAGTATTCAGGCATAGTAAATATGAATTTGTTGTTGATAGAGCAATTACCACTATTATTTTCAATATTAGCCTGATAACAACAATCACTTATTTTTTTATCCGATAAATAATCATCAGAAAAATACCCATCCTTATTATATAAATCATCATAAGGTTTAATATAGTTGTCATTTAGAGTATTATTGTTATTGTAATCAACATTTACATACCCATCCATTACATAGCCATTATTAGATTTATCAAATTGTATGTCAACTAAATAATTAATCCACCATTTGTTTTCCGCACGTGTTCCTATATAAAAAAACATACCCTTATTTTGGGGATATTTATCGTTTAAACGTATTAGTTTATTATCTTCTTTGGCAAATTCTTCTTTTTTAAGTGTTATTTCAAAACACAAACCATCCCCAATATTATCAGGAAGAACTTGATAATCAAAACCAAAAAGTTTATAGAAACCTTGATAAAATCCCCCGTTTAATCTAGCACATAATATACCATCTTTCTCAACAAGTTCATTGGAATAGTCATATAACATATTATTTCCATTTACCTTGTTTAATCTTAATCGTTTATCATCTTGTTCAATAGTAAGATTTGAATTAGTAAACAGATCATAGAATATTTGGTTGCTTACCCTATCTTTCTGGTATGAAATATATCCATTATCAACCCCAGTAAATCCAATGTAATTGGTATTAACACCTTCATTTACGGCATCGTTCCATGAATATAAGTTATCACTATATAAATTATCAAACCATACGCAATTAGGATTATTAATATCAATATAAGAAATAAGGCATCTTGTCTGTAATCCCTTGATTATATTATTTCCAAACGAAACGTCAGTATTAAGACAAAAATCCCAATATTCATCATACATCAGACGAAAGTCAATTGGTATATTATAATTTTTTAAAATATTGCTCATTTAATGGTATATCAAAGTCTTTTATAACAATAAATATCATTGGCTAACTTTATATTTATTTAATATAAAAGAACTAATTCTAATGAAAAAACATATTACGATAAAATTAACAGAAAGTCAATTATACGAAGCACAACAAGATGCGTTTGAATATCTCACAAATTCGGATACAATACATAATGATGGACAAAAAAACGTATCTGTCGGGGGAAAATTGAATGACAAAGAAAATGGTTCACCTATTACAACTGACGATTTTGCTTCTATGACAACCACACAGGGTTATAATAGATATGGAGCTATTGGAAATACATATACAAGAGGATTAACTGAAACAGACAACAACAAAGATGGGGTTGATGATTTTTATAATAATGACGAACTTGACATTATGAGCAATGGTGATGAAACAGACAATCTTGAAGGTGTTTCAAATACAGTTGATACAAGGACAGACAACCTTGTCAATTTAATCAAACAATTACCTCCAAAAAAACAAGCTATTGTATTAAATAAAATACTTGAAAATATGGATTTAAATGGCTTGAGTTACAATTGGAAGAAAGAATTAGCTAAAAAATTAGGACTTGCAACAATTAAATAAGATGATACATTTATTGAATGAAGGAAATAGCGAATTACGTCATCGAAAATTTGCGTTACCAGATGGTATAAGAAAACATTTGCAAAATGTTTTAAATTCTTACGATGGTGATAAAACGGCAAATGGTTATCAACGTTTAACTAATATTTTAAAAATGGATGGCATTATGTATAACGAAATGAAGCGCATCAAGAATTTCTTTGATAACTATAAAGGATCTGATAAATCATCTGAATACGTCTTAAATGGTGGAGAACCAATGAAGTTATGGGTTGATAACACATTATATACTGCGACAAAAGCAATACGGGATTATAAACAAGCCAAGAAAGATGCAGGGGATAAAAATGCCTTTATTCGTCATCATGAAAAAGATAGACAGGAAAAGAAGAACAAACCTACACAAGTAAAATTCCATACAAACGATACAGGGTCTTCAATCGCAGATAACACTTTTATGAGATATGAAGGAAAAGATAGTGAAACTTCTTTAAATGAAAATGATATAACAAAATATATTCCCAAGAAAGTATATTCAGCAATACAAAAATTGAATGATGCTGTACAACAGCAAAAACAATATACAGGTGATGAATATTGTCTGATGGAACACGATGGGTATGAATACTCCTTAAGTCCTATCATCATAAATGATAAAGGTGAAATGGAATATGATTTGATTTATGACGATTATAAAAAAACACATTATCACGAAACAATAGCCTTAGTAAGAGAATATGATGGTGAAGTATGGTTTGACGAAGACGAATATAAGGAATACATTAAGCATTACAAATCAGATTTAAAACGTTATTTTAAATATTTCCAAGAGTATGGGGCAAAAGAGAGCGATTATGAAGAAGACGGAGAAAATAGGGTGTTAAATAGAATAAATAATGAAAGCAAGAATGGGATTACTATCATTATAACAGAAAAACAATTAAGAGAAATACAGAAAAATCATAAATATTGAAGATAGAAGTAGAATTCGTTATTATTACTATAATAATATTATTAACAAGTATAGATAATGAGTTGGATTCAAACAATAGCAGATGGTATAGAAAAGGCATTTGATACTGTCAGACCTGCCTTGAAATCTATACCACCTTTTTTACTTATATGTGAATTATATAAAAGACCTGGTTTATCAGCAATCGCCCTTACAAGTGCGATAATCAGACGCTTACCAGAAGCTGGTATAGAAACAGGAGTTAATCCTGACGGTTCTGAAAACAAAGTAAATCAATTTGTAAGAATTATGTGCGAAGAAACAATTAAGGAAATAAAAGATAATGCTCGTGTTACTTGTGTAATTGAACCAGGAAGTGTAATAGGAACAGGCACAGGAGCGAATGCTGGAGGCCCGATTGTCGTGACAACAATCAATACGATGATTGGTAAAACAGTAGGGTTGATAGAATAAAATCATAAATTAAAATAAATTATGGGATTTAATATAAACACAGCAACCAATGCTGAATTAAAGCAAAAGTGTGAAGAATTAAACAAAGAGTATAAAATACTTCAAGCAGATATGGTGGAGAAATGGGGAAAAATGATTAAATTATCAGAAGAATACTCTAAAATAAAACAGTTACTGGATAAAAGGGAGGGAAGATTAAATGTCAGTGAGAACAATACAGAAGAATGATGATATTATTATACGTTTGTGCGAAGTATTGTCTGTTGAAGATGATAATGCGGGATTAAGGATTAAGGTCAGGATTGACCCCGATGACGGAGATGTTCAATATATTGATGATTTACCATATACATACCCGTTGTTACCTAAATTGATACATATAAATCCAAAAGTAGGTGAATGTGTTATGGTTATTTTATCTACGCAAGGACAGTCTAATGGCAACAGGTGGTTTATTGGCCCTCTGATTTCACAACAATATATGACAAATTACGACCCTTTCAAATTTTCTTCAAGATGTCTTTTGGAAGGACAACAAGTAGCAAGACCTCTTCCAAACCCATCACAAAACCCATTAAATAACGGAACTATACCTGAACATGATGATATTGCGTTGCAAGGAAGACAAAACACAGATGTTATACTTAAAGACAATGAATTAAGAATTAGATGTGGTTTTAAAAAATATCCATTAGGAAAACCACAAGATACTCTTGCATTTAACAATATAGATTTAGGATACATACAAATGCGATATAAGCAAATGAAAGACAATAATGGTAATAATTTTTCGAGTGTCACTAATATTGTCTCTGATAGGATTAATCTTTTAACATATGATTCAGCAAATTATTTCTCTATGACAGATCCAGATTCATTGATTACCGATGAGGAACTTCTTAAAATACTGGAAAATGCGCATCCGCTTCCGTATGGTGATAAGTTAATGGAATTCTTATCTAAATTAATCAAAATATTTAGGGAACATACACATCCATTTCCTATGGATCCGCCATCTCTGACACAGCCTGAAAAACAAACATTGTCAACAGACCTTACAAAAATGTTATCACAAGGTGTAAGAATAAATTAAATCCGAGATACAATCATTTCTCGGATTTTTTTATTATCTTTGCATCACTATTTATTTATAAAATAAAGTATAACAATGGCAATAGTTACACATACTTTTATAAGCAAGTCAAATACCATTATTAAAGATAGTGTCGCTTCTGTTGGCCTAAATCCTATTCTCGAATTAAATTATGGGAAAATGCTGACAAGAGGACTTATTTATTTTGATCATACCAAAGTTCAGAAAATGGTAGAAGATAAAATATATCCAGATATCTCCAAATTGAGACATGTATTGAAGATGAAAAATGCAGGTTCAATTGACGATAAACATATAAATAGGATATATTTAGATTCTAACGGGGATTACTATAAACAAAGAACATCATCATTTGATTTGATATATTTTCTTATCCCAAATGATTGGGATGAAGGAAAGGGCTTTGATTATAAACAGGATTTAAATTTAAGAAACTACAGAGCATATTCATGGCGTGGTTGCAATTGGTATCAATATCAAACATATTGCAAATGGGAAAATGAAGGTATTTACTCAACGGATAAGCTATCAAAGGAACTTGATTTGTTTACATCAAAAAACGGCAATCAATCTAATATTATTATAGGATATCAGCATTTTGACAAAGGAAACGAGTCAATAGAATTTGATATAACGGAAACCTTCAATAAGTTTATTACAGGTGAATTGTGTAATTATGGTATTGGTATTGCATTTTCACCACAATATGAAAATAAGAATACTGAATTAACACAATATGTAGGTTTCTTTACATCCCATACACATAGTTTCTTTGAACCCTATGTGGAAACAACTTACAATGAAACGATAGAAGATGATAGAGCGGACTTTTATCTTGATAAATCTAATAAACTATATTTTTATTCCATTGTAGGGGGAAAATATGCCAATCTGGACGAGTTTCCTACTTGTACTGTAGATGATATATCTTACGAGGTAAAACAGGCTACAAAAGGCGTTTATTACATTGATATAGAAGTTCCAAGTTCGTCTTATGAAGACAACACAATGCTATATGATGTTTGGAGTAACATTAAATACAAAGGAAAATCATTTCCAAATGTTGAATTGGAATTTGTAACAAAATCATCAAATGATTATTATCAGTTCGGTATTCCATCCTCAAAGCAAGAAACAGAGTTAATCCCAACTCTTTACGGAATTAAATATAAGGAAGTCATAAAAAGGGGCGATATAAGAAAGATTAATGTGGATTGCAGAATACCTTACACTACAGACCAAGACAGGAATAATAATTACATTGAATATAGGCTATATATATTATCAGGCGAAAAACAAATTGATGTAATTGATTGGCAAAAAATAGAAAAGGGATATAATGAAAACTACTTTTTTATAAACACGAATGAATTATTACCATCACGTTACTATATTGATATTAGAATAAACGTAAATATGGAATTATTCAATTACCAAAAAGTATTGGAATTTGATATAGCTGATAATATTACTGAATATTATAATTGATTTACAATTTTTGTATGGCAAGAAAAAAGAATTTAAAAGGAATTTCCCAAGAGGAAATGGATATCATCACCGATAAGATGAATAGTTCTTTAATAAATAAAGAAAATCTTTATACAATGGTAACAAATGCATTGAATTATAAAATTGCAATCAAATGCAAAAATGAAAAACAGAAATCTTTTGTGAAATCAATGAAAGATGATAATAAAGAAATTTGTTTTGGTGTCGGATCACCAGGAACTGGTAAAACATATCTTTCGTTGGCAACAGCATTACAATTATTAAAGGACGAAAAAACACCTTACAAATCAATAGTTGTCTTCATACCTTGCTTGGAAAGTGTTACAGCATTGAAAATGGGGTTTTTGAAAGGAAATTTGGATGATAAGACCGAGACTTACAAACAAAATACTATAAACAATATTATAAAAATACTTGAAAATTCAGGTAATACAAACGCAAAAGAAATAACATCTTTTCTAATAGGACAAAATCTGATAAGGTTTGAATTTATAAATTTTGTCAAAGGAAAAACATTTGAGAATTGTATCTGTGTAATGGAAGAAGCTGAAGATTATACAAAAGAAGATATGTTACTTTTGTTGACACGTAAAGGTGGAAAAACTTGCAAGATGTTTATAAGCGGAGATGATAAACAGACTTCAAGAAATGATATAAAAAACAAAAAACAAATTACAGGTTTAAGATTTGCTGCCAATGTATTAAATACAATGAAAGAAGTATCAGTTATAGAGTTTATTCCAGAAGATATAGTAAGAGATCCATTACTTACTGAAATAATTAAAAGGTTTGAAGAAAATTATTAAAACATAAATAATGGTCACATTTAATCAATTGTGACCATTATTAGTCAAATCATATTCATATACCATATTTTCGCCTTTATGTACCTCTTTTGCTTTTTCTATAAAAATTTCTCGTTTATCTTTCATTTCTTATCCAAACATATTTTAATAATCCGCAATCCCATATTCTATCATATCCTAACTGTCTTGCCATTTCCCATTCGGTTAATTTCTTATCTAGGCCATATTTTTTTATCATATTATTTTTTGATAAGATCATTTTATGAATTCGTTTATTTCCATGAATATGAGAATTATAATATTTATAGTCAGGCTTTAATATTTTTGATAAATGAAAACCTATATGTGTATATAAATTATCATTTTCATCAACAGTCCATCTTCTATCAGCAAAAGAAGTTATCATATTAGAATTGTAATTCTTAATAAAGTAAGAGAATAATTTTCCACCGATACCAACACAATGATAATTGTAATTAGTTGCAAATCTATTTAATTCCCATTCTTTGATTTTAACACTTCCGTGTTTAAAAGTCATCACCCCAATTAATTCATTATTGTAATAACACCCAAGATATACTGTTGACGGAGCAAATCCTTGAATGTGATATTTGTTTAGGAATTCTTCAGCCTGATATTTATATATTTCTTTAACCGTACATTTACGAGCATATATTTTATTAACAGAGTGATTTATATGTAAAATATGTGCTATTTTACTCATAACAATATCGTGTTTTTCGATAAATTCATCATCAAAAATTTGAATTAATTTTATACCTTGTGCATTACATTCATTTAATTTATTTAAATGATAATTTTTATCCTTACCAAATCTTTCACAATGCCAATATAAACCGTTATACTCAATAGCAACTCTTTTTTCTGGAACATATATATCAATTTCTCTTCCATTCAATATACCTCTATCTTTATGACATTCTAAATTATTATTATTAATAAAACTAATAATTTCTTTTTCAGCAGCAGAAGTATATTTTTCAATACCTTTTTCGCTTAATACTAAATTATTCTTTTGTGCTATTGCTCGAAATTTAGACAGTGTATCGGCACACATTATACCTTCTTTGCCATATCTTAAAATATATTCTTCTTTTGTAATTCCATGAAATTTCAGATGGGCATTACTTATCTTTGTTAGTTTTTTCCCACATATTTTACAAGTAATAAATTTATTAGCATCATCCTCCATTTGCCTATTTTTAATAGGATTGGCAATTTGAAAATATTTTTTTTCTTCTGGAAAATTTTTAATGTAATCAAATTTAGATATATTGTGAACACTTTTTAGATGTTGCTCAAAAGCACCACTTTTGTTTTCAACATCACTTGTAACCCATTCACAAAATGGACATTTCTTAACAGGCTTATTTTCTACTTTTCTATACGACAACCATTGTTCCCACCAATAATTACCAGTTTTCATATAATACATTCTTCTATCATACAATGTTGGTATTTCAACATTGTATTGTTTTTTAATATAAGACGTTAAAACACCGCCATTATTATTAATATCACAAGATTTGAATTCTGTATTTTTATCAAAAACTTCATAATGGTAATCATTAGCATCAATATACTTTTTTATATGATAATCCTTAACCACAAATGCATCATTATTATTTTGTCCACCTCTTTTTTTAAATTGAATACCATTCTGAGAAAGTATTTGTTTAATTCTAAGTTTCCCCACATGATATTTAAGGGCTAAGGTTTCAATACCAATTTTACTATTAAGATATTCATCACAAATAATCTTTTCATCAAGTATAGCTTTTGTTTTCGACATATCTAATACATTTTTAATTTTACAATGCAAAGATACTATTTTTATACCAAACATACAAATGAAAACCCATTTATTTTCGTTAAAAAAATATATAAACAAAAATGAAAGGATTATAAAATAATCCTTTCATCAATATAATTATTATATGTAATAGTCTGATTATTAACGTAATTCGTTAATATTCCAATATGTTAAACCATCTACCTTAATAGCACCATAGTATTTGTTATTAACAAGTTTCTTTGCGTAACGTGTCACAATTCCTTTTACAGGTGCAAAGTTGAAGGGGTTATACATTGTTGGGGTTAATGCCATAGGCACATAAGGTGCATAGATATAGCCAGTGTCAAGCAACGAAGTACCGTGGTGTCCCATAATCAAGCTCCAATGAGGTGCATACGGGTCAACAATTACTTGATAACGCCCTTGAAGTGCGCCAATCTTTTCAATACCCATATTATACTGCATACTTTCAGCACTTGCATCAGTTACGTGGAAATATTCCAAGTCATTCAACACAGCAGAAATTTCAGCAGAAACTACAATAAACGAAGCACCACCACGAAGCGTAGATTTTTGGATTTGAGCAGAAATCTTATTGATTTGTGTCATAAGAGTCTGGTTCCAGTCTTTCTGTGTATACACAGTAGAAGGAGTACCAATTCTTTGCCATCCATTGTAATCCCAACGTAATTGCCAAGCAGCGGCCTTACGAATATCTCTTAAAATTTCACGGTCAATCTCGGCAGCAATCTGTTCAGAGAGAATTGCAGTCAATTCTGCTTCTGCATCTATATTATGGAAAGCACTCACATCCTGTGCAAGTTCAGGAGACCAAGTAGCACGAAGCTTTCTTTCCTCAACCGATACAGATACGGAAGTAAGTTGGAACGAAACTTCACCCATATCAGTTTCCAATTCAAGGCTATCATACTGTGCCCAAGCAATCTTGAACAAATCATCAGGCTGTTTGTCAGCTAATTGTGTAGGATCTACACCAATATAACCGAGCATTGTCTGACCCTGTTTTTTAGCAGGTTTAGTTAAATCAAGTTCAATATAAAGCTTACCATTAGCATCACAAATGTTCTGATAATCCACCATTTGTGTACCATACTTCTGTGTCATAACACGGAAAGGAATTGATTCATTAGCAGCAAATGAAGTGAAATCATCACCGCCGTCAATAGCTTCTTTAGTAATAACTTTCAATGAAGCAAGGAAAGCTTCAGTATCCATTTCATTACCATCTGGGCCAGTCAAACGACCTGCATTGTAAGAACTGAAACCAGTTACTTCAAGCAGTAACGAACTAATAGAATCGTTAGAATCTGTAGGATAATTATCCAAATCAGCAGCTACATAATCACCGTTAGGTGCAAGCATAACCACTGTTGAATTCCCAACACGGATAGTAACTTTACCTTTTGAATTATCAAACAAGAAGTCATTATAGAACAAATCATAAAGAGATTTCTTCATGTATTTTGTAACTTCAGGTTTCTGCACCATTGTGCCAGTACCATCATCTTTCCAAGCAGGTTTTACAACCTCATCAGGCAGGTAATACTGATTCTTGGTTTCCCAAGTTCTTTCATCATTGGCATCAAATGCCTGACCATTGTAGAAACGGTTTTGAGCTTTATAACCCATCAAACCTACATGCTTACCAGTATCACCATCAGAAATCTGACCATCTTCTGCATAAGTCCATTCTCTTTCAGAAGTTACGGGCTTAATGAAGAACAATTTACCGATAGGTAAGTTCATAGCTTGTACTGATACAATATCATTGGCAAGCAATTTAGAGAATACACGTCTGATAAGAGGGAATACAACTGTTTCAAACGAACCAGAGTTATCAGAACCAGTAGCTTCATAAATAAGGTGCTTTGCGTTGTTTTCATAAAGGGTTGCAATTGTTTCCTTTACATGTCCTTGCAAACCTTCCAACAGATGAAGCTTTTCCCATCTTTCCTGTATATCTTGTCTAATTTTTTTCTGTGCATTAAGTTCAATTGAACCAACTGCTCCACTATTTAATAGTTCTCGCATATGTAATAATCTTTAATTGTTACAATTATTATTTAATTATAAATATCTACTAGAATTGAATAATTTATTTTTTCTTGGTATTTTTGTCCAAAGCATCCAATCTAGCCATGAGTGATATTGTTTCTTGCAAATCTTCAGACTGATACATTTTTGTTTCAACAACAGGTTTTGTTGCGTTATTAGTCTTAGATTCAGACAACTGCTTATCAAGCAAATTATTAATTTTGGCGACTCTATCAGGATTTTTCAACTCAGTGTCAATAGCAGTGAATGTATCTTTTGCTTCCTGCAATGTTCTTACATTGTTGAACTTATTAATAATACTCATTTTTTCTTCTTTTGAAGTTGAGTTCTCTGTTACAAGTTTGATGATTCTACTTAAGTTGTAATTAGCAACAATAGCTTCATTAATCTTGTTCTTAAGTTCTTCAACAATGCCTTTTAACTGTTTGTTTTCAGCAAAAATTTGATTTGCTTGACGCTTGATAGATTCCATTTGTTCACCACTGTAACGAGGTTTTTGCGTACTTGTATATTCTCCGCCTTTGCTTTGATTTCTTGCAGCACGTCCATTAGAATTAGGAACGTGTGATTTTGCTGTTGAATTCTGATTAGCAAATCCTCCTACATTTGTGGCTTCTTCCACATTGTCGTCAAATTCAATTTCAAATTCATCACTTTCGTTTACATTTTCTTCAAACGGATCCATTTCACTACCTGCTTTACCGTAAGGTTTTTCAGTTCCAGTAGGAACTCCACCATCCATAGAATAAGTTTCGCTTGATTTAGCAGGTTCATTGTTAGATGGTGTTGTCATAGCAGTTTTTTTCTGATAATCAGTTGTATAACCAGTTTCCTCATTTACTTTTCCGCATCCTTCATCGCAAGTGCAATTCTCTTTGTCTTTACCACAACTAGGACATTTGTCATCAGACTCATTGCAACCTTCACCACATTGGCTTTCATCTGTGGCAGTCGCAGAAACATCAACGGAATCACTATCGTTGTCAGTGGTATCTACATTAACAACATATTGCTTATCCGTGTCATCATCATTGATAACAATTGTGCCTTGTGCATCATCTTTGAATACTCTTACACTATTAGCAGGGTCTTGTGCGACAAGTTTAAGAACTTTAACAACATTATCCTTATCCATATTACGCAAGTCAAATTCACCCGTTTCATCCTTGTATTGTTCAAGGTCTCCCCACATATCATCGGTTTCATCTCCACCGTCTTCTAATTCACTTGTAGTTTCAACATCGTCTTCGACAGCAGGTAAATCATCACCAGTTTCGTCACCAGACGTTGCAGAATCATCAGTGCTTTCCTTGTCATCGTCGGGGGTAGGGACATCATCGACTTCTTCCTCTTCGTATGAATCATCATCTTCGTCAGCTTCTGAGATAAGTTTGCGAAGGTTTTTGTTAACCTCTTCGCTTACGATATCTTTCAAACTCTCGTTAGCCATTTCATCTAGCTTTTTCTTCAAAGTATCTTTTTCACTAACAAGATTTTTAATATATTCGCTTCTTATTTTATTATCCATTAGAAAATATATTTTCTGTTAATTATTTAATTATAAATATTTTTCAGATTTAGAATGTATGCTCATTCCATATAAATAAATATGGTTTTAAATACAATAATTAATTATAATTTGCTACTGAAAATAATAATAATAGACATATCAAGACATAAAAATAGTCCGTAAACAAGTAATACACACTCACTTACGGACTAAATATATAATTGAATATTTCTAATTCTTACAGCATTAATATTTTTTCTATTACATCAAGTTTAGTGTTCTCATATAATGTAGACTTGCCTTTTTTTGTCTCATCATTCTCCATATATTGTTGCAATTCTTGGCGATTTGATTTAATATTTGCTCCAGGGGTACTTGGTTCTATCACCACATCCCAACAGACTATTTCATAATCTTCACCAACAACAAAAGTTCCAAATTTTTGTTCAACACTTCCAACTCCACGAGATGAAACGCCAATTAGATAACCAGATAACAACATATTTGCGACTAAATCTCCACTTGTAGAACAAACCCCATATTTAATATATCCTGGCGATAGATGCAGTTCCATCTCACCTATTAATGTATGACCTTGCCATTCTAAGCTTAAAATATTATGAGCTATGTCATGTCCTGAAAGTGCGGAACTAGAAGGATGGTCTAGGCTACCTAATGCATTATGATTCAATATTTTATCTTGGTATTTTTCAACTTCTCTTTTCAAAACATCTTCTGGATATATACGTCCATTAGCATTTTTGATGCCATATTTTTGGAATACAGCCGACACAACAAAGTGTTCTGGAATTACAAATTTATGATTATTATTTATATCTTCATGTATCTGTTTAATTATATCCGTATCCCTGTTAATATGACCATCATGCTCAATAAGTAAACCTGTACCAGTTTGCCCTTTTTTTACTTCTGTAAGCTGTTCAAAATTAACATTATTCATATTTCAATCTACTATTTTACAATAAATAGCATAAATATCTGATTAACTGTAAAACATATTACTTTTTTCTAATAAGTTGGACAAATTATTATTAAATGCATTTACCAATGAAGAAATTTCACATTCATAGTCTGAAATATTTTTTAATACAGAAGGTTTAACATATACATCATATTTAAGAAATGACTTTTTATTGTATGTCATACCATTTCCGTTTGTATCAAAATGACAGATGTAATTGTTACCAAATGATTTATTATCAACAATTAATTTTTTTACTGTCCTATTAAATTCATCTTTTATTCCAAGAATATCCTTTGAATAATCAGATTTCTTTGTTTTTGGAATTATTTTTGTTTTAGCTCTTATATAAATAACTTCTGGAATTTCTTTATTTAAAGAACCATATCTGACTGTGTATTTATCAGTATTTTGTAGTTTTATTTCTTTCTTACTTCTCTTGTTCATTTAATAGTTAAACATATTAAGTATATTATATATACGATGCAAATATACAACTTTTAACACAAATAACAAAATGAAACATATATTATTAAATTGTTTTGATAAATAATACATGTTTCATTTATGTGTAATTGATATTATCGGTTATTCTTAATTTATTGTGTTTTTAATTTGATATAGCTTGATAATATTATCGATTCCGTCTTCCTCTTTATATTTCATTTCATCTACTTGTTTCATAATATTTCCCCATCTGTTTTTCTCATCTTCTGTATTTGAATTGGAGAAGGATTCATATAAACAACCTGATACCTCCTTTTTAATTCCGTTGAAAGCATCTTCTGTGTTGTTTCCATATTTAGCCATATTTTCAATCAAATTACGTTCATTTTCATTCAAACTCTCGTAGATTTCTTGAGACTTAGAAACAGTAAAATTAAACATATTATCAATATCTGTTTTATTTGAAGCACCTTTTTCGGTATGTTCTTTAAGATAGTTGACTATCACACCTTTGCAAGCTAAACACTCATTCAGGTTATTTAATGCTTTTTTATGTGTTAAAATATATTCAATGGCTTCATATAATCTTGCATCATCATCTGAAACAACCACTAATTCATTTCCTTTGTATTTGTGAATTATATCAATAAGTTTCTGGTTATTTTCGCTAATTTCTTTTTTAGAAAACACAGGGGTTTGTTCCAATACCGAATTCAGATATTCAGTAGCGTCAACATTTTCATTGACAGACTTTAAAGCGTTATAAACATCAAATTGTTTTTTTAACACCTTGTTTTCTGAAATTAATTTCTTAATTTCATTAATAGCTTTTGCCTTTTTCTTATTCATAAACCATTTAGGAACGTTGGCTTCAATAATATTATAAGTAAGCCCAAAGTTTTTATTTTCCCCATAAATCATTTCTTGATTACCTGCTTGCATATTGACATATCTCTCAGCCATATCATACAGTTCATTTGCTTGTTTTCTTTCTTTATCAGCAGCTTCCATATTGCCTTCTGCATATTTCTTTAATGCACCTTGCATCAAAGTGTTTGCCCTTGTATATAAATCGTGTATATTGTTATCCATTGTTTTTACAGTCTAATACTTTATAAATAAATATCTTTCAGTCTTTCTTCTTTGTAAATTCGTTTAGTTGTTTCTGTAATGAATCCAATTCCTCATTGATTAAGAAATTTTTATTAAGAAGAGGTATTCTTTCTACATTGTCTTTTTTTTCTTTTTCAATCCTTTCTTCGTTAATCTTCTTTTTTAACAACTCTGCGTAATGTTTTTCTCGCCTTTGTAAATCAAGGGAAATTTTCTTCTGCTTCCGTAATGTTTCAGTAAGAAGTTTTTTCATATATCTACTTCCAAGATTTTCGTTAGCTTGTTCGGGTTGTCCGCCTTCTATACTTCCGTTATCCTCATTAGCGGCATTTTCAATGTCCATTTCTCCTTCTTGACCGTTATCAATTTCTTCACCACCCATATCTTCTTCACCAAAATCAACATCACCACCGCCAATAGCAGCACCAGCAGAGCTACTTCCACCTCCCATTACACTACCATCGTCTGCGCCTTCTTCGGGAGTATCACTATACTCTGCTCCTGCTTCGCCATATACATTATCAACTGGATCAAATATACCTGTTCTTTTAATAATTTGGAATGTCTTTTTCAATTCGCCTGCAAGTGCATTTTCAAGACGTAATTCTTCAAGGTTATCTGCAATCTCTTTATCAGACCATTTAAGGATTGTTTTCCAAGCTCTTGTTACAGACATTAAAGGAATACCATTACCGCCATCAGTAATAGCATCTTTCGCTGTTGTTATTTTCTTCGCAAGATTTTCAATTTCCAACATTTCTGCCTGAGATGACGGGTTGTTCATTGTAATTGTAAAATTAGTTAACTCATCAGTTAAACCTAATAAAATTAAATGCACAATAGCAACCTTATTCAACTCCATAATTAATGCTTGTTGTATTCTATTCACAGTTTTAGAGAAACGTACATCCAACAACGAAAGATTTTTACCATCACCTTGTGCCTCTTCAAAATTCAAGAATGATTTTGGTACACGCAATGCTGTAAAGACCTTATTTTGAATAAATTTAATATCATCAATGGCATTCAAATTTTGTGCGGCTGGTAATGTTTCAATAGGATTAGGAGCATCATCAGAACGTACAGGAATAAAAAAATCTTCAGTATTTGCCAAAATGTTTTTTCTTAAATCAATTTGACCAGTCAAAGGATCTATAATAGGGGTACGTTTAAATTCGTTTGCGATTTGCTGCACATAAGCAGGTACGTCTTGCTCGTCAATTGCACCCACATTTATTTTAAATACACGCCTTTCAACAGAACGTTCCAAACGATAAACCAACATACTATCTTCCATCATTGACAACAGTCTGAAATGCCTTCTAGCTTTTTGTAAAAAACTGCAACCATACGGAAGGAATATTGAATTATAAAGCAGTCTAAAATGTGCAATTTGCCAATCTTGATATGGTATATATTCATTTGTACCAACCCACACAAATTTTGTTGAATTTTGCATATATGGATTTACATTGCTTAGTTGTGTATATGCACTTGCATAAGGATTTTCCATACCATTTTCATACCTTTCAATCTCATAAACAGGTAATTCCTTCCATCCAGTTACCCCATTTTTATCATCAATATTGAGTAATAAGAAGTCATTTCCATATTTACACATGCATCTACATATCATAGGAAGCATTACATTTATGGAAAGTCTGTTTACAAATAAATCCTGTAATATTGCTTTTACACGTTCAGAACCAGAACTAATATTGATTACGCATCCACTATCACCAATATAATTACATTCTTCCGTAACAATATCTAAAGCAGTACCAATTTCGGGAAATAAATCCATTAAATCGGCCTCACGATAACACAATTTAATTTCATTTAAACTTGCAAGAGAACGGTTAGTTATATCATATTGCGCACGTTTCCATTGTCTTGCTAAAAGATGCTGCTGCCTTGCTTGTAAAGCAGCCTTATCATATTCATCTTTATCTTTCGTTTTAACAATAATATCATCAGGATTTGCTCTTTGAACATTGTAATTGTTTACAATAGCACCATTCCCTGAGAACATACTATTGATACGTTGAAATATAGTAGGTTTTTTTGCCATTATCTTAAAATTAGTCTATAATACTATAAATATAATGGTTTGAAAGAGATTAATCAATCAAACCATATAGCAAACATTATTCCTAGTCAACCAAAATAGGTTGTTTTCCAAAAATCAACCATATTTAGTTGTGCGTTTTCTTAAACTTTTTAACGCATCCCAAAAGCATCATTGCAGCAAATCTTCTCTGCTCATCATTTGCACCTTTACTTGAATAGAAAGGAAGCTGATGTTTAGGTTTTGTTGAAGATATATCAATAGTTTGATTGAGGTTTCTTACATTATAATTCTGTGTTTTTGCACTTGCAACAAACCAAGATGAAACAATTGTAGTGTCTTTGGCTTTGATTTTATCACGTCTAATCATATAAAATTGCATGACAAATAATCCCATTGCAAGACAAGTAAGCAAGTCGTCATGCTGCCCGTCCATATGGTCTGGTCTTCCGTTTTTATATACCCAGGTCTCCAATTCATTGATTGTTCTCATTGAGTGAACTCTGAATGAATTATCCTTAAGCATATTTACAAAATTTGAAATCATTTGCAAACGTAAAGAATTTGTTCTAAAACCAGGTAACTGCTTTTCGTTTTCCTTACCTATATTTTTAGTGTTTGCCAGATTTGTATTTGTATAGTTTTTTAATGATGGATCATCATAATAAAGATTGGGATAATTCATTTCCAATAAGGATAATACAATAGAATCACCATAACCACCTATTGCCTCCACAACAGCTAATGCTTCATTATAGATTTTCCCATATCTATCTATTAATTGTGCAACCTCATTCCCATTTAATTTTCCGTTATACTCTAATACCTGTTCAAAACATGGGATTCCGTTTTTATCTATGGCATCTACATCAATTACTTGTATTGCAGTAAAATCTTCACCACTTCCAGAACTAGGGTCACAAGAGATTATATATCTATGGTTTGGTACTGGGTCTTTCCATATCCAAGTTTCATGAACTGCTAAATCTTTTAAGTTCCAATCATCAGTTATCTCAATCACATTTTGTTGTAATTGCATTTCAATTGTATCAACTGGTACGACGTTATCACTTGAACCCAAGAATGATACGTTAATCTCTTGATTTATTTTTATTTCATCATTATTAAAGGATTTGCAAGTATTTTCATACCACGGAGATGTCGGTTTCCATCCGTCTTGTTCCAATTGTTTCCATCGTTTTTCGTCATAAACAATGTTACCTTTTTTATCTATTACAGTGTCATAACTCCATTCAATTTCTCCATTGGTATTTTTTCTTGACCATTTCAAATGTCTATTATAACGTGGGTCTTGAAACCATCTAAATTCTACGACATGAAAATTGTTTTCTTTCTTAACTGCTTTTGAATATGTGTTGTAATATAATGCATCTTTACCGTTTGGTGTAGAAATCATTACAACTTTTGCTCCTTTCACTGTGTTTGTTGCTGCTACTGCTTGTGTATATACAGAAACTCCATTTTGGATAAACGCTGCCTCATCAAGGATTAACGCACTCACGCTAGGGATACCTCTTGAGGCATTTACGCCACTTGAACGAGCATACACTTTGCAACCGTTAAATAATTCCAATCTTGCTTTATTTCTTGTTTTAAAAATAGACTTAGTATTCTTAGGGGAATTAGGATCTGGTGAAAAATAATCACTACCCCACATCCATCTTGGAACTTGCTCCAAAAATGTTGCAACATTCTCCAATAATTGTTGAGATATATCAAGCTTGTTTCCGATACAAAGCACAGTTTCTGGTGAATCAGGATTTGCAAAAACTAACTGCCCAGTTACCCACGCAGAAGTTACGGTTGTTATTCCACTTTGTCGGGGTTTTATTGTAACAATATTATTGTATTGAGTTAATGCTTTAACTAGTTCTATTTGTCGGGGAAACAATCTAAACGGAACTTCTTTTCTTTCGGTCGCATTATACGTTGAAAGATAATTTTCAATGAAATACTGCCTCGTTTTATCTTTATAACATTTGAGATATTCTAATTTATAATCCATAAAATAATGATAAAAGCGTTATATAATAAATATAACGCCAAATTGAAAAATAGTAAAATTCTGTATAATTTTATAATGAATCAACAATCATTTCATCTGCTGTAAAATAATCATTATCATTTATTTGATAAGTTGCATCATTTTTTGATTTCATATAATCATTAAATTCATCCTGTTCCTTGTTGTTCATAATTTCATCTACCATATTAGCCAACAATCTTTCACCATTTTTTGTTCCTAGAAATACTTCTTGTAAGAATTCATTAAATTCATAACAATGTTTTAATGCAAGCTGCATAAAGAAGAAATTAACACCTACGTCATACACATCAGCATTTATCTTTTCAAACATTGCTGTAATTCTCTTCCACAACGGTATTCCAATTCTTATATCCCAATTCTCAGCCAATTTAAAATCTGATTTTTTGAGGACATATTCAGCCTTTTGTTTTTCTTCTGGTAAACCATGACTGATAGCAAGCTCTAATAGACCCTTGATTGTTTCACAAAACAAAATAGGGAACATAATTCCTTTTGCTTCTATTGTCACCATATTCTCTTGGGATTGTATATATACATCCACATTTCCACCCTCAGTATTTTCGTTTTGGTTTAAAGTATCCTTTTCTGAATATAACAGAATATCATTATACTTCATTATTTTATTATACAATGATGGTAGGTCTGGATTTATCTTATACAAACTCGAAAGATATATTTCGATGTCTTCAGATATGGCAACTGATGCTCCGCTTATTAAGGCATTAAGCATTCTTCTTTTATATATTTCATCTGTAAGATTTTTCATGTCATCAATACTGTCAAACGAGAAATCAAGAGTTTCTTCTGGCACTAATCTTTGTTGTTTTACATCAATTCCATTGACTATATTAGCCTGAATGTCTATTGTGTCCTGTGGGATAGGCATTATTCTGTTTATCACTTCTATACAAAGATTCTCCAATGCAGGAATACTATTTGCTTCGTTCTTCCTACACGATGTAAGCAACATAGGTAATTCGTTTTTTACAGTTTCAATACTTCCAATGCCATCTGTTAAGTCCGTATATTCCTTATTGATTAATTTGAATAAGAACTTGCTTTCATCTTCAGGTGGCAATGCAGGGGAATCACCTATTGATGTTTCATTTTTATTTATTGCATCAACAATATGTTTTGGTAGTTCTAAACTCATAATATCTTTTTAAGGTTATATCTTTTTATAACTTCCGCAAAGTTCATCAATTCAGAATTTGCTTTTTTATTTTCTATGATATATTTTCTTTTTAGTTCACCAATACTAATCAGTTTACTTTCATTAGTGTCTTTTGCATCTATTTCAATGGTTGCATCATTCAAATTAACACCGCTTTTTAATGCTTGTTGCTTGGAAGTGTCAATAGCTTTTTTAACGTCCCCGTTAGCTGCTTGTACATCAGCCTTTAGCGTTACACCTTCTTTCAAAGCTGATTTATATTGTTCTTCTGTAATCTTAAATTGTTTCATAATCAAGAAATAATATATAAATAAATAGGTTATTTCATAAGAAAAAGCCTCTTTAAATCATAAAGAGGCTTTTATATATTATTAATTTATATCATTTGAATTTAAGTGAAGTAAAAGGTTTTTTTAAATAACCTATACTTGTTATCGGCTTATCTATCTTTTGTTTTTCGTCATCAGAATGGGAAATTATATCTTGAAAAATCTCATTTATTTTATTTCTCTTTATACTTTCATTCTGATTCACGTCATCTTGTGATATATCTTCTTCATTTCCGTTCATTTCGTCTGAGTTCAAATCAGGATTTTCATAATCATCTTCAGTTTCATCGGATTTTATTTTTGAAAGAACATCTGTTATGTCTTTATTGCTTAATCCTTTTACCGCTTGTTTGTTAATCATTCCCATAACATATTTACTCAAATCGACATCAGGAGAAGGCAGTTCTTCATTGTAAGAACGTAAAGATTGACTTAATTTGCCTGCAAGTTGTTGTATATACCTTTTAGGGTCACTTTCTTCATTGGCTTCCACACCTGCGTCAAAATCAGCTTGATAAGGATTTTGTTCCATTCCTTCATCTCCCATTATTTCTTCCTCACCTGCATTCATATCTCCCATACCTTGATTTGTAACTGGTTCTTGCTGCGTCATCATATCATCAATTGCAGGTTCTGGTGTATTAACCTTTATCACCTTTCTTTCTTCTACTTCACTTGCTTCACTCAACTTTTTTTTTTCGCACCAAAATGAGCGAGAACAGCATCAGCAATCAAATCAACGATTTTATCTGTATAAGGAGCGTTAGAACCTATCTGTTTTCCATAAGGTTCTTCACCTTGTACAGACTCATCATCCCATTCATGACCGATTTTTGACACTTCCTTGTTGGGTGGTGTTGTCATTGCCTGTTTCTGATATGCAGGATGTTTCCCAAAATCATTTAAGACCATTGTAGATTCATTGCAATTTCTTTTCTTAGATTCTCCATATAAATCCTCATCGTCAGCAAACCCCCATTCTTCATCTTCAGGAATTCTGTCAAATGCATAGTCAGCAGGGCTGTACGCCGTACTTTCTGGGTCTAATCTTGGGTCATCCATATGTGGAAAACCTGCATCAGGGAATGGAAGTTCTTCATCATCAATCTCGAAGCTATACTCATCATCTTCGTCTGGCATACCCGCAACATCATTAACATCAATGTTTTCCTCATTTACGGAAGGGGTTTCTTCAAAAGGTTGCCCATTGCCAATTTCGCCGTTACCAGGAGTCGGGCAATTTTGATTATCTGAATTATGAACCACATCGCACCCTTCTTCTACTTTTTTGCAATCGCCACATTCAGCATACGGCGCAGTATCGCCTATTTCAGTTCCATGAGATTTATCCATATAATCAGCACTTCCATTCCAAGCCAATACTTGTTCTTCAGTTACCTTGATACGAATAGGTTTCTTTTTGGATTCATTCATTTTTACGGCATTAGCACCACTAGGACGTTTGTCTGCTACTGAATTATCGGGAACATATTCTGCCTTGTTAGTATATACGTCGCCTTTTTCTCCTTTTTCATTTTTATCTGATTGCATATCGGCATCAGTTGCTTTTCCATCCTTATCATAAGGTTTTCCTGCCTTCTCATGATCGGAGAGTTCTTTCTTGAAATCCTTATCACCACTAGCCACAGCAGTATCAGTATAAGGGCTATTCACTTGTTTGTCTGAAGGATTCTTCGCAGGTGCTTCTGGAAGAGTGTGTTTCATTGTGAAACTTTTTTCAGAATGTTCTTCATTAAGCAGAGCGTCAACATTTCTTGTAATTTGATTGAAACGTTCAATTTCTGCCCTCATCTCTTTAGTTTCATTAACCTGCCAATCAGATTGCAAAGATTTCATGACATCCTCACATATTGTTTGTTTATTGGAAGTATAAGCCTCATTCAATGACATCATCTTCAAATCAAACTGCTTTGATGCCAAAGCGTAAGTAGGATATTCATATTCTTTTTTATTGTTAATACCTCCAATATAATTGTAATCTTCTGCTAATGGCTCTGTATCTTTAGGGGGTGCAACTTTAATATAAAATTTATTACACTCTCTAATAATGCCGTATGTTTTCCCATCAGCACCTTTCATATGGTATTCCAATATTGGTTTGTTGCTAACCGTTGAAACTGTATTGCTATTACCGAAATTAATCAGTTTTTGCATCAACTCTAACTCTTTATCTGCAATATTGCTCATTATATTCTTTAATAAACTATAGTTATTTTAATTATAAATAGTTTCAAAATTCGTTATTTATCAACTAATAGTCTTGCTTTTATTATATGTATTATTTATAATGTTCCATATCTTATCAAGATAACCCATTCTTCTGATTATCTTGTAAATAACATTTCCGCTTCCCATTTCACCAGAACGCTTAAGACTCTCTCTCCGTATTCCTTTTATTTTATCCAATAGTTTTTTAACATTCTTACCTATCATATCTATCTTATGGTTATCTGTTTCTTTTTTTAGGTCTTTTTCGTAACTGTCTATCAGTGTCATAAACTTAGCTGCCTGTTCTTTGACATAGACTTCATTTATCTTAGCATCATCAATGTTTTTTGGTTCTTTAATCCATTCATTCTTGTCAAGCGAATAGACACCACCCGCCTCTAATTTATCGTCTTTATCTTGAACATATAATTCAACAGGAAAACCGTATATTGTTAAATCTTCATGGTCTCGTTTCCATAGTTCCTTTTTACTGTTAAAATAATCTTCTACAAATTCTTTTTTCTTGTATATCTTGCTGAAGTCTATAATGATATGCACATCAATGTCGGAATATTTAGACCAATTATAATTTGCAATAGAACCTGTAAGAATTATATCCTCTGGTTTCACCCATCTTACAGAAAGTTCGTCTATAAAATCATCAGCTATGTCAAGAAGTCTTAATCGTACCCGTGAATTAAGTTTATCATTAACCCATATCTTAGGATTAAGTTCATCTTGTACTTCAAACGATTTCAAACTTATGTCAGAGCTTGACACTTCATTTATTCTATTAACTGATTCAAGCACCCCTTGTTGGCGCAGATAATCTTCTCCAACAGTCTGACGCAGTATTTGTAATATAACAACATCATCCACCCTATATTCTCCGATTTGATTAAGGAGTTTGTTATGCTCCCCTATATAGTTTGCAAAATCATATATATCACCATTACATTTCTTTAATATATTGCTGAATGTTTCTTGATTATACCAATCTAGTTCTTCAATCCTAAAATTCCTACCTTGAATACTAACAGAACTATCACGTGAGGTTACTTCATTCCCATTCATGAATTCAAATGTATGATTTTCAAATTCAGATTTATCAACTTCAATAGAAAATACAACGCCTCTTGCAAAATTATCTTTGAAAGATGTGAAAAACCAGTTAACCCCATAAGTCTCCCCAGTCCTTTTTCCATGACGAGCATTTATTTCTCCATCAAGCAATATATCTTCCAACGCAAATATATCAGTTCCATGATATAGTCTTATTTTTTGTGGAAGACTATCATAATTTTCAGGTTTCCATTCATTTATATGTTGCACAGATTCATTTGTCGGATTGGATAATATATTCATTATTTCTTGTTTTGTATGAAAAATGGGGTTTTCTTCTTTGTCAAACAAATAAACACCTTCAATAGCATTAGGCATTACAATACCCCTATACCCTATTTTTGGAAATTTTGTACCATATCTCTTACTATTTTGCGCAATCTCGCCTTTAAATGCATTCCAATAAGGTTTGGAAGACGTATAAGGTTCATCTTTTCCTGGATATGTAAATTCCTTAACAAAGTCAAAGTCAAGTACAACTTTATTCTTATCTATATGGTCTGAATTAATTTTCAAAACCGCCATAGGTGATTTTTTATCATCATTATACATGCCAGCGTAAGATTTAGCAATAGCGAAATCAGATGTAAGGAAAACAAATCCGTCATTTTTTGCATTAAAAATTGAATTGTCTTGCATTTTTCTAAGACCTTTGGTTAAAATGCCATATAAATGCTTCATAACAGTACCATGATATAATGGATTGGCGATTTGGATTGTATGCGGATTTTTTACTGTATCATTAATTGTTACAGCCTTACCATTTACAATAATTTTATCAAATGCCTTTGATTGTTCACTTTGTAGGAATTGCTTAAATTCAGGTGATGCTGTTACATTATATGATGTATTTTCAATATCTAAACTCAAGCCATCATCATCATAATCAACCATACCTATTATGACTTTGGGAAAACTAATGAAATAATCATATATTGCATTAATAACATCTCCACTATTATGGAATTCATTTTTTAATGCCCCATCATTATAAAAGAAATGTTCTTTTACAGATGGAAAAGCATCGCATAATTCTTTAATCAAACGCATTAAAGTATTACTATATCCGTCTTCCTCATTCAAAATATACACATTTCCTTTGAAGATGACTACCATATCATCAACATCCAAAGCATTGAAGTTACCATTTACATATCTTAATTCGCAAATATCAGCCATATTTAATCTTTTTAATATAAAATAAATAGCAAAAAATTTGGCTATATCAACAATAAGTCATATCTTTGCAACATCAAAACACTAAAAATATTATATATGCAAAAAGAAAATACAGTTACAGAAAATGCAAAGGAAATAAAAGGCGTTTTGCCAAAGGTAGGATTAACCCCTAAGCAGCTTCATGAACAGCTTAATGAATACATCATTGGTCAGGATGAAGCAAAGAAAACTCTATGTGTTGGGATGTATAATCATTGGAAAAGAGTTTTAATGAATAAAATGGGACTAACCGTTGATAACGAAACTTTGAAAGATGTAAATATAGAAAAATCAAATATACTGCTACTTGGTAATACAGGTACAGGAAAAACTTATATTATTAAAACTCTTGCGAAAATGTTGGGTTTGCCTTGCTATATTGGTGACGCAACTAGACTTACTAGTGCAGGGTATGTAGGTGATGACATAGAAACTGTTATCACTGGGCTTTTACAAGAATGCAATTACAATGTGCAAGCTGCTGAAATGGGAATTATTTGTATTGACGAAGCAGATAAGCTATCACGAAAAGGAGATAATCCTTCTCTGACAAGAGATGTTGGTGGTGAAAGTGTGCAACAAGGAATTCTAAAGATTGTAGAAGGTGGTGTTGTAGGTGTACCTCCCTTTGGTGGTAGAAAACATCCTGAACAACCGTTGCTTTATGTTGATACAACAAATATTCTTTTCATTTTTATGGGAGCTTTTGAAGGATTGGATAAGATTATATCTAAACGTTGTAATACTAGTCGTATTGGTTTTAATCAGCAACCTACAGTAAAGAATACGGAAGATATAATGAACAATGTAACGCCAGAAGATTTGAAGAAATATGGATTTATCCCAGAATTGATAGGTCGTTTCCCAATCATTACAGCAACCAAAGACTTAACTAAAAAAGATTTAGTCAGAATTTTGAAAGAACCTAAAAATGCGATTATTAAACAATATCAAAAGCTATTAGCACTTGATGATATCACATTGAATTTTTCAGACAAGGCCCTTGAAAAGATTGCTGAATATGCATTGGAAACAAAAACTGGTGCAAGAGGATTGAAAAGAATTATGGAACAAGTATTGAACAATGTTATGTACGATTTTTCTGATTATAAAGGAAAGACTATTACCATAGATACAAAATATGTTGTCAATACCCTAAAATATAAAAAAGCTGCTTAACAGCAACTACCATAAGGCTTCATATCTCAGCAATCATCTATGTGTAGTGCATAGCAGCTTTATAATTAAATATCATAAAGGAATATAAAGTTATATAAATGAATAATAAGGATAGAAAAGTTAAACAAGTAATAGTTATCAGGAAAGATTTGAAAATGAGAACTGGCAAAGCAATAGCACAAGGTTCTCATGCATCATTAGGTGCATTGCTTACTGTGTTTGATAAAATGGAATATCCAGATGATAGGGTTAAATATACTATATCCTTTAATAAGGATTCTGTATTGGGTAAATGGCTTAATGGCATATTTACCAAAATATGTGTTTATGTCAATAGTGAAAAAGAATTGGATGAATTATATAATAATATAAAAAGTAATTCCCCACAAATACCTTGTGTACTTATTGAAGATGTAGGTTTAACAGAGTTTCATAACATTAAAACGAAAACTTGTATAGGTATAGGCCCTTGGTGGAATGATGAAATTGATGAATATACAAAAAATTTACCACTTCTTTAAAAATAAGCGATATTTATCGCAAATTATTATATATTTTTAATCATGAATAAACTTAAATTAGATAATATCATTGAAGATGGTAAATATAAAGGGAAAAAAGTTTCAGAATTAGCTTTAAATAAAAAAGTAATTTTTGAACTATTAAAGAATGGATATAATTTCGATGATGAAGTGTTGCTGCAAGCAGGTATAAAGACAACTGTTAGGGACATTAGAACAAGGACTGAGGTTGTAGAACATGAAAAAGATACAAAAGTATATCCAAAAGAGACTGCGAGCATTTCAAAAATATTGAAAGATTTGGAAACTGTCGTTAATCAAAGTCAATACTATGATAGCAACAGTGACGGGGTTTTAAAAGATTTATCAGACGAATAAGTATAAGAAAGGAAATATATGGCTAATAATATTATAGGATTTGCTGGTAGGGCAAGAAGCGGAAAATCAACTTTAGCTCAAGTATTACATAATGAAGAAGGATATCAAATATTGACAATTGCAAATTATTTAAAAAAACTATGTTGTAAATTGTTGGGGGATATATCCTTAACTCAATTAAATGAATTAAAAAACAATGATACTGATATCACTAACCTATTAAAGATTGATGATAATTTCATACACATCATCAATGAAGCAACTGGCATAGGTTATGAAGTGATTAAAAATGAATTGATTAATTTACCTTACGGAATTCCAACTGTAAGGGCAATGCTTCAAATTGTAGGAACTGATATTATCAGAAAATATTACCCTGATTGGCATATTATCCAATTGGTTAATGAAATAGAAAGTTTACCAGATGATGTAAACATTGTAGTTGATGATGTACGTTTTCCAAATGAAAGAAAGGAAATAGAAAGATTGGGAGGTATTGTTATTTTCATTATGCGACCTACAATGCTTTCAATGGTTTATAATCATCCTTCTGAAATAAGTCTTCAATGGTTTAACTTCATGGAAAAAAGGATTATTATTAACTATTCAAATCAATATGAATTTATTAGTAATTTTCTTGAAATGAAAACAAATGATTTCAGAAGAATGCCTTTAAGACAAGAGAAATATTTAGAAAGTGTAAAGGATATAAATCATTTGTATGGACTACAATATACAGACATTGAATTACTGAATCATATTGTAAGTAATTTAACAGAAAATAATCTAATAAATAAGCCTAGTTATTATCCGTATATATCTTTGACATGTAGTAACAGTTTTCAAAAAACAATAATAGCTATGGAAGCCAATATCAAACATGGTGGAGAAAATAAAATTGATATTCTAGATCCATTTATAATTGAAAATTTAAAATTATATTTATAAACAGAACGATTATGAAAAATTTTCCAGTAAAAGTAGACGGTAAAGAATATTGGATTTCACGTTCAATAGCAGTATGTGTGTTTGTATTTAAAATAAGAGGCAATAAACTATATGCCTTAATTGAACGCAGAGGAAAAGGTGCTGCTGATGAACAAGGAAAGCTATGCACCTGCTCAGGGTATCTAGACTTCAACGAATGTGATAGAGAAGCTACCACAAGAGAATTAATGGAAGAGTGTGGGTTTATTGCAAAAGAAGAACGTTTACAATTTATGTATATCAATTCAGACCCCAAAGCGGATAAAAGACAGAATGTAACAATACATTATGTTTATTTTGCGAAAGGTAACGAAGACTTTAATGAGAAGAAAGCTATTGGGGGAGAAGTAGATGAGGTTGCCGATGTAAAATGGATGGAGATCGGAAATTTTGATAAAGATAAGGTACTATATGTTAATATTTATGATATAATGGCTGAAGATTGGGCATTTAATCATGACCATATCATGATAGACCATTTATCTAAATTCTTTAAACTGAAATATAATGGGCAAGAAAAAGAATCTGATTGACGAAGACTGTATTAAGGCTTTCAGAAAAGCAAACAGAGAAATTGAAATGGAAAGAAATGGTGGAAGATGGATTGCAATAGATAGACCACACCGTAACAAAAAGAAGTATTATAGAAAAGAAAAACATAAAAATAATGGGGATTCTAAAAATCTCCATTATTTTGCATTTGTATAATTGTCAAAAAATAAGTGCTTTTAATTTTTCAATGTCAGTAGAGATACGACCTCCTATATCTTTTATATTCATTGTACTTTCTCTTGAAGTAAGCACAAGCATTGCATCAATTCTTCCGTTCTTTGTTAATGGTATCGCAAAAATAGAATTACTTCCGTTGTGTACCAATTTTTTACATAATCTTGCACCTACAGTTCCTTTATATTCTTTAATGTTTTCAATATAAAGATAACCATTTTTGTCCATTTCATTGAAAATATCATAATATTCACTAGTTCTCTGTTTTTGATAATAATCCGAGATTGGCATGATTGAATCATTGGTAAAATCATATTGTTCATAAACTAAAGACATATATAAAAATGATACTTTGTTTATGTTCTCGGTTGAATTATGCATTTCCATTAAACATACCCTGTCTATGCCATATCTCAGCCTGATATTTTCAAGTATAGGTGGAATCATCTGGTCTGCTAATAACCTTTTGTCTATAGAAGCAAAATGTTCTTGTCTGTCATTTTTTTGCAATGTTTCAATAACATGTTCCAAATTAATGGGATTAATTATTACCGAATATATTATTATAATTAGCAGTGTACAATATGTTGATACTGCAACCCCATTTTTTTTCACAGCACCAACGAACTTGCTAAAAACGGATACTATAGTTCCTAAAATTGTTTGTTTTTCATCCATTATTGTCTGTATTTGTTTATAATAAATAGTATATTGAAAAAAATAAAACGGCAGATATTTTCCACCGTTTTATCCATGTAAAGTATATCTATTTTACTCAAAAGTAATTGTTGGGAATTTATTTGCATCATAATTTATACAATAATCGCTTCCCTGTATAGCATCTATACAAACAACAACTACTTGATTTTCATCTTTACTACCACAAACTGATACTATATCCGAAGGTAATATCTTTTCACCATTATGGATTAAATTAATAAAGTTTACTTTAATCTTTTCTGGACTGAATAAGTTAGCTTCTTCAGCTTGGGCTTCACTTTCTGTATTAGTATAATCTTCACATATTAAGAAACCACTCCATAAAGGATTGCTATCCCACTCATCAACTGTACAGTTAATAATATTGACAGTTACTCCACTTGCATTAGATTTATTACTTAATCTTAATGCGTTAGATATTCTTTCAAAGTAACAGTTATTCAAAGTAATAGTTGCATTATTTTGTGTTCCAAATATTAATATCGCATTATTTGAGAAGCTACCCTCAAATCTACAATTATCAAAGATTATATTTTTAGGCAACTTAGAATTATCAGATGATAAACCAATTTCAATACCATTATAAACATTACTTGAATTAAATGTCATATCTTTAAAGATTATATTTTCAGTATCATTAATGTTTATTACAGAATTTGAAGTTGATTTAGGAAAGTCACCAGTTACTTGTAAATTATTTATATTAACATTTTCCGCTTTGATTCGCATTCTTGCATTATTAGTTAATGTAGAATCATTTAAGATTACAGACTTTGCCGTAATAGATGGGCTATTCGTTATATTAGCATTACTTATTGAATACGCTTTAGCTTCATCGTTTAATTCCTGAGAACCATCATAGGTTTCAACTACTTCTGAATTTGATTTTTCTAAATTATCTACTTTTGATTCTAATAATTCAACTTTTGCAGACAAGATAGGAATGTTGGATTTTAAATCATTAACAGTTTGATACAAACTTTCGATTTGAGTGTTAATTTTACTTATGATAGCAAATTCTTCAACTTTAGCTGCTTGGAATACGCTATATACGCCATCAGTAATTTTAATTGATACAGTATACAAACCTGTTGGTTGCATCATATAGTTTTGTCCTACAATATACAGAACATATGCTGCTCCGTTCCAAGCTACCGATACTGGCATCCAATTCGACAGCAACTGATAACCCTTTCCTAAACAATCATCAAGAATTTCAGCCGTAGGCAATGTATAGCTACCACTTGAGGTTTCCAATTGCAATGCTGCCTTGATATCATCCTCAGTGCTTTCCTTAGTTAAAGCAAACAGTTTTTGAGTGTCTACTTTAACACCTTGGTAGTACATACCTTTCTTTTGAATCTTTTCATCCAAAACTTTACCTTGTTTAGCTGACAAAGGCAATGTAGATTCATCACTTGTCAAATTGTCAACTACCATCTCTTCGCTCATAACGCTATGTATTACACTATTCTTTGCGAGAGTTCCGCTTGTATTTTGGATATTGATTTCATTTAAGGTATAACCTGCGAGGCTATCAAGTACATAATAAACAGTAGTAATATTACCCAATATTCTAATGGAAACTGGAACTGTACCATTATTTATATCTCCGATAATGCTTCTATTTTCACTTATAACTGCTCTTAAATTATCAATTCCACCAATAGCAGTTGAAATAGCTTCACTATCAGCATCTCCAGCACTGTTCAATGCATTCAAGTCGATTTCATAAGGGGCTTTGAATTCTTCCAAATCAGCCTTTATATTATCGACTTCTGTTTGTTCAGCTTTTGAAACAATTGCATTATCAACGTCTGATTTTGTTTGGTATTGTGCATCATTTTCAAGTTCTGAAACTTTGGTAGGAACAACAATACCATCTACTTTTTCTTGCAAGGCAGTAATGGATTCCTCATTCTTTGTAATTGCAGGGCGAATTTCGTTATCAATACCACCATTAATCGTATTGATACTGGTTTCCAATACATTGTTAATCTGGTCAAATGCTTTTGCAGTTTCTTGACCAAAATTAGCTAATGTTTCATTCAGATTTTTAAGGAGAGTGTCTAATCCACTAATTTTAATACCATTTTCAGATACAGACAGATATTTTTCAGAAGAAGGATCAATTTTTATGAAAAATTGATTTTTATCAACTCCTAAACCTTGTCCTGCCGTATAAACATCTACCAATTCATGTACGTCAACAGATACTTTCTTTTCTCCCTCATCGGAATCGAATGTAAATTCAATAGATTGCGTGTCAGGGTTGTAAACAACATTTTTTAATTTTAACTGTGATGTGATTGAGATAACGCCAGCTTCTCTGCCATTAACCATCAATACATAATTGTCATCATTTGGAACAATGTTAATTGTACCTAATATGCTATTTAATTCGTCTATACTTACATTTGAGGAAGCTATTGTTATGAGAGTTCCACTGTCATCAACGAACCCCCATCTATTCAAATTATAATCTCTTACGTCAGGCATTTTAAATATTTATAGATAAAAATAATTATTACTACCTATAAATATTAAGAAACATTTAATACAAATAAAAAAAGAGACTGATTTAAGTCTCTTACGAAGCCGCAATAACATTATAAACCTTTATTACTTCATTGTAATACCGTTCAGTTTTTCTTTTTGAAAAATTAGGCCCTCCGTTCCATATTCTAATAGCCTTTTCAATATTGTTTTCAGGATTATAATACCTCTGTATTATGTAAAACATTTCAACTGAACTTTCTTTATTGTAGCGATGTTTATAAGTATATTTTCTTTTTCCAATTATTCGATTACATTCATCAACTACTGTTTTTGAAATTTGTAGAAATCCCACATAAGTTCCACAACTAGATACTGCCTTTGTGTTATGCCTGCTTTCTACATGCGCTATTGCATTTACCAAATCATCCCATACATCATTTTCATTCGCTGCGTTCCCTGCACAAATATTGCACATAAAGAACAAAAATACTAAAATTACGTTTAAAACTCTTTTTCTCATCTTGTCAATTTAGTCATTATTTTAACAGATTGACAGATAAAATTCCTTCTTTTGATATTTTATTATTAAACCAGTCTCTTATAATTTGTTTAAAGAATTTTTTTCTGTCATCCTCTTTTGTAATCATTTTTTGAAATTTATCATCCAGCATCATTAAAAGTTCTCTTGCTTGGAATGTTTTTAACGGTTGTCCATTATTGCTTAACAAGACCGCCGTTTTGATTTTTACAGGATATCCATCCTTACCAATATCATCACTTTCAGTCTTCGCAAAATTCTTATCTAAATAATCTTTAACTAAAAGAACTTTCTCTGTAGTTGGATAAAAAGATTCCGTGAGTATATTCTTAATCACATAATCTTCAGTATTTTCATCAATGACTACTTTCATTATTTCCAAATTATACCAATTATTATATAAATAGTAGAACGGAAATTTTCTGCAAAAATACAGAAAAATCCGTTCCAAAACAAGTACAGACTGTTAAAAAATATTAATCATATAATTCTTTCTTTGTAAACATATGGTTTTTAGAAACATTATTATTCAAAATATATTCGGTAACAACATCTTCGACATCTGTTTCAATTTGTCTAATAATTGTTCTCGCACCGTATTTATTTCCATCTATTTTGTTATATATTTTATCAATCATATCATTATCAATAAAGTTATCTTCCAAATAATAATCAGCGTTATTCAGCCTCTTTTCAAAATTTTTCAGTTCCAATCTTATAATATCCTTAAGGTTGTCATTGGATAATTTGTTAAAATAAACAATCTTGTTTATACGGTTAATAAATTCTGGCTTAAATTTTCTCTTTATTGCTTTTTTGATTATGTTTTCATTGTTATCTACTGTATTCTTGTTAAAACCAATGCCGTCTCCTTTTTCATCAATTTCTTTCGCCCCCACATTCGATGTCATTATAATAATAACATTTTTGAAATCAACCACATATCCAGTATTATCGGTCAATCTTCCGTCGTCGAATAATTGTAAGAACACATTATGTACTTCTTCATTAGCTTTTTCAATTTCATCAAGTAATAAAACACAGTGTTTTTTCTTTTTAATTGCTTCAGTCAAAATACCTCCATTATCATAGCCGACATAACCACTGGCTGCACCGTATAATTTGTTTACACTCATCTTATCCGCATATTCACTCATATCCAATCGAACTAGATAATTCTCATCCCCAAATACTTCTTTTGCAATTTTCTTAGCAAGAAGAGTTTTACCAGTACCTGTACTTCCAGTGAATAAAAATACGGCAGGTTTATTTGGATTTGAAATGCCTAATTTTTGTTTCTTTATAGCATTACATACAACATCTACAGCTTCGTCTTGACCAATGACGCTTTCTTTAATATGCTCGTTAATACTTTTCAATTTATCCAAATCATTGATGGAAAGATTTTGTATTGATACTCCTGACATTTCAGAAACAGTTCCTCTTAAATCATTGTCAGTTACATTATACGGCACTTTGTTTAAGTTTTGTTCTTTTTCTAAAATGGATAATTGTGTCTTAAGCTGTATCTCTTTTCTTATAAGCTCATCATATCTATCATAATCTTTATAAGTCAGATTGTCAACCTTTTGTTTTTCGATTTCATTTAATTTCAATTTGTTTTTTAATTCACTGACTTTTGCACTATCCTTTTGATTTAACGAAATTTTAGCTCCAACTTTATCAAGAACATTAATTGCTGAATCTGGCAACACATTATCAGTTATATAACGTTTGCATAACTTTACACAATCTTCAACAATTTTATCATCATATTTTACATTGTGGAAGTTTTCCATTTTATATTTAATATTATTAACTATCTTGACAGATCTCTCCAAAGACGGAACTTCCATTGTTATTTTTTGAAATCTTCTTCTAAACGATTGATTATTTTCAATACAATTTTTATAGCCTTTATTGCTTGCTGTACAAATAAATTGGATATTTTTCTCCATCAAAATTGTATCTAACATAGTTTCAATGTCAACCTCACCAAATTTTGACTTATCATTCAATATTGATTGTATATCATCAATGAAAAAAATATAATTCCCATCTTTTTTTGCGTCACTGACAATGTTATTGAATTTACTTTCAAATGAGCCTCTAAAACCAGTTCCTGATAACAAAGATGAGAAATCCAATTGCATAAGTCTTTTCTTCAAGAAAGGTTTAGGAACATTCTCATTGACAATCATATTGGCAATATGACGAATTGTGGAAGTTTTACCACATCCGCTTTCGCCAATCACGACAACATTATTTTTATATCTTTTTTGAAGATTTGTAAATATATCAAAAATTACATCATCATTTTCAAACACTTCATCAATTTTTCCCTCTAACGCCAACGTATTCAAGTTAATCAAGTTTTTTTCAACTTCATTAGTAGAAGGTTTGGATTTTGGCTTTTGCATAACAAGTGTCTTTATTTTAGATGAAGAACTGCTATTTCCATTTTTTTCTCTTTGTTTATTATGTTTATATTCCTCTAACATTTCATTTGTAGCCTTTATAATAGCAAGTTCTTTTTGTTTTTTATCCCGTTTTTGGTCTTTTGTAAAAGGTTCGTTTTTATATGACACTATATTTTCCTTAACTTGTTCCTCAGTTACGCCTAACAATCTAAACGATTTTTTAACAGTTTCGTCTGTTTCTAAAAGACTATATAATATATTTGCCGAATTAATAACGTCATCATCTACCTGCTCTTCTGCTGTTTTAAATGCGTTTTGAAGAAGACTGTCTATTATAGGTTGTTCTGTTGAAACCAATTGTGAAGAATTATCAGAAAGGTATTGATAATACCATGATTTCAACATTTCAATGGTTTCATTAAACATTATCTTGTTAATCGTCTTATATGCAATACAATCTTCATTACTTAGGATTGATAATAAAAAGTATTCGGGTGTTACCTTATTGGAAGGATATTCTTTAAGTAAGCTTTCTGTAATGTAATCCATCACCAAATGAAGCTCATCTGTAATTTTCTTGTTTCCTAATTTGTTCATACTTTATTTTCTTTAACAGTCTAATCTTAAAGATATATAAAAACTATGCTGATTTCAACATTAATAGTGGTATTCATTTGGAAATTTCAAAAATAAACAGTATCTTTGCATTGTTAAAAACTTATATAGAAATATGGTAGTATATAATAGGTATGTGAATAACAAAGACCACACATGGTATGACAGTAGCAATGTGGTATATAGCCTATGTTATGACAACAATGAGGCTACAAAGAATCTGAAGATAGTATTCAAGAACGGAAGGACTTATCTTTATAAAAATGTAGATGTAAATGATTATATTGGTTTTAGAAGCGGAGAAAGTACAGGGAAAACAGTTAATCAATACATCGTTAAGAAATATCAAGGTGTAAGGCTTCCTGATACCGATATGGAAAAACTTGATGAACTAAAAGAAGAGTTTATCAATGACAATAAAATTACAGAAGAAGCATTTACCAATCTTGCCTATCATTTGTCAGTTAATGATATTACTGGTGATTTCGCTTTGAAACTGAATGGTAAGACAATATATAGGGGGGTGGAAGGCCAAGTATCTATTCTTAATCTTCTAAAATGCATGAACATCAATTTCTCTATCAGTGAAGATTATGAGATAGAAGAAGATAACATCGAAGATAACGAATTGAAGAAAGAGGAGGAAAATAAAAATGAATAATGTGGATAAACAATATTTAGATTTACTTCAAGATATATTGGATAATGGAGTGTATAAAGAAACAAGAAGTGGTACTGTAAGGTCTGTTTTTGGGCGTATGATGCGTTTTAATCTGCAAGATGGACTTCCTATACTTACAACGAAAAAAGTCTTCACAAAAGGAATTATACACGAGCTGCTCTGGTTTCTTAAAGCTGGCACAAATATTAAATATCTTATAGATAACAATGTGCATATATGGGATGATGACGCATATAGATGGTACAATACATTGTGTAAAAAATATGGAGAAACAGCTAAAGACAAAGAAACTTTTTTAAAATATGTGAAATTAAGTGCAACACATACATTTGGCTCACATGAATATGTTTATGGGGATATCGGAAACGTCTATGGACATCAATGGAGAAGTTGGGGGAGTGTTGACCAAATCATACAAATGATTGACACTCTGAAAACAAACCCCAATGATAGAAGATTAATAGTTTCAGCATGGAATGTGAAAGATTTACCTGATATGGCATTGCCTCCATGTCATTATGTTTTTCAATGTTATACAACACCACTGAACAATATCGAACGGTTAAATTGGTTGTGCGAACACAGCAATGGAGAATATGATGAATGGACAACAGCAACATCTAATATTTTGGATAAATTAAATGTGCCAAAATACGGTTTGAGTTTAATGTGGAGTCAAAGATCTGTTGATTCGTTTTTAGGATTACCATTTAATATAACAAGCTATGCTATTTTACTTAGTATGATAGCACAATGTGTCAATATGATACCTAATGAATTAATATGTTCTTTGGGTGATACTCATATTTATGAAAACCATCTTGACGCAGTAAAAGAACAACTATTAAGAGACCCTTATAAGTATAATTTGCCAAAATTATGGCTTAATCCAGAAATTAAAGATATTGATAATTTCACGTTTGATGATATAAAAATTGAGGGTTACGAAAGTTATCTATCAATTAAAGCTCCATTAAGTGTTGGATAATAATAAAAGAACAAATAACATAGTTTAAAATTAAAGTTATGAATATTACGGATTTAAAGAACGAAAGCAAAGAATTGAATAAAAAGTTGTATGAGTATGTTCGCCAAGTAATACGTGAAATACAAACATACAACAAAATGACAGATAAAGAGATTGCAGATTTTCTCAAATTGGATGTTAAAACACTTAATATGATACTTACGACAGATATTAACAATTTGGTAGAATTATATTTTATACCGATAAATGTCATTTCAGATATAATTGTGTTATCTTGCAACGGAATAAATTTCAATTTCAATACAATGTTTGATTATGAGCCGAAACATACTGTTCAAGAAATCAAACAATATATTTCAGACAAACATTTGAAATACAAACAAGAAAAATTAGAAGAATTGGCTGACTTATTAGGGATTGACTTGGATAACACAGAAGAGGTGGAAAATCTTATTAGGAAACTTAAAGAAATTAAACAGGGTGATAATTAAAATTTAATAGCTATGGCAAAAAAGAAAATAGATTTAGATTTTACACCAAGTATATATCAGCAAAAGATATTTGACTTTGTTCAGCATGGAACAGGAAATGCTGTTATATCAGCCCTTGCTGGGTCAGGGAAAACCTTAACGCTTGTCACTTGTATGAAACTTATTCCAAAAACTCAAAAATGTTTATTTCTTGCTTTTAATAAAAGCATTGTCAATACTTTACAAGAGAAAGTAAAAAACTATAGCAATTGTTATGTTAAAACAATGCATAGTTTAGGTTTTGCTATATTGCGAAGAAATCTTGGAGATAATATCGAGAAAAATGATTATAAGTACAGAAGTTATATAAAAAGTAATATTAATGAATTAACCAGTATACAAGATGAACATCTAACAACATCACAAATAAATGAATATATTGATAGTATAACAAAATTGGTTGATTTTGCGAGGTTTAATTTAGCACAATCTGAAAATGACATTGAGAAAATCGCCAGAAAATATGATATACCTATCAATTTTGATGAAGCGTCTGTTGTCAAAAAAGTATTAAAATGGGGAAAAGAAAATACGAATGTTATTGATTATACCGATATGGTATGGCTTCCAGTTGAACTCTCCTTACGCCCAATTGGATTACAATATGATTGGATATTTGCTGATGAGGTTCAAGATTTCTCATTAGTATATAATCAATTGATGTTTAAATGCTTTAAAAGAGGAACACGTTTTATCTGCGTGGGTGATGAAAGACAATCCATTAATGTCTTCGCAGGAAGCAGCCCAGAAGCATTTCAATATCTTTGTAATTACCCTAATACTCATACATTTGAATTACCTATTACATACCGTTGCCCTACATCAGTTGTTGATATGGCAAAGGAATATGTCGGGAATATTCAAGCAAGAGAAGATGCACCAGATGGAGAAATCAGATATGATTGCCAGATTAAAGATTTAAAAGATGGCGATATGGTATTGGCCCGTACAAAAGCACCACTTTTAAAACTCTATACAAAACTTTTACGCAAAAAAGTACAATGTTATATCAAAGGCTCTGATATTGGCTTAAACCTCATTAAAATGCTTGAAAATATTGATAAAGAAGAATTAAACCAAGACTTAACAAAAGATGGAGTATTTGTTCGCTTGTTTGATAATCTTTTCACAGAGAGAAACAAGTTAATGCGAAATTACGGACTTTCCAAAGACGATGCAACTTTGACAAGTAATATCATGGAAAGATACGATTCAATCAATAGTTTGTTGACTCTATCAGAAAGATTAACAACAAAAACAAAATTAATAAAAAATATAGAAAATATTTTTAAAGAAGAGAATAATGGTATCATTCTTTCTACAATACATAAGGCAAAAGGATTAGAAGCTGACAACGTATATATTCTATGCCGTTCCTCAATGCCATCAAAATTAGCACATAGTGATTGGGAAAGACAGCAGGAAGAAAATTTGATATATGTTGCAATTACTCGCCCAAAACAAATATTGGGATTTATATCAGAAAAAGAAATACCTGCAAGTGGTTCGTCACAAGATCCGTTAGTTATACTAAATGATTTGCGAAGTATTGAGAAACAAGTTTGTTCAATTCTTGGAAAAGAACCTGTTCCAGAGGATGATAATATTGAACTTACAAAAATGAGAGTTAAAAATGCAACAAAGATAGATGAACATTCCTCTGAATTACCTCAAAACACCGTCAAATTAGATGAAACCAAACATATTAAGCCAGATGGCAAATTATTAGATATGCTGTCTTCTTATCTTGGGAATGGTGGAGATATGGAAAGTCTGTCGAAATTCTTAGGGAAATAACAAAAACGGATGGTTAACCATTAACAGTAACCATCCGTTTCTCAATTAGAATATTTCAAAGATTTGTTGTTTTGATATTCTTAATCTGTTCATTTAGGTCTGAGAATTGTTTTAAAAAATCAACCTCATTAAATTTCTCATCAGTATGAGCGTTTATTTTTGTAACTGCATCTGCAATATCTTGTTTAGTTGCAACGCATGGATTAACTCCACAACTCATATTGTTGATTATTTCGTTTTTGGCATTCTCAATATGGCAATTCACTCCACAAATACCATTTTTAACATCCTGCATAGAATCGTTTATGGTTGTTTCTATTGTATCCTTTACAACGTCAGTATCAACCGAGATATTGGAAAACTTACTGTCAAGATAATCCTCTATCTGCTCAGTTCTGGTAATCAATTCTACGTCAGAATCATAATCATATCTTCTATAGCTTTCCTTTCTCATCGTTTATTAATTAAATACAGCATCTTTTATTTTATTCCAAATACTCTGTAAGGTATTTTTGTTTTCATTCACTGTTGTTTGAACAGCTTCTATTTTTGGTTGAATAGTATTGACAACATAATTGTTATGTTCTTCAATTTTACTAATAATTGCAGTTTCGGCAGCATCAACATTGGCGTTGATATTTTCTTCTGCATCATTGATTTCTTTTGTTAATCTTTCTTCAACTTCCGTAATATGCGTGTGTTCGTGTTCTCTCCAATCACAAGTTTCTTCCAACCAAGTTTTCAAGTAATCTTGTTCCTTGAAACCATATGTATTCATATTATTATTCATTTTGTCTGTACTTTTGTTCTTTATAACAATAAATATCTGGCATAAATATATGTTTAAGGACTTTTTCTTGAATATTTATATTTTAGATTAATATTTTTGATTATGAAAGATTTAAAAACTTTAATATATGAAGCAATTAACGAATTTGTAAATGAGTATCGTTATCAAGATAGTGCAACGCCATTGAATAGTAGGTCAGATGTTCACAGAAACTTGGGGGTTAATCCCCTCACAGTTGACAATGGAGGACATACACCTAATGATGTATTGTCTCAACCATCTACTTTTGATAGAAACGGCGCAACGTTCAAGAGTTCGGACAATATTGTATTGTCCGATAATAAATTTACTATTTATAAAATTAAAAATTTCAATACTGATAAAATTTCATCTACGATGGATTTGTTTGGTAAAGGAGCAAATGGGGAGAGAAGTTTTAGAAAAGAGATTGATATTATGAATGGTGCGGCAGCAAGAAACGGAAGACATTTAATATATCGTACAATAACATCGGTTTCAAATGAAGCAAAATCAAAATCCACTGGGCATATGTCAGGAACGTTTTGGGAATTTAGCTACGATATGGGTAATACATGGTACATTATGAAACCTAATGGAACTCAAAATATGACACCAAGCAAATTAATCAGAAAGCAATAAAAGTAATATAAATTGAAGCATGAAAATATTTTGCAAAATTCCAAAGAATACATTTATTGTTAGTGAGAACCAAATGAAAAATATATTATCTGAGGGCAACAAACAAAGACAATTGGATATTATATTAAAGAATAATCCTGCTGATGACGTACATTTTGTCAACAGTACATGGATTAGAAGTACTGAAGATATTCTTTCATTTGAAGAGATGTTAGCAGATGCAAAAAAGAACTATGAGGAATACGGAGATATGGAATATCCAGATACAACGATAGATGACTATTTGAATGCTGAAAAGACTGGTAAAATTACTGTTTATAGTTCATATCCAATTAAACCAGGTATATTTGTTAGCCCATCAAGAATGTGTGCTTATGATTATGCAGGTGCAAACGGAAATAAAGTCTATTCAAAAGTTGTTCCAGTTAACGACGTTGCATGGCTCGATCAAGGGCAAGGGCAATATGCACCGTTAAGCGAGGGTGAAACAATTATTCTTAATTCCCTCCAAATCAAACAAATCAACGAAGCAATGAATGACACTTTTTCGTATGAAGAATTAGGGAATATCAGAGCATTGTCAAAACGTGTCGCATATTGCAAACAGCATTTAGGAAATCCAATAGGTAACGGTTCTTCAAGAATGGTATTTCAGATTGACGATGAAAAAGTTTTGAAATTAGCTAAAAATCAAAAAGGAATAGCACAAAACAATGTTGAAGCAGACTGGGGTGCGCAGAATTATGGAGTTTTACCGAATTTATACAAAGTTGCAGACGATGATAGCTATCTTGTGACAGAATATGTATTACCTGCAAAACCCCAAGATTTTCAGGTTTGTTTAGGTATGTCATTTGAAGATTTTTGTAATTTTGTTAAGAAATGTTTTAAATCATATGCAAGCTCAAGGCAGTCATTTGGGGTTTCAAGCAATATAGATGATGATAAATTCTCAGAAATATTGGAAAACAACGAATGGTTAAATCAATTCTATACTTACCTAAGTGATTATCAACCTCCTCTTGGAGATTTGACGAGAATTGCTAATTATGGCATGTGTCAAAGAAATGAACAACCTGAAATTGTTTTATTGGATTCAGGTCTTTCTCAACAAGTTTGGAATGATTATTATCGAAGATAACAATATTTATATTAAATAATGTACATTATATAATACAAAAATATGGCAAAAACAGTTATAAGACTTAACGAGGATGAACTTAAGGGTATGATAAAAAACATCCTCAAAGAAAATATTGAAAACGGAAACCTTGATGAAGGGTTCTGGGATAGTGTAAAAGGATTTTTTGGTGGCGCACAAGGCTCAAAAGATGCACAAGGTGTAAAAAATACAGCTAACAAAGTTGGTAACGCAATGTCCAATGCAGCACAAAAAGTAGGAAATGCTGCTAATAAAGCAGTACAAGGGGTTAAAAACGCAGGTAATGCAGTTAAACAAAATGTACAAAACCGTATGCAAGATGCAAGAAATTACAGTGCGGCTGCTGATATTGAGAATGCATTGGGTGTATTAAACAAGTATGCAAAACTATTTGGTAGTAAAAATAGCACTGCAAATGGATACAATATGGCAAAAAAAGGTTTGGAAAATCTTGTTACCGCTTTAAGAAATAGCGAAGTGAACTACACAAGATAATATAGAAACAATATAATAATATAATTCCCTCGCCATACTGAATGGTGAGGATTATATTTTTTTAACTATACATATTTTGATATACCAATAAAAACTATTATTTTTGCAGCGTTAAATTTTTAATATATGATATTATGGAGTATTTATGGATTTATTTATCAGGCGTTGTAGTTTATTTAGTATTTGTTGTATGGTTCAATTATCAATTCGACCATAATCATAACCTAAAAAACGTTACAAGCAAGGAATGGAAAGAGGATTTAAGATTATTCCCTCTTTCATGGCTATCAGTAGTCTTAGGTATTATTGTAACGGTGTGGAGATTTTGCGGAGGGCAACCGTCTAACAAAGAATAATATATGAATACATCGAAAACATTATATGAAATTGAAGTAGCTTTAGCTAAAAGCAGCTATTTCAATTTCGTAAAAAACATTATCGCATTCAATGTCAACGGGATAAGCTCTAAACTACCAATTTGGCATGAATGCGACATGCTTGTTTTATCTAAAAGTGGTTATTTAACTGAAATTGAAATTAAACGTAGTTGGATAGATTTTCTTGCTGATTTTAAGAAAGAACATCATCATGAATCTGAGTTAATTAAATACTTCTATTATTGTGTACCAATGTCTATCTTAGACAAAGTATACGATTATCTTTACGAAAATGACATTAAATATACTGGTATTATTACATATACGGAAGAATTGTTTATTAAAGTTCATCAAAAGAGATTAAAACTATTATTTGAAAATGATGAAGTCAGATATGCTTCTCCCGCAATGGATAACTATCGTAAACTATTTATTGAAGAACAATTGGAATTAGCAAGATATGGAGCGATGAGAAGCATATTATTAAAAGAAAAAATTATTGACTTACAAAAACAATTAAAAGAAACAGAGTATGGAAAACAAAGTATTATATAATCTTGATAAGATAATCAGTGTGTATGTATATACGAAAAAAGTTAATAGATGGTTTGAAGATTTTAAACCGCAAGGTTATTATTGGTGGAAGATATTTGGGGTAATACCCTTGTTCAAGTATCATCTTAAAGAGAATACCTTTAATTATGTCAGTGATAGGGTAACAGAAGACGAGGTAATTGAATTGACTGACAATCACTGTTATATCGAGAATGAAATTGTTTATTATAAACCCCACATCCATATATATTTTGTTGGAGATGATACCTCAAGTTATTTCGGCTCTTCGTTTGCGAAATTCTTTGAGAATCTTGATGATTTAGAACAGTTCTTATCTCATCTTAATAATGTTTGTGAGAATAATAATGTCATTGTAAAAGAATTAAATATATTATAAATTATGAAATATATGGGAAACAAAAGGTGTATTGTCGCTGATTTCGGCTGTGGAGAAAATCTAATGAAGAATTGTATACCGCATAATAAGGTTTATTCGTTTGACCACGTGGTAATTGATGATACTGTTATCGTCTGTGATATGGCACAAACTCCATTATTTAACAGTGATTAAGAAATGAAAGTAAATAGAATTATGATGGAATATGCAAATTATGGTTTGCCTACCATCGAAAAGAAAATAAATGAAAATATAGCCATACATTTATGGTTTAATACATTTGAATGGGGAAACGGAACTTTCCCATTTAAGAAAATTAAACAAATTGGTGTTAACTTGTTTGCAATAGAAAGTGATTTCAGAACATATGATTTCTGTTTTAAGCCAAAATGGTATCAGTTTATGAAGTTTTATTCATATTTCTATGGTAAGAAAATAATTAATTTTGTGAAAATGATGATTGGGTAAATGTTAAGAGCAATAAAGATAAGGTTATATCCAAATAAAGAGCAAGAACTGAAACTCAATAAGGTTTTAGGTTGCTACCGATTTGTCTATAACCAAATGCTTGCTCTAAAACAACAAGAATATAACGAGAATAAGAAATCATTAGGACTGACAGACCTTTCAAAATACTTTCACGGAACATTGCTGAAAGACGAACAATATGAGTGGTTGAAAGAACAGAACACAAAGGTAATGAAACAGTCAATAAGGCAGATGCTTTCTGCTTACGACAAGTTCTTCAAACAGCATAACGGATTTCCAAAGTTCAAGTCAAAGAAGGACAAACAATCAGCATTGTTCCCATTGGAAGCAATATCAAAGGGAAACAAGTTCAATGAAAGAAAGATTACATTAACACAACCATTAAAGGATATTAAGTTCAGATGTTCAAACTTATACTTTAAGAGGTTACAAGCATATAAGGAAGGAATAAGGAGTGCTACCTTATCGAAAACCAAGAGTGGTAACTATTTCTTATCCGTACTTGTTGAACTGCCACAAGAAGAAGTAATTAGATTTGAACAGACGAATGAACACGTTGGCATTGACCTTGGAGTTAAGGACTTTGTTATAACAAGTGATGGAGAGGTTTTTGAAAACAAGCATTTCTTCAAGAAGCAAGAAAAGAAGATTTCGAAGTTACAAAGACAATTGTCAAAGAAGCAGAAAGGTTCTAATAATAGGAATAAACAGCGTGTTAAGGTTGCAAAGGCATTTGAGCAGTTAACAAATCAGAAGGAAGCATACATACACAGTGTAGTGAATGAATTGCTTACCTATTATGACGTGGTGTTTATGGAAGACCTCAATGTTCAAGGAATGTTGAAGAATCATAAGTTGTCAAAGGCAATACAAGAGGTTGGCTTCTATAGGTTTAAGCAGATACTTGAAGACAAGGCAAATAACAACTTTAAGCAAGTGATTGAGGTCAGCAGATATTATCCAAGTAGCAAGACTTGTCATAAGTGTGGTTATAAGAATAAGGAATTGACGTTGAACGATAGGGAGTGGACTTGTCCAGTATGTGGCGAGCATCACGATAGAGATTTGAATGCAGCAATGAATATCTTTTTAGAAGGTGAAAAGATAATAGGTGTCCGTAGCACCGAATTTACGCTTGTGGACTATCCTCTTATGGATGACTGATTATCTAAGGATAATGTGCTAAAAAGTAATGATAGGTTGAAACAAGAAATAAAATATAAGTTAAATCATAGATTTTCTTAGAATTTTATATACGGTTCATTTAATGGAAGAATGTATTCAGGAGGATATTCTGGACATAACATAATACAAAAGAACGGTAAATCAAGAGATTATATTACAGAACAGATAAATAATACTCTTTCACAAATACCTTATCTTCAAGACATTGAATTTTATTCAAAAGATTACCAAGATTTAGACATACCTATTGATTCAATAGTTTACTGTGATATTCCTTATCTTGGAACTAAACAGTATGAAACAAGTAAAGATTTTGATTATAAATGTTTTTATAATTGGTGTAGAGAAAATAAAGACAGATATAAGATATTTGTCTCAGAATACTCCATGCCTAATGATTTTAAATGTATATGGCAGAAAGAAGTAACAAATGCGATGAATACAACAAAAACTTATAAACCGATTGAAAAATTATTTAAAATATAAATTTATTTCTTCTTAGCAAAATAACCTCTTAGTGCAGCTTCTGCACTTTCTTTAGATTTGTAATCAGCAGCCCAATCACCGTCTGCTTCATTGTCACCTTTTCCTTTATGTCCACGGATTTTCCATTTGTTGCCTTCTTTGTGGATAACATTCTTCAATTCTTCTTTAATGATTCTCTTCAAATCACTTTCAGTTATAACAAAATCTTTTTTTGCCATAGTTTTAACACTAATTTTCTTATAAATATTTGCATATATCAAAAGAAATATGTATCTTTGCAACAAATAAAATCAATAATAAGATATGACAAATAAAGATTGGACTGGAAATGCAAACAGCATTTGGAAAACATTGGGTGCAAGTAATCATACTGATAAAGAACGTCAAAATGAAGACTACTATGCAACTGATCCAATAGCTGCTGAATGGTTGTTAAAAATCGAAGAGATACCAAAGGATAAACCTATATGGGAATGTGCGGCAGGCGAAAAACATCTCTCAAAAGTATTTGAAGAGTATGGTTATAAAGTACGTTCAAGTGACCTTATTGTAAGAACAGAAGACGTAGAACAGCTTGATTTTCTTACAAGCAATGAAACGTGGGATGGAACAATAATCACAAATCCACCATACAATCAGGCAGTAAATTTTATACAGAAAGCAATGGAGAGTATAACGGAAGGCAATAAACTGATTATGTTTTTGAAAGTTCAGTTTCTTGAAGGAAAATCTAGAAAGAAACTTTTTGAAAAATACCCTCCTAAAACAGTATGGGTTTCTTCTTCTCGTATTACTTGTGCTAAAAATGGCGATTTTGAGTACATGAAGGCTAATGGGGGTTCGGCTGTTGCTTATGCCTTTTATGTGTGGCAAAAAGGATATAAAGGAGATACTATTCTGAAATGGTTTAATTAAAATGCGATATAAAAATGATAGAAACTGAAATTATATACAACGATAGCACTGAGCGTGTAAAAGCCTATAAAGACTTCGATAAAGAAACACGCACGGTTACTTTTTATCTTGATGATAAGAAAATGTTTCCAATTGATAAGGATGAGGATGGTTTTACTGAATATATTCCAACACCGTATGAATTGTTTGGTATTGAATGTGGTGATGGATGGAAGGGTTTAATTGAACCTATTATGGAATATATAAACAATTATAATAAAGACAAGAAAGAAGAAGATAAAATTATAATATTCCAGATTAAAGAAAAATTCGGAGGACTAAGATTCTACGTTGACCACGGAAACGAAGAACTTCATAATATGATAGATAAAGCTGAAGAAGAAAGCTATAAAGTTTGTGAATTTTGCGGAAGTAAAGAAGATGTAGGTCAAACGGCTAATGGATGGATTACAACTTTGTGTCACAACTGTGTTAAGAAAATAACACAAGAAAAAGAAGTACCTATCCGTTGGAGAAGAAATAGTGATGAAAAACTTTATATTGTAAAATTCAATGAAGATGATGAATTAATAGAAAAACAAAAAAATTAATAAATAATATGGGTTGTTTTAATAAAATGGGCTTTTATAGTCACCTGCCAATAACAGCAGGTGATGAAATTGTGATGTTTATATGTGCTGATAATACACAGTCTAATAAAGGTAATAATAATCCTATTTATATAGATGAGTTTTATGCTCCATTTTGTTTACCTATATATGGTACATATGACGAATATGGGTTTATTGAAAATATCGTAAAAGACGCAAACACTGATTTGCTTGAAAAGAAATTCGGCAAATCTGTAGAAGATATACTTAGATTAATATACGATTATGAAAGGGGTTATCCTACAGATATAGCTGAAAAATATGTACACATGTTTAAAGATGTCATCGAAAAAGATAAAGTCCCAACATTGATACTTACAATGGAAAGGAAAGATGTATTCGATGCAATGGTAAAACTTTCTGATAAGCCATATTTTGATGCAAATGCTTGTAATCTATGGCATAATATAGGTGATTTTTGGCTTTCCAAATTAGGATTTATTAGAAAAGAAGAACTGGAAAAATATAATAATTTTCGATATGTTCTGGATAAATATGAGGGAGAATACTATGTTTCAAGCGATGGGCATTGTCCTCACATTATCAATAGTAAGACTTTGGCAGAATATCCTTGTTATAAAGGTTTTCAAGATTTGATCGGAAAGTGGAAGGAATTTACTGGTATTGAGCTTAAATTTAAAGATGAAAATTTATATGTTAAAAATATAATAGATTTGTCATTCGATATAACAAAAGAAATATATTATACAAATTTTAAATACGAAAACAATGACATTATCATTGATGAAACAAATATTACAGACGAAAATTTATTAAATATAATAAAAGATTATAAGAGACTTACAGAAAAAATAGGTAAGGGTAATTTTTTCACAGAAGATCATTATGTATTTGTTTATGACGGGGAAACAAAATTTCCTAATGATATTATCCCATTCAATATGTATTGCTGTCTATTGTTTAGAGGTTCAATGCACTTGTATGATGATTATTATAATATTTTTACTGACGAATTTAAAGAAATATGTTGCAAATTTGCTAAATTTAATTATACCTTAAGAGGTCTTTGCGGAAAATATGATGTATCTATGTATGGCAATCAGAGTGTTTCAGACAGATTTTATTTGAACAATTTTGCAGAGTTAAATAATTCATATTCACAAATCATTGAAAAATTATATAAACGATATGATGACATTGAAGAAACTGAATGATAATGCACAGTGGTTTAATGCAGATTGTATTGAAACAATGCAATATATGAAAGAACATAACATACGAGTGGATTTAACTATTACAAGTCCACCTTATGATAACCTTAGAACTTACGGGAATAAAACAGATTGGTCTTTCAACAAATTCAAAGAAATTACAAAACTTTTATATGATGTAACTTCAAATGGAGGAATTGTCGTTTGGGTGGTAGGTGATGCCACCATTAACGGTTCTGAAACTGGTTCGTCATTCAAACAAGCATTGTATTTTATGGAATGTGGTTTCAAACTACACGATACAATGATATATGAAAAGAATAGCAGTTCATTTCCTGCAAGACGAGATAGTAAGAGATATACACAAATATTTGAATATATGTTTGTCTTTGTTAAAGGCAAAATTAAAACAGGGCATTTAATATGTGACAAAAAAAACATATGGGCTGGTGTAACTAATTGGGGATGCAACACACAATATGATGTAAACGGCAACAAAGTAGTTCGTAATGATATTAAACCAGTACCAGAATTTTCACCACGTATTAATATATGGAAATATTCAGTAGGCTTTAATGTGAATACAGGTAAACATAGTGCTGTTTTTCCTATCAAGTTAGCTGAAGACCATATATTATCATGGAGCAATGAAGGTGATATTGTGTTTGACCCATTCTTGGGAAGCGGAACAACTATGTTTGCAGCAATTAAAAATAATAGAAGATTTATTGGCTGTGAAATAAATGAAGATTATGTTAAATCCTATGAGGATAATTACAAGCAATATTTAAAGAAATGGCAAAATGATATTAATAGAAAGAATAAAGAAGTTGTTTCAGAGAAAGAAGAAAGCAACTGAGGAAATACATTCTATATCATATATTAAAAATATGATGATAATCAGAACTAATCAGCTTGGTTTCTATGAAGTTAAAAAATATTTAGATAACAATGATTATCTATATTTTGTTTTCTATGATAATCTAAGTGATTGTAGCCAATCAATTGTTGTTTATAATATACCCGCAATGTATTTTATTGAACAATTAAATGAAATAAATAGAAATTTAAGATGCGAACTTTATACTTTTGACGAGACACATCATAGACTTGTTACAAATATATATTTTAAAGGAAAACTCTTTAAAGGTAATATTATAGAAACCGATATTCAGAATGATTATTTAAGTGAAGTAATGAAACAATGTAAATTTACTTTCACTTTTTTCAATCAAGTAGCCCATATTAGACAAATCATTTCAAATAGGGATAAAAATTATGATGTAAACCAATTGTTAAATAACAGCATTGATAGTACCAGAAGTGAAAGAAACCGTAGAGAATCAAGGAATAAACTTTATTTTTCTGCAATTTAATGAAAATTAAGGCTTATAGTTTTGCCATATCAAAACAAAATAGTATCTTTGCAATGTTTTTGAAGGATGACAATATTTATATAATGTTATATCAAAAAAAAAAACAGTTAATAACTAATTTAAAATTATTTGAACGATGAAAAAGATTTTATTTGCGGTATTTAGTTTAGTGGCCCTTACAGTAGCTTCGTGCGGTAACGGCTCGGTTGCAGCAGACAAAGATGTTAAGGATTCTACAGCAGTAGATTCTGTCGTTGTAGTAGATTCAGTGGCTGTAGCCGATTCAGTTTCAACTGATTCTACGGTCGTGTCTGAATAAACGGATATGACTGAAAATTTTTCCGCAGTCCCTATTATAAAGGAATTGCGGATTTTTTTGTATATATCATTAGAAACTATTATTTTTGATGTGTCTTTGTAAATTCACTTCTTTCATGTGGATTATAAAGTGTTGGTGCTATAAATCCCAATGTAAATGGTATAATACTTGCAACGCCTAATGCCTGTAAAGCAAGACAAACATCATCCAATGTCGCACCGCTTGAAAGATTATCATCAAATACTATAACGTGCTTTCCTGCTATTTTATACTGTATATCCTTGTATTTTGGATTAATGGTAAATATGCCTTCAATGGAACGTCTTTCTTTGTCATCAATTGACTTTATTTGCCAATTCTTTACCTTGCCAGTTTCTTTATCAATTGTCGGATCAAGCCCTTTTTGCCCCTTTCTTATATTTTTAATATCTTGGTTATACAAATCCACTTGTTGTTTCTTTTGAAGAATATTGTTAGGTAATCTTCCCCTATTCCCTTTTCTTTGGGAAAGATAAGATGCTATTTCGTTTTGTAATTCATCTATTTTACGTCTAACATCTCTTATATCCTCATCTTTCTTCCATTTATTAACTTTCATCTGTAATCTATGAATTTGATTATCATCCAATCCTGCATTTCTCGCTGCATCAACATTTACATAGATATTCCTTACATTTTTCACCAATAGTTCAGGTTGAAGTTTAATCCCCTCACTTTGAGGATACATATTAATCAGTTTGCCAGTTATCTCTCTATTAAACTGTGAAGAAGATTGAGGAAAAGTAATAATATCAACAGGATTGTTTCCTATTATATATTTAATCAACATAACTGAACGATTTATGAACTGTTGCATTGTCTTTTCATCCCTGATTACAGTTCTTTTCTGCATATCAATTCCATGTTTTAATGCCTTATTCACATCCATATTTTTAATATTATATAGATTATAGGACATTACGTTTGATTTTGGTAATAATACCTTTCTAACCTTCAATGATTTATCTGGGTTGAATATTGTATCATCTATCTTGCTATTAGCACCAGGACGATAAGAAACCATACGGTTATCAGTACCTTTTACTGTTTTGAAATCCAATGCTTCATTATCAAGCGTTTCAAACAAAAGGTCTATACTTTCTTGCAAATATCTATATTGTGTTTCTGTGATTTTAATCGTTTTTCCCATTATATTAATAACATTTAACTATATAGATATAAATAGTTTCAGATATTATCTGTATCTTTGCATTGTTAAAAGAAAAGAATAAGAAACTATGACAAAAGAAATCATTTTAGGAAGAGAAGAGAATTATGATGCGACCAAACTGAACTGTTGGGACTTCTGCAAAGGTACTGACATTCGTGAAGGTGTTAATATGAAATTTGGAAATATGCTTACTGATTTCCCGTTTGAAGTGAATGGAATAACGTTCAAATGTAGTGAAATGTTGTATCTTTGCGGACAATATTCAGATGGAAGTGAAACAAGCAATCAAATACAGAAAATGATTTGTGAATGTAATAATGGTTTTGCTGCTAAAAAATTCATTCGTAACAAATATATTGATAGTGTAAGGAAAGATTTTAATGACTTCAGAATACAATGGATGTTTTGGGTTGTATGGCAAAAGGTGATTGGCAACGATGATTTCAAGAATTTACTTCTTTCTGTTCCAGATGATGCAATCATTATAGAAAACTCAAGTTGGCAAACAAGTACGACTGCTACTATATGGGGATGCAAGAACATGGAATTGAGAAGAATTAGACAGAATGTGAAACTTGAGATTGAGAACATCAGCACTTATATGACAAAAAAAGATGTCGAACATCTTGTTAGTATTGAAACAAACAAAGTGAATCAAGTCGGCATATTCACAGGTCAAAATAATTTGGGGAAAATACTTATGCTTTGCAGGGAAGCTATCAAGAATAATATAACCCCAAAAATTGATTACAATTTATTGTCTAAATATGATATATTTCTGATGAACAAGCGTTTGTTCTAATATATTTATAATAATAGATTGTTTCATATTGAACTTATGACGAAATACACTATATCAGAGAGTAGGTTAAAAGAACTCGTTGTGGAAGAAGTGAAAAGCATTGTTACTAAAAGACGCTTAATGAATGTTGTCTATAAGGCAACACAACAACTTACCAGTCGTTTATACAATGACGACCATTGGCAAGGAGTGAGTGATGTTCGTGACGCATTAGGAAAATTGGGCATTGAGTCAGATATTTATCCTATTGACGGAGGTTATCGACAAAATAAAGATGGAGATGCATTCTGGAAAGAATATCAAGTACAACTTCAATATGGAGGTGTAGTCGTAAATGGTATTCTTAACTGTCATGCAGCAGGTAGTGTCGAAGACCCATTTGATAGATATGATATGACACTTCAATTATGGTAAAATAATAATCATTTTTTAATAGTTTCTTATTTTATTATTATATGAATATATCCCCTTTTAAAAGTTTTAATGAAATGGTAAATGAAGCTGTTGAAAACATGAATGGCAACGGTTTATATTACAAATTTCAAACAGATAATGCTTTTAGATATAAAGCGGTTAATATTCTTGCACAAAATGGTTATCTTGTACATGGAACTGATGCCGAATTTGAAAGTTTTGATAGTTCCAAAATAAGAGGTGGAACAAGAGGTAATTATGGCTACGGTGCTTATTTTACAAATGCGGCATATAAATGTGAAGAATATGGTCGAAACTTTATATTTCTATATGCAAGAGATTTCAATTTTTTAAAATTGGCACAGAAGGTAGCTGATAATGATATATATAAAGATATCAATAAACAAGTAGATTATATTAGACAGAATATCGCCTATTTTGAGGAAATGCTTTATAGTGTTCGTACTGTAAAGGAATATGAATATGCTGAAAAAGAATTAAAAACGTATAAGGAACAATTAGATGACATATTACCAGATAGTAAAACAGAAGCGTTTATTGAACAGTATAATTTAATACTAAGAAAAAATCCTGATATTGATTACCGTAATATGACAAAGAAATTAGACAATATCTTCACTAATGCAATGGGTGCTGATTTTGTCGCTAATATGTTTCTTAAAGCAGGATATGACGGTTATACAATAGACTTTGAATATGTTATTTTTAATTTTGAAAAATTAAATCAGAATATTGTAAAGGATAAAAATGCTTTGCTTGAAAGATTAATGGAAAAAAATGAGTACAAATCCGTGTCTTTGAACAAAGATAATCTGATTGAAATGGCACGTTTAAATGTTAACGAAATTGGAAATGTGCCGTTTCCATCAAATAAATTTAATATAAAAATATGGAGTAATGATCATAATCCTCCTCATTTTCACGTTATAGCTAATGGATGGGATATTTCTTTTCTTATCGAAAGTGGGGAAGAATATAGGGTTAATGATATAGGAAAAGAGTCTCAAACGTATTCTTATATCATTAAAAATATTAAAATTTGGCTTAGTATGCGATGCAAAATTTTACCACAAGTAACAAATAGGGAAAATGCACTGGCAACATGGATACAATTACATGAACAATAATATTTATATTTTAGAATAACTTTCTAAAAGAAAAAAAGGAAATGATTACCACAATTATTGCTTGTATTATTGCAAACATTTTAACCGCCGCCATTGTTGTAGGCGTTGCATATTATTTTTATAAGAAAAATGAAGTTTCTATTAAAGAAACCATCAATGACGTAAAAGAAAAGATAGGCAATGTTTCCAGTACGGTTCAAACTGTAACCGATACAATTAACAGTATTAAGGAAAAATTGGAAAAACTTCCTTTCTAAATTGGAACTATTTTCTTTTAGTAATATCCTGTATTATTTGAAACATAAATAATACAGGATATTGTCATTTTTTAACATCATTTATTTGTTTGTATCATACAATAGTGGTATATTTGCAAAAACTAAAATAAAGGATAATATGTTAACAAAAGAACAATTTTGCGAGGTAATAGACCTTATAAAGAAACAAAGGGAAGCTGATGACAAATTTTATGACGGAATGCAAATGGCATTTCCTAATAGTTATCCGCCTATGTTACCAAATGATAATTTATGGAGCGCATTAATAAAATCATTGTCTTATGCAATGAATGACACTGCCGAATTTATCGAATGGTGGATTTACGAAGATGACATGAAAGGTGAACTTACAGTTACAGACAATGATGTTGAATATGCATTTCATAATGCAGAAGAACTTTATGACTATCTTACTAAAATTTATAATTAAAAACTATTAGTTCAATGGCAACAACATTAATAATAATATTTTCGATATTATTCATTATAACGATAATAAGTGGTATAGCTTTATGGTATGATGTACATCATCAAAAACATAGCAAACCTATATATTCAAAAGAAGTGTTGGAAAAGTTAATTCAAGATTTAAAACAAGAAATTAACTATAAAATTGCTAATGATGATAATTTTAGATTAGAATTATGTTTGGATTATCTTGAATATTATGAAAATGAGTTAAAGAAATATCAAAAATAATAAAAATATGCTTGATAAAAAAGAAGTTAAAACATATATGGTACGATTATACTGTAATAATTGTAACCACGAGATGCAAAGTAACGGAAGTTTTTTATGCAGTTATCCACCACAATATCCTTATATTTGTCCTAATTGTGGATGGAAAACAACCGCTACAGAATTATATCCTAAAGTTGAATATCAAGAAATCGCTTATGAAGAAGATAATGTTCAATGACAAATTTCTGCTCACCCAAGCGGTTCTTGAAGGCAGGAAGACGCAGACAAGGAGACTTATTAAGTGTCGCAAAACGTTTAAAGGAGAATGGGTGGCAGGATTCAATATCCATATAAGACCATCTGATAAGAAAGTGATTGGATTGCCTTGTATGTATGATGCTGACGAAAGCGAGTTTGATGGAGGTGAAATATTGCCGAAATACAAGGTTGGTGAAGTGGTTGCCGTGGCACAGAGCATGTGCGATGTATATGCCGAGTGGGACATGGTACATTCAGGAAAAGATACTAAAGCATTAATGAAGAAGTTTGGTGGCTCTCCATGTTTTAACAACAAGATGTTTGTAAAGGCATCTGAAATGCCCCATCAAATCCGCATAACCAATGTGCGCATACAGCGGTTGCAGGACATTTCTGACGAGGACTGCTTGAAAGAGGGAATTAGGAAAGTTGTAAATGAAAACGGTATATATACACAGTATTATGTTGGCTATTCCGCTTGTTTTGAAAATCCTCGTGAAGCCTTTGTTCACCTCATTAATAAGGTGAGCAGAAAAGACGTGTGGAGTGATAATCCGTATGTGTTCGTTTATGATTTTGAGGTTATAAAATAATATGAACTAAAATGACAATATAAAAGAAATAATATTTTATGGAAAAATGTGAAATTTACCAAAGGAAATCTATAATGGATTATCTTATAAAATATGATTATCTTGCTAAAGATGATGATTTTATTGAAATTACGTTATGGAAAAATGGAGAAGGATATGATATCAGCATGAAAGATGGCGTTTTATTTTCTTTGACAATAGGTCAACTGGAAGCGATTAATTATCTTACTAAAAAATTAGATTATGAAAAAGACGAAAAATAATAAGCAATTCTTGATTAAATATAATTTAATATTTTATAAACAAAAAACAGTAAAAAGATGAAAACAAAAAACATTATCATTAGTGCAATTACAGTAGTTGTAATAGGTTTAGGGGTACTTTTAGCTGGAACATACTTTTCAGTTAATAATGAAGAAAAACAGCTTCGTAATTTGGCTGAAGCACAACGCGGCAAAATTGAAACGCAATATGATGCAATGTGGAAAATAATTCAACAAAAAGCAAAAGTAACTGACGAATATAAAGAATCGTTTAAAGATATATTTGTAGGTATCATTGATGGTCGTTACTCACAAGGTGATGGAAGTTTGATGAAATGGATACAAGAGTCTAACCCTAACTTTGATTCGACTATGTATAAGGATTTAATGGCAACCATCGATATCAAACGAACTGAATTTATGAATACACAGAATAGAATGCTTGATATTATTCGTGAACATAAGAATTTGTGTATGACTGCACCTAGATGTTGGTTTGTAAGTAATGATACTGAAATAGAATATACAATTGTTTCTTCAACTAAATCTAAAGCTACTATGCAAACAGGGATTGAGGATGATATTGAATTGTTTAATTAAGTTAATAATTTATGGAAATAGCTATTCTTTCAATACCATTTATAACAGCATTAGTTTTATTGTTGTTTTTTAGAAAAGAAACTGTATGGTGGGAGTATGTAATTTTACTTGCTCCTTCCATTTTAATGTATTTTTTGATTAGGTTTGTTATTGTTAGTGCTGAAACGACTTCCACTGAATATTTGGGTGCTTATGCAGCAAAGGTATATCATTACGATGAATGGGATGAATGGATACACAGGACTTGTACCAGAAGGGTGTATGCAGGAACTAATTCGAAGGGTCATGCAAGATATCGTACAGAAACCTATGATTGTTCTTATAGACAATATCATCCAGAGAGATGGGAAATAGAAGATAATAATGGAGCAACCTTTCCCATAAATGAAGATGAATATAACAGATTAGTAGACTTATGGAAAACACCACAACAGTTCAAGGATATGCACAGGGATTATTATAGAATAGATGGTGATGCCCAATACTATGAATGGAATAATCAAAAGGAGACTATTCGAGACATTACATACCCGAAAACATACAAGAATAAGATAAAAGTATCAAAATCAATATTCAATTTTGAAGAAATTAGCAAGAAAGACGCTTCAAAACTTGGATTACATGAATATCCGTCAGTAACTAGAAATTACAGACAAAATCCTATTGTGGGCTATAAAATGAATGACGGAAAGGCAATAAATGAATTCAACTATATAAACTCTACCTTTGGTGGAAAATACCAGTTTAGAACTTTTCTATTATTCTATTATAATAAAGATGTTTTAGTTTCAGAAAAACAACGAAGCTATTGGGTTGGAGGAAATAAGAATGAGTTCATTATTTGTATTGGCTTGGATTCGATTACAAACAAAATACAATGGGTTAATTGCTTCTCATGGATGGATGAACCACGTCTTGAAGTATACACCGAACAATATTTGAACAGTCAGGATAGCCTTGATATTACAGAGTTGGGGTTGTTTCTTGAAAAGAAAATACCGTCTGAATGGAAACGAAAAGAATTCAAGGATTTTGATTATTTGAAAATAGAGTTAACCGATGGACAATATATAGGGATATTAATTTTCATACTATTATATAATATTGGTATGTCTATTTTTGTTATTAGAAACGATTTTAAAAATTAAGTTATGAGTAGTTATTTAAATATATACGGTATTACAAAAGAAAAAGGTGAAGTTGAAAAAGTAATATGCAGTATCACCTGATTTTAAGTCCGATATTGTATATTTATTAGTAAATAATTTTCAAAACTAAAACTAATGAGAAAATACCTTTTATTATTACTTGTAACACTAATAACAATTTTTACTTTCTCAGGGTGCGAAAAACATAGTGATGGTGATAGGGAAGAAATTCTAATCAACATTAACGGTGAATGGAACATCCGTTATGAAAACAAATTAGATGGTGAAATTGTGTTTGACAATTATGAAACGTTTATGATATTATCAAATCAAGGGCCTACTCTTTATGGAGATATGACAATGCTTCCAAATAGATCAAATGTATTGTCTATCTATTATATAGAGAATGAAGATGGGGAAGAATATGAGTATAGTGGATATTGTACTATCACACCATATAACGCAGATAGTATTAGTATAAATAATCTTCCATATTATGAGAATAAAGACGTAACTCTTGTAAGAAAATGATTGGATCACATAATACATATACCTATTTAAAATCAGATACAGATATCTACAACCATAACACAAGATTTTGGAGATGCCAAGATTGCAATATCAGTAAACAATACCAGATGGGTGTCAGATATTTTGACATTAGGGTTTTTCATACAAAAAATAAATATGGAAAAGATGTATGGCAAGCTGCGCACGGATTAGTCAACTTGGAAAAACAGTGGTTATCTATTAAATCAATCTGTAATATGTTTAAAAACACCTATAAAAATTCTAAATTTAGACTTGTTCTTGAAAAAGGTGATGAGGAAGATGAAAAAATATTTAAAGAGGAATCATTGGAAAATGTAGATACTTGTCCTTCATTGATTTCTGTAATAATTAAGAAACCTTGGACTGTTTTATACAATAGAGAAAACTTAATTTTCCATGATTATTCTTATGAGGAATGGAAATTCACTGATATTATACAGAATTTGACTAATTTTCCGATCAAGGAAAATGCAGCAAAGGTCAATCCTACTATAACAAAAGAAATGCTTGAAAGCTCAAATGAAGTATGGTTTATGGATTATGTTTGCGGTGCTTAACATATTTTATTACTTAAAATTTTGATATTGCAAAGTATTGTCGTATCTTTGCAATGTTTTAGAAAGAGAGAAAGATTTGTGGTGCTTGCAACTCTCTATAATTAAATGCTAAAATTTCCTAATTCTTTTATAGAGTTTGGAATTTTAAACACCTTGTGATTTAAAAAATAAAATTATTAACAATTAAAATTCTAAACTAAAAATGGAAAAGAAAACAATTACAAGTGAATTTGTAAGTTATGGCCATCCTGACAAAATCGCAGACCAAATCGCTGACGCTATTCTTGATGAATATCTTAAAATGGATGAAAATACCCGTGCGGGTATTGAAGTAATGGTGAAAGATAATGTTGTTGTATTGGGTGGTGAGATTTCATCAAAAGCGGCAGTAAATTATGACACCATTGTACGGAATGTGTTTAATGACATTAAATTTCCTGACAATCATCATTTGAATCCTGACAATATCAAGATTATTAATCTTATTGGAAAACAATCACCTGAAATCCATCAAGGGGTTGATAAGAGTGAAACTATCATTGGGGCTGGTGACCAGGGATTTATGGTTGGTTATGCAAGCAATGAAACAGAGGTATTAATGCCTTTGGGATATTATATTGCTAAGAAGATTTGTCAATGTATTGCCAATTACAAAGCATTGCAACTTGGCCCAGATACTAAATCACAAGTCATTGTAGATTATGATGAACATGGAAATGCTGAAATATCTTCCATCCTTGTTTCAACAATGCATCAATGCCGTATTGAGAAAGTACGTGAAGTTGTAAAACAAATTATATTGACTAACCAAATGGGTCTTGAAACTGAATTGTTTAACAAATACATTTTGGAAAAGAATATAAGGATTGATATAAATCCTTGCGGAACTTGGAATATTGGAGGCCCAATATCAGATTGTGGTGTGACAGGTAGAAAACTTGTTGTAGATAGTTATGGCGGTTATTGTAACATAGGTGGCGGAAATATTTCTGGTAAAGATCTATCAAAAGTTGATAAATCTGCTGCTTATATGGCACGTTACCTTGCAAAGAACATAGTCGCATCGGGTATTTGCAATACAGCTAAGGTTGAACTCTCTTATATGATTGGTATTCCTGAACCGTCTTCCATCAATATTGAAATGGACAAGAATCAAGAGTTTGTTGAATATTTGAAACAATGGATAAAGGCAAACATTGATTTGACACCGTATGGCATTATCACCCATTTTCATGGAGGATATCCTCGTAATTACTATCTTTCCAAAAATGGTCACTACGGTGTGAATACGATTGGTAATATAAATCTATACAGAATGTATCCGTGGGAAAGTATAGACCAAGCAGATGCAATACGTGATTATTTTAATAAAAAATAATATATTATCCTAACTATCACAATGAAAATTGTATTAACACTTAACGAAGCTAAGAATCTTTCAGTAGAAGATTTTTCAGAAATCATTAAACAACTGCAAGATTATACGACTAAAACAGAAGAGGATGGTTGGCTTGACATTACCAACAACGACAATGTTTACAAGATGGTAGTCAATACTTATATTGACATTGATGTTTCTGACAATAATCAAGTTGTAGAATGCCTACATACATATTATTATAAGAAATTTATTGATGAGAATAAATTGAATATTAAGTATTGATTATATATTTAAGAGCCACAATACGTTATTATAACATAATATTACTATTGTGGCTCATTGTATGTTATACTTATTATATATAATATTATACAAATTATGAATTTAGAAGAAACGATAAAAAGAATGGAGCTTCTATCCAAATATGATACCAAGAAAGCTCTGAATGAATGGGGAGAACCTGACTGTAAGGGGTGGCTTAATATTGGAGTTGTACCTGACAGCAATCCGTTTTTTGGAAGAAGAGAAAAAGACGGTAATGATATGTACATTATGGTTAATCCTAATGCAGAACAGATTGATGATATGTCCACGTTCCTTTACAGAAATGTTACATATAATACAAGGTCGGATGGAACTGGTTTATCAAATAATTTACCTGTTAATGATTTACGAAGAGTGAAGATTTATCCCGAATATCGTGACACATATTATGGAGATCTATTTTTAGGCAAACGTAAAGGTGAACAAGGGGAGATTATGCATAAGGAATTCATGTCTAATCTTAACATTTCAGGTGATAAAGTTATTCTAAAACATGATAGCAGTGTCAAAATTACAGACGGTGTTATTAAGAAAGGAAAGACAAATGGTTATTCCAACAACAGTGATATTGGAATATATTTTTGGGGTAGCAAGAAAATAGGTAGTGACCCATCTAACGGTCAAACATATACCTATATTTGTACAGTTCCATTATCAGATGTTTATGATTTTGAAACAAATCTTGAACGATTTCCAAGTCTTGACCAAGCAATGCAAGAGCATAAATATTGCGCACAATATTGGAATAAAGACAAATCAAACGCAATTGTTGTAAATACATTTTCTCAAACACCTATTCAAGCAATTAGAGATAATACAAATGGAAAGGTTTATAATGCAAATTGGGAGGAAATAGATATGCAAGTTGAAAGTAAGAAACCAAAAGGCAATTTCATTAATGAATACAAACCTAATACCTGTAACAAGGCTGATTTAGTATCCATTAATGAAGTAAACGCTAAAAGTATGCTTCAACGTCACGGAGATAGTGGTTTTATTGTTATTTCTCCTTGTAGGGGATTTGCAGATTTCAAACTTGACCCTAACGATCCGCAATCTAAACAAAAATTGTCAGAAATCAACAACCAACGTGTACGTGAAATGATACAACAAATCAAACGTAGTGGATATTCTTATACTCCTGTATATGGCGGTTTTATTGAAAATGCTGGTACTGAAGATGAGGAAAATGTATATGAACGTTCATTTGTCATTTACAACAAAAGACGTGATGGTTCTGAAGGTGATATGAAGAAACTGGTTGATTTTGGACAAGCATTAGCACAGCAATATAATCAGGATAGTTTCTTGGTGAAAGCTCGTGGAGAGAAACCTAAATACATTACTCAAAACGGTGATATTGATATGGAATTTAGTGGTAATACCTCTTTCAACGATTTCTCACAAGAATATTTCACTGATTTACATAAGAACACAGATAAATATGCAAAGGATAATAATCGTAAGCCTACACGTTTCTCATACGTGGAAAGTTATATCAATCCTGCGCCCCAATGCTATTCAGAACGTCATATAAGAAGTCTAAATGGTGAAATATTCCTTACTGAAACCAGTCGCAGACAAAAGGCTCAACAGGCTGTTAACGGAAAACTATCTAATATAAAAAGTTTTGCAATCCTTACATCAGACAATCCAATGGGCAAGAAACTTTCTTCATCAGAAAATGCTTCTAATTATGAAAGTCTTATGAAAGATTTAAAACTTGGTAATTTCTTGTATTTTCCAGTAAAAGGTAAATATAATGATATTGAACATTCTGTTATTATCTACAATATTTCATTAGATGATGCAATTTATCTCGGCGATACATATAATCAGGAAAGTATTATATATTGTATACCTAATTTGCAAAACAGTTCTGTACATTATGAGTATTGGGAAAGAAGCGCAGAAGGAAAACCTTTAAGAAAAACTATTGAAAGAGATGAATATGTTGATGCAACTAACGACAAAGATATGTTCACCCAAATCAGTAGGAAATTCAAAATTAGAATACCATTTTTTGAAAATATCGAAAAGGTATGTACATTTATTGAGAGTAGAATGAAAACAGTCAATAATGCAGAAAAGTTATTAAATGAATCTATGAGTAACAAGTATACTGGTAAACATAAAATGATTTGTAGGTATAAGTTGTATACACAGAAGTAATATTATATTTTTTTAACATCAATAATCTCATTGTATTTGTTACTTTGAGATTATTTTTGGATATTTGCAAATATTAATGAACAGTTTATAAAATATGGTTAACATGACAGATTTCACAGATAATAAATTCTTTGCACAATCAGATTGTCCTTGCGTGATGATTGATAGTAACAGTTATAAAGAATTGAAAGAACAGGCAATGAAAAATGCCCAAGACATTAAAAATGAAGTAAATGTAAAATATAAGGAATATCTCAGCAACACTGATATTAATGTAACATTCAAAATACCCTCTCTTAATCTAATCGCTCGTGGTTCTGGAATAATTATTCCGATTGAAGATGAATATTCTGAATATAGTTCGCAATATTCATACGATGAGAAAATCAAGTATGGTATAGTAGAACGTCTTACCAAAGATATAGAAGCCCATTTTAAGGGATGGAGAAAAGAAGTCAGACAAGAATTTAATCTTATGAAAAACGATTTATTACAAAGATTGAAAAAAGATGTATATACAATAGCACTTCTTTCTATCGCTGTAATAATTGAAACAATATGTTTAAACTTTTTAATTTGAAAACAAATGAAAGTTATATTAACCGATTTATATATTAGTGAATTTCTTGATGAAAACGGTGGAATTGTCGAAACACTGGACGACAAAAAGATTACTACTGCAAGAGAGTTCAAAGAACTTAAAATTAGGGCAAAAGATATTAAAAGCGCAAAGATAGGCTATAAAACATATGTCTATGATGAAGAACATTACAGTTTCAATTATTCAGATATGCGCAATTTTCTAGAACCAAAAGATGCTTATGGAATTGAGAATGTAAATTTTTCCGTAATTGGGATAGATGATAGTAGATGGGAAGATTTTAAGAAACAACGTCTTGAACAAGGCTTTGACGAATCTGAAACATGGTCATTAGACTCTACCATTGCAAAATTTATTCTTCCTCGTTTGAAATGTTTTTATAATGATGGAGATATACTCAGTTATCCTGGCAACTTAACGTCTAAGGAATGGAGTGCTATTGTTTCTAAAATGGTTAAAGCATTTGACTTAATTGTAAATGTAGATGCAGCCAAGAGAACCGAAGAAGAAGTGAAAGCCGTTGAAGAAGGATTAGATTTATTTAGAGAATATTTCTTTGATTTGTGGAACTAAAATATAAATATTATGGATGATATACAACTTGCTAAAAGCATATTCGATTATTACAATATCCCATTTATTAATGTACAACTATTTGGAAATTGGGCTGTTAATAGTTTTGGTGACATCGTAAACTATAAGAAATATTATTGTTTATTCTCTTATGATGTTACTAATTCTGAAATGTCAAGAGAAGATTGGATAGAACAAATTTCTCAAAAGTGTTTATTCGATGTGAGTGATTTCATCAAAGCATATGATTATGCACTTCCTTTTGCAAAAGAAGATAGTCTTAATTGTCAGTTGAAATGATATTTATTTAATATAAAACTATTATTTGAAAAGATTTACAAATGAATAAACTGACAGAAAACAAACTTCAACAACTTATAAAAGAAGCATTAGAAGAAATGGTAACTGATGCTGAAGGTATGTACTCTCATGGGTATGTACTTGTAGATGATGCAGATATGGTAGTTTTAGGTAATTATAGTAACCCTGATGATTTGCAAGACGCTATTAATGATGCAAAATCAATGGCTGAAGCTAATCCTTATGGTTCATACAGAGTATGTGGCTGTGATGAAAATGGGCAATATGATTATGACGAAACTTGTGTATTCTCCACATTCAATGAAGGAAAACAAAGATTTGCCAAATATCTTAATGAGAATATCAAAACAATACTCACTCAAGTTATTTCAGAGAATAAAGACAAAATCAAAGAAATAATCAAAGAAGCTAACCAAAGTCAAAAGACCGTTGGAAGAAAACAGAAAATTTCTGAAGCCATTGATGATATTGCAAGTCAATTTATAGATTGGGCATTGAATGATTCCAATACACAAAGACGTATGGGTGGCCCAGTAAATGCTTTGCAAGCAATGCATGATTATTATTACAACAATGATGATGACGCTCTCTATATTGCGACAGAAGCTTTTGCAGAAGCCAAAGGTATTGAAGATGCTGAAAGTAATATTTATATGATTCTTGATGCTGCAAAGAAAGCTGCTGAATATTATTTCAACAGTAATCCTGATGAGGAACAAGTATGATATAGATGAATTCATAATAACAAATAAAGGAGGAAACGTTAATTATTTTCCTCCTTTTTATTGTATTTTGACGGTACAATTACCTCATTTATGTATTTTTTGTCAACAAATTCTGTCAACCAAACATCATTATTTGATAAGAAGAATCTATCACCATCTTCTTTCATATGTTTTGCATCAATGACAAATATACAGGGTCTTCCATGACGTTTACCAACTTTTAATGCCGTTTCTTTATCCGATGATAAATGCACATATTGTCTTGTTGCTTTATTAATACCAGTATCTTCAATGCTTTCAATAAACCTTGTTGCAGTTCCGTGATACAAGATATCAGGTGGTGTACATTCTTTTAATTCTACATCCACATTGATTGAATGCCCTTGTCTTGCCCTAATTTTTGTTTTATCTTCTGAAAATTCGTATCTTTTTTTATCATTAGTCTCTACAATCTTATTTAATAATTCAAATGTAAAGTCTTGATTTTCAATTAAGTCGGATACTTCTCTATATCCATGTTCGTCAAACTGATAATCTTTATCATGCCGTAAAAGAAAGGAGAGCTTTTTGCCCATCCTTTCCAAATATTCTTGTGCATAATCTTCCATGACTTATTCCTCATAATACAATTTTAAAACTAATTCTTCTATTTCTAAGAATTCATCCTTTTGAATGTCTCCAAAATATCCATATTCAATGATTGTCTTATATGGTTCATATATAACAGTATCTTCATCTTCATTCCATATTTTAATATCTCGTTGATAAATAGGATTATACATACGGCCTGTTATTAATTCAGCGTATGAACGCCACCAATCGGTAATGAATTTATTATTATTTTTATTATCATATTCTTTTTGGAGTTTTAATCTTGTATAAGATAGCTTATTATGTGGCATAGTCCATATTTCTACCTCAACATGCTTTATATTTTTCACTCTAAATTTATATCTTTCTTCCTCTGATATTCCAACATATATAATATCATTTTCTTTTAGAATATCTGTAAGTTTTTTATTTGTTATTATTCAATTCTTTTTGTCTTTTATTAATATATGCAGCCACTTCATAACCAAGGGGATGCAACTCTTTTAAACCAGCAAGCACCAAGAAACCGCTCATTCCGCTATGCCCTTGTTTGTAAAATAAATCACGACATTCTTTCAATCTTTCATCTTTAGATTTATCTTCGTTATTCAATACTTTGATTATATCCAACCAACAATCAAGTTCCATACCTCTGTATAAGTCATTCAATCTGATTGGAACAATTCTATCCCAATAGTTTAATTTCTTTTCTGGAATGATACCTCTTGCTTTATCTTTATAATAAGTAGTCAATTCAGGAATTCTTTCCTTATATGTTTTTAATTCTTGTTGGCGTTTTTCTTCCTCTTCTTTGGCATATTTGTAATACTCATCTTTTGTCATACCAACAATCTTTTGAAATATCTCATCTAATGTTTCAAAAGAGTAAATAGTATGATCATTAAATTCACCATAACTGGGCGCATATTCCTGTAAATCTCTATATGCAGATTCAATATTTTGTCCTGCTGAGAATTCAATTTTATTTAATTTACTTTGTTCCATATTCATTTAGATTTATTTGTTGCAAATATACTAATTTTATCACAGATAGGCAAATATTACCGTTATAAATTTATATAAATATTGAAGTGGGAAGAAATCATCAAAATAAATGAAAAATATTTCTCATAATAAGAAATACAATTACCAATATAGAAATACCAAATAATAGTTTTTCAAATTTACCATCTGTTTTCACAAATGATGCAAACGGTAATTTGACTTTTAATCCAATTGGATAAAACAATGGGCATCCCTGCTTGGTTATCATATCCAAAAACAAATGTACACAACAACCAATACAAAGATATACATTGATAAAATAACACAGAATGAGAAATAACAAACTATGTGTCCAAGTTCTATGTTTTATCATTTTCGGTATGAATGGCAATGCTTTTCCAAACAAACTATTCTTATGGTCAATATCTGGAAGTAATGAGCCAACGGATAATAATATACCTGATACAACATCTCCACAAAGAAATAGAGATGTTGCGATACCACAACTTAAATGAGTTTTACCAGTCATTGTCTGTTTTTCTTTTTAAGTAAGCTTTCACACTTGCGTCTATACATATTCCTTTCATTTGTAAGCTCATTGATTAGCTTAATCATTTTATTTGTCCATTCCTCCTTAGTTTTGGAAGTTTTTGTTATTTCATGAATAATCCTCTGTGTATTTAACATAATTCTTTCCTTTCTATATAATCCTTACATTTGGTATATCTCATAGGCTTGCCACAATAGCCATCATAAGCACATGTAAAACAAAGTGCTGTACGTCCCTTTTTGTCAGTATACCATTTCAACCTATCTTTTTCGGTATATTGGAATTTTGAGTACATACTTATTTCTTTATCATTCATCTTTTATAAACATCATATTACCTACATTAATATCCCAATCTTCATCTTTCATATCATTTTTCAAAGATTGTCTTTTAGCTGATTTGGATTTAAAAAAACCTAAACATTCCCACCAATTTTCAGACTTTAATTTCTTTGGATGTATGTCGTGTTTACATCTAAACTTACATGGTTTCTTAATAAGAAAATTTTTCATTTGTTTTTAATATTATTCAAATCTATTATTTGTTCTTTCAAACATAATGTTTCAAATATGACGTTGGATTTATTCCAATTAATATTATTGTCACCGTAATGACAAGTATCAAACCCAAGTATGAAATAACCGTCTGGTATTAATTTTCTACCCTCGTCTTCATAGACATTTAAACGTACAGTCCAATCAGAAGCTTGGATTACCTCAGCTTTATTTAATAACCCACATCTAAGCTTCTTTATGTTACCAAACTCATCTTTACTATCATATACAACATATTCAGAAAATGTCAATCCACCATGTACATTAATATTATTATATAGTTTATCGTCATATCTCACTCCATACGCTATATGCGTTGGTGGAATTGCTACATATCCATTATATTCTCCACAAGAAAATGGTTCTAAAAAAATGTGGAGTTGGTGATATAAACGCTATAATCTTATCATCTTCGTTCATTTTCTTCATTCGTCTTATAAGGATTTAATATGCAAACACTACATTCACAATCATTGCAGAAATCGGCTTTATTCGCATACGGGCATAATCTATAACGAGGAATAACCTTATTTGTTATTTTATTTATTCCCGACAATCTCGACAGTTTCTTTAATATTCCTTTCATTTCTCTATTATTTTATCGTCAATTATAAATTGCCCTTGCACATCACTTGGCAAAATATTAGTGATATTTGCCCTTACCAAATCTCCATTCATACTTTTAAGCAAAGGATGGATTTCTTTCGGCATAGGTGCAGGACAATCCTTGCAATGATGAACTAACTCAAAATGCTGCTTCTGCCCATCCTTATCCTTGCTACCACAACATTCGCAATGGATAGGATAGTAGAAATAAGTTCTTTCAAGTGAAGTTTCTTTTCCGCAAATATCACATTCGCCAAATTCAATCTCTCCCATAGTTTATTCCTCCTTTAATTCTACTGGATTATCTTCCCACGTTAAATCTCTACCTATGAGTTTCTTAATAGAACCTTTAGGTAACGAAATTTCGGTATCATAAAATATACATCCGTCTTCTACTTCATCATACCAAAGATCTAATTTCTTTCCTCTTGTAGGTTTATGATTAAATATACCCTCTTCCCCATTTTTATGTACCGCCACCCATGCCATACTATTCCTCCCAAGAAATCTTAATGGTGTCGATTGTGGTTTCATTATCATTATGTATCGCTTCCTCTTTTGTTGAATAAGGGGAAGAAACTGTAATTTTTCCACTACCTCCTTTATCTATATTCACCCATCCCTCTTTCTTTTTGGTGAGCATCATGAGGTCATGTACACTTTCTACTTCTTTAGTCCATCTACCTTCATTTGTAAAAGAATATGAGGATTCAAAACCATTTTCATCAGTAATAAGTGCAATTATTTGCTGACTATTAGAACCATTTGCGTCAAAGCAAATAATCCTTGCCTTTCTCCCGTCTCTCGTACATACGGGCTTTCCTAACTTAGCGGCTTCGAGGTCAAAAGGTTTAAGTTTACATTCTCTATTTTCATCTTTAATAATTTCTTTTACCTCCGCCATAAAATCAGCACGAACTCCTTCTGCCATATTGTATCTTTTGCACAAAGCATCAACCTCTTCCACAAAATTAGTTTTCTTATTTACCATCTCTTCTTTGTTTTGTTTAATTTCTAAATGAATAAGCCCATCACCCTTTGTAGAAATAAAGGTAGGTAATATGTCAATATCTGTCACTGTAATATATGGTCTATATGCTTGTATCCATATATTATATTCATTATCAAAGTAAGGTTTTCCGACCTTTTCAAGTTTTTTGAAGATGACTGCATATCCATCCTCTCTTGTATTTTTGGAGCAATTACCTATTATATCTCTGCTTATATTACTGCGAACACATAGTGTTCTATTGAAAACACATTGAAAGCAGCCTATACCTTTAACACATTGATACCACTCACCGCCAATCTCAAATATCTCTCCTATCTTCCTTTCCATTATTTTCTATTCTATTTATTTCTTCATCAATAAACATCTTTGTATCTCTTAATGAATAGGAATGAGCAAAACCACATCCGTTTTCATCAACGGCTTCCCATACGACTTTATGTTCTGGCTGATAATACCCAATACAATGAATTTCGTAACCACGATAAATATAGAAACCGTTTCTAATTCGTTTTGCCTTATACTTATCCATTCTCATCAGTTATAATCAAGTCGTAATTCTTTCCAACACTGGAACCAGTTCCGTCAGCGTAATAATTCTGTACTTGTTCATTTCCATTTTTATTTTTAATAAGGGCAACAATACATTTTTTATCCCTATTTTCCCTATTATAACAAAGTATTCTCACCTTCATACCATTGCGTGTACGGATTGTTTTACCATTTTTTGCCTTCTCAATGTCAAATTTTTGCATTTTGGATGTTTCGATTATTCCTTCCTTTATAAGGTAAACAACCATCTTATAAAGGGCATTTAACATTTCTTTATCACTCTTTTCAATAACGTTTCCATTATCTTTCATAATATTTGAATGATAACCCACACACCAATCATATACCCTTTTGTTTACATTGAGATAAAGATGTTTTTCATCTATCCATACATTGTTAGGTAAAGTATCTATCAGATTCTCTAAACCATATATAGGAAGTTTCTCATAATATTCATAAGCAGAGAAGGTATTGTCATTATCTGCCTTAATTTCCCATTCACCCTCTTTTCTTGTCTTATAATATGCATAAGGAGTAAATCTCATTTCCAAACCCAAATCTTTAAGGGTTTGCATCTGTTCAACCGATAAAAAATTCAATGTTTCCATAATTTCAAACTATAATTATTTACACTTATTTTCAAACTGAAATCACAATAAACACAATTCCTGCATTCCTTGTCAATTATTACAATATTATTGTTGTCATTCATATAATCCCTTTCTTTTGCAAATATTCAGCCATTTTGAATGCGTTAAATAGACCAATCGGTTCATCGGAACAATCATATGCGTAATTCATTATTGTTTGGTCATCCGTATCTCCGTTTAACCAATCGTTGAAATTCTGCGTTAATTCATTGTTATATTCATCGTAATCTTCTTTACTTTCAAAACAATCACGGTCATTCACGTCGATTCCGAAAATGTTTCGCATAATATATTTTACTTCCCTTGCCGTTGCAGGACGCTTTGTGACAATCCCATGTGAAAAACCGTTGGGAGTTAAAACCTTAATAGGAGATAAGCTGATTTTTGTTATCTTTTTTGACATGATAAAATATTTTTAAAACCATTAAACACATTGCAAAGATATAAAAGAAAACACAAATCACAAAATAATTGATATTAAAATAAGTTAATAGATAAAGAAATCTTCCAAATCAGAACAATAATACCATTTTTCTTTTTATATTATTCTGAAATGGAAATATCATTTCTTAATACACTCATACATATTGTCAGAAACGAGGGAATAATCGCCGTTATTGTCATAGACCGATTTAACTTGATTAGGAGAAAATACAATATATTCATTAGCCTTTCTCATATTACCATCAACCACATTATAGATAATGATACCGTCACAACCTTTTGCCTTAGCCTCTTTCACAAAATCCTCTACAATACCGCTGCCATTGCCATTCAAGTTGTCAAACCTTCTTCCTTTTGCATCAATTACAAACGGTTTTACGATCCTTGCGTAAAGTCTTAATATTCCACCCTCATAACTTCTGCTCAACCATCTTTTAACCCAATCAACTCTTGTGTAATCAGCATTTGTTTCATCACCAGTGTCCGTATTGACAAGCATGTTGCTCATTTCAGTAGAATAAGGATTTGAATATTTCCTCTCAATCTTGAACAAACCTGTGGAAACCAAATCCTTAATGAGAACATTCAAATCGTTAAAGCCATAATCCTTGTCCATAATAGCTTTAATCTTTGGAACGATGGCATTTCCCTTATCAACAAATCTCTTGGATGAAGAATAATCAGATGCCAATTTCTTGTTATCAGTAAGGAATATAAGGCTTGTGTCAAACGTATCAAACGTATTTGGTGTTCCATGATATACTTCTTTTGGGAAACCGTCGTCGTTCACGACCTTGCTGCCTTGAAACCATCTCCAAAACGCATCATTCTGTTCGTTTGATTCAAATATATTGTTTAAATAATGAAATTGTTCTTCAGTTATTTTGAATATTCTCTTGATTTTATTTCCTTTAACTGATTTATCCATCTATTATATATACAAATTATATTACATATTATAAATATTAGAAATAACGTTTAATCATTTAAATTCTCCAATTCCCTTGTTATAGCCTTAGCGACACTGACAATGTTCTTGGCATATTTATCCAATTCATAATTTACAATATATTCATTGGTAATATCGACCTTTGACAATATACCGACAATACATGAATGAAGAACAGAGGCAAATACATTATTAGCATTAACACTGCTATTTTCAATGTTACCTTGATTAATTTTCGCTAAGAACATCTTGCATTGATTGACAAACTGCTCGTCTGTAATGCCGTATTTCTTGGTATACACTTCTTTGAAACTGGAATTGCTATCTATGGCATACGAGAAAAGGTTATATGCCAAAAGTTTGAAATAGTCTTTTTCTTCTGCTTGCATAATATTATAGTAATTGTATTTAATTGTTTAGATGCAAAGGTAAGAATAAAAATATAGGTTTGCAAAGGATATATAGTTAAAAAAATATAATATCATAAAAAATTTTTGGATAATAAGAGGATTGATATTAAAAATGCGCACTATAAAAGAGATTAGTGCGCAAAAGAAAGTAAAATATTACATTAATAATGTAATAAAACAAAAGGAAAAAATATCAAGAAGACTTTTCTGAAAATACAAAAATTTCTGGAAATTTTTTTTTTTAAAATGACCCCGAAGAAAATAAGGGGGGGGGTCTATAGAAAATACAATATTATCTTTTTTTAAGATACAAACTTGACTTTCTAATTTTTTTTATTTTTACCACTGATTTAGATGAGCAAGCGTTGCCCTGTATTTCACATATATTAACATCCCTTAACGTAAGAGGGGTTACGTGCTAGGGACTACATACCCACCCCTCCCTACGTGGGGTATATTGTTCCACGTGAAACAAAATGTTAATAAAAATAAAAGGAACTGAAATAGTATCAATTCCTTTTATTTGTTAAATGTGATTAATTTTGTTTAAGCCACAAGCATTCTGTATGCGTTGTCAAGTTTGCGCAAGTCAGTTCCGTCTGTCAGGCTTTCAAACTTGTCCTCATTCGTCTTGTATTTCTTTTCATTCGAGAAGAATGTGGTCAGTCCGTTGAGAAGCCATAATTTTGTTCCCCGATAGCTATCTTGCCCGATACCGCTTTCGATAGTGTTGCGTAAGGCTATGATGCGGTTTTTCATTGTGGTGGAAATCTCGTCTACCTTTTCAAGTTTATAGTCGGCTTTTGCAAGTGCTTTGAGTTCTTCATTTTTCTTGTCACCAAGAGCAACGGCAGCCGTAAACTTCATAACATAGTTATCGTCCACTTTGTCGGCACACAAATCGAGTAAAGATTGTTTGAAAGATTCCTTGAAAGCCTTGTGTCGTGCCAAAATGTCGATGGCGTGTTTCATATTTTCTTGATTCCACTCAAGACGTGAATTGACGTTTGCCGTATGCTTGTAAATAAGTTTGTTTGAAGCGGTTTTCAACGCCATGTTAAGCGTGTTTTGGCAAATAACACGGATGGGGGTGAAGAGTACAGTCACTGCACCACTTCCGTCATGTGTATTGGTGAAAAGTATGTAGTCATTGATAGGGTCATACCCGTTGTCATTCAAGAAAATGTCTGAAGGCAACTTTGCAGTCACGTACATACGTTCACCGTCACCCAAAATACCTGCCGTTTCGATAACTGCTTTGTCATAGCCTTCAACACCCGAAGCAAGCAAGTCAATGAACTCAAAAGCCTTAGAATTCTGTACTACGCCATACTTAGAGCCTACCACGCCAAGCGTAAGGTTTCTGTCTGTGCGTACCGTTGCCATGTGTGATTGGATAATCATATCACGGGTAAGTGTTGTCCCTACTGACGGCATACCTTCCATAATAGAGTGGTACAAAGAGTCTGGGATGCGGATAAGATGTTCCTTTTCCACTTGATAGTCTGCGCCTACTGCGTCAATAGCCTCCTTGATAGTCACGGGTGAAGAGAAGTTCTTGCATCCTTGAATACCCTGCCAAGCAATAGGTTTAGCTTCGGTTCTTACTGCCACTTGTGTTCCACTTACTGCGTTCATAACTGCTGCTGCATTGTTCATTGCTATTTCCATAATGATAATGTATTAAAATGTTTCTACTTATGTTGTCTATCTCTTTTTGACGTTGCAAAGATACTACTTAATTTTTTATCCTGCAAATTTTTCAATTAGAATTTTTGTACGATTAACTTTCTTTAATGAATACTTCTTCTTTGATTTTCTCAAGCTCTTTTGGATTTAAGGGTATGCTTGCGGACTTTACTATTTTGAAAAGGACTATCATCCGTTGTGCGCCCATGTTGTTTGTCCACTTGTCAAGCGTCAAGGTGTTTTTTGTTTGTTTCAAGACGGGCAGGTAGGATCTGTTCGCCAAGTCCTTTATATAAAGTTGTGCATCCATCATTGAGGAAAAACGACTCTTTACAAGTCCTGTTGTTACGTTATTCTTTGTAATGTCATATCGAACTACTGAAATCATCTGTGCCATAATCCTTATATGTTTTATATGTTATTTCCTTAACTCGATGCAAAGGTAACGCTTTTCTTTGTGTCTACAAAATTTTTCAGATAGAATTTTCAGCAGGATAAGATTTTTTAATTGATTGATATTGAATTGATAAATGAAGTTAAATAAACGTCTGAAATTTGGCTATGTCCAGGAAAATGCTTACCTTTGTAGTGTTGAAAGAGATAAGGAGGTAAGGGTAAAACCTTAGAGTTTAGACTCCTTTGGAAGTAATTTTTATTTGTTAATAGGTTTAAAAATAAGGCAACAAACCTTAACGATTTTTAGGAATGTTACCTTTGCTTTATGTTACTTTGTTATGGATATTTTCATACGTCTAATTTTAGGGTCGTTCACGAAAGATAACATGGTATTCGTATATCTTTCAACTGCACCGACTTCATACAATTCTTGAGGGAAAGTCTTATTTGCATAATCGTACAGCTGACCAACCCTTTGCAAACTATATTTGTGAAGTTCTGCATTTTTCCTGCAAACGGCTTTGATGTAGTTCAGTCTGAAAATCAAAGCCTCCCAACTTCTTTCAAAAAGTATGTATTTTTTACTTCTCAATTCGGCAAGCTGCTTTTTATTGAGCTTATTGCGACTTGACTTCTTTACTTTATATGTTTTTACCAACTGCATAATCTTTTTCCTCCTTTGTTTTATTTCGTTTCAAACACTACTTTGTTATCACCGTCACGAAGTTGTATCTTAAGATTGATACCTTTGTTAAGGTCAGCAAGTTCCTGCAATTTGCGTTTATTTTCGTCCGTTGCAGCCAAAAGCGTACAATATATCTTACGGGTGACAGGATAACCTTCGTTTATATCAAAGGCTGTAAACTTGCTTAAACCATCGTACTTTGCATAAGTGAAAAATTCTTTGTTCATATCTTTATTACTCCTATGTTTTAATTATACTGCAAAGATAGTGTTTTATTCTGATATATGCAAATTTTCATATAGAAATTTTCCATTAAAAATTGTTAATAGATTAAAGACATTTTAACTAATTTATATTAGTTGCAAAGGAGACAATACTTTAGAATTTTACTTCTACTTCTGTCAAACTATCTCCCTTTTGACAATGCAAAGGTAGTGAATTTTTCTTTCACTACCAAATTATTTTAGTTAAACGATGTTATTAACTTGTTAAAAGATGATAAGACGTTGTTCCGAAAGTTTTGTTTTCAATCCTGCACACTCCTGCCTTAATTGTTCCCCTATTTATTTCACCCACCAAAAACCAATAATAATCTTTTGTGATAGCATTAGCCCTACTTGCAGGGCTGATATGCTTTGCTTCGGGGTGTATGTTAAAATGTGTTCCCATAATGTTCTACTTTAAAAGTTTGTTATATATAAAGTCCGTGCGCTGTTTTATATAAGAAAAGATGTGCAAACACTTTCTTAATGTCTCCTTGAACGTGTATTCTATCTGTATAAAGTTCAGTCTTTAATAACCCTTCTTTGCCGTCAGTGATAGTGATTTCTATCTCTTCCCAACTTCTTTTATCTTTGTTTTCGTTCGGCTTAATACCTACTTGATAATTGAGAAGTGCTTTATTTACTTTGGCAAGCAAGCCTTCTACTTCTTTTGGCTCATCAAAGCAAAGCAATCCTTTTGTCTTGCATTTTGCAACCATTGTTTTTATATCCATTTTACTATCTCCTTTGTTTTTACATTGCAAAGGTAATACTTTTCTTTTTATTATCCAAAAATTATATGAAAATAAACGTTAATAAATTGTGAATAAATGTTAGTCTTAAAATAAGGCTCTCTGTGGCTTTATTCCTGCAAAGATAATGAAGTTATCCATTTGTATATGAAAGCCACTCAGAACGCAAAAGAATAGGCAAAAACAAAGCCTCCACGTTTCACAACGGGAAGGCTCTTTCTTTATTAACCTTAAAAACAAAATAGTCTATATTTTTTTATGCCTTGTATGGATAACCACCTGTATACTTTTCCACTTCTACCATAACATTGTCAAAGTACTCAAGCATTTTCTTACAAAGGTCTTTTTCAGTCTTAAACTTGCTTTTTCTAAACTTCTTTCCGCCTTCGTCCACATATACCTGCTGAATTGACTTCATAGCGTAGTATTTGTATTTTTCACTTTGTTTGTCGGCTTTATTCAGATAGACGTGCCCAAAGGAATGTATTTCTACCTTGTTTTCCTTATGATTGACACAGAAACAAATGTAAACAGAATTCATATCAATTCCGTGCGGATAGTCCTCTGTGTTGAGTGCGTCAAGCCGAACAAACTGCATATAAGGGCAAAGACTGCTCGGTTTTTCCTCAACCATAACCTGCTTTACATATTTGTTGCCGTCAGTAATTCTCTTAATCTCCTTTGCTACTTTGGCAAATACTTCGTTATAAACACTTGTTTCCATATTGTTGTATGTCTTATTGTTTTTACTTTGCAAAGGTAAGGAGAATTTTTCTCCCTACCAAATTTTTATTGTTAAAGAACGTTAACTAAATAACCTATCATTTCAAGCTCTTTTTTCAACGGTGTATACTCTTCCTTACTTGCTTTTTCAAGTTCATTTACAAGGCTTTCCGAAGCCATACCATGTTGACCCATGTGCATATAAGACATTACTTCAGCTTTGCTATCTTTTGCAACGGGATAAATGTTTGGGAAAATAGCAATTACTTCACCATCCTCAAACTTTCTGAATGCTACGTTGATTTTATTCATTTCCTTTTCCATATTGTTTATCTCTTAATTGTGATGCAAAGATAAGGAGTTTATTTCATATATCCAAAGAAAATCTGGATTTTAACGTTAATTTAACCAATCAATATCTTTTTGTTAATAAATTATAAAAAACAATCTGAAATTTGGTCATGTCGAAAATAATGCTTATCTTTGTAATGTGAAAAGGAAAATAGGTAGGCAAAGGTAAAACTTTGAAGTATTATCTCCTTTAGAGCTAATATATAATTGTTATCATATACTAAAAATACCTTACCAACATTAAAGTCAGTAAGGTATTACTTTTTTCTTTTAGAGCTTTACAGATACAAATTTATCCATCTTGCAATGGCATCACGTTGCGTAAGGTTATGCCTGTTATATATGATGTTTATTTCGTCTATGACGTTATCTGCCTCGTCACCTTGAAAATAATATGATTCATCTTCATTATTGATGTAATCAAAGCTAACATAAGACAAAGCGGTATTTATCTCAACGTTGAAACCGTTTACATCTTTATATTTGCCGTTGAGCCACGTAGGGGAAAGCATTTCTTTGTTCATATCTATATTGTTTTAATTATTACACCACAAAGGTACGAAAAATAAATGAAACCTCCAAGTTAATGGAGGTTAATAATTTGTTAATTATGCTTTAATGAAAAATATCGGATATTTTCCCCGTTCATTATCACAATTATAATAACGGTAGTCATTGACTACATTATCAAACGTATCATCATAGACATTTTTCTCTTTATTTACAGGACACGGCGACTGCCACATATTGTTAGGGCGCATATTGCAAGCAAGCAAATAAACAGTTTCTCCACGTTCATAAGCGTTTTTAGCGGCTATTTTATTCACTTGCTTTACTTTCTCGCCATACATTTCCAAAACTTCACCTTTGTAACGTAACATATCTTTTGAATTTTATTTATTAAACATCTTTATTTATTATCACAATGCAAAGATAATACATTTATTCGAATTCGCCAAGCGATTTTCCCGTTTTAACATTAAATTAACCATTTAATATATTTCTGTTAAATAATGTTATAGCAAAGAAAATTCTATCTGAAAAATTTTGTAGTGTGGAAAATTATCACTACCTTTGTAATGTAAAAAGAAAGATAGGGCAAGAGTGAAATCTTGAAGTATAGTATCCTTCACGACTTATTTTTTATAGTTATTGAATGTTAAAAAATCCTCAACAATGTTACTTGCTGAGGACTTTCTGTATTAAGGATTATTCATTCTTTTTTACATATCTATGCAAACTATCTGCACACATTGGCACGTTATTTGCGGGTATTACGTTTTCATTACGCAAAGCATAACGAAGGTAGTATTGATGGCGGCTCGTTGAAACGCTGTATTTCGTTTCATTCAGAATAAAGTTGTAATACCCACGTTCATTTACAAAACGCTCACAGATACAAGTATTGTAAGAATATAGGCGGTTATTGAGTATCCGCATATTGCTTCCGTTACCTTCATTTGCACCGTTCACAAACATCTTGCATACTTCCGAATTTTTCATATTGAAAATCTCCTATCATTTAGATTGTTAGACTAATTGTTTATTTCTTAATTGCATTGCAAAGGTAATGCTTATTTTTGAATTCACCAAATTATAAACGTTAATTCTTTGTTAAAAATTCATCTTTTGCTTCTTTCAGCTTCATTTTAGCTTCTAAAAGAATTTTAACAATCGGCTCAAGTTCCTCACTATAGCCATAATCTGTATAAACTGACAAACGGTTTGCTAACACGTTTATTTCTTCATTAAAACTCTTTATTATTTCTTTCTTTGTGCCCATATTGATTTTTGTTTGAATTATTATGTTTCTTAATCACATTGCAAAAGTAACGAATTCATTTGATATATGCAAATTTTCAGATAGAAAATTTCTCCAAATAAACACCTTTTAAGATTTATGGATTATTTCGTTAAAGGGATTTGTCTTATTTGCAATAAATGTGAAATGATGTAAAATTATTTGGTGAATTCAATTTTTCTTCTTACCTTTGCAGCGTTGAAACAATAAAACAAATATAAGATATGAAACAGATAAACAGATATTATTTAGTGTTTGGTGTATGGTGTGTAATACTTGCTTATGCTGTATTTTTCAGCAATAACGTGTATTTTAACGCTATTTTACTTTTCTTTGGTTTTCTTGGATGTGTAACGGCTTATGCCTACATTGACGAACATGAAAATGAAAAGGAATGCAAATTTAGTGAAAAAATTGTTAATTTGCTTGGATAATTCAAATAAAATGATTATTTTTGCAGAGTAAAAATCAAAAGTCTAACAATCTAAAATAGATAAGAATTATGGCAGCTGGAAATTTTTGTTACGAAAACCGTTGTGTGGTAGTTACCGATGAAGACTACGAAATGGATAATCTTCCTGTGTTGGGCGAATGGGTTGACAAATCCCATAGTTACCCTTCAAGACTTATTGAAAATTTTGAATTTTGGCAAGTTGTGTTAACCGCAGGATATTACGAAGGTGCTTGCATTGACTATATTGAGCATCACAAACATAGCCCTTATGATGTTGTACAGGGGTATATCGGTTATCCTTCTACAAAAAAGGAGCTATTTGATGAATGCAAAAGGGCATTCAGTCTGTCAAAACGTAAAATGCAAGCTATTTGCGGAAACGTCGGAGATATGGATATTGATGACTATGTTGAGAAAGCAACTGAAAAGGTAGGGGAATATCTTGCCGAAAAAGAAGAAAAGGAGGTAAATGAATATATTGACAAGCTGAAAGAAGAATATGGATATGAAGAAGTTTGCAGAGTTGCAACTTTCAGTAACGGCGAAACAATCTACCGAAAAGTAGGGTAAGATAAGTAAACATGGGGTAGGGTGAAAATCCCTACCTTATGTACTCGAATGAGTATCATTATATGAATTAAACTGAATAAAAACATAAAATAAGATGGAAGATAAAGATTATATTATCATAACGGAAAACGGTAAGCCTTTAACTTTCAATGATGGTCAAACGGTTGTTTATGGAAGTTATGAAGAGGCAAAGGATGACTTGCATAAAACAGACCTTTGTGTTATTCCTTTGGAAGATTATAATGAAATTGTTAATAAGCACTCACAAAAAAGATAAAACATAACGAATAATGTACTCAAGTGAGTATGGCATTCTATATTTTAGCGAACTTAGAGGAAAATAATTAGCAAAATTTCAATTCTATTGGCTTGCAATTAACAATTAAATTCACTAATTTTGCAGCGTCAAACAAAAAGATAATAAGACTATGGACAAGAGATTTGTATATGTAACGGTCAAGATGGAAATCACTAATCCAAACAAGGAGGTTATCACGGATGAGGATATTGAAAATGTTATCAACAATGTTGACTATGAGTTCAATGATGTGGATGATTTTCATATCAATACTGAAATTGTAGATTATGAATGCAACTAAACACAAAGAATAATATGATGATATTTGTGATAACACTTTCAGATAAGAAGTTTGATGAGAAATACAGGAATTTCTGTTACAAGAATCTCACTTTACTCACAAAACAATTTAGGAGTGATTTGGAAGACTATCTTGATGACATGGATGATTACCTTACCGATAAGGATGAAAAGGAACTGGAAGAGCTTATTTCACGTCTAACAAAGACTTCTTCTGTTGGCAAGACAATGAAACTCAAAGGTCTTGGAATTGAATTTACTTTAAGGAAAGAAGAACTTAAATAAAAAATAATTTTTAACGAAAAAGATTTGGTTATATCAAGAATAATGCGTATCTTTGCAGTGTGAATGAGAGAGAGAGAGTAATAAACTTTATGCTTGGCTAGCCCTTCGGATGTATTTGGTCGGATATGTTCGTCGTTTAATTAAGGAAGCTACAATTCCCTTACGACCTTAAATATCAGTTCGCTAACAAACTGATTATGGATAAGGTAGCGTGTTAGCTAACATATAAAGGGCCTGCCAAAATTAGCCCTAATGATAAAAAACTAATAAAGACGAAGTTTCTTCTGTTAATATGGTTGGGAAGTTTTAGATAGTCTTAATTTGAGGGCCTGTAGCTCAGTAGGTTAGAGCAACTGACTCATAATCAGGAGGTCGCAGGTTCAAGCCCTGCCAGGCCCACACAATGTACTCAAATGAGTATGGTATATTTAACAAATAATTAACACAAAAAACTTGCAGGATTGAAGAAAACTTCGTATCTTTGCAGTGTTGAAAGAGAAAACAAAAAGTCAAACATTAAAACATAGGAGATTAATACAATGAACATTTCAGTTAAGTTTGGAACATTCAACGTGGTAGAGAATAAAGAAAACAACGGTATTTCTATCTACAACGGCGACAATAAGGTTCTGGATATTGCCAATGTTAATTGGTGGGACAAGGACGCTATTGAAAATGCAATGTATGCCAAAGAAAGCCTTATCAAAGAACGTAATAAAGACTACAGAGATGTAAAAATCGAGAGCCTTAATCAAGCTATTGAGGCTATGGAAAAGATACATGAAAACGAAGTCAACAAGTGGAAAGAAAGATATCGTGTACTGGCCGAAAGCAAGAACAACATTTCAATCAATGATGGAAATGTGGTCGAGGTGCTTGAAACTGCTAATAATGTGTTGAAGAATATTTCAGATAAGAAGGATAGAGGATTTGTTTGTAGTCGTGTATCACAAGTTATCAACAAACTTCGTTCTATCACTGCCGAATAAAACAAAATATTAACGGGATGCCTTTTCACAAGCCCGTATTCAGAAAAGTCAAAGAGGTTGTTTTAGTGTGATGTCCACTTAAAACGTAAAACATTTCCTCCGCAGGGTTGATTGCTATCCTAATTGGTTCGTTAAGACCCTTGATTTATATTGTTTATTAACATTAAAAGTTATCATAATCATTATGAAAGTACAAGAGAAAAAGAAAACAAATCAAGACTTGAGAACAGCAAAGAAATTGAAAGGTGTGTATAAACACTGTATCAATATACTTTCATCCTCACCCAATGCAAAGCATATTGTTAAAAATATCGAGGCGAAGATGAAAAGTATTTAAGACCTCCTATGTTGAAAAGGGGTAGGCAAAATTCTTATCAAGTATATATAAGTTATCATTGCGATTAAAGTCCTATCCCTTTGTTCTTATCACAAAAAAATGATTGTTAGATTATGAAGTAGCACCGTCTGTGAAGATAGTGCTATTTTTTTTATACCTATATGTACTCGATTGAGTATTGTTATTCCAATTTATTAACTATTCGTTTATTTTTATTTAACCTAAATAATTTTGTCGATATATCAAATATTATTACCTTTGCATATAAAAAGCTAAATTAGCCCCTATAATCAATTATCTATTATTAAATGATAATTCTATCATAAGAAATAAGATAATGAAATTGAGGGGCTGAAAATAGCATTAAATCAAATTATGATAATATATAAACTAATAAACGCATATTAAAGTATGAAGCAAGATTTAATTGGCAAATGGTATAACCCAGACCTTACAGACGAGCAGAATGTTTCTTTATTGAAAGAACATGGAATTAGTATTTCAAAAAGGACACTAATTACTTGGAGAAAAAATAATAGTATTATTAGAACAAGAGGAGGTGATCATTGTAGCAAGGAATACAAAAAAGCAAACTGCAAAAGCAAAGTGCAAAATTCACTAAACCAAAGTGCAATTTCAGACCAAAGTGAAAAAAGCAAACTGCAAAAGCAAAGTGCAATTTCAGACCAAAGTGAAAAAAGCAAACTGCAAAAGCAAAGTGAAAGTTTAGTACCAAAGTGCAAAAAACAAGATGCAAAATTAAATGAAAGCAAAGTGCAAAATTCACTAAACCAAAGTGCAATTTCAGAAGAAGAGAGTGAGGTCTTGGATTGGGATAATGAAGATGGAAAGTTCATGGAAATAATGCCAAAGGGTAAAATCACAAGTGAAATGTATGATAAGATGTTTGGCGATGATAGTGTTCCGCATTACACAGGTAAAACTCCTCCAAAACAGATAACCCTTGAAACTTTCAGAAATGAAACGGGAGATTTGCCAGTTAAGGATGTTAAGTATTATCTTTCAAAAAATCTTCCCGAAGTGATTGATGATGCAGAGGAATTCAAGAAGTGGATTAACGCCACATTCTACCTATTGAAAGGTACAAAAAACTGGACTGACTATCTGTTACATAGAGAAACATATAGCAAGATTTTAGCAGCAGCAAATAGAGGGTATAGTGCTGATTATGAGAAAGGTACAACCGTTGAACAATGGCAAATTCAAATGGCAAAGGATAGCTATTACAAAATGTGGGGAAACTATAAATACCCATACTTTGAAAAGAAATATTCTAACGAGCCTTATAATGTCGCTTGCGAGGATTTATATAAGACTTACGGGATTGTTCCAATGAGGTTGGAAGATTACAGAAGAATAATGGATGAAAAGATGGGAAAGAAACAAGAGAAAATCAATTCAGACCCAAATTGGCAACCGTTCTCAATGAAAGGAAATACATACGTTGATGAGGATTATGACGAAGAGGAAGAAGAAATTTCAAATAAGAAAAATTACGATAAGGATATATCAAACAAGGCTGTCAATGGAATGACAAATGAGGAAATGATGAGATTTGTTTGTGATGGAAATTTCTAAAATCAAAGTATCACTTCTGACCAAAGTGAAAAAAATCAAAGTGCAATTTTCAAAGTGCAAATTCTTCTGAAAATCAAAGTATCATTTCCCAGATATTATTGTATACTTCTCGTTGTTAACAATAATAATCGTTAACGTTAATATTGTATACTAGTATAGTATAATAATGTTAACGTATAATACCATATACTCATATAGTATATTATTCTCTTGCAACATTATTGTATACTGGTATACTAGTATCGATCTGGAAAGAAAAGAAAAAGAAGAAAAAATAAAAAAGAAAAAGAAAATATCAAACATTATCATCGCAAGGAAATAATATCTACATTCAAACGGGCGTAAGCGAAATAAAGCGTTCTGTGCGATTTTCTCGCAGTGAGGTAATACTTATACCACTTTAACGTAAAAATGCCTTAGAAACGAAAAGAAAGGTATTCTGACGCATATTTCAATCGTAGGAGTGTGAACGAATGTTACAATATCAGCGTTAAAGGTGAAAATTAGCTAATGTAATGAAGATTTTTCTTATTTCATTTGGAAGATTAAATGAAATGTTGTATCTTTGCATCGTTCTTAGAAGTAGAACAATAATATTAACTTTTTAATTTCATAGGAGGATTTGAATTATGAGTCATTTCGCAGTTATGGTTATCGGAAACGATGTTGAGGAACAGCTCGCAAAGTACGATGAAAACATTAAAGTAGAGGAATATTGCAAGGGAGAAGTATCCGAAGATGAACAGAAGAGGATGATGGATTACTACGAAAGTAAGAAAGGTGAAACTTTCAGTAACTTCGATGAATGCTATACAAAATACGGTAAAGATTGGAATGATAACCGTTACAAAAAAGATACAGACGGTAAATGGAAAGTATATAGTACATACAACCCTCTTTCAAAATGGGATTGGTGGCAAGTCGGAGGTCGTTTCTCTGGTGTATTTATCACTCATATCAAAAAGGATGTAAAGGTTTCAGATGAAAATTACGGAGAGCCTTCGTGGTGTACAAAAGAGATTGGAATTGACAGCATTGAAAAGAAGCATATTGATTTTGAAGCAATACGCAAGGATGCTGAAACTGATGCAAGAGAACGCTATCGTAATATTGCGAGATTGTTTAAGAATGGAGAAATACCAAAGGTAGGCATGACTTGGGCAAAGGTATGTGAATTGTTCAAAGATAAAACTTTGGATGAAAAACTGAATATCTACAATGCACAAACGGCTGTCATTGAATGGAACAAAGCAAGAGAAGAGGATAAAAATAGTGCTTCACCCGTACTTGGTTTCTTTGCAAGTATTGAGGATTACCAAATGAGTGAAGAAGAATATGTCAAGAAAGCTGGTGATGAATCTTTTGTTCCCTTTGCAGTTGTCAAGGATGGCAAATGGTATGAGCGTGGAGAAATGGGATGGTGGGCAATGGTAGCCAACGAAAAAGAGCCAACAGAATGGAATGAAATTGTAAGGAAATTGTTAGATGAAACTGACGATGATGAGTTGATTACAATCGTTGATTGTCATATCTGACAATAATGTAGTGAGGACAAATTTTATGCTATTGCTATTGTGAAAATAGTAATAGCATTTTTTATTTATATCTTGATTTATACGGTGATTTTTATTATCTTATTAAAAGATAATAAATTTAAATTATGAAAGATATAAAGCAACAATTAAATGTATTAATGTATTAATGTATGATCTTACATTGAAAAAGATGGAAGATGTTAAAATCGGTGACTTATTAATGGGTGACGATGGTACATATAGAAGAGTAATAAGTAAAACAAATAAATATGGTAAAATATATAATATACATCAAACTAGTGGGGAAGATTATTTTACAAATGGAGAACATACGCTTGTATTAAAAAAATCGGAAACTGCCAAGAGGCCATACGGTAATATAACGAAAAAAGGTACACTTCGACATCCTAATGGACGATTGGCATCTTATGAGGATTATGAAAATATGAATATAATAGATTTTTTGCAAAAATCACTTACATTTAGAGAAAATTTTTTCACTTTTAAACCTACAACAATTCATTGCGAAGAAAAAGAAGTGTATATTGATCCTTATCTCCTGGGGATTTGGTTAGGAGATGGTTCTGCTCGTAATACTTCAATAATCTCAATGGATGATGAAATTATTAAGTACATATATGAGTATGCTGACAAAAATAATTTACCTGTTAGTAAATTAGAACGGAATTGGGAAAAAGCTGATGTATATAATTTAAATAGGCCTCTTATCAATAGAACAAAGAAGAATGAGCTTCTAGAAAATTTACGAAAATATAATTTAATAAATAATAAACACATTCCACAAGAATATATAAATAATAGTGAAAGGGTTAGACTTGAATTAATGGCAGGATTAATAGACACAGATGGTAGTTTGTCTAACAATAAAGTATATGAATTTTATCAGAAGTCGTATAATTTTATACGAGATGTCAAAATAATTGCAGATTCATTAGGTTTTAGAACAGGTTTGCATGAAAAGAAAAATTGTACTTGTAATGGAAAGAATTATGGAACACATTATAGATTAAGTATAAGTGGTGATTTATGGAGAATACCTTGCAAAGTGAAAAGGAAAAAGGTAACAAAAGATATGTTAAGCAAAAATAAGGATTGGAGAGTTTCAATGATTAAACCTATTGAAATAGGGGATGGCGAATATACTGAAATAAAAGTTGATGGAAATGGAAACTATTTATTAGGTGACTTTACAATAGCACATAATTCGATATAGTAAGATGAATCAAATAGACATTAGAAAAATAGTTAATGAATGTATCTCTGCTTTAAAAGAGAGACATTGTATAATTCAAGAAAATAGACTCGTAACATTTGGTAAAAGAGTATATCCTAATAGTGGGTGGTGTATTTTTTTAACAGGCGGTTCTGGATGTGGAAAAGGCTATACACTTAATAATCAACTTCCAATCAACGGAAAAGTTATCAATGTTGACCATTGGAAGAAAACCTTTGCCAAAATGAATAATATTGACTATGATAGCCATGACCCAGAACAAGTAAGTCAATTACATAAAGCAATTGCAGATAAGGGTTATAAGGAGAAATATATAAACAATCTTTTTAACCCACAAGCACACAATAGCAAAGACAGATTACCAAACATTATCTTTGACATTACGGGAAAAAATCCCTACCATGATGTCTTGGATATTGCGCAGGACGCACAAGACTTAGGATATAAGACAATGCTTGTATGGGTAGTTGCAACAAGAAGTGAAGCAATAATAAGAAACTTGAAAAGGGATAGAAATGTTCCAGATTCAGTCTTTCACTCAATACACAATATGATATTGGACAATATGCCACGTTTTCTACAAGGAAGTTATGCGACAGAGTGTTTGGATGATGCTTGGCTTATATTCTCTTCCGCACCAAATATATCCAAAGGCGATTTGGAAGGAGATGAGAAGAAAACAGCGGCAGTACAACTTCAAAGAGGAAGTAAAGGCTTTATGATTGATAAAAATACAATGCAACGTCTTGTACAATATCTTGGTGAGAGAGAAGCAAATGTGGATAATCCACAGACATTCTTATCAAGCAAGGAAGTAATAGATAGATACGGTATTCCAAACGATAAAGGTGGTTATGATGTTGATAGAACAAAGATAGACCCAAAGAAAGGACTATACCGTTAAAAGATGTTATTCTAATGATATTTTATGCCACAGAATTTTGTTTTGTGGCATTTTATTTATATCTTTGCATTGTGTTAAAAGACAAGATATGAAAAATAAGAAGATATACAAGTTAATCAATAACGAAAGGGATTGTTATGATTGTGATTACACGGGCAATGCTGAAGATTTAATCAGTCCTTTGAACAAGCTATTTACAAAAACATTCCTTACGGAAGAATTGCTTTCAAGAGTTAATGAGGAATTGAAAGGAAAACCTCATCAGAAATTTCATTTGGCATTGAATTTCATTCCCTTTACGAAAGACAAGCCTATTACAGAAGTAAATGTGGGTATTGAGTATGACAGCAATCTGACTGCGACAAGTACGAATTACGAAGAGGAAACAACTTATATTATCACAAGGGTTGTAAATGAGTTTCTACGTGATTTAGATTATCCAGTTGATAGCTGTAATCCTAACAATTTTTTAGATAGGTTGATTCTGGAATATTCAGAATTTGGAAAATATTTCAATGTAGAAATTATTAAATAAAATTAATATGAAAAAGAAAATTCTATCTGTTATTTTATTCTTGTGCTTATTCTCTTGTTCAATTTATTCACAAGAAAGGTATGTGTCTTGTCAGATTGTGGAAACAAAAGATAGTATTTATATTGTTCCAAACAAGAATTATCTGAAAGGTACAGACTATTGGAAATGGGTAATCTACGGTCAGAACAAGAAGCCTTACAAGTTTGAAACAATAGATGAAGCCATATCCCATTTAGGAAAATTTGGTTGGAAGAACACAAGGGAATATACAAAAGACGATAAGCACATTATTATTATGAGCAGGGAATATTCTAACTATTTGGAATACAAGAACGAATAAGCTATATTTTGTTTTGTTGTTTCTTAACATCCCGTTAATACCATTTAACATAAAAGTTTTGGTTAAACGGGATTTTTTGTGTACCTTTGTATCGTTGAAAGGAAAAGGGATATTCAACGAAGCAGAAGTAAAATTCTGAAGTATAGTCTCCTTTATAATCAAAAATAATTTCTTAATAATATTGAAAATAAAATAAGAAATGTATATATTTATTTTTGAATTAATTTCTCAGAGATTATACATAAATATATTAATGCAAGGAAGGAACGGTTCGTGAGAATAGTTCCTTTTATTTTGTTAACATTCTATTAACTTCATTTTACATAAAATATTTGGTTATTCCAGTCTAATCTATTATCTTTGCATCGTCAAAAAGAAAAAAGATGTCTAACAATTAAAATTATAGGAGATAAGATTATGGCACGTGAGAACAAAGTACAGAAAATGATTGCAGAAGTAGCTAACAATAAGTTGGCAGGTAAGTACAACCTTGTTCAGTACAAGGAGGGTGGAAAACGCTATGGCGAGAAAGTAAAGGCTATGGCCCATAAAAAGGCTTGTGAGGATATTGTTAAGTTTATGAACGAGCATAAGGATATCCCGTTCTATTTCGTTCTTTCAGTAGGCGTTTCCAAAGGTGCGTACAAGGAAAGTGAGTTTAACAAGGGATATAAGGCATTTGACGCTTACAAGGTGTTGCAGGTACATATAATGGGCATGGAATATCTCAAATACAATGGTTTGGAGGGTAAGAAGATGTCAGATGTTGCAATTCGTTTGATTATGCGTTACTACGAAAAGAAATCATCTGATATTGTAATGTTTATGCTTGACTTGCAGAACTCTAAGAAATTGGGTAAGATGTGTGGTAGCCGTGAAGTGCCTTATTCTGACTTGTGTAAGAATTTGAACATCCCGTTTGGTGATGAGACCTTAATGGATAAGGAGTATTCAATGGTTGGATAACTTCATTTAACTGAAAATGTTTGCAGGGGTAAGATTTATTTCTTACCTTTGCAAATGAAAATAATAGGTGTCAAACAGATAGAATTGAAAGATATGCGTTACAAAGGTAGAACATGGAGGTTTTTTAGCCAGTATGAAAAAAGATGGATGAACATCAAACAAACGACTAAAACGGCAGCTAAAAACGCTTATGAACGTGGAGAGTGCTTTTATATAATGCCTTGCCTTTTATCTCCCGATGAGATGTATGCCGTTGAGGAACAAATGTTTGAAGTAAAAGACATAAATAGTGATAATGATTTTGATCTATGCGTTGCGCAATTTACTCATGACCATTGCAAAAATCCAAATTTTGGAAGATACCCAATCTTTTTTATTGAGGAAAAGAGAACAGATAATTAACTTCATTTCACAGAAAATATTTGGTGGTCTAAAATATTTTGATTACCTTTGCATCGTTGAAAGTTGAACAAATAATAACATAGGAGGTTTAAGATTATGGTATACGATTTGAAGTACGGAACGTTGAGAGACTTGATTGAAAACAATAAATTCAATCCTCACGATACAAATTGCAGCAGGGCTATTATAGAACTCTGTGGAACGTTTAATGAGGTCGTGAATAAAAGCAATATGCCTAGACATATTGTAAGTGTTCTTTTGGATTACAAGGATAGAAAACCTAATAAGCTATCAGAAACAACCGTAGATAATCTTGAAAAGGTTTGTTTGGTTATGTATGATAAGTTTGGCGGTAGTTTTTATTATATAAACAAAGAAAATTTATTAGAGAGCAACAAAATACCTTACCGTGCAGATTGGGTAAAGAATGTAAAATTGGAAGATTTAAGCAGATGGCAGCATTTCGGACTTGGCGGTAATGAATTTGTTTTGAGGGATTATCCCGATACAGCAGGTATGCTTTTAACTTGCCGTAATCTTAGAACACATAATGACGTGAAATTTGAAAAGGATATAATTGTTGAACAATTATATTTTGATTAACATCTTTTAGTTTGAAAATTTTGGATAATTCAAATAAATGTATTATCTTTGCACTATCAAAAGAAAAAAGATATGAAAGTATATAAGTTTACACCAAAAGAATCTTATTCTGGTGGCTGTATATTGGTTGCAGCCGAGACAGAGGAACAAGCAAAAGATCTTATAGATATTTATACTTTTCATGGTATAGATGGATTTTATTCTGACGGTACAATAGAAAACCTTGAATATAAAGGTGATATGGCTGAGATAATTATTAACCACACTTATTTTGAATAGGATTATGGCAAAGAAAAAATCACAGAAAATTGTTAGAATTGACAGAGTAGAGAAATATGCAAACATCCTTATTCCTGAATTGTTACAGATTGATGCTGTATATAGGACTTCGTTCACAATCAGCAATGGAAGCTGTTATATTCTTTCCACACCGTTCAACAACGAGGAAATACAGAAATTTCTTGCAGCACACATTGAAATGGATGACGTAACTTTCTTGAAAGGAAAAATGAAATTAGAATTGTATTACACAGAAAAAGTGATTTAATTATGGGATGGTTTGATAATGTTTCAGTAAGGAAAATTGAATTACTCAACGTAGACAAGGTTGAGGATAGGGAAGTTAAGGTAACGCTTTCCAATGGTACGGAAATACATATTGTACCCTGCTATGAAAGTTGGCAACAATACGGCGGAACTACAGAAGAACTTGGTTTAACCGTTGATATTGCTGAAAGATATAATGCTTGGCTTCACGGAGAGGAGGGATATAATGAATAACTATTTTAAGGCTCTGCTTGGCATTATTTTAGCGTTAGTGATAGAACTATCCCTTTGTGGGTAAAAGTCGAATACAACGGCACAGAGGTCGTATTTATAATGGTTGCAATGTTTATTGGCATTCCGTCTTTGGTGATGTACTTTAATGAAATGTTCAAATGAGAAAGTTTACAAAAGAACACAATGAAATTGGGTGGCTGTTTCCTTCAGTACTTCCCGAAGATAACCCCGAAGAGGATTTTAATACTTTTGAAGAAAGGGGAAAATTTTTGTTTGAAGAAGCCTATCAAGACAAAGAAATATTTACTAAGGATGATATGATGGACGCTTTTATGAAAGGCTGTTCAGTGGCGCAGCAACATCTGTCTGAAAGATATGGATATATTGCACATACCGTATTAGACGAGACAAGGCAAAACAAAGAGATAATGAAAGAAGTGAAGGAGATTCTTTCCTCTATTAACTCTATTTAACAATAAAAACTTGTATAATCCAAATAAAAGTATTACCTTTGCAGTGTAATAAGAAACAAATAAAACAATAGGAGGTTATAAGTTATGAACAAGCAAGAAATTCTGAATGAACTTATCATTAAGCTGAATGATTATCCTTTCATCTTGTTTGATGATGCTGTTGAGATGCCGAGTTTGAACAACTCAATCAAGGAATTTAGCGGTGGAGACCCAATATGGGAGGATATGTCCGACGATGATATTGAATTGGAAGATGCGTCAGAAGATGATTTGGCAAATCTTCTATATTGGATAGATGCGCAGATTGAGCGTGATGACAAACTGATGGACAGATGTCAAGGTTGGTAAAAAACAAATACAAATTAGAATAATAAAATTATGGGACAATATTATAGACCAGTCGTATTGAGAGAGGATTACAAGAACGAGAATTTTCCTTGTATCTTGTCACTTACTTCTTGGGATATGGGTAATGGTGCAAAACTGATGGAGCATTCCTATGTTGGAAACAACTTTGTTGAAGCCTTTGCGCAGATTATCCACAAGGATAACACAAAAGGTTATGCAGATAACCGTGTAGTATGGTGTGGTGATTATGGTGAACCTATAAACGATAATAATATTTACCATCTTGCGAAACATTGTGATGCGTCGGAATTTTATCTTGAGAAATATACAGATGGAGTACAGCGGCATTATCAATACATTGTGAATACTGATAAGGAACAATATGTCAAGGTCAAGCCTTACGATGAAAATGAGTGGACTATTCACCCGTTGCCCTTGCTCACAGCCTACGGAAACGGACAAGGCGGTGGTGATTATTACGGCAGTGATATGGATAAGGTAGGAATTTGGGCATTCGACCATGTTTATACATCTGACGAAGTGCCAGATGGATATGAAGAACTTGTAGTTGATTTCAAGGAAGATACAGAAGAGCCTTAAAAATTGTTTCATCTGAAAAATAGTTGGGTTATTATTTGGATAATCCAATTATTTTTCTTATCTTTGCAATGCAATAAGAAAAAGTAATACTAACAATCAAAAACATATTAAAGCTATGAGTTACGAAAAAGTAAGGTCAGTAAGATTTCTTTCAGATGATAACATCATTCTTGAAAGTGTGTCAAACAACGTTTCCCCTAAAAAGTACCACAAATGGAAATTTACTGGAACTCTTATTGATTTCCTTAGATATGTACAAGGAAGTGAATTGCAAATAACCACAAGCGCAAATGGCTACTTTTGGTCTGCATTGTTTGCTATGTATTACAAGACGCTTAAAGCGCAAAACATTGAATATTCAGACCTTTATTCCTTAGATAAGGACGACCCTAGATGGGATGATATTATCAAGACGTTCCATATTGCCATGAACTATCTGAAAGCAAACAGAAACAAGAAATGCTATGTTAAAAATGGTAGTTTTTATATTGCAGGTAGAGCATACGGCGGTAAATATTACCTTGTTGAGAATAAAGAGGACGCAAAAAAATATCCTTATTGTCAAGCAAGATATATGTCAGAAAATAATGATTGGACTTTTGAAGAAGTGAGATAGAATATAATAACTTGATTTTTTGTACATGTACTCATTTTAGCTTCCCATCCGTTGTGATAATGTGTGGGAAGCTCTTTTTATTAACATTATTTAGAAATTAATTAAGACTTATTATTTGAAATAATTTTCCTATATCAAATTTTATTGTTATTTTTGCATTGTGATTGAGAAAGAGATAATCACAAAAGCAGATATAACAATCTGAAGTATAATCTCCTTTGGATATTAACTGAAATTGTTAAGATTTGTGAAATCAATTAACATCATTTTACAGAAAATAATCAGCCAAACTATTGCATATATCAAAAACTTTATGTACTTTTGCAACGTCAAAAGGAACAAACTAAATTAATTAGGAGGTAAAACAATATGGCAACAAAACAAGGCAAGGAACTTTTGCAAGCTATCAGAAACACAAAAAAATGTGCAATGAGAGATGCGTATGACTATATGCTTTACCTTGCGGATGATGGTACTTACGCAATAACCAGATTATTCGGTGAGCCTACAAATTGGTATTTATGGGACTTAAAAGAAATTATAGGTTTTGCAACCTATGATTATTCAACGAAGTCTGCAAGGTATTTCAGTATGACAAACCGAAGCAAGGAGGCTAAGGCATTTTGTGAGAGACTAATCAATAAAAATCATATCAAACATTAAAAAATACATACATTATGACTCCATACGAAAAATCAAACAGCATACTTGAGGTTGCATTGAAACGCTTTTCAAGCTCTTACAGCCACGATTTTCTTTCAAGTGATACAAGTATCAAGGATAGGGAGAAAAACGCTCAGAAACTCGTGGATTACCTTTGTGACAAGTTTAAGATACCACATTGCTATGTTATTATCTCAAACAAACGTCAAAATCACGTTACAAGGAACGGTAAACTTATCAAAAAAGTATACGGCAGATATATGATAAATCTTAATACTATCGAGATTTTCAACCTTACTGCAATGACGAGGAAACCAGTTGCAATTAAGACAATGTACGATACATTGTTGCATGAGTTTATGCACCACTATGATTATACTAAACTAAAACTATCCGAAAGTTTGCATACCAAAGGTTTTGCAATGAGAATTTCAGATTTGAAAAAGAAATTAGATTAATGAACAACTTTAAAAACTTAATAAGGATATGGAAAGCAAGAATTTTTCAGCAATGAATTTTGAGGAACAAATAACTTTGCTTTATGATTTGGCAGACGGATGGAATATACTTCACGCTAAACTTGTTTTTAAGACGATTCTAAACGCTATCAAAGCCGTTGGGTATAGTTATACCTATCAAAAAGATTTAGCCATTAAAACGCTTAAATCAATGCTTAATGACGTTGAAGAAAAATATGGGATAGAGTCCGCTCAATACAGGGAAATAGCAATTTTGTATCATATTATATTAAAAGGATAATGCCGTATGGAAAAGAAATATATCAAAGCAAATATAGACGAGAAAAACGTAACAAGTGATTGGATATTTGATTATGTATTGGATGATAGAAATGATATATCCGTTTCAACAAGAATTCCATCAGACAAAGGAAACTCTTTTATTGGTGTGTATAGAAATAGTGTAGTAAACGCATATTGGGAAGCAACCGACAATAAGGTAACATTCAAATTTCTGAATACACTTACTACAACAGCAAACGATAGTGACATGGATAAATTATATCACTTCTTGTTGGAAGATTTCAATGATGATAACCTTGTAACGAGAGTATCTCAAGTAGATGATACCACCATCGTGGTGAAGTTTTATTGGAAAGAAGAATAAATATCATTTAACATATTTATTTAGCTTTATTAACGCCCGAAATTCTTTATTGGGCGTTTTATTTTGTATCTTTGCAATGTGAAAAAGGAAAGATACCTATCACAGAAGCAAAAGTAACATTTTGAAGTATAGTTTCCTTTATAATTAATTTTTAATTGTTAATGAACCTTTAATCAATTAACATCTTTTAATAGAAAAACATTGGATAAAATTTTGCTATATGAAAAATAATCACTATCTTTGCATTGTGAAACTTAAAGAGATAAAACAATATGAGTAAGAAAATGACAAAATTAGGCAGTGTCAATCCTTGTGCTTTGTTATATCTTTATAATAAGGATAACGAAGAAATTGGCACTTGTTTAGATACTCCGAACAACTTTGCAGTAGCTTGTATGTTAAATGATAACGTACAATATGGTAAAGCGTATTATCAGTTCTTCGGGGAAACTATCAAACAAAGAAAAGATAAGGATATTTTAGATAGAATATCCGTATACCAAAAACTTGTCAGTCTTGAAAATAAAGATACGTTAGAGGAAATTAACAGGCATAAACTGACTATTAACTTTCTTTAACTTGTGTATTTCAATAAAAAGCTGTATCTTTGCAGAGTGATAACGAATAACATAGGAGGTTTAGGTAATATGAAAAGAAAGAAATACATAAAAATTCCAGTAAACAGTCTGTTGGAAAGAGTCAACACTCAAAACAAATCTGTAAAGGATATTCTGAAAGAAATCAGAGTTAAGGAAACGTATGCGGAAAAATTCCCAACGGATGAACTTGGCAACGATATTTCAGATGACTTAACATATCTTGACCTTTTCAATGGTATGTTGGAAGGGAAGGATATCTATGATATGTTGAATGTGTCTGATTCACTTATCCGTGAAAGAGTGCTTAAGAAACTTTCTGACCTTATGGGTGTGGATTATGATATTGTGTATTATCTTTGGCTGAATTATTAATCAATTTAAAATATCTGACAATTATGGTAAGGAATAAGAAACGTCCCCAGTATGTGATTGATATGGTAAATGACATAAACGCTTATCTTCGTTTCAAAAATGTCAAAGATGAAAGCGATACGCTGTTTTGTTGGTTAAGAAACTATCTTCTTGACAAAGATATGTATCAAGGCTACAATTATCATAAATGGGGTGATAAGATAATCAATCCCCAAACTGGTGAAAGAAATGTTATCTTGGCAGGTAGCTACGAGAAGGATAAGTATGACTTCTTGCAAGTGTGGTAAATCTTATGAAAAACATCTAACAATTTATTATAACATACAAAAGTACGCAAATGAGTACAGATATAAAAATAAAAAATAGAAGTAAAAGAATGTCAATAAGGTTTGGGGAAACAAAATTTCTCAAACCTACCAAAGGGCTGCAAGATATCTATGTGAATAATCTTTGTATAGGCTACGTTATTACAGAGGAGAAGAACTTGCTTTCACCTATCTATGAACGCTTTTGGTCAAACGGCTTGTCTGAAAAACAGATTGAGGATAACAAACAATCACTATCAAAGTATGACAAGTGTGATACTGAAGATGAAGGCTACTATCAAGTAGGCTATATGGTTGACACTGATACTTGTGACTCTAAGGAATGGAATATACGTCTTAGAGAATTTTGTGAAACAATTTATAACATCTTAATCAACGACAAGGAATATGTACAAGGTAATTATAACAGACAATAATACGGATAAGTCTTATTTTTTCAAGACACAACACTCGACTGACTATACTTCAATGTGGTCAATATGTGGTAAGATTGTGGAAAAAGAAAAACAATACCATGACATTGACATACCTTTGGGTGAAGTAAATCTGAAAGAATATCTTAATGCAGTATATAACATATCTGTAGAGTGTTTTCCTATGGACGGAAGAAAAAGATATGCAAGAAACCTTAATTGGTTCAACTGGTGGCAACCTTTTGAACTTGCTTGGCAGGACATTAAAGATAATGTACTCAAATGAGTATGGGGACAGAAAACTTAAAAACATTATTTCATTGTCAATCACTCCACCCTAAAGGATAGAGCTTGAGCAAAGGGGATTAACCCTTTGACAAGGCCTATTGACAAAGGCTCTTACGTGGTCTTGGAAACACCAATTCCACTTGCGTTCATATTAATAAATATTATGATTTTTGCAAAAATAATTTTGTTTTCCTCGAAAACATTTGTATATTTGCAAAGTGAATTATAAAATTAAATGTTTAACAAATGAAAACATTTCAAATCAAGAAACTTATCAATAGAGTGACAAAAATATCACAACCCAACAATGATTACTTCACCTACTACGGAAATGAAGTAACGCTACAAAGCGGTACACCAGACTATGTAGTAGTGTCAGTCAAGACAGAAAAAGAAAACGTCTTGGAATTTGATTTCGATTTCTTAACAAAAGAACTTAACATCACCTTTGCCGATACTGACGAAACTCTGGATGCAATCATTAACTCTTTCAAAGAACTATACAGAAATGTCAAAATATCTATAGAATAAACTTCATTCATATTTATAAATTGTAACTTAATTATTTTTTACATTAAACCAGATAGTCCGTGACGGATAGTCTGGTTTTATTTTTTATATGTCTTTTAACTCTATATAAAATTTCTTCTATAAAAAATATTTTATATAATTACAAGAAACTTTAACTATCATTATCTTTATATTTAAATACCAAAATAAGTCTTAAATATTAATAAAATAATAGTTAAACACATTTTAATATATTTTATGATACATTAGTATTTAACATCTTTTTCAAAATTTTAAATTTTTTTAATAAAACACACAGCACACAGAATTTTTGCCCATTTTCTTCTTTTGGGCAATTTAAATATTTTTACCTAATTTTTAAAACTACTATTTCTATATTGTGTGTTTCTTAATAAAACCCTTAAGAAAATATCCTTTTGAGGAAATATTTATATTTTTGAACACCTAATTTGCGATTTTTCAGCAACTTTCCACATTTTATTTGTAAGTCATTGATACCCAATCACTTAGATAATTCAAAGGGTAAATCACCTTTATAACTAATTGACTATCAGACACTTTCAAAAACCTCAAAATTCTATCTGATTTTTCTATGTTCCAGACTATTTATGTACTCAAATGAGTATGGTATATACATCTCTTTATAGGCACATATTTCTTTCTTATGTGCCGAATTATTATTATATATCTAAAAATGTATTTAAAGATTTATATACCTAACCTATATATCCTATTACAGAGATTACCTATTTTCTCTATATAAGATAATTCTTTTCCATATTTGATTATTTTATTCGGGAACGGCAACTTTTCTTTTTGTTCCCATTTTTATTCTTTAACATATAATATTTTCCCATACATACAAGACAAGACACGAATACAAACCTTTCAATAATGCGATGCTCTTTCCTTGTTCTGTTGTGTCAATGGTGCTATTGGAACATTTTAAAAGGATTGATTGGTTGGGAATATATAGTATAAGTGTTGATACGCAATCAGATGAAGCTGTAACTGCGACAATAACACTTGCTCGTCCAGGGCTTCTTATAGGAAAGGGTGGTAAGGATATAGATGCAGTTAGGGAAAGATTGTCTGAACTATTCGGTAAGGAGACTAATATTGATATTAAAGAAATAAATGATGTGAATAAAGAAAAGATACTTACTGATTTCTAACTTATTGAATATTGAAAATAATATAAAAATATAAAGACATGAAACTGGGAAGAAATTTAAAACAGCCAAAGGTAGTAGTATAATTAATATAAAACGAACTGGTTTGTTATGATTAAAGATAGAATTGGTATATTGTACGACTGGTTGCGAGAAGAGTTCTACAAGAGCAATTTGAACAAATACCATCATTACTTTGAAGTCTGGATTGAAAATCTGACACAGCCACAAATTGACGGATTTGCTAAACAGATGTACAACAAGAAGAATAATGTGTTAGGAGAAATAAATTAAATATATCATATAATATTTTGCATTATGTTAAGAATAATGCAATAAAATTTATAATTATGTTAAAAGAGTTTTTAGAACACAACAATCCTTGTAATATTTGTTTAGACGAAAAATGTGGGGGAAAACATACTTGTAATTGTTCCACTTGTAAGATGTTTGCTGAATGCCCCAAATTTTTACGTGCCGTGATAAGAATAACAAATAAATGTACCCAGACTTGTTCGCATTGTTGTTTTAAGAGTTCACCAAAAAGCAATATCATGATGAATATCGAAATGGCAAAAGATGTGGCGACATTTATTAAATCCAATAAGGTATGTGATTTGAATGTTATGGGAGGAGAGTTTTTCTGTAATCCATATTGGTATGAAATACTTTCCATTCTTGTAGACAGCACTCATTCCATGCGCCTTGTAACAAACGGTGATTGGGTTATAGACAATGAAATAGCAGATAAGGTCGTAGAATTTATAAATTTAAACAAAAATAAAGTTAGAATAGCTATATCAAAAGACAAGTGGCATACAAACAAGAATATTGAAAAGGCAGAAGAATATATTAAACAGACTGGCGCATTATATCATGTCGCCTTACCGTCAGAGACAACTGATAGTTCCATTGTTCCTTTTGGCGAGATGTGGGAATTTGATTTGAATGTTGATTATTCATGGCGTTGTTGTGATACCACTCAAGCAAAGGTGAATGGTATTGAACTGATTAAAACTGCCCATAATGATATTTGCATTGCAGTTATTGTGGAAAATCTTTGTGATAGCACAATCAAAGATAGGATGGGTCTTGATTATTTCAAAAGAGATGAAGCAATATCAATACTTTCATACGCTTTACAATATTTGAAGGTGATTGTACTTAGCCCAGAGGCTTACAAAGAGAGTGTAGAGTAAATAAATTTATTTAACGTAATAAACAGGAGGTATATGTTATGGCAGAACGTAAGATAGGAGAAATATTCTATTATAACAACACTCTTTTGCAGGTTGAAGAAAGAAAATTCTGTGAAGGTTGTTATTTTAAGAGTATCAAAAGACAAGGCTCTTGTATTTGTCAACCTCATATTAAAGTCACTGGTCATTGTGAATATCTCTTAAGAAGTGACAGAAAAAGTATATCATTTATTAAAATCAAATAATTATGGAACGCAAGATAGGAGAAATATTTGAATATAACGGTGAATGGTATCAGTGCTTAAAATCACCTGACGGAAGCTGCAAACATTGTGATATGGACTTTGAGAAATGCCCAATACCAATTAAAGAATGTACAGAAAGTGGTAGAAGCGATAATTCTTATGTTATATTCAAGAAACTTGAAAAGGTCGGAGAACCTTATATGCTTGAAGATAAAAAGTTTCAGAAGTATAGAGTATTTCACACTCCTTACATTTATCACAAGATAGATTATTCTTGGCAAAGTTTTGCCGACCCTTATTATGTTAGTTTAGAAATAAAGCAAACCAAAAAAGATATGGAAGAAAATCATAAAGCAGAAGATACTCTGCTTACAAGATTAGTAGGCAGGTATGTGAATAATCTACTTGATTATAAAACATTTGAAGAAGCTGTAAAAGAACTATATTCTGATAAAGAAGAAAGTAAGCCAGCTCTAAAAGAATTTGACCTTGAAGCAGCCAAAGCAGGTAAGCCCGTCTGCACGAGGGATGGACGCAAAGCAAGGATTATTTGTTTTGACTTGAAAAATGAAGAATACCCGATTGTAGCAGCTATAGGGAATGATTCATCCGAGACTCTTTTGTGCTATACACTTAACGGAGAAATAGTCAAAGGTAATTATAAATCTGATAAAGACCTTATGATGCTCCCAGAGAAAAGAAAAGGGTGGATTAATATTCATCAATATGATGTTTATAAAACTAAGGAAGAAGCGGAAGCAAAAGTATTTGATAAGGCAAATTATCTCACAACAATTGAAATTGAATATTGGAGATAATACAATATTAACGTCATTTAACGATAAAGATTTGCATAATTCAAAGAAAATCATTACCTTTGCATTGTGATTAGAAGAAATAACATAAAAACATAGGAGATTAAGATTATGAAAAGAAACGAACTTAACAGAAACCTTATCAAGAATTTTGTAATGGCAAATGCTTCAACCGTAGCGAGTGAATGGGAGGTTGTATTGCGTAAGGCAAAACAAAGCGCAATGTGTGAGTTGCGAAAAGCATTTAACGAATTGGTAAGGGATTTTGAGGATAACACCTTTATACCGTTTGGTGATGTTGAAGAATTATCGTTGAATGTGATTGACTATGGAAGTGGTGAGGCAGAAGCAGTAGAAGTTGACGGCGTATATGTTCGCAAGAATGGTGATATGATAGATATTGAAGTTGATACATGGAACGGTTGTAGCAACATTGGATATTATTGTACTGACGATATCATAAACATTTTGAGTAGTTCAATCGAATATATAGGATTGTTTATGGACGGTAAACTACCAGAAGACGAAGAATGTAAGGAGTCTTAATAAAATATGTTGTATGAAAGAAATTGCAGACAAAGAACAGAACACAATTAAAGATATTGTTAAGAGTGTGTTCGGTTACAACCTTGAAGAGGTTGAGTTTAATGGTGACAAATTGAGAATAGTTGTCGAAGGTAAGGCATACGGAGATGGATATTCTTCTTATATATGTGCAAGGTACAAAGATGGCGTATGGCAGGAAAGTCAAATTGGAGGCAGAAGCGACCTATCTTCAATAAATATTCTTGAAAAGAAACTGGGTGCTAATAACCTCAAAAAATTAAATAGAATTACTTTGATTGAAAATTATGATTAAATAAGGAAAGGAGATACTAATATGCTTCAAATATATACTGATGCTTCGTTATCATATAAGAAAATAGCACCTAAGAAATACCTTGCAGGAATAGGGATCGTAGCTATTGAGAAAAATAAGAATGGAAAAGTCTTATCTGTAAGGAAAATATGTGAGAGATTGGACACTCTTTATATTAAAAAATTGTTAGATTTTCCAGGACTTGCAATTACGAATAGTTTTCTTGAATTGTTGGCTGTTATTAAGGCGTTGAATATGTTTGCTCCTTATTATGACAAAATTTCAGTATATACTGATAATTTCTTGGCTGCAAACGCTTTTAATGACGATGTCCAATATCGTAAGAAAATTTTACGGAGAACACCCAATGAAAAATATCTGTTTTCAGAATTCGTTAAAATGATGGACGGATGGGATGGAAATCTTAAAGTAATTCATATTAAGGGGCATAGCGGAATATATTATAATTCAATGGCAGATTATCTTTCCCGTTACTGGTTGGATAAGGATATTGCAATGAATAGAATAAAAAACTGCAAGAATATTCAAGAATTGAATGCTATCAAGAAATGTACCAATATAGAACACAGTTGGGCAAATCAAGGCAGAATATTTCCTTATGAGGAATTTCTCGCCAAAGAATTAGATAGATGTGCTTAAACAGATGATGTTATGGATGCAAAAGATGAAAAATTAAGAAACCTACATAATTTTTCCTTATATTATGAAGGATATAGACAAGGAATAATGGATTGGCAGAAAGCCATTGAAGATACTAAGACATTGAAGTGGAAGAAAGTGTATCTGAAAGCAATCTATAAATTTCTTATATCAAATATTGGGAATTGTGAGAAATATCGTTTGAATGGTGGAGAATGCAATTTCAAAGACCACAAACAAGATAAGAATGGTAATTTAACAGAATGTACAGCTTATATTGAATAGAATTATGGATATTTTATTATTAATACTAGTTACATACCTAATAATTGTAGCTGTTATATATGAGTTTTATATTGCTAATGGTATGTTGAAAGAAATGATACATACACATAATTTTAATTTTGCAACAATAAATCTTATAATCATTGTATGTATAACAATAATTACTTTAATTAGTATTTTTGCCTTCTTAGTTATTCCATCTTGGTTTGAATTCTTTTCTTAACACAAATTAGTAGGAAATATTTGCTTATGTAGTAGATATTTCCTATTTTTGCAAAGCAATTAGGAAATATAAAACTATATTATAGGAACATAAAAAAAAAAAATAACGATTATGGCAAAAGTATATTCCCCAGAAGACGTGCTGAAAAAGCGTGTTGAAACGATTCCAGATTATGTTATTGATGCTTTCAATGATTTATTGACTGAAAACTATCAAGAAGATGAAACTATTATGTTTGCTTATATCGAACAAGAGGATGTTATTCGTAAGATTTTAGAATATAGTACGGATGATGGATTGACAAGAGAAACTATATTCAAGAAACATTATTTAGATATTGAAAATCTATATAGAAACAACGGATGGGAAGTTGACTATAAGAAACCTATGGCTGATGAATATTTTAAGGCTTATTTTGTATTCAAATCTAAGAAAGATAAATTTTAACATTAATTATCATTAAAAATTTGTATAATCCAAGGAAAATCATTATCTTTGCAACATTAAACATTGAAAGAAAATATGATTACAAAAGTACAAATTACAGATAACTCCAAACTGCCTTTGAAGTATGCAAAGGAACTAGACGCTTTCAAGAATGGTAAAGAGTATAATTTCAAAGGTGGTGTCAATGTTATCATCGGCAAAAACGGTAGTGGTAAGACTACACTTATGAAAATGATTGCCATGTATATGTTATGCAATGATAGCCTTTGTTCAAGACTTCCTAATTTTGCCAATTATGGAGCATTGAAATTAAATGATATATTTAAACATGACGAAGCGGAATTGTTGGATGGTCACGGAAAGAATGGTGCGCCGTATCATATCAAAGATATTGTATCAGATATGGAAGATGCAAGAGATTCGATGAAAAAACTTGCGCAAGTCTTTGAAAAGAGTGTATAATTGTTAAAATATAATGTAACTATGGGATTGGATATTTCTGTTTGCAAATTAAAGAAAAAGGAAAATGAAATCAATGAAAATGATAACTTTTTCAGGATGGTGGATGATAATTATGATTTTTCCAACCGAAATTTTCCTCAATGGGCTAAAAAGTTTTTCACTCCTTACAAACAAGAGATGTATGATTGGGAGAAGTATAAAGAACAAACTGGCATTGATGTATCTGCAATGGTATGGTGCAGTACGGAATACGGCGAAAAGTGTATAATGACACTTGAGTCAAATGATGAAGAAAAGAAACAAATAAAGATTGATTTGGACGAAGTTCCCACCTATTTCAAAGACATACAGATAGTTCCCTATGAAGAGGTTGGCTACCAGAGAAAAGGTTTGAATAGTAAATTCTATGATGATTACAATAATGGTAAAATTGGTTACTTCGTATGGTCTAAAAAAGAACTGGAAAGGTATAAAGAAGAATATTGTGATGAGAAAAGTCCTTACGGTGATGACTACGAGAGTCCTAAAACGAACTTTCAACGTAACATTATTGACAAGTTCACCGAAGGCGAAGATTGTGTAATTTTTGACTGGTAGAAAAATAAACCTTTAAAACCTTATGATTATGTGGGAAATTTACGTTGCTGTATTGATAATCCTTATTTTATGTATGTTGTATGTCTACCATAACTATATGTGGTGCAAAACTTGCCATAGATTTGTAAGAATACAAACTTTGTACTACACTGAAGGCGAGAAGGATATAATGAGAGTTTATGCAAAATGTCCTAAATGCGGCAAGATGTTAAAAGACGAAATATATACCTCAATAGAAGGTGAGGAATAGAATATTAACATTATTTAGCAAAACTAACTTGCATATTTCATTGAAAGTTCATACCTTTGTGATGTAATAATTAAAGCGTCTAAGATTATGGATAAAAAGAATGTTATTATTTGTGATGGAATAGAACATGGAGATTATGTTGTATGTTCTAATTGTGGCGCAGTGATGCTTGTCTCTTGTGGAGAAGATATTTGCCCAATGTGTCACGAAGATGGTTGTCTTATGTGGGCTGATGACGAACAGGAACATAATGCCAGTGATTTTGAATAATGAAAAAAAGATATAAAGATATGAAACCAGCAAAAACTTTCAATGATTTATATAGTGATGTTACCATTACCTATTATAGGATTAGCACTGCCGTAATAGGATATGCAAGGTTTGTAAGGAATTGTCAGAATGAAGCAAAGTTACTTACTAAAAGCGGAGAGATATTAGTTGATTTCGGTAAGAGCAATTTATTAAATGAGTCTTTCTTTAAACACAGAACGTTTTTAGGAGAATGTATGTTTTCAGCCGACACTTCATTACTTATGAAAAATGTTGCGCAATATCTGACTAAGAATAACGAGATACAAAGACAAGAAAGCATCGTTAAAGATATGGAAAAGATGTTTATAGGCGCAAAAGAAAAGTTGGCAAGAATGAAACACATACTGAAAGAAACAAAAAGTTGATTTATTAACATTATTTAACTCTATAAAATTTGGTTATTTGAAATATTCTTGTTATCTTTGCAATACAAAAAGAGATAACAAGAATATTAATTTTAATAATATAGGAGGAATTTAATTATGGCACAGATCAACAGAATCAGAGAAAAAGACACTATTAGGGCTTATTCGTATGATAAGAATGATAAACTTATTGCAACTGTTTATGATAGTGGTTTCAGTTCAATCAAGGAAGTTGTAAGACGACTCAGTGAAAAGGGGTCTGGATGGTTGAAAAAAATCTATACAGTTAATATTATCAATGAGGATAGAGGTGGCTCTTATTGGTATAACATCAAAGGAAGTAAGATTGTTAAACAATAGCATAAAAGGAGATTAAGTATGGATTATAGTAAAGAATATTTCCCTTTAAATAATTTTGTTTTAATGTGCAAGGGATGGTATTCACCAGTTAAAGATGGCGAAGATTTACTTACAACATTGAAACACGTATTGGCATTGGATGGATATGAGTTTATTTCTAATTACAATAACGTTCTTTGTATATTATTGAGCGAGATTGATAGATACAACAAATATCTGGATAGTGTTAATGCAAATACTCTTAACTTGTTTAAATTCTATAAGGAAATTAGTGAAGAAAAGAACTTGTGGCATAAGGATATAAGTAATGAAGAAGCTATTGTGAGAGTGATTGCGAAATTTTTGCGATATACGGATTATAAGTATATTAAATTAAAATGTCCAGTTTATAATAGAAAACTTTTCAAGAAATACGGTTTAACTTTACAACCTTTTTTCTATAAGAGTAGTAAGCAAGGAACAACATACAAGGAAATGAACAGAGTTGCAAACAAATATTTTAATCAATAGAAATAGGTCATATTATGATAGATACTTACGATAAGTTTTGGGATGCCGTACATAAGATTGAAAAATCAATTAAAAGTTGTGCCACTATTGAACAGATTGATAACTGCAAACAATGGATGGATAATGTATGGGACAACAATTTATCCAAATTCAGATATATTGGTGCAAACTTGCAAGACATGGTTGAGATTAAACAATTATTAAATACTGCATATTCAACCCAACGGCAGGTTATCTTAAATAATCAAAACTTTAAAGACAATGAATGAGAAAGAAGTACAAGATTATATAAATCGTTTGATTACTTTGCAAAAGAATGGTGATCCTGAAATAGACCATCCCGAAGCAGATAATATATTGTGTGAGATTATAGAACAATTAGGGTATCCAGAGATTGTAAAGGAATACGATAAAATACATAAATGGTATAGTTAATTTATCATTTATTAACAATAAAAGTTTTGGATATAGAAAATATTTTTGTATCTTTGCAAAGTAATAAGAAAAGAGATTATTAACATTTAAACTGAATTATATTATGTGTTTGATTAGCCAAAGTTTAAAGCCATTCGTAGCTAAGAAAGATTTGAAAGTGTTTAAAATCCTAAACAAGGATGAAAAAGGCAATTATGAAACATCTTATCAGCATTGCAAAGTTGAACTTAATAGTTTGATGCAAGCTAATGAAAATAGTGGTGATTATAGTAAATATAACTGGGGAGATGACGGTCATAAATGTCAATTACAAATTAATGGTGGATTTATTCATTCTTTATTCCACGATATTAAGGAATATACAGGCGATATTAATCCATGTATAGTAGTAGCTTACATTCCAGAGGGAACTGAATATTTCATCAGTACAAGGTTTATGGATGTTTGTTCCAAACAACTTAGATTGACAGATGAGATTGTTAACATTGATGATGCAGTTCTTTCAAAAGAGGAAATGATGGATATTCTTTCACCAATTTCTGAAACTATTGACAAAGAAAGGGTAGATGCTGGATGGTTGGTAAAAAGCGATAAGACTTTTATTCACCCATCAGAATATACCAACGAAGTGAAAGATGATATTATTGGTGTTGTGGGAAGCATTATTGACGGGAAGATTATTGTTATTGCTCTTGACGAAACAAAATGCGAATGGTGTCAGAAGAATGAGAAAGTAGATGATATGCCTACTATTCCTTATAGTGAGGTATATGATAACTTTAAGGGAAAAGAATATACTGAAATTATTAAAAATAACAAAAAATACAAAAAGGATAATAGCTATTTTCCTGCGTTTGATTTTTGTTTGAAGTACAAAACAAAGGGTACTGAAAGCGGAGATTGGTATCTTCCCTCAACTGGTGAATTACACAGAATGCTCAATATGAATAGAGATGTCATTAACTATGCATTCTTTATTATGGGTACGACATTGATAAAGGATGATACGCATTACTGGGCTTCTGCCGAGGTTAGCTCCGCGAGTGCTTGGCATTGCTACACGTACGGTGCGTATCTGAACTCTTGGTACAATAAGTGGTTTAGCAATTACGTGCGTCCTTCCTTTGCTATTGAGGCTGTTTAAGCCTCTATTAGCAGTGTAACTGCCTTATTGTGAGCAAAAGCGAACTTGTATTAAGCGTTAGCTTTATTATTTACTATATAGATAGTTAGTGGGACATATCTCATTAACTATCTTTTTTATTATTCTATTATTAACGTCATTTAACCATAATAATTTTGTCAGACTAAATATTTTTACTACCTTTGCATCTGTAAGAGATAAAGAAACAAATAAAATGGGAGGTTAAAATATGAATAAGACAATTTCTTATGTAATGAATACCATTGTTGGCGAGATTACAAACACAAGTGAATTTATGTCTATTGTTTCAGACTATGATTATTGTCAGTTTGGAATTGATAAAGGTGAGGGAGATTTCTTTTTCTTTGAGTTAAAGATTAAGGAATTGTATAATAAAGGAAACAAATATGTTCAGTCCTTGTATGATGAGTCTGATAGTGGATGGGATATGGATAGATTTGCTGAAGATTATATTAATGGTGTAGAAGAATGTACTTCACTTTTTGAAGATGACGATAATTGGAATTTCAAAAACATACAGTTGAAAGATAAAGGCGATGATAAACAACAGCTTAAAGGATTGTTATCTGCAATGTATATAGAGGATGAAATAACCGATATGATTGAAAATAATATTGATACTGCACGTTATTATGCTGCACGTGAATTATTCTACGAATGGGTAGAAAATCTTTAATTGGCAATTTGTTTTACATAAAAAATAATACATAAATGCGAAAGATTTTTACATATATTGGAATTTGTTTTGCAATAGCAGGGATGGTCAATGCTGCAATGGCACATAGTGAAGAAGCAAGGGAAAACGTAACAACTGAAATGTTATTGAATGATAATGTAGACGTTTCATCTGAAATTGTTAAAGAGGATAAAGAACTTCTTGCAGAAGAAAACAATATGAAGAAAAACAATAACACTATTACCCATGTAAAGGTTACTTGTTATCAGCCAGTAGAAGCACAATGTGATAGTGATCCACTTATAACGGCAGATGGGAGCAAGATTGATTTACATAAATTAAAGAAAGGAAATGTTAAGTGGTGCGCTATTTCACGTGATTTGTTATGGCTCTTTCCAAAGGATAAACCTAAACGTGTACATATTGAGGGATATGGCATATACGAAGTGAGAGACGTTATGAACAAGCGTTTTAATCACAGAGTGGATATTCTTATTCATCCATCAGAAAAGGCGAATATCAGTGAAGAAAATGTAAAAATGACAATTTTAGGATAAGGAGGTAACATTATGGAAGTTTTTGGGAACTTTGTATATTATATCATTGTAGTAAGTTTGGTATTTCCAGTTGACTGGCTTTTGAAAGCAGTTAGAAAGAAATATAATGATAAAAGTTATGAAGTGTCGTTTTACATTTTAGCGATTGTCGATAGAGTCGTTTTTATCTTGGCGATGATTGCATTGATGGGAACATTGAATTTCTTTACAAATGAGCCAGAAGCAATAGATGTATATAGAGGAAAAACTGAATTATACATTGAACAGACAATGAGAGGTAATAAAGTTATAAAAAGCGACACCACGGTAGTTTTCAAACAAGAAAAATCTATCAAATAAACATCATTTAACATACAATGTTTGGATAATCAAAATAAAATGATTATTTTTGCATCGTAATTAAAACAAAGGAGACTTTATGAAAAAGAAATATGAAAAATATGTAGGAAAATATTTCAGACGTAAATGTGAACATTATATCATAGTGTTCCATATTATCGGATTTGAAGAAATAGATGTTATTCCTTTCTTTATTGGTGAAGAGTACATTATGTCAAAGAAAGGCGATAATTTTACAATAGAATGTCGTAAAGGATGTGAGTATTTTTTAGATGTGTTTACTGAAATAACAAAAGAAGAATATGCAGAACAGATTTCTTTGGGGTTTCCCCACGATTAATCAAATAAGGCCTGCCGATAATCTTATTGTAAAGGCTTACGGATGGGATAAGAAAGTCATTGTAGAGAAAACAATGACAGGCATTCATAAAGTGCAAGACGCAATTAATTCAATTAAAAAATGTACTAACAAAGAAGTGGTATGGGTTAATATCTACAATAGTAGACTGGATATTTCAAGAACCTATGCAGTATTTAAGAATACACATAAAAGAACATTAATTTATGGAATTGAAGAGAAATTTTAAATTGGTTTGTTATTTGCTCCTAGGAATAGGAGTGTTAGCGATTATATTAAAGATGTTTGGGCTATTACCGTTTCTATCTTGGTGGGTGATATTGTTTCCTATATGGTTTCCGATTATGGTTGTTATTACTCTTATTCTCATCATTTTCTGTTTCTTGAAATATCATAATGTCATTTAACAATTTGATTTTATTATTTAACATATAAAATATTGATAATTCAAATATAATCTGTATCTTTGTATTGTGATAAGAAAAAGAAGTTTAATAATTAAAACATGAAAGTGATATGAACAAGAGCAACAAGAATAAAAATTACATAGGAGTACATCTTCGTACTTGGTATGGAGAAACTGCTATGTACTTGCTTAACAGCATTAAGGATAAAAAGATGACTCTTGAGGAGGTTATCCAAAACTGGAACAATTGCCTCGGTGAGGGAGATAGTTTTGGAACTGAAAAAATTGATACAAATGATTGTGATAAGTTTTACATAGTTGAGGTGAACTATACTGATTATATCATTATGTTCTCAAATTGCGAAAGCGAGGTAGATATGATGTGTGATATTTTTCAATTACTCCACCCTAAAGGAAGGAGCTTTTGCAAAGGGGGTTAATCCTTTGGCACGGCCTATTGACAAAGGCTCTTACATGGTCTTGGAAAATCCAATTCCACTTGCGTTCATTGAAATACTTGCGAAGAATGTTCACGCTTCCGTTGATGTCGGCGTTGATAAGGCTTCCATCAGACGAGCGGTACAAGCCACGCTTGATACGTTTGCCACTGAACTGCGGTGCAGTTTCAACACCGTATTTCGGCAAGGAATCCATATCAAGGCTTGAAGCCTTGCTCGTGTAGCTTTCCTCTTGGGAAACATATTCAATTCCATGAAGCTCGCATTTGCATTGCAGCTTCTGACGCAGCTTGTAAAACGGCACGGAAACAAAATTCTGATTATTCACCTTGCCAGTGTTTATCTCTTGTTTCATCTCCTTGTTGTAGCCAATCACAATGTGAGTGACATTCATATCAATACATTTTCTAACAAGCAGTGAAACTGCCTTGTTGAAATAGTCATTGATGCGGTTCGCCCTTCCGTCGTAAAGGCGCAACATACGCTTGGTGTTCTGACTTGCAATGCCCTTGTTCTTGGAATATTCGCTCTTCAGCCTTGCGATTGTCTTGTTGTAATAGGCATTGATGCTTTTTAGAGGTTTCCCGTCAATGAGGAACTGACAGGATTGCCCATTAGAAAAAACCGTGCAAGCCATAAGGTTATCCATTCCAATGTCAATGGACATGAAGCCATCACCTTGCGCTTGCGCATAACTTGGAAGTTGCGAGGAATCGTAGATGAATTCAACGGAGAAGTGTTTTCCACCGTATTGGGGGATTATCCTTAACTCGTTGAATTTTCCAACCGAAAGGATGTTCGTGGGTATGGTGAACTCAACGCATTTCTCTTTGAGATTGTAAAGCTCACGGAACTCCTTGGTCAAGCCAATCCTTGCCTTTCCGTCTCTTATTCTTACGGAACGCCCTTGTATGGAACAGGTCATCATTCCTTCCTTGTCCTTGTACTTGGGCAAATGTATCGGGTTGGAATATTTGCCCAGTTTCTTCAATTTCAAGAGACCGAAGAACGAGTGCATATCCCTATCCACAAGTCTAAGGATTTGCTGTCCAGTATCGGTCAACAGCAAGGAGTAATTCTCGTTTGTCTTGCAGAGATGATAGTTGTCGTAATACGACAAAAATTCACCAGTATTGAAGAAATGCTGACGCACGGAATACAGACCCACATTGTACATCCTTGCACAATGGTAGCACATTCTGCCAAGGACTTGGAAGTCCTTGTGCGAATTGTCAATATGTACCTTTGTCGTGAGCAGCATCTTCGTTTAAATTATTTCTATATATAAATATATGGTAAAATTAAAAAAATGTATAAAATATTATGATTTTTGCAAAATAATTTTGTTCTCTACGAAAACATTTGTATTTTTGCAGAAAAAGAAATAAAAATAATGTTTAATTAAAGAGGGAATTGGCAATTCCGTCTTATCCTTAAAGGATAAGTTTCCTTGCCAAAGTTATTATGAAAACAAACGATATTATTTCTGAATTGTGGATTGTTACCGTATATGACGCAAGACATGACGAAATGGTAAAAGAAGTTACGGTAATTGGTAAACAAAACTTAGATAAGGCGATTAAAAACATTAAATCCAGTTATATGGGTTATAATGTAGGTGTAAACAAAGGTATTATCTGTTTTGATGGGTATGTTGCGAAGGGTGATTATATAGGAGATTTTTAAGGTATGGAAATAATTTTCTATTTTTGGATATTACCAGTTCTGATTGGACTGGTAATATTTTACTTTTGGAAATTCAAAGGACAGACAATAAAAGATTTTGTGGATGAGATAAGTTACTATGATAGCATATTACCGCCATACTGGTTGGTTATTACTTTTCCAATAGTTAATATTTTATTCATTGTCGTATGGTGTGTTTTGATGATATATAAGGGCATATTTTTTCTATATAGAAAATTTCTGCACCCTCATATCAATTACGAAAGACTGAATAATATATTAGATAACTTTTTGAATTTAAAAATAAAATGAAAGATTTTGTATATTTGTGTTTAGGAATATGGTTTATATTATGTATAGTTGCATTCTTTTATCTTATTTAACATATTATTCTTGCATATATTAAATATAATGTTTATCTTTGCAAATAAGAATAATAATCAATATAAATTTATAAAGAAAAATAGCAAAATATGAATAGAAATGATCTGATACAAAGGATTGATGCGAAATTGATTGATAATGGTACGATAAGTTTTAATGTACCGTTTTTCGTTAAGAGTGCAAATGATAACATTAAGAACATTTGCTTTGGGGAAATACAATGGGGAAATAGATATACCAACGCTGATTTGTCTGATTTATCTAATGACGAGTTATCTGACTTGTTATATGAGGTTGAAAGGCAAATTGAAAGTAATAACAACTTTATGCAGCATTGTTCTGACATTTGGTATTAATTGATTATGAAAAAGGAGGTACACAAATGAGCAAACCGAAACATACGGTATTTTGTCCAGAATGCGGACGTAGCAAGATATTGTTTGAGACAGAGAAGAAGGCAAATTTGTTTCTTCAATACAATTCAGACGATATAGCACACAGCAATAGATACGGAAAGAAACCAGTAAGGAGTTATTATTGCAAGGTGTGTGGCGGATGGCACGTTACAAGTGTCAAAGAGAATCTATATCAAGATTATAGCCTTACTGATAGAGTTGTTTCTTCATATCATCAAGACGAATTAAATAAGAAATTAATTTTGAAGCATATAACTTCCTCTCCAACAATCAAGGCAATTGTAGATAATTTTCAATATATTGGATTATTTCTGACAAATGAGACAAAAGATGTACTGAAACAATATATCGAAGATAATTTTGCTGATATGATAAAAGATGGAAAGATGTATCTTGACCATTGTACAATTCTACATCGCTCTCAAAAAGAGGATAAGAAAGCATTACGTTGTCTTGACAGATATATCAAGGATAGTGGCAAGGGTATAAAGGAAACTATTGTTATAAACAAAATAGGGTATAACAATGAAGCTATGGCGTTTGGATGTAGGGTGAATACTCCTTGTGTGAATACCCAACCTCACATTACCATCTGTACATTCGGTAACGGAAAACCTATGGCAAGTAATTCTATTACTAATTGGAAAGATATCAATCCTATTAAAGTGAAAGCTGTCATACATAGGGTTTAACTTCTTTTAATAGCTTAACTATTGTCTATCTCAAAGAAAAGTATTACCTTTGCAAAGTAATAAGGAAAAAGAAACAATAATATGAAAACAAAATTTAACCAAGGAGACAAAGTAAGAGTCGTCAAGAATGGAAAGATTATTCTTGATAATGGTATTATCAGCAACATTGATATCAATGATTGCACTTTTGAAATACAATATAGCGTTGAATATTTCAACAAGGAGAAGAATATGCAATATACAATGATTTGCGTACCAGAGAAGAATGTGGTCAAAATAATTGATTAACACTTATTAATACAATAAATTTGTTTAACCCAAATAAAATAATTAACTTTGCAATAACAAAAACAAGTAATAGGAGGTTATAAATTATGAACGGAATTTTTGATTTCAAGGCAGGTGATTATGTATTCTTTACTGACCAAAACGGCAATGATTATGTGGACATCATTGGGAATTACAATCCTGAAAATAACAGCGTAACGGAACTTGTGTCTGTTATGATTAAAGATAGGCAAAATGATGGCGAAGAGGAAGGTTTTATTTATTACCACACGCTTCTGTTCTTAGCATCTGTAAGAAGTATTCGCAGAGCAACAAAGGAAGAAGTGAAGTTTTGTCAAGAGGTATTGACTGAAGATGGTAATATGTTCGACAGGGATAGTATGGATATCGTAAGCATAGTAACAAAAAAGAAACAAGTGTTTCGTCTCACCAGGACTGTTGTGTTGAGTGGCTGTTATCAAGATACCATAGAAGTAGAGGCTGAGAATTTGCAGATTGCCCTCAATAAGGCAGCGGAGTTCAATTCTTGTTCAGAAAATGCTTGGAGAACTATGAATAGTGATAAAATTATGATGGATGAGAGTGGTATCTGCCATATTGAGATAGCATCAGAAGATGGTAGTGATTACCGAGAATTAGATTTCTGACGCATAATGTACTCAAATGAGTACAGATGAAAAATTATCTATTCTTTCGTTAGCCATATCAACATAAATCTTGAATTTTTCAAAACCGATATATTTAAAGTTATGTTGTAATGCAGCAAGAGCAACCGTGCCACTACCCATAAACGGGTCTAAGACTATTATATTGTCATTCTCTTTTGGCGGAATACAGTCCATAATATTATTGGGCAAGTCTATTGGGAATGGTGCGGGATGCTTTGTGTTTTTCTCAAAAGGAAATGACCATATTTCATTTTTATATTTAGTTGTAAGACTACGATAGAAATTAGGTTTATTTGTTTTAGTTAACCAAAATATCAATTCGGTTGTCGGAAGAAATCTGCAAGTATTGACATTGTTTGTACTTCCTCTATCCCACACAATTTCTTGTCTGATTTTGAATTTTGTCTTGAACAGCCATTGATAGGGTGATACTATTTCACCTTTATGTATTCTGTTTTTATGATTGTAAAACATTGAGCCGTCAGACTTTAAGATTCTGAAACATTCGTTTAAGAAATATATTTGCCATTTTTGGTATTCGTCTTCTGGAATATTATCAACATTCACATCATCATTGTAATCTATTGTTCCTTTCCATTTCTTACCTTTTTGTATGCCGTTAAGACCTGCTTTATTGTAAGGTGGCGAAGTAATGATTAAATCTATTGAATTATCTTCCAATAATTTCAGACCATCCATCGCATCTATATTATATATTCTATTCGTTTTTAACATATCAAATCATTTTATATATAATAAAATATGATACTGAATGTATTTAGGCATAACTTTTAGTAGTTTTTAACTATTAGTATTTGGTTATTTGAGTTAGAATTTATATCTTTGCATTATTAAAAATAAAATGTATAAAGTTATGGCAGTAAGGAAAGAAAGAAGTATTTACTTCACCAGAAAAGAAGAGCTTGATTTTGTTAGACTATGTACAATTCATGGCTTCAAGAAACGCGATATTGTCAAAGACAATGAGAATAGAGTTATTAAGTTTGAGATTTACTTTCCAACAATTAGTGGAAGCATTGAAAAGAAATTGAGCAATGTAGCAAGATACACGAATAGTCGTAGGACTTCAGCACCTTGCATTGTAGGACGGCAACATCTTATCAAAGTAACATTTAACAAAAAATAATTGATTATAGGTATGGCGACAAGAGCAACAATTACATTAAAAATCAAGGATGAAGATTTGAATAAGACAAAGAAATTTGACATTGATAAACTTCCAGAAAATACGTCTTATAATGATGATTGCATCGAGAACTTGAGGGAGGTTACTCTTAACAAACCTTATATAAGTATTTATCATCATTTTGATGGTTATCCAGACGGATTAGGGGTTACTTTGTTTACTAAATTTAATGATTATGATAAGACGTTGAATATTCTTCTAGGCGGTGATGCTTCATCCATTAACGGTCACACTATTATCCAGTATTGTTCAGCTTATATAAATGAGGATTGGGATTGTACTAAACCAGATTTAACTGATGAAATTCCTGTTGCTGATCAAGACTATCAGTATTATTTTGACGGTGAAAAATGGTGGTTTAGAGGCTACGAGAAAACTAAATGGCAAGATTTGGAAAAGTTCTTACGAGAAAATAATTTGGTTGATTAACACTATTTAACTATTTCTTCTTGTTTTTTTCAAATAAATCTCTTATCTTTGCAGTACGAAACTAAAAAAGATAGAAGATTTTTGTTATGAGAGACTATGGAGTTATAGAAAAAGAAGATTTGTCTGCTGAAAACATTTATAAGACTCTTGGAGAAGTGTTTAAAGATGTGGATAGAGAGTATGTTTACGCCGTGATTTACTACGAACACAAGGAAGATAAAATTACGAGATTGACCGAAATATTCGGTCAGCCTTGTTTTCAAAATATAGTGGATGTTAATGATTATGGCTGCATTGACTACTATAAAGACTTGTATGATGCCACATACAGATGGCGTGAATTACAACAGATAACCAATAAGAGTTATCATAGGGTTGCTATTGTTTCTGATCTTGATTCAAAAATTATTATTTCAGAAGATGAATAAACAAGATATATTATTTACAGATGAAATTTGGAAAAACATTGTAGGTTATAATGGCAAATACCAGATTTCAAATCTGGGTAGGGTAAGACATAATGAAACAATATTAAAACCTTACCCAAATTCTTGTGGATATTTGAGAGTTGGATTATATAAAGAAGGGAAGCATAGAAAAGAGCTGGTACACAGACTTGTTGCAGATGCTTTTATTGACAATCCTTATAATTTGCCAGTTGTTAATCACAAGAATGAGGACAAAGAAGATAATAGGGCTACTAATTTAGAATGGGCTACAATAAAAGAAAATATGAATTATGGCTCATTACAGGATAGGAAATCAAGGAGCTTAAAATTAGCATATAACAGAAGAAAAATAATCTATTAACTTCAATTAACATAATATATTTGGTAGTATGAGAAATAATCACTACCTTTGCATTGTGTTTAAGAAATGAGTTATTATTCAAAACAACAATTAAAAATCATAGGAGATAAAATTATGGGACAAAGAACTCAAATGTTAATTCAAACGGTGAATAATAAAGGTGAAAAGAAAAACCGTTTATATCATTTTCAATGGGGATTTGGTAGGACAATGTTTTTGCAGTTAATGGATTTATACCTTAGTGATTATTTTAAAGATTGTTTTCAAAGGGATTACTCTGTTTTTGACGTAACAAAACTAACCAAACATGCTTATGATATTACCGATGAGGTTGATATTCCAGAGGATTTGGATATAAATAATATCGAACAGGTAAAATCTATTTTCGAGCATTGTGACAACAATAATGGTGGTATGGTAATTCAAGTAACTGAAGATAAAGTTGATTATCATGGGTTTCATTATCTTGTAGGTCTTGTGCTTGGTTATGAAGGCTGTTGGGATTATGACAAAGAAATTGAAATAGAAAAGCCTTTCTCAAGATTTGTTTCTTGGAAAGAATTTTTTGAAAAAGAAGGAGGGGAATTTTGTAAAGATAAAGGATTTCTACAAATGTGGAGAGGGTTTATTAAATTTGGTAATATCAAGTTTATCAAACCGACAAAGACAAATAAAAAGAATGGATAATTACTAAAATATAGGAGATAAAATTATGCGTAAATTGATTGGTACTATAGTTATTTTGTTGTTTTTATATGTTGGCTTCTTTGGTTGTGAACGTTATCACATCAAACCGTTTATTGCAGAGTGGTTACAAAGTGATAAACCAGAAAAGTTAGGGAAGAACATCGAGAAAGTAAGTGGTAAGGTAAAAGAAATTACAGATACTGTTGTAGAAAAGGGTGATAAGGTTATCAATTCGGCAGTAAACGAGTAAAATAATATAACGATATGAAGAATACATTTAAGACATACGCAGGGCTGATTTTAGCCCTGCTGTTGGCAAGCTGTTCAACAACAAAGGATTTTCATCTTTACCAAAGTGACCATTCATTTAAGGTAAAGGCTGAATTTGACCAGGTGTGGGAAGAAGTAATTGATTATGTTGCAGAAAGCAATTATGAAATTACTAATTTGGAAAAAGAAAGTGGTATCATAACGATTAGTCCATGTCGTTTTAAGGCTGCATTTCAAGTAAAAGGTATGCAGAATAACAATTACTACTATGCAGTGCAGAACTATCCTAAATATAAGAAAAAGGACTTATATGTAATAAGTAATTGGAACATCCGTGTAAAGCCTATCAATCATTATGTAACCAAAATATCGGTGAACCTTTTGGATAACGGCAGGGTAATAGCCATTGATGACGATAAGAAGCAGACTGAATTGGATTTGGCAAACCAAAGCACAGGCACGTTTGAAAAGAAAATACTTTATCAGATTTTGGATAATTTACGAAAGAGAAATTTTGACGAATACGATTGGAGATATTATGAAGGCGAAAATCATTGATCAGTATGAAGTATATTCAACGATATATAAAGACGTTGGCAGATGGAATCATTGAAAAGAAATCAGAAATATCAAACTCGGTATATTATAAATTAACTGGTAAAGACGGGAGTAGATTTACCATACGTTGTAGCGACCATTTTTCTGTAATGAAAGCATATATCACCAATGATATTGACATTATACAGGCGTTTGGTGAAAAGGATAAGTTTGTTGTAATGTATGATGAATACAACACCCCAATGATAAAAAATCGTAAAGAAACAAAAGACTTCATTAAATTCGCTTATGACTTGTATATGATGAAAACATTTAAAAAAGAAAGTGAAATGTTAAAGAAGAGTAAAGAAAGCATAAGTGAAGAAGAGTTGATGGAAATCAGAGATTTACCAGAAAGTGTTTCTTTGAAATGGAATAATCATCTAACAGACGTAGTAAAACTAAAACATAAGCATACAAAAGTATTTGAAGGTGAATGGTCATCGTTCTATGGTATGCTTGTATGTACATTTAAAGGCAGAATCGAATTTACCAAGAAGGAACGAGATATAATTGCCAAATATTTGGAAAAAGAATACCTGAACAGGGACGAAATTTGCGAAGTATTGTACAATATTGTATCATTAGAACCTAAAAGAGAGTTTAACGAAGGAAAATTAAAACAATATCTCTATCATAGATATTTGATGAAAAAAGAAGAGGAGGAAAAGAAATGACAAGAGATGAATTAAATAAGATATTGGTTGAACATCATTTTCAACTGATTTCAGAACATAATAATAAACGTGTGACTACATATACCTATACTTGTAGTATATCGTATCTCAATCGTTTTATCACATTCAATGTACTAAACGGTAGTGATGATATATATAATGATATGGATGAACAAAAGAAAATATATCAAGATATCTTAAAGGCATACCAGAAACTATTAGACGAAAAGAAAGAAAAAGGGCTTAATATTAATTAACTATTATTCATTTGGCTAAACCAATAATAAGCGGTATCTTTGCAACAAATAAAATTAGAGAATATAGGATGAAAGATGATAAATCAAAATATAAATTAATAGCAATAATAATGATGCTTGCAGGAATCTTATTCGACGGTTCATTAATATTTTCCTGTATTATTGTAATGTTGTTTATGATGCCGCTTATTAACGTGAATCAAATTGAAGAAATGTCTATAAGTGAAATGACACAAGAAGATATTGAAACGATGGTTTTCAAAGCGTTGGCATATATGAGTATGTATGTTGCGAGTGTAGCAGTAGTTAATAATATGATAGAAACTGCTATGACCACATTTTGAGCTATGGGCTAATGAATGATAAAAATTTATTGAAAATGATAACAAGGTATATTGCAGGAAATTGTAAGATTGATATTGAAAAGAAAAAGGCAAATGATGAGGAAATCAAAAATTATATCAATAGCTTGCCTTTCAAAATTGTAGTGTATAACAAGGATAACCAATCACTGAAGAATTTATCCGCCTTTGACAGTATTGATAATATTCGTGATTACAAACGAATGTATGGAAAGAAAAGCTATTTTACTTTTCCTATAAAAATCGAAGGAGAAGCAAGTATCAGGATTGACGACGATGTTGTTGTAGAGGATAGCAAAGATGGCGTTATGGCTGTTTCTAAGCGTTATATGAGGACTTTCTTTCCTGAGTTGAAGACTGCCTTATCTAAGGATGTAAAGCTCAAAGGACGGCAAATATGCGATAATTTTATAACTTCGTCATTATCTTCTATCATTAATCGGGAATATTACAATGTAACATTGTATGAGGATGATAATGTGCAGAATCTAAATATGATATTCGCAGATGATACGCTGGTACTTAGACGATATATTACCAATAACCTTGTATTGTCTAGTAATTCAATGAGGGCATTGGTGAATGAGATTAAATGAAACTAAAATAGAATTTTATGGAAAGAACAGACAAATTTGTAGCAAAATTGGATAAGTTTGATACCAATGCTTTTCCTGACAGATATTATGACATCGAGGAAATGATATATGCTTATAAAAAACTAAACGAAACTGATGAAGTGGTTAATTCTCATCTTACTGCTCTTAAAAACATTATAAACAATGCAAGAAAAGAAAAAGGAACGATGGTAATGGATAGGATACGTTTCTGGGAAAAATTGCTATATGATTTTTATCATATCAAAGTAATGGATAACAATGAAACTGACAAAGTGCTTTACGAATTCTATTTCTATCCTTATAAAGTGGTAAGAAGTAATTCTACCGTCTTTGGATTATATTGTGAAAAGAAAAATCAAGATAATTTTTATATCTATGAATGTGGTATTGTAGATAAGGGTCTTAATATCTTCAAGGATCTGGGAACAAACCCTATGGAAATTGAATATTCTGATGAAAAGGAGATGTTGAAGAATGCAACAGATACGTGTAAGAACTTGATTGATATGCGAATGTGGAAACTGAAATACAGGGATAAGGTAATTTAATGTTTTGACATAAGAAATAATTTCTGTATGTACTCAATTGAGTATTATTTATTCACTAATTTTAATATAAAAGAACATGGAAGTAAAAGAATGGTTTAACAGTCTTTTTAAGAAGATTGAACCGAAAGAAAAGGCTCTGACGGCAGAGGAGGCGTATTTCAAAACCAAGTATGGTGTTTATCGTACTGTGGAACAACGTATCAAGGACAATCAGAAGAACATCAAAGAACTTATCAAGTCAAAGGTAACACCTGCTTATAAAGCAGAAACAAAGTTCAGTTCTTTCTATTATGTCATTGATTTGGATGATGAATTGAAGCCTTACGTGAATGACATATTCAAGCCGTTTGTGGAGAATGGTTTTAAAGTAATCAATCTTTCAGATAAAGTTGAAGAAATCAATGATGAACTTGTATTTCTTATTTCGTGGTACAAAAACGATTTTGGAGAAGTTGTTAAGTCAAACACTAAAAATAAATAAAAACTATGTTTAAGAATGGAGTCGATTTGAATAAGAATGGATGGTATTGCAAGTTCCTGGAATTTCTGTGGGGAGGCAATATTGCAAAGGAGTATAAAAACTTCTGTCCGTTGTTTTGGCTGATTATTGGTTCAATAGTCATATCTCCAATAGTCTTGATAATAAAAGGTTTAATTCGTTTTGGTAATATCAAAATAGGATATATGCCAAATAAGGATACTGCCATTACTATTGGAAAAAGTGTATTCTGGATTATGAGATTTGTATTTAGTTTGGTAGTAGCTATTAGTATTTCAATATTCTTATACTTAGTAGTTGTTGTCGTTAGTGATGCCATAGCACAAGGTGAAATATATATGATATTGGCAGTAATAGGGGTTTCTGTAATTGCTGCCGCTATTATTGGTGGTTTCCTTTACTATCTTATTCATTATGATGAAAAAATGGAGAAAGTTGGTTATCACTATAAAGACATTAAAACTACAAAGGATAAAATAATGGCAATACCATTTATGATTCTGCGAATTATATTTGTAAAAATATTTGGTGGTTTTTTCAAACTGATAGGTGGTGCAATATATCAGATAGTAATTGACAGTGAATACAAATGGAATAGTAATAACAAAATATTACGATATTATGTTAATAATGAAGTTGATAGCTGTTATGCAATAAAATATATTAGCAAGGCAGATACAACATTAAATATGACATGGTTGTTTAATATGTTTCCATCAAAAACTGATTCTGTTATTGTTTATAATATAGATAAATATAAGAAATAAGAAAACTATTTATATCTATAAGAATAGATATAAAAAGATGAGAAACAGAGAATATACTTTTATATACTCAAGCCCTTGTATAGAGCCGTTGCAAGAACTTGTTAATGAAATGTTGTTAATCTTCAATTCACAGTTGAAGATTGATGACATTTTCTATTATGGTGTGTTTTGCAAGCCTGAAACTTATGCCAATTATGAGCATTGGGATGAAGCACCTCTTGACATAGAAGTACCTTTCTATTTAACTAATCCTTGTTCGACAGAGAAAGATAGAATGGAATATGTCAAGGATATTATCGTACAAGTAATGAAGGGGGAAATGGATAAGCCATTTTGGATGATATATGTCGAAATGGAGGAAATATGTAATGAGTATGAACAAGCACCATCAACATTCCTTTATATTGAAGTTAAAAATGAAACATATAGGATACTTGCGGAGAAATTGATAAAATTCTTATATTCTCCAAACTTAATAATAACACTGGCAAATGCTTAAATACAATATATGAGGAAACTAATAATATCAGAAAGTCGTTTGAAAGAAATAATAAAAGAAGAAGTTTCTAAGTTAATCAAAGAAACATCTCAAAAATATAAGACTATTTCTATTGATGCGCCTTCGAACAAAAAGCCAATAGATAATTCAGTTAAAGTATTTTTGGCAGGAACTATTGATGCTGACACTGGAAGTGAGGATTGGCAGCACAAAATTTGTAAAAGAATCGAAGATACCACTAACAATAAATACAATATTACAATATACAATCCACGAAGAGAAGAATTCCCTGATAGCGGAAGCTCAGAAGTAAGAAGGCAAATTAAGTGGGAACATAAACACATGGATGATGCAGACTTGATAGTTATGAACATATTAGAAGATTCCAAAAGTCCTATCAGCCTTATGGAAATGGGTATGTATGCAGAGAGTGGAAAATTGGTGGTGTTCTGTAAGACTGGTTTTTATCGTTATGATAATGTCCAAATGGTTTGTAAGAAATATAACGTGCCTTTGCATAACACAAATGATATTGATGATATCTGTAAATTAATTTTAAATTATAAAAAGAAATGATGGAATTAGAACAAATAAAAACAATCCTGATTGATAGGGTAAAAAAATATGATAAGGATGATATAATTAATCCTATTGATATTCAGCTTTGTGCAGATATACACACATTATTGTCTGTTATATTAAAACATAAAAAAGATGATTGCTATAATTTAGCAGAAGATAAGTATATTGATATGTTATTGAAGAACAATACTTTAACTGTAGATTTACTTGTAGAGTTGTTTACTGAAAAAACACTTAATGAAAATTACATTTATACAACGGGTAATCATAGATTAAGCGGAAGTCATACATATCATGTATTTGGAAATGCGAATGTAAGTGTTTATCATGACAGTATCGTATATGCTTATAATCAGGCAATAGTCAAGACAAGGCAGAAAGCCACGTTAATAGCGTATGATGAAGTTACATTTACGGCATCTGATGACAGTGTAGTTTATTGTGATAGCACAATAGGTGTCAATGGTGATTTCTATGAGAGAACGCAAGGTCTATTGTCAAATGTTCATGGCAAGATAAGAGCGTATGCTAATTCCAAATTGACAGCTATCAAATGTTCTCAGATTGAGATGTATGATAAATCTACTGCTGAGATAAGATGTGGTTCAAAAGCAAAGACGATGGATAAATCCCAAATAACTTGTTGCTACGATGCATTTGTTGATGCTTTTGACAACTCTTGTATATACGCTTATGGTAGTTCAACTGTAAGAATGTTTAATAATTCTTATGGCTACTTCTTTGATAATAGTTATTGCATCGCTGATTCTGCAAATGAGATAACAGCAAAGGACAATAGCATTGTTGAAGCAGGACAATATGTTAAATTTATAAATGCTTATAATTATAGCACCATTAAGATTAAGGAGATGGGGGCAAAACTAAGAGCATACGATAATTCAATCATAGAAGATTATGCTGACATCTACACCAACGCATTAAATAATGCCGTTATTATATGGATGAACAAACATCAAATATTTAAAAACCAACAAAAATATAGCGCAGAAGTTCCATTTGATTATACTGATGAGCAGAAATGCCAATAATAAAATAATTTTTAAACTTAAAAACACATGAAGTTTTTAATTAAAACATTGGGAGAGGGAGTAAAATACAAAACCATTGATCTTGGACTCCCCAGTAGTCTTCTTTGGGTTGATAGAAATATCGGCGCAAGTTCGCCAGAAGAATCAGGTCTTTATTTCCATTGGGGTGACACGCAAGGATATACGGCCAAGCAAATAGGTGACGGGGAAGGATTAAAGGCATTTAGTTGGGCTGATTATAAGGGGAGTGTTGATGGTTCTTCAAGCAATTTCTCGAAATACAATGCTTCGGACAGTAAAACGGTTCTCGATCCAGAGGATGATGCGGCACATGTGAATATGGGTGGAAATTGGCGTATGCCGACATTTGAGGAATGCAAAGAATTATGTCTTAATACTGACATTTACTTAGTTCCGACAGAGGGTGAAGAAATACAAGGCACTGCGCAAGAACAAAGCGGAAGTATAATGATTAACTGGGCGTCTCAAGCAGAAGGAACTTTGAAAGGCGTTAAATTCTATAAGAAAGGTGATAAACAAACATATATGTTTGTTCCTGCATCTGGTGTCACTTTCGATGGCTCTGTTCAGGGTGTCGGTGAGGTCGGCAGCTTGTGGTCTTCTTCGCTTGATTCTTCAGTTGTTCGAAATGCGTGGGACTTCGGCTTCAATGCGAACAACGGCAACATCGACTACGACCTTCGATTCATCGGTATTCCCGTGCGTGGGGTTTTGGCTCAGTAATTACTTATTTTATATAAATTAACGGGAATTATTTGGTTAATTCCCGTTTTATTTGTATTTTTGCAGCAAATAATATAATCAAATAAGCTAAACAATTATGGTAGTTATCAGTAAAGACTTAGAGAATGCAATTAAAAATAAGTTCGTCGTTCCTTACTTGTCTATTCTGAAAGACAATCAATATTTGGTAATCACTGATGAAGACGGTGTGATTCAAGGAAGATTTGTAAATAATGATAATAAATTAATTGAAATATTTAATATATTCAATACAAAAGAAATTGAGGAATATGTTAAATGGATGTATCCCCTTTCATTTTTTGTTCGAAATATTGATAAATGGGAGTTATTGAAATTTAATGTATTTGACAGAAAGGGTTATGTGCAATTTATGAAGAATAATCTGAAAAAGAGCGTGGAACAAGTAATTAAATTTCGTAGTGATGATAATGACACTTATTCAATGATAAAAGAAAAGATTGAAAAATATGGTGGTAAAATTGTGTCATTTGAGACCAATGATGATGGTTTACTGGTAGGAGCGACAATAACTGATGAGGATTTGTATTGGATATATATTGATAAAGATTTCAAAGTACATTTGTCTTCCGCTGTCGGTGGTTTTAAGGTTATAGAATATCCTGATGATAATTTCAAGACATTATTGCATATAGCACAGAATGAACCTGAGAATATTGCACTTATTGTTAATGAAAGGGTAGAAGATAGTATTGATTACATATTTACAGGTTTAAAAATAAGATAATCATGGAAGAGAAGTTATTAAGAGAAAAAATTCGTAACCTTGTTAGCGAAAGCATTGATGAGGTGGTAGAAGATATAAAAGAATGGAATACTTCTTTGGAAGAAGCGAAAGGTGTATCATATGAAGTAGAAAATGAAGTTAAAAATATTGTTTCTGATTTGCAGAATTATGTAAATAGCTTCAACATTGATTATTCAAAGAATAATTTTCAAATCAAGCATTTGGAAGCAATACATGAAGTTTTTGGTGTGAAAATAAATTTCAAAATAAACTTCTATTTCTTCAAAAATAATGATGTATATGTACAAAATGAAGGAAATACAACAAAACTGTACAAATATGTTCCGTCGTCTAAAACAGTATATATTTCTGTATATGTTGTTGGGAAAAGAATAGTTAAAAATACTTTCAATTCAAAGATAGCACATGAGATAAGACACGCCCATCAATATAAAAAGACAGGAAAGAGCAATACGGAATTACTCCATCCTGTTAAATACTATCAGATTGTAAAGGATATACAAAAAGAAGGATTTCCACAAATTATTGCACATATAAAATATTTGTCATCAAAATATGAGCAAGAGGCATATAGTGAAGAACTTTATAATGAGCTAATGTATTCTGATGAACCACCTGAAGCCTATTTTAGAAAAACTAATCCTTATTTGGCATATAATATGTTAAAAACATGTGTAAAAGTATTAGGAACAAATAAAAATAATCAAGAATTAATAGAAGCATTATCAAAATGGGGATATAACTATGATGATTTTTTAAGAAAGGCTCACTATGCACAGCAAAGCTTCATCAAAAGATTATCACGAGTTCTTGTCCAAGTACAAGAAGATAAAATAGACACAAACCCACAGTTTAATTATAAAAAATAAAAGATATGAAAACAAAAAATTACAATCAGGCATTTGATGAACTTATAAAATGTCTTGCAAAGAACACAAAAGATGCAAAATGTGTAACAGCATTAAAATTTTTAGTGAATGAATATAAGGGTGATGCAAATTTAAAAGAAATCGTTGTCACAGAATATGCTAAATTCTTAGGATTTTGGTTTCCTTATTTGCGAGAAACATTAAAAACTTCAAAGAAAATGCAGAATTATCTTTTGACTAAAAGATTTATTAATCCTTGTGGATGGTTTGATAAAATTTGGGATTTAAAATATGAAAAAACAGATAAAAATAGAATGTACCAAATTATAAGTCACACACAAGCAATAGTTAAAGCCCTTATTCAGACACAGAGAAGAAAACTTGGATTTGACCAAAATAGTACAAAATATTAAAGACATAGAGAAATGGGCGAAGCATTTAAAGTATTTCAAAAAGAAGTACGTGGAACACTTGAGACACTATTATTAATATTCATTGTTCTGAAGCTGACAAACCTAATAGATTGGTCTTGGGTGTGGGTTTTAGCTCCATTCTGGATACCTGCATGTTTGGCAATGGTCGGAATATTAATATATTTAATTATTTTCATCTGTTTAAAACAAAGACATCAATGAATAATACAAAATATCCAAGAACATATCACTTTCCATTTTCACCAGGTGCTACAAGCGATGATAAAATCGTTGATGAGGGGTGGTTTGAATATCTTAAAGGTAAAGAATTAGTTATCACTGAAAAACTTGACGGTTCTAATACTGCCATAATGCAGAGTGGTGTATATTCTCGTTCACATGCCGCACCATCAGTAAATGAATGGGATAAATATCTCTTTAGGCATGGTGGTATTTTCGACAAGATTAAGCCTTTAATAAGTGAGGATGAAATTATATACGGAGAAAATATGTATGCCGTTCATTCCATTGAATATGAGCATCTTCCTGATTATTTCTTTGTATTTAATATCCGTAATAGTGAAGAATATTATTCTTGGGATGAACTTGAAGAAATGTGTGAAATCATCGGTTTGAAACATGTTCCACTGCTTGATAGAGCAGTATTTAATAAGCCAGAGGACTTACAGAATACAATACTTGAACTTATGAAAAATGGTTCAACCTTTGGTAATACTATTGAAGGTGTTGTAGTCAGAGTAGCTGAAAGATTTTCGACACAAGATTTCAAACATAATGTAATAAAATATGTGCGAGCAAACCATGTTCAAACTGATATTCATTGGACAAGGAATTGGAAACAGGCAAAATTGAATCCTTAAAAACAATAAAAAATTATGACATATCAGATTTATTATAGACCCGACAACTCTGCCGAAAATAGTAGAGGATATGTGATGTTCGATATTGAATATTATCGTGAACAATCTCAAACGAAAGATAAATGGTTTTCTGAAATTAGATGTCTACCTTGTATAGAAGGTAATACACGTTTTTTAAGAGATGTATTTGAGCATAAAATAGATATTGACTTTGATTTTGAAGAATTTATCAAAGAAGGGACTGAAATACAAGAATTACGTGGTTTACTATATGAAAGGTTTAATAACAAGCCAAAAGAAGATGAAGAATCCCGTGAATTCCATTACCATATCTTTGGAAAAGTGTTAGAAAAATTATTAAATGATTTCGCTAATAAATATAAATTATATATTAATAAAGACTAACTTAAAAAATCATAAATTATGAATGTAGAAAATAAGAAAATTTGGGATGAAATTTTCCAAAAGCAGCCACCTGTAAACAATGATGATTGCTGCGTAATGTGTGAGGGTGAGAATGGTGAATATGTACCTGCAACTCCACTTGGTTTTGATGACGAGCAGAAAACATTTGATGCTTTGAAAGAAATCATCGAAACAGCTATTAAAGCCAAGAAATATAAAACTTGGCATATAGGGAGTAACCTTGTAGAAGCTTATACTGAAGACAAAACCCCCATTGAAGAATTTGACGTAATTTATCTTTTTTCAAAATCTTGGGAAGAGCCATTGTTCCCTGTTTTGGTTAAAGAGATTACTGATAAAGTAATCAAAGTTCAGTGGATAGGTGGAAAAGAGAATGAGGATATTATTAGTAAAGAAATTTCTTATAGACAATAACTTAATTTGAAACATTCGGCAAAATGCTGTGATAAACAACAAATATCATAGCATTTTTACTTTTTTAACACTATAAATTTTTGATTTTTGAGTTAATTTTACTATCTTTGCACTTAGTTAATATTAAATATAAATATAATATGGAACAAATTATCAAACATTTTACAGACAATGACGCTTATACGTTTACTTGTCAATACTACATATTGAAGACATATCCTCGTGCTGAAGTAGAATATAAATTCTTTGATAGGAATCATACAAAGTATCCGAAAGGTTTTGCCGATCTATTACAAGAACAGGTCAACTACATGAAAGGTGTGATTATCACAGACGAAGAAATTGCATTTATGTCTAAGAATATGTATTATCTTCCTTTGTGGTATTTTACTTTCTTGAAAGGTTATAGATTTAACCCTAATGAAGTAACTATTTCACAAGATAATGAGGGTCATCTTGATATTACAGTAAAAGGAAAGTGGTTTTCAACAATTATGTGGGAAATGCCATTACTTTCTTGTATTTCTGAATTAACACATAAACTTAATGGTGATGAGGATAAATATAATTTAGCAACAGAATATTGGAAAAGTTATGATAAAATGACCAAAGCACTTCAAAATGGTTTAATCATATCCGATATGGGAACAAGACGCAGATTTTCTTATAATCATCATCACAATGTAATTAGATCTTTTGTTGAAGCATCTGAAAAATCAATGGAAGAACTTTATAGTTATGGAGAATTTGTAGGGACATCAAACGTATGGCTCGCCAAAAGATATAATTTAAGACCAATCGGTACAATGTCTCATCAAATTATTTCATTTGAAGAAACTGTTAGCGGTATCTTTGAATGTAATAATCAAACAATGTCTAAATGGAGTGAATGTTATGATGGTTTAAACGGAACATATCTCTATGATTGTTTTGGTGATAAAGTATTCTTTAACAATTTCCAAACAAAATATGCAAAATTATTTGATGGATTAAGGGTAGACAGTGGTGATGAATTTGAACAAATAGAAAAAATAATTGATAAATATAAGTCGTTAGGTGTTAACCCAAAAACAAAAACAGTTGTATTCAGCAATGGGTTGAATTTGGATAAAGCATTAAAAATCCATAATTTTGTTAACGGAAGAATTAAAGATACATATGGTATTGGCACATTCTTTACTTGCGATATTGATAATGTTAAACCATCCAATATTGTAATCAAATTGGTAAAAGGGAGAATTACTGAACAACGTGAATGGCATGATTGTGTGAAGCTCTCTTGTGATAAAGGAAAGACACTGGGTAATCAAGAGAAATGTAACTATTTGTCTAACATTATTAATTGTTAAAATTATGAAAAATAACAAACTTATACTTTGTGGAATTTTTGGAGATATTATCGGAAAGCATTTCGAGTTTTTGAGGATAGCCAATAAGACAAAAGACTTTGAATTGTTTAGTAAAGATTCAACATATACAGATGATACAATGTGTACGTTGGCTGTAATGAAGTGGCTCATTGATGATGCAAAGAAGCCCTTAGCATCTATTATGCGTGAAACATGTAATGCTGAACCATATAGAGGATATGGTGGAATGTTTCGTAAATGGTTACATGATGAAACTATGAGTGCCTACGGCAGTTTTGGGAATGGCAGTGGAATGCGAGTTGCGCCTGTAGGCTGGTATGCTAAGACAGAAGAAGAATGTCTTGAGTTTGCAAAACAAACGGCAATAATTACACATAATCATCCAGAGGGTATAAAGGGTGCGCAAGCTATTGCATTGTCTGTATTTATGGCAAAGAATGGCAGAAGTAAAGAAGATATCAAAGAAAGAATAACAGAGTTGTTCCACTATAATTTGGATAGAACACTCGATGAAATTCGTCCTCACTATCATTTTGATGTAACTTGTCAAGGCTCTGTTCCAGAAGCAATTATTTCTTTCCTTGAAAGTACATCCATCGAAGATGCTGTAAGAAATGCTGTTTCACTTGGTGGTGATACTGACACACAAGGAATAATGGCAGGAGCTATTGCGGAAGCGTATTACAAAGATTATGGAGATAGTATTATATATGACAAGACATTGGAATATCTTCCACAAAAACATCTTGATGTAATAAAGAAATTTAACGAGAAAGTAAAAAATGCACAGTAATAGATTTATTGTTAAGAAAGAACTTTCTGTATCTGATACAGTTGTAAAAATAACAAATGAAATATATACCCAATTGCTTAATAAATTAAGTATTGGAAAATCTTTTATTTCAAAAGAACGAAATGTTATAATTAAAAAAGGTATTTTTGATTATCAAACAGCAGGAAAACTCAAAAATACATCTTTTATTAAAGTAAAATATGTCGTTTATTATTTTAATGATGAACAAGAACATCAAGCATATATGACATAATTTTTCTAACAAATAATTAAAATATATAGTAATTTTTATATTAATGAGATATTTATATATAAAAGAT